CATATCGCAGAACACATAAAATCTTCGGCACCGTAATTCATACCTGTCATCATGGCTGTCGATCCAGAAGATATTTTTGGCATGGAACTATTCGTCCATGGCTCTACTACCAACATGCCTATGAGCACCATATACACAGTGCGTTTGATGATGCTTTTAAGTTTAATGTATGGAGAGCAGACCCGAAATACAATAGGGATGTAGTTATAAAGGAGTGCTATGCAATGCTGTTACGGTATATTATCCAACGTAAAAATCGTTATACAACCCCCATCCCAATTGCAGGAAATTATATTACTTATCATCATCACCCTGGCCTAACCTCAATACATTCCAGAAAAAAATGAAATTTATTGACGAAGAGTTGAATACATACATAGCCAAGGTATCGGGTTATAAAATCGACACTATGGTCGACGGCCTGCTTTTATATGCAAAATTAATGAAGTTTAAAGTTTGTTTTAGCGAAAATTATAAGGAACTGGCGGTTATTGCAAATGCAAACGACTTTACATGGTATTATGCTGATGAAAACTTCTTGTATATGAGATATAATGAAAACACTCGTGTTCAAACAGTACCTATTTATATAGCCACAAAAGCCGTATATTCGGGAATTATAAAATGCTTAGTACAACCCCCATCAAGATGAACGCTGACAAACATTTGGTAATGGTTACGACTGACAATAATAATAAATATTACGATATGCATGATAATGATGACGGTACATTTACCGCCACATGGGGGCGTATCGGTGTCACAACGTCTAATCAGACTTACCCGATAAAACAGTGGAATAGTAAGTTTAATGAAAAGGTAAAAAAGGGTTACACAGATCAATCGCATTTATTTATAAAACCAACTACTACTTCAAAACTACTTACAATTTCCGACGGAAATATTAATGCGCTCGTAACTCTGTTACAGGGTTACGCAAATAAATCGATCGATGATAATTATACGGTTGATGCAAAAGTTGTCACACAAGCACAAGTAAATGAAGCGCAAAAAATTATGAACGAACTCACGATATTTGTGAATAAATGTTCGGTTGACGCAGATGAAGTCAATGAAAAATTAATACTGTTATACGGAGTTATTCCACGTCGTATGTCTAATGTAAAAGATCATATTCTATACAAAGACACAAATCCACAAATGAAATTACGACTACAGAATTTTATAACCGCAGAGCAAGATACATTGGACGTTATGGCCGGTCAAGTGTCCGCACAGGCTGCAACTATACAAACCACTAAATCCAATTATACAATTTTGGACGCCATCGGTGTTGAATGCAAACTCGTTGAAGACAAACAAACAGAGCAGAAAATTCTAAAGGCTATGGGTAACGACGCCAACAGACTTTTAACTGCTTATGAAATTGTGCATACTTCCTCAGCTGATAAGTATGCTAAAAATCTCGCGAGTTCCAAAAATAAAACCACAGAACTGTATTGGCATGGGTCACGTAATGAAAATTGGTGGAGTATATTGCAAACAGGATTACTGGTACGACCTACGAACGCCGTAATAACTGGCAAGATGTTTGGGTACGGTATATATGGTGCGGACAAATTCCAAAAGTCATTTGGATATACGTCTGGTAATAATTCTTATTGGGCACGTGGTAATCAAAACACGGCATTCTTAGGATTATTTGAATTTCATATGGGCAATACATTAACTGTACGACGTCACGAGCATTGGCAGTCTGAATTAACTCATAAGAAATTACGTGAACGCGGAGATTATGATAGTCTTACCGCTCTAGGCGGGGCTGATCTAAGAAACAATGAGTTTATAGTATACCAGGAAGAACAACTAACTATTCGATATCTAATAAAGGTAAAAGGATGAAAAAGCTAACACCTGCATTACAAGTATTAGTCGATCAGAAAGTCCGAGAGAATGCGGATAAAATTATCAACACTGTTATAAAGAAAAATGCTGATCGTATTTTAGCCGGCTTAAACGAATATTTACAAAGCGATGAATTTAAACGAAAACTGTTGGCTACGGCGAAACTCGAAATTGACGACCGTATAGAAAACGAGAATTTGGATTCAATACTTACTCCAGCAAATTACAGGAAATTTATTGTTAACTTCCAAGATACCGTCGCACGTATTCTCGGTGTAAAATGAAATTCTTAAAACAAATCGTGGCGGTACTTATAGCCTTTATACCGACATGGTTATTCTTAATAGTAAAGGCCCTTTCAAGTCCAGAGGGATTTTGACAACAGTTGGTAATGTACTGCAATTGATTTTAATCCTTATCTGGTTTTCATTTATAATATGGGAAAAATAATATGTCAAACAAAGCTTTAGCAGCAGCACTCGCCACGTTACAACGTGCCGGGCAACTGAAACAAGTTGGAAGCGCTCTTTGTGTACCAGTGAATGATGAAGTTATACATGATACAGCACTGGAATTGATTGAAAAACAGGGGTTTGTTACTACCCTACAAATTAAAAAGCAGTTACGATCGACCGGTTACTTTGTAAAGCAATATCAAATAAGTCAGGCGATGACCGATATGGTCGATAATGGTGAAGTATGTTTTACCAATGTCGATACACACGGAACTACGCATCGCTTATTTTTCGATGAACAAACACCGGAACCGATAGCAGTAGCGGCTTATTACACAACAGTAAAATAACATGTGGAGAGTAGCAATACTCTCCTTCAAGAAAGGTAATATGAAAAAACTAAACATATCTAAGGTATTATTATACCTTGTAGCACAAATACAAAAACGATTTAAAGCTGCTGGATATAGCAAAGCCATTATTGGTTTATCTGGTGGGTTAGACAGTGCAACTGTCGCGGCATTAGCCGTTTTGGCATTAGGTCGGAAAAATGTTAGTTGTATTTATTTGCCGGCACTGGTCTCATCCGAGCGCTCTTTAAGGTTGGCAGAAGGTTTCTGTACAATTAATGAAGTATTTTTCAAGAGTAGCTCTATACAACCCATAGTCGATCGTTTTTCTGTCGAGTTGCCTATGAATTGTCTTTCGATTCCATATCAAAATTTACAGGCTCGCGTTCGCGGCGTTGTTCTTATGACTAAAGCAAATATTGATCATGGATTAGTTATTGCAACTGGCAACAAATCCGAAAACTTAACAGGTTATTGTACATTATATGGTGACACTGTTGGCGCATTTGAGCCGCTAGGTGATTTATATAAAACCGAAGTAATTGAATTAGCGTGTTATATTAATAAAATGACTACGGTACAAATATTGAATGAAATTATAGAACGTCCCCCTACCGCCGAATTAGCACCAAATCAAACCGATGAAAAGGAATTGTTGCCATACGATAAGCTGGATCCGCTGCTAGATGGCTTATTAAAAGATACCTCACATAAGACGCTGGCGCGAAAACTTCGTATTGCATTAGCGGATGTTGCGCGTATTGACCGAAGAATGAAAAACTCAGCGTTCAAGCGACGACAAACAGCACCAACTATAAAAATTCCTAAAAGGTGTTATGTCACCAGATAAAGAAAAATACTTAACTACCACCTATCCCAAACTCTTTCCACCAAGACATGATCCGCGTGAAAGCTTAATGGTATTTGGTTTTGAGTGTGGAGATGGGTGGTTTTGGATTATAGATCAGTTATGTGCCATGATACAATGGAAAATTGATCAAGAATTTGAAAATTATAACCGTAAAGTATCATATAATAAAATGATAGCCGATGCCCAAGCTGGTAATACCGACGACTTGGACAAATATTTTGAATTCATTGCGGATTTAAAACAGCGTGCCGAACGCAAAGCAGCCGCTTTAAATGCAGGATTAACGGATATTAAAGATGAAGACAAACCATATCAACCAGAAGTTATACAGGTAAAAGAGAAATATGGTACTTTACGGTTTTATATATCTGCCAGTTCATCGGAGATACATAATTATATTGCGTTTGCCGAACATTTGTCTGCAACCACATGCGAATTCTGCGGTAGTCATGAAAACATCAAGACATCACAAGGCTGGATGATAACCGCTTGTGATAAATGTATACAAAGTCACGAGTCATTAAAAAATAGGAGTTGGAAATGAACCCAAAATATTTAAAAATTACTTCATATATAGTAGGGAATACATTATTATTTATCGTAGAGGAACAAGGTGAATTATGGTATCATTTGAAGGGTTTTAAGTGTCCAAAGCAAAAGGTCGAATTCACGGACAAAGGATATGCTTGTATCGAACAGCATCCAAGCAAAACTGGTTGGCTCAGAGTTGGTTTGCGGGGTGATTCACGTTACAATGACTTTAGAATAGAAGCAGTCAAGAGTGATGATCTTCTCAACATGCAAAAACGTGTCCTAGCTGCACTCGAGGTAGCAGCACAGCATATAGCAACGATAAGTGATTCAGCTCCAACTACACATTCACCTATTGTAAAAGAATTTAATGCTTAAAGCCGTAAATCATTACTGGACTCGCGAAGAGGTAGCGAAAGATACAGAACATTTATACCTTTTTGGAGAAAATATTGCTGACGCAAAACCAGATCCAATTAGTAAGAAGATCTTTATCCCAACAACGACTCAGGCAGTTATACGTGGACTTAAGAACGCAATTGGGATCCCCACCAAAAAAACCCGTGGTACAAACAAAGATGCCTACTTTAACGATACTAATGCCGACTTTGAACTATTCAAGCGTGGAGTTGATGAAGCGATTGAGAAAGCCAAAAAAGACGGACGACCAATAAAGATCAGCGTATATGGACTAGGTACCGGAGCCGCCGCTGTAAGAGGTGCATTTAAAAATGGTACCGGGCGATTTTTTGATTACTTATATACACGGTTAGGAGAGCTAGACTAATGTTCAATATATTAGAGTTGTTAATAATTGTTCCTGCGCTGTCAGCAATAATTGTACTGACGATACTTTCTTTGATTGACTGGAAATCAAACAACATCTGGTTTTGTGAAAAAATGGGTTGGCACAAGCCACCAGAACGAGTAGGATTTGACGGCTGTAGTATGGAGGGTTTTTGCCCCAGGTGTGGAAAGCACGTGTTAAGGGATTCACAAGGGAATTGGTTTTGATCAGGAGATTGCCATAAAAGAACATTTTACATTAACAATAGATTTATTTACCCTAGTATGGCTTACTATTGGTGTCATTTTGTGTTTAAACAATTTAATTAGCTGGTGGGTACTATTACTCATTGGCCTTTCACACGTTCACGCAAAATTGGATTTTCATATATGATACACAAATTCTTTTTATACATAACAAATAACTTGCCAACGTCCTGTCATGAAGAAGTTTTCGACACGATATTTTTCATACTCAATTCGATTGCATTAGTTGTAGGTATTATTATACTAATCCTAGTAAATGAACCGCAATGGATAGCATTTCTTGTAATTGAGTATGACTGGGCATTGGATAATATAAGGCATAATAGACTGTGATGTCTTGGTTCGAAGCTGGTGCCTATAAAGATCCTCGACAATTAAAAGGAGTCTGGATTCGTTTTAGTGCCGAATCCGATATAATGAAACGATTATATAAAACAAAACTACTCCGTTGGACCGATTATCCGTTATGGATGGCTATTGAAGAATATAACAAAGAACGCAATGAGTTGGGTGTTTATATATGGTGTAAAAATATTACTGATGTATTAAGAGGTAAATCCAGATATAATGTAATATTTATGTGGATTCCATATGATCCGCATTTGTCTTGTGAGGGCGATCTTGGGAAAGGATTAATAAAAAGTGAAAACAAAAAAAGAACTAAAGCAACAGGCGTGGGTCGAACGAAAGCAAAAACGAAATATCGAAAGAAAACTTAAACGTAAGTCACGTAACCGCGCAATGCGCAGAAAGTTCGGATTGTAGTGTCCACGTCAGATCGTGAGTTATTAAGAAAATGTGATCGCTTGGCACAGTTTATGAGCGTTCAGCAAGAAATAATTAAACGTCATATAGATGAACATAAATGGTATAGACATATATCAGATACCACCGAAGCCGTCGCTGCTTTTAGCGATGAATACGGCTGGTTAATTCGCGAAGTGTGGTGCCGTTATACATGTCCAATTCGTAATCAATGCACACTTTCAAAAAGTGGAGCCAAAATGAGAGCGATTACTACACGATTATTCAGAATATGGTGTTGGGCATGGTACGCACATGATCGGGATGTACCCGGCCGATCCGTTGAAATATGTGGTCGATGCGGAGCACATATTGTAGGAGATGCCTAATGTCTGGACTAAGATGCTGTGTTTATTGTGATCGTCCTCTTACCAACGAAAACAGTACAAATGTCTGTACTGTCTGTACTGAAGTTCGTGATACTAATTTTAGGAATGCATTCGTATACACTAAGATTTTAATGCTTAATCTCACCGATGAGCAACGTCGAAGTATAATGCGTGATTACTGCATTCACTGCGGCACACCTAATTTACCCTGTTTTTGTTTAAACGATGAATAAGGAGAAACACATGCAACAACTTTCACCCGAAGATGAAAAGAACATTCGAAATTATGTTGAGGAATTTGAACAACAAGGCAATGCCTCGAACGTATATCATTTACGCATGTTATTAAATGAAATAGACCGATTAAGGGAACAATGCCAGATCAAGAACTAGATACTTGGATTTGCCAGGCACTAAAACTTCCGAAAATGGAATTAGATTCTGACACCTTATTTAGTATAATAAAATATTTTTTCCCCGCAGCAGATTTTTGTGCCGATGAAAAAACTATAAAAGAAGTTGGTGCCGCATATATAAGGCTATTGAATAGTGACAATGCTAGAGATTTAATTTTAATTGAAGAGCCCAATATCAAAAAAGTTAATCGAGCTTTATATATTGTTGTTATAGCAATAGCAAAAACTGTCGAACAAGGAAAAGACACAATTGAGGTCTTAAAATTTCTATGAAAATATCAAAAAAGCTGATCGCTGCCTGGTGGCCATTTTCCTTTGCCCTAAAAGCTATGGAGTCGCACTAAGATATGAGTACATTTATAGTACCGATTGTAACTATTAAAACTGTTATTAAACATCCAAACGCCGATTCATTAGATATACTATCGTTTGAAGAAGTATCTTGGCAATGCGTAGATAAAATTAATACACGCAAACCTGGCGACATGGTAGTATATATTCCAATTGATAGTGTAGTGGACGTCCGTCGGCCAGAATTTGAGTTCTTAAAATCAAAGGCTAAGGCTGACTATTCTTGTCGTATACGTACAATCAGATTGCGTGGCGAGATTAGCCAGGGGTTGGTTATTTCTATGCCCAGCGATATGATAAAATGGCTGTGCGATAAAATTACTGGTCATAAAGACTGCGCACAAGGTATATCGTTTGATATACCAGGGCAGGATGTATCGGAGTATTATGGTATAAAAAAATATGAGCCACCACCAGAAAGTATACCTCCTTTATCGGCAGGTAATTATCCAAGTTGGTGTGAAAAAAGCGATGCTGAACGATATCAAAACTATAATCGCACTATTGAGCCGTTTCGAGACCATGCATTTTATAAAACTATAAAAATGGATGGTGCCAGTATAACGGTATTTTATGATGCGGAAACAGAACATAGCGGAGTCTGCAGCCGAAACTGGGAAATTAAAGAAAATAGTGATATCACAAGACTTGACAACTATTGGCTTATCGCGAAGAAATATAATTTACTCCAAATCGTAAAAGATATTGCTATGGATAAGGGTATAAAGCGCCTTGCGTTGCAGGGAGAGATGTGTGGTCCAGGCGTTCAAGGAAATAAGATGGGACTTTCAGAACTACAATTTTTTGCCTTTGATATGTATAATGGTGATATTGGTGAATTTATCGAATATCCTTTCTTCATTGCATTATGTCATTATTGGAAAATACCGACCGTCGAGATTTTAGAGGTTGGTACACTTGGGAAAGAACTCGATACTAATTTTGCGTATGTGTCACAATTGAAATATGATAATGATTTACCTGCCGAAGGTGTAGTATATGTAGCAGTTAATTCACAGCGTGTAGGTACGCTTGGTAGACTAAAATTTAAATTTATCAACCCAGAATTTTTATTAAAATATGATTGAACAAAAATGGGGGCAAACCCCCACCGCTTCGGAGGAAAAACCGAAGAATATCGAAATAGTTAAAGATCCTGCATTTGTTGAAGTAGTTGCAGTAAATAGATTTTATTTTTACTCCGAAATTGGTAGGGCGGAGGTTTTACAATTAAACCGACGTTTATTCGAAGCTAGCAACCAGTTATTAATCGATGCGGCTGCACAAGAGCGCCCACCCGCAGAAATTTATCTGCACATTAACAGTTACGGCGGAAGTATCTTTGCAGGGCTTGCGGCAATGGACGCGATATTGCATTCAAAAATTCCCGTAGTAACCATTATCGACGGCTGTTGTGCGTCAGCGGCTACGTTTTTAAGCGTGGCCGGCAAACGTAGAATTATACGACCTAATGCTTATATGCTTATACATCAGTTATGGTCAGTAAGTTGGGGAAAATTTCGTGAGCTCGAAGATGATCATAAGAATAATAATAAACTTATGGACAAAATTCGTGAGATTTATGCAAAGTATACAAAGATTCCCGCAGAAAAAATAAACGAAATATTAGATCATGATCTGTGGTTTGACGCAAAGACATGCCTAGATTATGGATTAGTGGACGAAATAATATGAGTTGCTGCATTGTGCCCACACTATGCGGGCACAATAATTTTACAAGGAGAAAAATGAATAAAAGACATTGGTTGTTTATATTTATTGTGATATTTTTATTATTAACGGTGTCGGCAATTGCAGATTACAACAGTAATAATTACTGGGTAATCGATTTTCACGCTAACTTAGATACACCTGTGCTAGTAAGACCATTTTATGCGAAAAGTGGACGTCTATATGGATTATATAGAGCATTTGATTGGCAGACCGGCAATATTATATACATTACAGTGTTTGAAGGGAACGGCGTTCATCAGATGTGTGTTGCACCTATTACAAGAGCATCTAAATGAAATATCAAGCTGAGCATTACAACGACGTTTTACAACGGGCACAAGCCGCGGTGGTACATTTACAGGCGCAGCCTTTAGTAAATACCTGTGCTATGGAATTACAATCCATAATTAAAAAACATACTATTCAAGAAGCGGCTATCTGGATCCTGGCTATTCAACAAACTCAAGGCGTATTAATGCGTAGTGCGTTAGATATAAAAGATGTTGAGGTAGTACAATAATGGAAGGTGTATTTATTACCATTGACTTTAATGATGTAAAAGATAAAAATGACCTACCAGTTAACGGAGTATTTGACTTCATCGATCGAGTAGTCAATTACAACTACAATCGGGTGGTTATTTTTATTTCGGACATCACAAAGAAAAAACAAATCGAAGATTGGTTAATTGAGCAACACTCACCAATGTTAATTCACATACAGATACAAGCTGTAATTGTAACCAATGTAATTCCTCAATCACTGTTGTACATAAGTTCCAGAGCGTTGCGGTTCATTAACTGGGCTGACGCAGAAAGGTATTTGCTATGACAAAAAATCCGGCTGTAATTGCTTTATTGGCGTTATTAGTCGTTGTGGCAGGGTATATTTTATTTAAAGCTATTGAATTTGTATTACCAATTATTCTTATAGTTTGTGGTATTGCGGCGGTTGCATTTATTCTTGGATATTGGGCAAGGAAACAAAAATGAACGAGAAATTTATAATTCGGGGGATTACAAGTGTAATAGCATTATTTTTTGTGCTCATCACTTATTATTTGGTAGGACTTATGAGTACAATCGTAAGCATCGTTATGCCGCTAGTGTATATATTATTAGTAGATAAACTCTGCACGAGGGACTATTTAGGAGATGAACTAGTATTATATATTGTTCTTATATTTATTGTTGCAGCTATGTGCGGTTTTATATGTATAGGCACGTTTATCGCCTGGACGCTGTTAGAGTCCTTTTTTGTACATATTTGGTTAAGATCAGGTGATAAATGATTTATGCGGATGGTAGTGGTTGGAATGGCGAACGTTCAGCATGGGGGCTTGTTCTAAATGATGGACGTAAAGCAATTTTTGAAACCGACAAAAAACGCACAAACAACGAAACCGAATATCTAGCGGTAATTGCTGCCTGTGACTATGTTATACGCGGAGAAGAAATATTGACAGATAGTCGTCTTGTATATGGCCAAATAAATGAAAAGTGGAAAATCAATCACGCTCATCTACATGAACTATATACCGTTTTAAAAAAACGATTGTCCGAAACAGGTGCGAGTGTCCGCTGGATTCCAAGAAAACAAAATAAAGCAGGAAAATTATTTGAATGAAAATAAATTGTTTAATTAAGCACCATGAGAATTTAGGGCTGTATCGCATTGAAAATAAACAGTTTGAGGTGGAATTAGATCATATACCCAATACGAATAGTACGTTTGCGATAAGTACGGGCGAGTGTGCCGGCGTATATAGTGTCTCAGCACCAATTTATGAGCTCGATGATGCAAAAAGTAACCCATCAATAACTATAATACTAACACAAAAATAACTATGAAAACTTCCTATTCCGAAATTGTCAGCACCAAGAAGCAGCACGATTTACTTATTGCTGCAAATCAGGAAATGCTGACTCCGGCGCACACAGATGCGCACAACACGTTATTAATCTTAATTGATTTTCAGCAAGATTTTATGCCCAATGGGGCGCTGGGAGTACCAGGCGCAGATCAGGATGTTATGCGTGTCACAAAATGGATCTACGATAATATTGCAAAGCTTACTACGATTGCAGTTTCTATCGATACCCATAATCCTTTCCAGATATTTCACCCATGTTGGTGGGAAAACGAAAAAAGCGAAAATCCTCCTCCGTTCACTGCCATCTCTTTAGCCGATCTCGATTCTGGGAAATGGCGTCCAGTAATCTTACCAAACCATTCCCGCGAATATGTTGAAGCACTTAGTAAGTCCAACAAAAAAGTGCTTGTTATTTGGCCTTATCACTGTTTGCAGGGAACGCAAGGTTGTGCATTAGATCCCCAGATAAGTAATATGGTATATTTTCATAGCGTGGCCAGGAAATCTATGGCTATCCGCATTGTAAAAGGCACCGATCCTGGTACTGAGATGTATGGTATTATCAAACCAGAATGGGATCCGAAGAATTTTGTTAATATTCAGTTCCTGAATAAACTGGAACAATACCAGCAAATTGTCATTGCGGGTGAAGCAAAGTCGCATTGTGTATTAGAATCCATATTACAGATGCTTGAGCATTACAAACAAAGGCCAGAAATTACAAAACGAGTGTTTATTCTCGAAGATGCAATGAGTATTATTCCGGGGTTTGAAGGCATTACCGATGCAGCATTTAAAGATTTTAAATCCAAATATCAAGTAAATTTAACTACAACTAAGGATTTCGCACTATGAACGAAGAAAAAACGGTACTTGGTTTAGATGAATTAGAGATCGAAAATACTTCTATCGAGGAAATCGATAGTGAGGAAGTACACCTAGTATGTGTAGCCGTCGATGCTTCTGGATCTATGTCGCCATATGTCGAGGATATGAAGAAGTGTTTAGCGGACTTTAAAGGTGCGTTGACAGCATCAAAAGAAGAGAATAAAATCTTACTTGCCAGAGCAACTTTTAGTGATATTACTGATATTAGTGGCTATAAACCAATCAAGGATTTTGATGGGTCATATTCAGCCGCCGGTGGTACTACGTTGTATGATGTAATAGTTGAAAGTGCCACAAAACTCACAGAGTACATGGATCATCTGAAGAGCCAGGGCATGCGTTGTCGCGCTGTTATTGCTGTCTTCTCTGATGGTGAAGATACCTGTTCTCGTAAAAGCGCCGCTAAAGCACGTCAAGCCATTGAAGCTTTAAATAACAAAGAGATCACCACGGCTTTTGTATCGTTTGGCGGTGAAGCCGATACTGTAGCGAAAGATCTCGGATTTAAGAATCTTTTAACCGTGCAAAGTTCTGCACATGATTTACGAATCGCATTTAATTGTTTATCGAAATCTGTGATCGAAAATTCAAAAGCAGTAACTCCTTCACAGGATGCGTTTTTCGTGTAAGATATTTAGGGTCGGGGAGTTAATCTCTCCGACCCCATTTTATGGAAACACGTAGATACTCGATTTGTTGTAATGCATCACCTGTACAGGAATTATGTGTATATAATCTGATATATCACGGTTTATGCAGTCGCTGTAGAGAAAACTCAATTTTTTATACATTAGCACAATTGGAGCGTTTAGATGGTAATCAACAAAATAGGAAAATATCATTTAGATTCGGGATTGAACAAGCAGGATATTGGTTACGAGGACTCGAAGATAAAATTTGTGGCGGACGGCTGCGGAGAAAGTAAGTTTTCCGAGTTTGGGGTAATTATGGCTTATTGGTACTTTAAGAAATGCGCTGCGCTACGAGAACTCGAATGCGGCGCTTATATGGATACTCCACACTTAAGCCATATGTTCAATCACATTGCCTCAAGATTTGACTTAACCACAAAACCAACGGCCCTCGATCAAATAAATTTAGACTTTATCAGAGAATGTTTATTATTTACTACGCTATTACTCTTTGAAACTCAAGATACCTTCGAAGCTGAAACTATAGGAGATGGGTTTTTGATTCTTATAGATCACAATGATAAAATTACATTTGAAGAACTGGCACCAACGGAAAAATACGTCCCATTTTTTGCGTATGATTTTATCCCTGAAACACGATTAAGCACACACAAAGATCCCATAGAAATAAAAAAGTATTCGTTTTCTAAGTCACAATATAAATGTGTTGGACTGGCTTCAGATGGACTTCGGTTTTATTTTAAACTTCCACCGCTATTGCAAGAAGAATTTCTTAAGTTATTAATAAAAGGAAAGGAAGTACCGGTTAAGCTTTTCATAAATCGTAATTATTCATATTTTCAGGATGATATCACAATAGTACTATGAAAATAGATAAACGTACACTAGGTCTACCAATTGCCGAAGGCGGTGAAGGGCAAATCTATATTGGCAAGACTACCGGAGATGTACTTAAGGTCTTTAAACCCGGGGCTGATCTGGATGCCAAAAGAAATAAACTCGAAATATTATTACATACAAAATTACCCACTACAGTTGTAGCTCCCAAGGATTTACTATACAATTACGCAGGTGATTTTATTGGGTATGTGATGCCTAATTTGCATGAGATTGAGGAATTTAGAGCACTGACAAGTCGAAAAACACTTGCAGCATATAATATACATATAATAGATATTCTTCATATGCTCGTATCGGTTCGTGATACAATTTTAGAACTACATCCACAAAATATTTTTATTGGGGATCTAAATGATGCCAATGTGGTATTTACTGGGGGGCTGGACGCGCGTATTCTTGACGTTGATAGCTGGAGCATTGGTTCTTACCCATGTGTAGTGGCAATGGATTCATTTAAGGATCCTAAATTGAAAGGAACTAATTTTAATGCGAACACTGATGCGTATTCTTTTGCGATTTTGGCTTTTAAGAGTCTTACCAGATTACATCCGTTTGGTGGTACGGTTAGCCCTAATATGGATCTTCTTGAGCGAATGTCTAAGGGCCGTTCCGTACTAAATCCAAAAGTAAAAGCAATTATACCACGAATCATAGATCCCTGGGAATATATGTATCCAGGATTTCTCGAGGACTTGTCTCGAATATACGATCAAGGTGTTCGAATAATGCTTGTAAAATCATTGGATGAGTTCGCAGAAAACCTAACGCGTTGTCAAGCACATGGCAATGATTACTATGCAAAGTATGATAAATGTCCGGTATGTTTTAAGGCCACATTAAAGCCGATACAACCACAAAAAGTTCCGACAACAGCTGGTATTATTATGACTAAAATATTTGCAAGTAGAGATCGTGTAGAACTTTTAAATGATAACTCGTATATAGATTCAAATGGATATGTATGTCATATAAAAACAGCGGCGCAGGCACTTATACACTTTGGCGAAAAGACTTATTTTTATGATGACGGTACCAAGTTAACAACTAATACCGACAACATTTTTTTGGGATCGGCTACAATACCAAAATTACATAACAGTAACGTAATAATAAAGCCGGCGGATAAACAATTCTTCTATGTTTCTCCTAACCTGACACTACATAAGTGCAATATTGTTGGTGCGGCAGGAGTCTCGCCACAGGTATTAGCGCATGTTGCTATAAATCACGTTTATTCAGTGGCTTCTGATTCATATTGTGTTATTAATTTTTATGATCATAAAACTATTATTGAAACCGATAAAAATTTTATCGAGTTAGCCGATATTATTCGACCGACAAGCTACGGACTGCATTATGATGATATTACTAAAAGATGGTTATTTATATATGAATCTACGACGGGTAAGTTCGTCACATATGTCATTGAGAAAACAAACGTCTTATTTAAGAATGATGCATTAAGATATAATGTACCTTTAGATTCTTTAGCATTTCATTCAAATACTATTTATACTGCGCACACTGATTTAGTGCGCGGATATAATTGGAAGAAAAATGAATATAAAGATTTTAACTGCATAGGTACTGAGGAAGGTGCAATGCTAATGTTCAAGGGTAAGAAAATCATTATTATTAATCAAAAAGAAATATATGAGGCAGGTTAATGAAATTTCAACAATGGAAAGAGAATTTTAAATGCAAAGCATGCGGAGAATTAAATGAGGATCTGTTAAAGGCCGTAGTTGTTGCCACCGGCATCACATGTTGCCCCAATTGTGATGAAGTGTTAATTCTTGATCGCAAAACAAACAACTATGTTGGTTGTCAATGTACAGAGGATGAAAGAATAGCGGCATCCAGACGAAAATTATTTTCTGACACACTATTTAGCGACATAGAAAGGATGCATTAATATAAGATGAACTGGAAATGCTGTAAAAAGACAATTGTCGATGCCCTCTATAACTATGACTTAATTGATATTCGATATAAGATTATCGGTTGCCTAGGTAGTATGTTAATAGGAAGTATTATTTATATTTTCGATCATAGTTTGGAAGGCCTTTTGTATTGGTGTTTTGGTGCAATTATGCCATGGCCTATTATTCATGTGTTAGTACGTACGAAAGAATGGTATGAAAGCTACGTTACTTATCGAGAACAAAGACTTCATTAAAAAATACTCTAATGAGTACGGGGAAAGATTAGTATTAATAACACCACAGTATCAGGGGTGTGCTTGGGACAAGATGAACCTGATATTTCGAAGTTCTATCTGGACCGAAGACGGTTATTTAGTTAGCCCCAGCTTTCCAAAGTTTTTTAATTGGAATGAAAAAGATAATTTAGTACCGCCTCCGCAGAGTTTAATCAATACTACGGCTGTAGAGAAGATCGACGGTAGTGCATTAATAGTAACTCCTTACAAAGGACAACTTATCATACGTACACGAGGTACATTTAATGCCGATATTTTTGAGAATTTTGATGAAATCAAGTTTTTCAAAAAAGAGTTTCCCAAGGCATTTGATTTTTCTGATGAAACATGCACCCGTATATTTGAATGGTATAGTCCAAAAAATAAAATTGTATTGGATTTAGGAAAAACTCCGCGATTGTTCTTAGTAGGTATAATAAGGCACGAAGACTATAGTTTATACACTCAAGCTTCATTGGACCTCATAGCTCGTCAGCTTGGCGTTGAAAGGCCTGCATCTTTTACTTTTGAATCTGTAGAGCATTTATTAGAGGAGGTACAAAGATTCGATGGTAAGGAGGGGGTCTGTTTATACTATGATTTGGATCAACACATAAAAAAGATCAAAGGCGATAAATATTTGGCTGTGCACGCATTTAAAAGCGATCTCAGTATAAATAATTTATTGGAAGCCTATACACTTTATGGTAGACCCAAGTACCAAGATTTTTATAATTATATTGCCAATACATATGATTTTGAATGCGCTGAAATAGCTAAAGGAGACATTTCAAGATTATGTGATGCCAATAAGGAAGTTGAAAAAATAGTCGAGCATATGAAAGTATTTGCGAATGATTGTAAATTACTGTCTCGAAAAGAAGCCGCGTTAAAGATTACACAAGCCTACGGCAAAACCAGCCGTGCGGGATTTGTGTTTACATTATTAGACGGCCGGCAGCTCGACGCGGAAGCATACAAAAAACTCTTACATCAGGTGATACCAAAATGAATATAAAATTAGGATCAAAGATCGTTCCTCGCAAAAATAGTAATAGTCATAACTATGAACTCGGCAAAACATATGAAGTGTATACACATCCAATATCTATGGGTGCGGTCTGTACATTTTCAGCAAAAGACCCAGTAACCGGTACAATTGGAAATACTTTACTCAGTACGGACTGCGAACTAGCGATAGTTACTAGAGATGAACTAAAAGAGGAACTTGAGCGGTTAGAGAGGGAAATCGACCTTGTTCAGGCGAAACTTGACTGGATGGATGAATTTAATGCAGATACACTTAATCCAGAAGAATTTCGTGTTTTTCATATATTACAAGAAGCCAATTATACTGGAAAAACGTTACTTGAGCGATCTCGAGCTATAGTGAAGATTCTGAACGAAAATGCCTAAGAAAATATCTGCCGGTGCCATTATCACTGATGGCACCGTGTTTCTTGTATGCCACGCAACAGGACAGAAAATTTGGGATATTCCCAAAGGTGGTGTTGATCCTAATGAGAATTTTCTTGAAGCGTGCATTCGTGAGGTCAAAGAAGAAACTAACTATGATGTACCAGAGACAGCTGTAATCGAGGAACTTGGACAGTTTACATATTTACCGGCCAAAGATCTCTATTTATTCAAGATCACTGTTGAGCCGTTACCTAATATCGATTATATGAAATGTACGTCGATGGTAAATCTTCCAGACAAACCTCCATTTCCCGAGGTTAACGCATTTAAGTATATTTATCCAAGGGTTGCTGATGAATATATATCACAAAATCTAAAACGCACATTAGTAATGGCAGGAGTACTATGAAATACTATATGGCTACAATTAAAAGATCTCCATATGCTAAATTGAAGACCGCTTTTATACGCGGCAGCTTAAGCGATTTTATATGTGTAGAACACAAACTAGGCAAAAATACGGTAATGCTTTATCATATAGAAATTACTGAAGATGAATATGATACAGGAGTAAGAGTATTTAGAAATTCATGACCAATGGAATTAATAACACTATACACATGTAAAATAGGTTCACACGCTTATGGATTGGCTACACCAGAATCCGATTTAGATCTTCGCGGAGTTGTTGTACCAAATGATCTATCATATTTTTTTGGTTTAAATTTCTTTGAACAAGAAATATACAAAGATCAGGAAGATCATGTTGCCTGGAATTTACAAAAATTTGCAAAACTCGCGGCCGCAGCTAATACACAAATGCTTGAAATGTTATTTAGTAGCGAAGAGCACATTATAACACTTCATCCATTATTTAATAAATATTTTTTAAAGAATCGTGATAAATTCTTAACAAATAAAATTTATGACGTCATTAATGGTTATGCTGGCAGCGAATATCGAAAAGCCTTAGGAGAATCATCTCGAGATCTTGGTGCAGTACGCAAAGAAGATATAAATAACTTTGGTTACTCATGTCGTAATGCATCTCATTGTGTACGGCTACTTTATGCCGCCACGCATGCGCTGAGCACCGGAGTCTTTCCAGTCATGCTTCCAAAGGATATAAGAAACACATGTATGCAGTTAAAAAGAGGTGTAAGTACACTAAGCGAGTTTAAAATTGCTTATGAGTTTTGGACTGTTATGCTTTTTGAAGCAAAATTAAGAAGCGTGCTTAAAGATGAGTTCGATTATAATTGGTTAAATCAAATGTTGGTAAATATACATAAGGACTTATTATGCAAAAATTAATTATATGCCGAGGATTACCTGCGAGCGGCAAATCAACTTGGGCTAAAAAATACGCCGCAGATCACAGCGGTGTTGTAATTGTAAATCGTGATACATTACGTTTGGAAAATCCAGGCCGCGGGGAACAATTTATACGAGATTTACGCGATGAGCGTATAAACAATGCACTATGCGCCGGTTTCGATGTAATATCCGATGATACAAACTTGATACCCAAAACATTTGACGCACTTGTAGCACTGGCTACAAGTAACAATGTTGCGTATGAAGTACAAGATTTCACTGATATATCTGTAGAAGAGTGTATTAGACGAGATGTCGGCAGACCAAATGCTGTGGGCGAAAAAGTCATTAGAAGCTTTGTAAAATATATTCACATGGCAAAGCGACAGCCTATTGTGTCTACTACATCAAATCTCCCAAATGCAATACTATGTGATTTAGATGGTACATTGGCTTTATTTAATGGCCGCGGACCATTTGAAACAGAGAAATGCGAAACCGACTTGCTGTCAATACCTGTTGCGCGTGTATTAGAAGCAGTACGTTCTTTATACTTGCAAGAGGGTAATACTTTAAGTATAATATTAATGTCAGGCCGTGAAGACAAATTTCGTCCTCATACTGAACGATGGCTTGCCAAGAATAATATATTTTATGACGAATTGTACATGCGTAAAACAAAAGATATGAGAGCGGATCAAATAGTAAAGCGTGAATTATTCGATGCACACGTTGCAAACAAATATAATGTTTTATTCGTACTAGATGACCGTGATAAAGTTGTACGTATGTGGAGACATGACTTAAACCTAACAGTTTTTCAAGTTGCTGAAGGAAATTTTTAATTGAATGCAGACCCTGAGCTAGACGAGTATATATGTAGGTATTGTGAAATAGAACCCCCTATCACCTACTCCAAGCTAAAAAATGCTGCCGACGCTCGGGGTCTTGTTTTATTTTCGTATAACTTAAAAGAAGGTATTCGGCATGTATTGGATCATGACGATCCAATATTTCCCTATAAAACTAAAACCGCGGCTTACAGGGAAGGCCTAATACGTTGGATTATAACTAATGGCAAAAATAACGATACAAGTAGATCAAACACCGGTAATTATAAATGAACAGGATTATGAAGACGTTATTAAATACAGTTGGCACTTAAGATATGGGCGACCTAGAGCAAAAATTTATATACAGTCTTCAATTCCGAATATTACTTCCCACGCGCACCAAATTCCACTAGACCGTTTTGTACTTAATTTAACACCGTTTAACAATGTAAAAATTATCCATCCATTTGATGATCAATTACAGTGTGATCGAAATGACTTGTTTACTACCAAGAAAGACGTTAGTAAGTCTTCAAAATATAATGGAGTGGTGCAGCAACGGAATGGTTTTGTAGCCGTCGTATTAGGCAATTCATATGGACCGTTTATTTATGAACTAGACGCGGCAAAAAGATATGACGCAGAATTAATCAAAGCTGTGGGATGGCGTGCAAAAACAAATTTTTATCAGAATTTAAGGAGCGAATGTCAGTAAATATAGGTATAGATTGCGACGGTATTATGTTTAATTGGGCTAAGGAATACTCACGTATCATACGCAGTATTGGAGGGGAACGATATCCATTGATTACAAACGAAGTGGAAGAAGTCCTGTCATACGATTGGTCAGAATGGTATCCAGCCGATAAAAGTTTGTTGGATAAGGCCTGGAGAGTCATGACGGAAAAAGAACATTTTTGGGAACACGCCGAAGTGTTAAATCCGAGCCAAGTACAGTATATGTGTGAGCGACTGGATAAAGATCCGTATATCAATGTTTATTTTATTACAGCTCGGGTACCGGCAAAAGGAGATACATTAATACGACAGACTATAAAAAGCTTAGAGCTCATAGGATGGACGTCACCGCAGGTAATAGTATCATTTCGAAAAGGAGCAATCGCCAGAGCATTAGATTTGCGCTATTTTCTTGACGATCGCGCGGAGAATTGTGTTGAAGTAGCTATGTATCATGATTCTACTAAAGTATTCATCTTGGATAAACGGTATAATCGCATATTACAAGATAAATATTTTAAAATCACACGTATAAAGCGTTTAGAAGAGTTTACCGATCAAGTCATAAAAGAACTACATACACCAATGAACTGAATTTTATGGTATAAGAATTGCACTGTACGTAGTTTAATATACATTACGAGAGTCTCAAGTTTAACCCCGCACATCTACTAGGGATACGACTCCCCCGAAAGTTTTTGCCCTATCGAAAATACAAAAACTGTAAGATTGTGCGGTCCAGAAATCACTTGACTTTACATAAGAAATTATGTATATTTGTAAGTGGGGTCGTTGATACAGCGTTATCCCGTTAAGATAAAACCGCTGAATCTCTTATTATCTCACTATTATTTTTGGGCCTATAGCGTAATTGGGAACGCAGTAGCTTTGCAAGCTAAAGACTCGGAGTTCAATTCTCCGTAGGTCCACTAAGCTGAGTCGGACGCAAGATCGTTATCTTATCTTACCTTACAAAGACAAAAAACACGGTCTTCAATCATTTATTCAGCTTCCAAGTTTAGGGGTCGAATCAATCATCGTTATCTTTCGCATAAGAACCCGAGCACAAAGTCCTGTGCTCAAGTCGATAATATCGACAGGTTAGGCAACCGGTGGTTAAACATTATCCCTTTAATTTAAAACAATCAACACTGAACCGTGGTAGAATAATGGGTAGTCTGCCCATAATACGTAGTGGCTGCGAAGATCAGCTGCTGGCAGTACAGTATACATGCGTAAAGGTAAAACGGCCAGAGTCGTACAACTCTGAGTCTCGTAAGAATCGGACAAATCGCTTATAGACAATCCTGAGGACTGTATCCGATTGGAGGTAGATTCCTCCCAGAATTCCACGCAAGTGGAACCATAATATATTAGGCCAAATATATGGTCTGTGCCTGAATAACGTAGGTATTTCCAAGGCTTATAGGTAATCAGTAGCCCTGTCGATTCATTGTTGATCTTATAAGGAGTCGTTATGAACACACTTTCCAAACAAGATATATTTGAAAGATCCGCCGCATGCTTATCGCATAATGTGGACTTCATTACATTACAGCCTTTTAAAGAAGATATGACAACACATGCTTATTCCTTAGAGGATACTGTAGTCTTTACACAATTTGTACCAATTAATCCAAATGCACATAAGGCGTAACCATAACATTGGTATCGCGGAAAATGTAGGTTCGAATCCTACCATTTGGGCTATCGGGTCGAATCGGCTTGGTTATCAATCTAAGAAAAAAGAACGCGGTAGAGTCCGCAACTAGCCTAGGAATGTAAAAGGCAATCTCCGAGCTCAATATTTATCCGGTAATTTTTAGAAAAGAATATAATATCCTTGTTTTGCTTAAATGCAAGTAAGTGATACTTTAAAGAAATTAGAGTTTTTAAGATATTAAAATAGTTGTACGTGACAGTGGTTGCTTACTTGCGACTGCTGAAGTCGGTAGTGACGTTCCGCGCTAGGCCGCAAAGCGACCGATGCTTCACTGGTGGAGGTGCCATTCTTAGCTACTGGGAATACACAGTAGTATGCGTTGCTATTCCGCCAAAAATAGAATAGCATTAGTTTTTCTTGAGGCCGAACAAAGTTGGTTATCATACTTGAATAAAATCAATGGTAATACCATAGCATTCGCGAATATGTGAGTAGCGAGTGCGTGTTACTTATAACATAAATAATGTCGCCGGTTAGCGTAGAAACCGATGCCTTGTTATTGGAGCTGCAATCTAATAATGCTGCTTGTCAAAAGCATCCGACTTTAAACATTGCCTCATTTTTTTACATCCTAATAGAAAGGGAGTCGAACATGAACAAGAAAACACCATACTCGCAAACTGCGAGACAATTAAATCCAAATACACCCGTACCACAATCACAACCAATTCCCGGCAAGACTATGGTACAAAACGCCGCCGGTGGGTACGTGTTTGAACTGGATAAGTGGCAAAGACTAGACAGATTTTTAATACTTGGTAGCGAAAGCGGTAATTATTACATTGGCCCGCTAAAGATGACGCAAGATAACGCCAAGAACGTTGCCGCATGTATTAAAGAAGACGGCAAGCGTGTCGTAGATGTTACAGTGCAAATTTCCGATTCTGGAAGAGCCGCAAAGAACGATCCAGCCTTATTTGTTTTGGCGATGTGTGCTGCGGCGGATGATATTGATACGCGTCAATATGCTTTGCAATCATTACAAAAAGTAGCTCGCACCGGAACTTATTTATTCCACTTTGTTGAATACATTGACAAAATGCGCGGCTGGAGTCGTGGATTACGTACTGCCATCGGTAACTGGTATACCAATCGCAAGATTGAGTCACTAGCAGTACAGCTGGCAAAATATCAATCTAGGGACGGCTGGTCGCATCGCGATGTGTTGCGTTTGGCGCATCCACACCCTGAGACCGAAGCACAGACTTTGGCATTTAAATGGGCTGTCGACCGTATCAAACAGCAAAAAGATAAGGATTCAAAGTATTTTAACATGGATGCTTATGAGCATGATATGTCCAAGTTAAAAGAATTGTTACCACTTATCGGCGCTTACGAAGAAGTGAAAGCTACCGACAATAAGAAACGTATTGTCGAGCTTGTACAAGAATTTGAACTTCCGTTGGAATTAGTTCCTACGGAAAAGCGCACAAAACAGGTTTATGATGTGATTATACCTAATTTAGGTATTACTGCATTGATCAGGCAGTTACCAACGCTAACAAATGCCGGAGTTCTTGGTGAAGTAGGATGTGACAATACAAAGTATATAGTGGAGCAATTCACTAATCCTGAAGTATTGAAGAAAGGTCGTGTCCATCCAATACAAGTTTTAATAGCACAGGCAACATACGGTGGAGGAAAAAGTTTCCGTGGGACATCAACATGGAGCCCAGTTCGAAAGTTAGTGGATGCATTAGAAGATTGCTTTTATTTATCTTTTGGTGCCGTTGAACCGACGGGAAAACGTATTTTAATAGGATTGGACATTTCAGGCTCAATGAGTATGGGGTCAGTAATTGGTTCTGAACAATTACGCCCATGCCAAGTTACCGCAGCTATGTCGATGGTAACCATGCGCACTGAAAAGGATTATGTTATAAAGGGGTTCTCGACATCGTTTTGTGATCTCGGTATCTCTCCAAAACAAGATCTAGCCACAGTAATGGCTAAAGTGGCCAACCAAAACTATGGTGGTACTGACTGTTCGTTACCGATGATATACGCCGAACAGCACAAAATACCTATCGATGCTTTTGTGGTCTATACGGATAATGAAACTTGGGCTGGGCACGTACATCCAATCCAGGCACTGAAATCTTATCAGCAAAAGATGGGTATTCCTGCACGATTAATCAGTGTTGCCACATCGGCTACAAACGGAAGCATCGCAGACGATTCTGCTTACACCATGAACGTCGTAGGATTCGATGCATCTGCACCGAAGATTATAAGTGACTTTATTAGAGGTTAATTAATATTAGGGAGATAGGTCATCATCTCCCTTTTACTTATGCAAGTAAAGATATTAGTAACTGGCGAAAAATATGGATTTAAATTTGGAGACATTGCTTATGTTTCCAAGACAAAAATTATTGGGGATACAACTATGTTTGGAGTTAAAGCCCCAAAGCAGGGAGTCGGAATAATCTGGTTTAACCAGCGGGAGATCGAAATAATTTGAGAGTTTATGATATATATCTAAAATCCGGCGCTATAATCCCTATTTCTTTTGACGGGGGTAGCAACCAATTGCTAACCTTCATAGACCAATATATGACGCAAATTTCAGGCCCACTAGAATATTTTGAATTTACCTCAATGGACGCAAATAAAGTTTTTATTATATGGGATCAAATAGCCGCAATAGTAGAAGTAAAAGAGATTACAGAATCGTAATCTCTTTTTTTAACCGCTTGACAGCTTCTAAGTTTTCTTCTAATTTTGGTCGCAGCGTCATACAGAGTTTTTCACATTGATGAAAATTATTCCAAAACACTGGAGCGCGCTCTGGTATTAAATAAGGATATTTGTTCTTTTCTTTTAATGCACGATATATAGTTACTTCAGTATCATTTATAACTTGCGTTAAATCTTTGAATACATTACCATAATCAGTATTTAATAAAAAAAAGTCGGAGGATAAACTACCCTCTAGATTATGATGCCATTTATTTCCCGCATAGCATCGATGTGATGCATCAAAATCCGCAATTAATTTTATTAGTTTTTCTTCATCAAGTGGCCAAACATGTGCACTTAATTTTATATAGTGTGGGGTTTCAGGATATTTGCTTTTAAACCATTTCATTCCCTCGACTATCATAGCCAATTCACGCGAATGCGGTTTAGTTCCGGCTATGCGTACATTGCATACAAAATTTTTGTCTGTTCCGGCATATATAATACCCACTTGTGGTTGTAGGGTTTTGTAAGTTTGTAGCACACCCAAAAGAACCGGCAAGTGGTCTTCGTTGTTATAACACGTAATTAACACGTTTATCTTCATATAATAAATATACGCAAAAAATATCGAAAAATCAAATGTGGTATAAGAGCATATGTATCCTATTTATTTAACAGTATATGGAATTGATTTTACACCACGTCAAAATGAAGCTCATTTGACGCTGGCCTATGATATGGGCTTGCTGGAAAGTGCTTATTCGGGTGATGCCAATCCTCCGGTATATGCAGGTGTGTATTATAAAAGTATACCTGGATTTCAGTTACGTTATGACAATATTACTTATCCAAAACAAGCTAAATTAAATGCAGACTGGAAGAAATACAAAGTTAAATTAATTAAAAAACTCACTTTCGCAATGAAGTCGGAAAATCTTAATACAAAAGAAATGGTGTTATTAAAAAAAGTCATTTCAGAATTAAATAAACGTCCTAAAAAATTATTATTATACAGCACATCATGACCACACAAGAGGCAGATAATTCTTTTACGCAACAAAGTGTTGCACTTACAAATCACAAGAATCATATCTCGAACAGGGATCGATGGCAATTGTTTCGATCCAACCAAACAGTTTACCGCCGTATTCGGACGCGTGCCGATCATTTCATAGTACGGTCCGAGACTGGTCCTTATATACATAATAAACAAAATTATTACATCTCGGGCCAGGAGATAAAAAGCATAAATATCAAGAAAAAAATTATCCCCGTGGTACGAGAACATACGTTGCAAAATATTTTTGAAGATTTGTCCAGAATTTATTCTTTCGCAATACCAGATCAACACTGGATATCTTATAGTATCTGTATACAACTTGCGCGACAATTGGATGAGATAACTATAATAGATTTGCTTGAAACCACTATATTTACTACATACAGAGAAGACGATCACACAATAACATTAGAAATATGAAACGAAGAAAATATATTGATTACGAATCATACGATGCCAATGCGCTGACTACAGCGATTAGGGAATTAACTGCAGAAAAAGCAGAGATTTCACGAGAATTACAGCGTGCAGAAGAAGCACAAAAACTTCAAGCTCTTGATATAAATACTTTGGTGGGAAAGGCTTTTTCCATTCCTGATGATATTGACCCAAACAATGTAAAATCGATCTCATATATACTCATAACGAGTACTGATCCGGATGCCGAAATTACGTCATATAGCGATATTGCTAATGGTCTGCAAATAACAGAGTATTTTAAAGACGACGGCAGCTTAAATTATATGGAGATGTGCACGCCTCCGTCAAATCCAGATATGTACTATATCGATGGTGATAAACTTGCAGAAAGCACCGAGATCACCATAGACGAATTCAAGATGAAGTACGAAAAATTTAAAAGTTTTGTTGAAAAAAACTTAAGTTGACTTAATAGAAAAATTTTCGTATATTAAAGCTTCAATTAGGAGCTATATGTTTAAACTTACACTTTCGGTCTCTAAGACCCAAATTAAAACAAAAACAGAAGGTACGTTAGTTACAGAATTTTTAACACAAGAATTTGATGTAAATAACGATACGAATTTAAAAGAACTTTTCACAACTAGATTGTATAGCACCAATTATTGGGAAAGCGGTAAATGTAGTAAACGTAATTTTTCTGGATTATACGGCATAACAGTAGATATTGATAACGGCAAATCAATAGATGCGGCAAAAGAGATATTTAAAAATTACAATTATATCATACACACTAGCACCAGCCATCGTGCTGACCTCGAGAAAAAAGGTGGTATACAAGATCGATTTAGAATTATCTTGCCAGGCAATCCTGATAAATATCCAAAGTTTAAAGATTTAAGTAAAGCTTCTGCGCTATATGCACTTATTATCAAGAAATACCCGTTTGTGGACAGCGCATGCGCAGAACCAGCCAGAAAATATTTTCCATTTCTAAATACAACCTATCCGCAATTACTTGAGATTCATATCAATGACACCGGATTATATTATGAGGTAGATGATGGTGAATTAGTAGATATGCTTATTCAAATGGAGGCCGCACGAAAACTACATAAAAATAAAAATGCGGTATTGGGCGATCCAAATAGAAAATATATTACCTGGGAAACAGAAGTAGTATTGAAGGACAAAATTACTAAAGTACGCATACGCGACATTGAAGAAGCAACACACAGTATATATTGCCCGTTTTGTGATGATATAAATTCGGCAGGTCCCTCTGCACACATAACATTTAATATAGAGGGGTTTCCGATTCTTGTGTGCGATCACTGTGAAAGCGTGCATGAAGGCAACGAAGGAAAATATTATTTACCTCTAAGTGAAAAATATAATAATCTTTTATATATTGAAGATAAGCTATATTGTATCAAAGAAACCCAAAAAAGTATAAACCTAGTAAAGATGCCAATAGCTTACATCAATCATTTGGCGCCCGATGATTCGCGTCGCTTGCAAAACTGGCTATCAAAAAATCGATTGTTCGCTGCAGAAGATTTTAAATTACAGAAGTTGTATAATGGCTATACCGAAAAATTAAATTGGTCGTATGTTGATGGTGGGACAACCTTGGAAATTAATGTACCGCCGGTTCCAGTTCAGATACAAGATAATGATTATATTAATAACTGGATAAACAGTATGATAATAGAGCCAGAATATAACGAGTTCTTTAAAGATTACTTGGCGGTATTTGCATATCATAATCATGGAAAGGTGCCGGTACTAGTTTTAACCGGTCCACGTGGGTCAGGTAAAACTACAGTGGCTGAATTCATGTCTAACTTTTTCCGCGATTGTCACGCTGATTGGGATGGCAATAATAGTCAATTTACAAGTTACTTTGAAAAGAGATTATTGTTAGTTGACGAAGCTATCAACAATAAGAAGGAACAATATGTAAAATTAAAGGCTATAACCGGTCGCAGCGATCTTCGAGTAAATAAAAAGCACAAAGCAGAGTATCAAGTAGCTAATAATGTATGTGTTGTACTACTAACGAATGAAAGCGTTCCTATGTACTTAATTGAACATGAATGCCCGACTGAAGCATCTGAAAATCAATTCTTTATGTATCATTTAGAGAAACGTAAAGGTCCTATGAATGCAATGATTGGCACCGAATTAAAAGAACGCGCCGGTCATTATATTCGTACAGAACTTCGAAGACGTTATGAGGCTTGGCGATCACGTGGAGACTTACGCAATAATAGATACGCAATACCTGTGCCAATTACAGATTTATTGCGGAGCCAGTTTGAAAATTCACGCACAGCCTTAGATTATGAATGTGACCAGGTATTCTTGGCTTGCATCAACGGTGTAGTACGTAAAGACCGAATGGGTCAACCTATTGAAACTATAGGGCCATTTGATACCGTGAGCACTGCGGATCTTCGACATTTGATTGACGCTGTAGGAGTTACAAATTCCAATGTTAAAAGTTTTCGGGAACGTATGCAACAATATGGTTATTTGAAATTAAAACGAACACATAAAAACGGACTGGATGCTTGGGAAATAGATCCAGGTGGATTAATAAAACTTCAAAAACAAAAAGGAACATAAATAAAGAATGGATCAACAAAATCCATATTCAGCAGATATTGCTAATTCTTTACATTTAGCAAGAGAATTAGCAATTGATGCTGGTAATCCAACAATAGAGAGTGAACACATTCTCTTAGCCATTATACAACTAAAAACAGCTGGCTATAGTTTTTTAGCGAAACAGCTATCTGTGCCAACCTTGCAGATTGCTCTTAGAAAGATAATTAATCAGAACTCATCTTCAGTGACGGTAGAAGGTAACATCTTGTTATCTAAACCAGTTTCACAGGCTTTACTACAGTTACGACGTTTTGCTAATGCAGACAGCAAAGATTTTTTACTTGCGCTAGCGGCGCAAGCTGGTTGTACAGCACAATTAGTATTGGAACGACACGGATTTAATGTGCGTACCAATGTTTCAACAACCGAGCCTAAAACTAATGCTGAGCCCACTGATAATGCAACACCCGCATTAGACGCATTTTCCATCGATTTAACAAAACTTGCATCAGAGGCAAAACTTGATCCGGTAGTAAATAGGATGAAGGAAATAAATCGTATAACGGAAATTTTAGGGCGTCGTAAGAAGAATAATCCTATTCTTGTCGGTGAGCCGGGGGTCGGAAAATCTGCGATTGTCGAGGGGCTAGCTTTAAAATTGGCAAAAGGCGAAGTAGCCCACTCGTTGCAGGGAAAGCGCATTGTCTCTTTAAATATGGCATCTATCGTGGCGGGCACTAAGCTGAGAGGTCAATTTGAGGAAAGACTAAAAGCCGTTATTGACGAACTTCAAAAGAATAAAGATATAATAGTTTTTATAGACGAAGTTCATACTTTGATTGGATCAGGTGGACCCGAAGGTACCGGAGATGCGGCTAACATGCTTAAACCTGCGTTAGCACGCGGCGAAATACAGTGTATTGGTTCAACTACGTACGATGATTATCGTAAGTATATTGAACGCGATCCGGCGCTTGAACGTCGATTTCAAAAACTCACTGTAAATCCACCTACAATAGAAGAAACTATAACTATTTTAAATCAAATAACACCGCTTTACGAGGAATATCATAAAGTAAAATATGCTGAAGGATTAACCAACATGATTGTTAATCTCAGCGATCGTTATATCACTGACAGATATTTACCTGATAAAGCTATTGATATATTTGATGAAGCAGGTAGTGTTGCGCACATATCTGAACAATCCGAAGTTACTGAAGAGACAGTACGTAAAGTGGTATCTACGATGACTGGCGTACCGATGACTTCTATCGGGCAATCGGAACGGGATCGCTTAAAGGATTTGGAAAGCAATCTAAATAAAGTTGTTGTTGGGCAAGAAGAAGCAATAGCTATGTTAGTAAAAGCAGTCAAACGCGCACGAACAGGCGTACAAAATGTAAAAAAACCATTCAGTGCGTTACTACTAGGTCCAACTGGTGTTGGTAAGACAGAGACAGCAAAACAACTTGCTAAATGTTTATTTGATTCCGAAGATGCTTTGCTACGTGTGGATATGAGTGAACTGTCTGAAGCTCATTCTATATCTAAATTAATAGGATCACCTCCTGGCTATGTTGGTTATGATGAAGGCGGCCAATTAACTGAACGCGTGCGACAAAAACCATATTCTATTGTATTGTTAGATGAAGTGGAAAAAGCACACCATGATGTGTTTAACGTGTTTCTACAAGTTTTTGACGACGGTATTTTAACAGATGGACGTGGAAAAAATGTTAACTTTAAAAATACAATTCTTCTAATGACCTCTAATATAGGTACGGTAGAAGCAGCTAAATCTAAACTCGGATTTAGCAACGATAATGATAAAAAGTCCAAAGACGCAAAACGCAACGAAGCGTTAAAAACCCATTTTCGTCCAGAATTTTTGAACAGAATCGATGAGATAGTACATTATAATGATTTATCTCAAGAGGCTGTAAAGAAAATTTTAGAGTTATATTTAAAACAAATGAGTGTACAAGTAATTTTATCCCCAGAAGCAACTGATTATCTAGTTGCTAATGGCTATTCTAAGGAATATGGAGCTCGTCCTCTACGCAGACTTGTACAAAATAAAATCGAATCCCCAATAGCTGATCTATTAATAGATTCTCCGGAACTAGATTTATTCGATGCAGCTGTTGTTGAAGACACGATTAAAGTTACACCACAAATTATAGTAAAAGAACAGGAAATATAATGAAACTGTTTTTATTTGACGTACGTGAATTAGCAGCAGGTTCACAATTCATTCTACAACCCGGGGACGCTGGTATTGGAATCCATTTAAAGGAAGATAACCAGACGATCTCGATGCAACCCGGCGTACCCGAACATCGTATTATACATTCTAAAGGCGTGGTAGTTTTTGGTATACCCAGGCTACTAAAGCAGGATCAACGTAATTCAACTACTTCAGTTGCAATGCAGGTGTATAATTTTGTAAAACAATTACCTGATTGGGATCCTAATTATGTATATAGACCGGTGTTTGATGTCACAGTAGATGATGCAATAGCTTTGGCATTAATGGATAAGAAACACAGACAAAAATTACTGTTATCCGGAACAAAATTATCAGCATTATTAACTGAATTAAACGAATGGACTGCGAATAGATACAATTTTGTAAAAACCAGCAATCCAAGACTCTTAAATTATTTATTAAAAATACATCCATATCCTTTCTACGATTATGTCGGGAAATCTCGAACTGAGTTATGCGAATTATCTCTTCTGGATCTTACAGAGGCAGTTGTAAAAGATTTCGATAATATCGAGCCGGTGCTTCGTACTTATCCCGATGAATTGAAGTATGATATATTACATGAAAATGACCGTTCTGTACTTATTCGATCAAAAACCGATCGCTATGGCGCAGACGATCTTATAGCACAGCAGTTATTTGAATTTCGTCCAAACGTGGTTCGTGTGATTATTGCACGTAAAATCAAAAACACAACAAAGCACTTTATAACAATTTGCAACTCAAATATTTATAACTCTGACTTAAATGTATATAATTACGTAGACACCAAAGAATTAAATATCGGTGAGAAAAAAGTCAGCGGCGAACCCGAGTGGAAAAATTTAAAGGTCACTGCTTTGGGGCCCAGAAAAGGAACTGCATTGGCCTTAGATATTGTATGGCAACATGCACAGATAAAATAAATTACTGGTTATTAGATTGGGCAAATATTACACGTGGTACACCGGATATACTAAGTCAAGGACACTCTGAACATGATGCTAAAACTTTGACATCTACGCAACTGTTAACAACAGAACCAGATTTTAATTTTTTAGCGCGTTTTGTAATAAGTCCCAATGAGATAGAACAATTTCCAACAGAATTTCATATTGACGATGTCTTAAATAATAGACTTTCTATCGATCTAATTAAAGGAGCCAAACATTTTTTTCTACTTGGTGATCGATATGAAATTGTCGGAAAATTGTCAAATAGTATCAATAGTTATTTTAAGATTCAAAATATAATGGGGTTCCACGTTGTCTTAATTAAGACATTTAGGTTAGGGGCTCCACTAGATTAAAATAGGGTACGTTGTACCCTATTTTTTTTTATTATCTTAATAAAATTGCTTCTTTTCAGGATCTAGTTCTTGTCCGAAAGAGGTACCTTGTAAATAAGCCGGCATTGGATCCGTGCCTTTTAAATTAGTTTCGTAACCCATCGCAGCCCCCTCCTGAATGGTTTGTTTTAATCTGTTGGTTGTTAAGCGACTTAACCAATCTTCTGACTCCAATGGCAAGACATCAATACTTTTGAAGAATGGTGTATATGCTATTAATGGTTTTCCATTTAAAGCCAATTCACGGTTTATTTTTTTCACCGCTGTAACAGGTACTGTATCACCACGTAGCCAGGTTACTGGAGTATCGGTCGGTATATCAGTTATTTCTGCAAAATTACTAGTTCCTCTTATTACCGTCTCGATTGATTTTCGTGCAAACTTTTTATCATATATATTGTTTATTTCATCGGCCGTGTATAATTGCGCTGTCAAATGATCCTTTAATTGCGAAAGCTCTTGCGGTTTTATACTACCCATGGTTAGTGCATCACCCTTCTTTATAGTTTGCCCAACAGAAACTTTAATTGTCAATCCGTGTGGTATATAATATCGTTTGTCTTGAATATACAAATCATGACCGCCGGCTGGATTCGGTAAAATAGATTTTACAATTCCCGCCTCTTCTGCTAACACTGCTTTATCTACGACGGTTTGAGGAACATATAATAATTCCTTCAAACGAGGGAATCCGGCCAAAATACCTCCTTTAGTACCAGCTACTCCGCCTGTATGAAATGTCTGCAATGTTAGTTGTGTGGAACGCTCGGTGATAGCTTCTGCGTCTAATATACCAACATTTTCGCCGATACGTGGCGGGGTTCCGTTGGCCATTAGTCCATAACATTTAATGCATACACCGCCATCCGATTCACACAATAAAGGAGAACGTACCGGAAGTAACTCAATCTTTTTACGTCTTGCCTTGTTAATTAAATCTACATCAACTAATTCATTACGTACACCTACACCACCAATTGTTTTTGCCAAATATCTGTCAAATATTTCTTTACTGTCAATAGCTATTTCTATATATTCTGGTGTGCCGCAATCATCTTCTACTACTAATAAGTTTTTGGTATTGAATAACAACTCTTTATTTAGTCCACCGCTTTCCTGAGTATTGATAGATTTATCTACAACGCCTTTTCTAGCGCCATAAGATTGATTCCAATAATCGAACGTATCTACTCCTTCTGACCACGATTTTTTTATCGGAAATGGAATAGGATTACCGTGAACGTCTTCTACTACACCAGGCATTGATAATATTTGTGTTATTTGCCCAGCTTTATTAGTACTTCCACTTCGTAGCATATCATAGAATCTATTTTTATCTTTTAATTCCTTATCTTGTTCGTGCTGTATTTCTTTTTTTGCGGCCATATATAATTCTATACGCTTTTCCGCAGGTGTTTTAGAAGTAATTTGTTTCTCGTACTTATTTAATATTCTATCTCTAAATGAGCGATCAATAGCTAAATCTGTTATTGAAAGGGTGCTTCCACGATCTATGGCATATTGTCTTCCAACGTTTTTAAAATGATCCATAATTTTTCCAAATTCGTTAGGATGATTTTTGTACAACACGTCAATTAGATTTTTTACATATTTAGAATCAAATTCTTGTTTATAATCCTGCAATTCTTTTGGTAGGGCGCTATTAACTAGTAATTTTCCTAGCGTTATAGTTTTACCATGCATTATAAATTGATCTTGCATATCTAATCCAGCACGTAATGCATCCTTTGCTGTTTTAAATGTTCTACGAGTATTTTTACCTGGAACTGTTAAAAAATATAATCCAAGCTGATAATCCTGACTCAGCTGATGCATATGTTCTTTATCACCTGCTTTATGTAGATTTTTACTTGGCAACATATCTTTGGCTTCATTTACTGCTGCCTCTGATACCGGAACATGTATGCTTGCAGTATCTCCATCGAAGTCCATATTTAATCCTTTTACAATTAATGGATTGACTCGGATACTCATACCGTCAAAACGTTCCGGATAAAAAGCTTGCACATTATGTTTATGTAATGAAGGTGCACGATTCATTAATACCGGACGTTCTTTTATTACTACATTTAAAGCTTGATCCGCGATAGGAGACCATTCTCGATATTGTTTTATCGCTTCTATCGGTTTATAGCCCTGTCGAACTAATTCACGTATAACAAATGGCTTCATAATACTACGAAGCATTGGTTCAGGTAAACCGATCTGATCGATACCTATAGATGGTTCTACAGTTACTGTTGATCGCGCAGATAAATCTTGTCGACGGCCCCAAACTTTATTCTGTATGAAACCTTCTTTTGGAGAATCTCCCGCCAACGTCTTTAACAATCCTTCATATTTTTCACGAGTATAGGTTATTGGATCAATTAACCCATCCAGCGCGCGCAGGCCTTGATATAAAGCAACGCGGTTGGTTTTGTTAAATTCTGTAGGGTCAACACCAGATTTTTTAATTTCCTTCAGCTGATTATTTATAAGTGAAATATTATGGTAATGCTTATTTACAGGCGATACCTGTAAATCTCCCGATGGTAATGGATAGATCGGTCTGAAAATCGGGGGCAACACTGGGATAGCCTTCATAATGTAAGCTTCTTCTGGAGCCAACTTAAAATCTTTAAGCACTTGTAAATATCTAACTCTTTTATTTAACATATTTACTTGAGTCGGCCCCGCGGTCTGTAGGGCTTTGCGAGTTTTTAACAGCTCTTTGGGCACATCTATATTTCTTAGTAACTTATGTATTAATTTTGTTCCAGTTAAGCCGTCGATTTGTAGCTCTTCTCTCATAACCTGATCATATTGTCGACCATTTAATCCTATTAATGATTGTATAGCTGATTCAAATATAGGATTGGGCATAGGTTCAGCTAATAGCATATGATTCCAATTTGTACCTTTTAGTCCACCACCAGTTAACTTTGGATCAAAAAGACCTCCTTCTATTTCTGCGAGATCTTTTCCACGCAACATATGTCCCGCATCTTTTATTTCTCCAGAACTCCACGTCAAAACGTCTTTTGTCGTAGCCGGAAATAACTTCATTTTGTAACCATTTTTAGATACATTAATACCGGCAGCCTTCATATATGATAACATTTTATCGAATACAAAGTTTTTTTGCGGCCTTGGTGGAGGAAAGCCTAATTGAAGATTACGCCAGTACTCATCGTTTTTCTGAGATTTCACCGCCGCAAATTCAAATAAATTCTGTCTGGCACCGTGCGCCAGTAATGCGTATGTTTGTAGAGGATCTATTGATTGCCCACCCTCTTCTCCCTTTGCAGGTTGTTCGTTTGCATCATATGTTCCAGGGATATCACGACTCTTAAATTTATGCTCTACTATGTGTAATAGTTTGAGATAATATTTTACACCCCAGAATACAGGGGCCTTTGTCATCGGTTTGCCATCTTTGGTGTATAAAATTTCTTCGGCGGGGATCTTATTATTTTTCAGTTCCCCTATAATATTCTTTAAGTAATCTTCGCCAGAGAAGTTTTTTACAATATATGGTTTCCCAGTTTTATAAGCTATTTTTCCTGCAGCGGTCTCAAGCATCTGACCCATATTCATACGACCCACTACACCATGAGGGTTGAATAAAATATCTATACGTGTGCCATCTTTTGTATATGGAGCTTCGTCATCTGATATAATTTTTGTTACTATACCTTTGTCTCCATAACGTGCAGCTAATTTGTCACCAACGACTAAAGGTTGTTCTTCATAAATCCACACTATAATAGAATTACCTATTCTACGAACATATTTTATAATGCCTTCATGTTCTCCATCCCATATTAAAGAACGATCACGATATGGATTAGATATTACTTTGTGCATCTGTTTTAATATTTTTTCGGTATCCGTCAATTCCACGCGAGAAAGATATGCTATCAGTACCTCGCCTGGGAGAACGCGTTCACCCTCTTTTATTACACCAGTTTCATCAAGTTTTGCAAGGTTTATGTTGTTAATTTTTTCTGGAAAATACGAAACAAATTTTTGTTTATCTAATATACCGGTCGCGCTTGTTTGCAGACTTTTCTTTAATATTACTGTTGATGTTAATTTATTGGCTAATGATTCGGTCACAACTATACCGTCTTCAAAATTATATCCATACCATGGCATATAAGCCACAGTAGCATTGATGCCATAAGCATAATTACCAGATGCATCTGTAAAATTATTTTTTGCCAGTACATCAAAAGGTTTTATACGATCTCCTGGCTTTACTAGCGGGGTCGATTGTAAGAAACTATCTTGGTTAAGCGGAAAATCATTATATAAACCAATTTTATGTTTTTCACCTGCATCTGTTTTTATAGTAATGTAATCTTTATCTACAGCAGTAACTACGCCTTTGCCCACATCATCCCTGATTCTTGTAGTGGCGATCATACCAAGTATTTCGTCCATTGTACGCCCGCTCGGAGCCTGTACTTTTACTAATGGGCTTTCTGCATTTTTTAATGGTACCGCCTGACTTGCCATTTTTGCCGCAACTGCAGCGCGGTTTCCTGAATTTGTGCCCAGAAATGGTATTAAATTTGTTGTCCAGCCAAACATAGATGTTGGATCAAGCAAGTAAGCATCTACTTCCGATTTTGGCACTTCATCGACTTGCCCGCGATACATTATTTTTATTTGATCGTGCTGAGCTCTCCCTTTTTCATGTTGATCCGGATATCCAATTTTCATGTCATAAAACTCGATTGGAGTAACTTCTTTCTGTGTGCCATTTGGCATTATGATAGTAGTAGTTAAATCTTTACCGCGTTTTCTTACTCCTAATCCTAGACTTAAAGTAACGCCGACTTTATGACCTTCGGGAGTATGCAATGGATCTAAATATCCTAGATGCGTTGGATGTACATCACGTGTTTTAAAAGTTATTGAATGTTCGGATTGTATGGCACCAGTACCGGTTACGGTTGTCTTTCTCCATTCCGAGGCCATCTCCACTGGATTAGTTTGAGGAGAAGGATTACTCAAGTCACCTGTTGTGAAAAATTTTCGTATTGGTTCCGTATAAGTATCAGTAGAAATAATTTCTCGTATGTTCTTTTTATTATCTGTGCGATAACGCAAATTTTTGACTACATCCTTTGTTGTTTTAGAAAAGTATTCTTCTAATTGTTCGTCTACCGTGTATAATTGTTTAAACAACAATGAATCACGCTCATCTTCAGGAGTCTCACCTTTCATAACTTTTAATAATTTAGTTGCGCTGGCCAGTAGGGCGGTCGGTGATACTCGATCATACGAATCACCTAATGTTATTTTTGTTACCTCCGGATCCATTCTAGTATCGTCAAAATATGTACGTATATTTTCTAACGCTTCGTTATATCCTAATCGTTGCCGTCTTAATTTCTCATATAATAACGGTATTTCTTTTTCTGCTTCATTTATTCCCGCCGCCTTGTTTTTGTCAAACAGCTCTTGCCCCCACGCCTTTATCATTTCTTGCTGCGTAGTACCTAAGGCATTTAATAATGTATAAAGATGAAAACGTTGTTTTGCTACATAAAGATAAAATACACCTTCAGCCGGATCCAATTCCATTTTAAAATTATAACCGACAGCAAGATTAAAGAACGATTCCATTTCACCATTTTCTTTTTGTCGTGTATAAACTCCGGGCTTTAGACGAAATTGATTTATAGTAGTATATTCGTTACCACCTATGATCATTGAAAATCTGTCGGTAAGTTTTGGAATATTTGCTATCTTCATATCTTTTATTTCATCTATAATCATGTTTGTTTGATTATCTCGCAAACGGAACGAAGCATAAACAGGTATTTGCCAGGTTTTTCCAAGTAACTTAGTCTCTTTTTGGGCTGGTAAATCCCGGTCGTCCAGCACATCTTTTATCTTTGGCGATCCGATTAGTTCCAAGGTATGATGTGTGCCGATAACAGGAAATTGTCTTTTTATAGATTGTTGTAAAGCATTTTGAATGAATTCATTTTGACGCGCCGGATTCAGTTTGTTTTCTGCGCTACCACGTGATTCAGCATGTACTGGTATGGATAATGGCATAATATTCTCCTAATAGTATATTATAATATATATATAAAACAAAATCAAGTCTTTTGGTATAAGAATATGTGAGAACTATACGGTAATTACGAAAGCAAGGTGATAAATGGCTGAATCCACTAATAACGTCCCCAAGACTATAGATGAGTGGGTTGATCTTGTCTGTGAAAAAGGGGACAGCAAATTGACGCGGGAATGTATAGCTGGATGTTTTAAAGATTGCGGAGCAATAATTAATTATGCGGAACTTGCAAGGCGTATTATTAAGATACGTGACGCGATCAAACAACAAGAAGCTTATAAATCTGCGGCTACGTTTAGTTGGGCATTAACCAACATAGAACAATATGTAGATGACAAGAATAAAAATAATAAACCTATTACTTCCGACTTGATAGTTGCTTTTTTAAAGAACACACAACACGGAAGGGCTCAGGTAAATCCTATGAAGGATATTTTTAATTCTGCTTGCTCTACTGACAAAAAAGCTCCTTTGGGACCGGGCTCAAAAGATCCCACGACGTAATAACTTCGTCAACTATTCAGTCGACTGACATCTGCTCATCAGCGACGCTGTACAGTGTTCCAATCCGGATCGCTGTCCACTCACCTCTTAGAGTATAGGAGGTCACCATGGATACCTATTATATCCTTGATGGTGGATGGAGACCGTAATTTCGGTTAGAAAGGACAGTAATAAGTATTTACTGTTCTTTTTTTTTGGTATAAGATTTAATGTCTTAGGACATTTTACTATGGCAGTACAAGCAAGAAATCGTCTATGCCCAAAATGTAAACGGGAATTAACTGACGAAGAAGAAGCTAAGAAAGTCCAGATGTGCTGGATTTGCTTAGCAGTGTATTTAAAGGAAATCGGTGAAGAAGCAACAACACCGGATCCTGGTACGTATGGACGTGTAGCTGGTTATAAGGAACTAGAAACACAATTAAAAACTCAATCATTACAGACAATGACAAATAGTTCGGCTCCAACACAACCACAGATAGATACTCCACCGATATCAACAGAGGAAAGAACGGAGATAATAAGACAGTTTGGTGTTGATCCACTTGCGGCTGCGCCTGTAACTACCATAGTAGTAAAAGGTAGAAATGATGACACTTTTTTACAGTTTTCCACAAGGGGCCTGATTTCGCCCGAGATGCGTAAAGAGTTTGAGAGATGGATGAAGGTACAATTAGAAGTCATGGGAACAGTCATGACCTTTGGTCCCAATTATGCTAGCACTATTCTTCAAATGAAGATGATGTCTGGTATGGAGTTTTTAAAAACATGAACTTAAACGAAAAATTTTTAGAAGTTGAACGCGAGTTGAATGGGCTCTTCGTTGAACGAAATGATCCCATAAGAGGAATTATTTTAGCTACTTTAGCTAAAACAAATGTATTATTATTAGGCCCCGCAGGTGTGGCAAAATCTGCATTGATAAAACAGTGGAATTATAGAATTACAGGCGCAAAGTATTTTGAGCGGCTGCTAACTAAATTCTCTACTCCCGAAGAAATGTTTGGTCCACCATCATTTAAGGCCATCGAAGACGATAGATATATACGAGTGACGGATGGAAAATTAGGTGATCCAGAAATCAATACTGCTTTTATCGATGAAATTTTTAAGGCCAACAGTAGTATTTTGAATTCAATGTTGACAATTCTCAATGAGCGAATATTTTATAACGATATTACCCCTACCAAATTAAATTTGTTTACCATCGCCGGTGCATCCAATGAAGTACCGGATTCAGATGATAACCTTGATGCGTTCTTCGATCGATTCTTACTGAAGTATCATGTGGAATATATAAAAGAAGAAGGCAACTTTCTTAGAATGTTGGGTAGTGATTTAGATACCCCTCCAAAAAATACTGTTACCAAAGAAGACATCATAAAGGCACAAAGTGAAGTAAAGGAAATTTTATTTCCATCGGAAATGCAACAGCTATATGTTAAAATGCGAAAAACCTTATTTATGGAGTCTTTTCATGTTAGTGATCGTACTTATAAACTTATTATAGGACTGCTAAAGGCGCAAGCATGGCTTAACGGTCGCAAAAAGATAGATACACCAGACTTTGAAGTACTAAAACACATTGTTTGGACTATACCTGATCAGAAGAAAAAAGCACAATCTTTAATACTCGATATTATTGCGCCTGAAAAGAAACGCATACTTGAAATCTTGGAAATGTGTCGGGAAACATACTCGAAAGTATTTGCCAAGAAAGCTGGAAAAGAACGCCACAGTGAGGCTATGGAAGCAATCCATAAGCTAAAGGACGCAACAACCGAAGTTACCACGTTAAAAAATATCATGGCACAAAGAGGTACCTCATTGGATGAAATAGCGACAGTGGAAAAAGAAATCGAAAGTTTCAAAAAACAACTTCTTGTAGATGAACTAGGTGTCCTTAATTCATGATATCTTTAAATAAGAAAACACGTAATTTACTAGATAAGATACGTAAGGGTGATAAATACTCCATATCACATGATTCATTCGATCTGGAAAAATTCAAGCACATAAAAGAACGAAGCAAAGAATTACTAGATACGGAAGAACTTGGGGTCAAAGACTACCCACAATTTCCAGAATTACTACAAGATACATTTGATGCATTATATAAAAATGAACCTGAAATTGTAGACGAATGGCAAATGAAGCCCGACTTCATGCTCAACCGCGAAATAGCAAAGAAATTGATGGAAAGCGCACGATATGAAGAATTACGTGTGATGACCAGGCTTGATGAGTTGTCAAGCGCACTGGGAACCGAAGTGATGTCACAACAACTCATGGAATGGCTAAAAGAGTTAAAGGAACAACGTGAAGCACTAAGCGCCTTACAACAGGCTGCCGCAGATCTAACTGATGCGGCACAGGAAGAAGGCGATGGCGAGGCCGAGACTGATACCGAAGCTGGCGGATCTGGCAACGTTAAAAGTAAAACGTCTGAAAAACTCACCCTCGAAGAGGCTATGAAAGCTTATGAGGAAGCAATGAAAAAATTTCAGATGGCCATGGAAGATAGAAAATTCGAACAAGGTATTGAAAGAATCACTTCCAAAGTAAAAGATTCGGTGCGCGAAACATCGGAGATAATCAGTAATTGGGGTCTCGAGCGTAGTGGAGCTTACTCGAAGAAACCTGTTAACCAGAAAATGGAATTACTAAATAAACTCAGATCCAGCGCAAAACTACAGCAAATCGCAAGATTGGCCGGAAGATATCGTCGACTTGCTCTACAAACAAAACGCGAGAAAGTAAAACAAGGAATGGATGAACAACATTCTATTACTCAAGGAAAGGATCTAGGAAGATTGATTCCTGCAGAATGGATGAGACTTAAACATCCTTTGACAAAGAAAATGTTCAAGGCAGATTTTATTGAAGGTAAAACCCTGATATATGAAATCCGCGGTAAAGAGAAAAAAGCTCGCGGGCCTATTATTGTTTGTATGGACGAAAGTGGCAGCATGTCAGGTCTTCCAGAGATCTGGGCAAAATCTGTAGCATTGGCGCTATTAGAGATAGCGCGAGAACAAAAAAGAGATTTTTATGTTATACATTTTTCATCTGGATACCGGATGGAAAAACTTCACACCAACGAATTCCTCAAAGATAACTTGTTTGATGTCGAACAAATGCTGGACATGGCGAGCTACTTTGAAAACGGTAAAAATTTTGCATTTTAGCAAAATATTTTGTATATTATTAATATGAACAATTATTATTACTCAGAAAAAGAAAAATCTTTAATTAAAAAATTATATCCTATTACAAGTACTAAAGTTTTAGCCAAACGCTTAGGAGTAAAGCCTAAGACGTTAAATAACCGAGCGCTTCAATGGGGGATATTTAAAAAGAATAAATGGTTAGCACCCGAGGTACAGTTTCTTATAGATAATCATTTAAAAATGAGTCCTGCTGAAATCGCGAAGACATTAAAACGTGAAATTATGTCAGTAAAAAATAAAGCGACAAAATTACACTTATATTTTCGACGCTGGACTAAAGAAGAAACAGATCATCTAAGAAAAGTTTATCGAACCGGAGGCTTCAAAGCATTTCATGCTAAATTCCCGGACAAAAGTTTTTCGACAGTTAGCGCCAAAGCACGTACAATGCGGTTACATGGTACAAAATGGTGGTCAACAACAGATGTAAAGTTTCTAAAAAAGAATTATACCAAAATAAAACATTCAGCGCTGGCAAAAATATTAGGTAAAACCAGGGCGGCCGTAGATCATAAATTAACGCGATTAGGGTTGACGCAAAATAATACATCTTATCTTGAGAATGATTTAAAAATTTATTTGAATTCTCAAAATATACACTTCAATGTACAAGTACGTATTGCCTCTTATCGAGTTGATTTTTTATTAGATAATGATGTTATTATAGAAACTAACGGATCTTATTGGCACTGTGATAGACGTATTTTTCGTAAACCAATAAACATAAAACAGAGAAAAGTATTAATAAAGGACCGTCGTAAATACAAGTTATTACGTTCCAAAGGATATAGGCTAATTATCCTGTGGGAAAAAGATATAAATGAAGATTTTTCACGAGTTGCTAAAGGCATACAAGCCGTACTTGATGGTGACATCAAGGAATATAATTCAGCAAAATCGGTGAAGACTTAATTGTTAATACCGAGGTAAACAATCTAATTACGAAAGGTAGATTGTCACTGTAACGCGTAGATAGTGAATAAATATAATCTATCCAAGAGTGCTGAACATCTCTAGAGATGAAAATGTACGCTGAACTATAAGGAAACTTATAGAAGTCAAGATAATAAACTTGACGATAACACATTGGGAACAGAATTCGAGCCCCCGTTAGACTGGGCGAGGGTTAAAATTGGTGATGAAAAACAGTGGAAAAAGGCTGATATAATATTTATAACAGATGGTCCCAAAAATTGCTTTTAATCAAAACTTTTAGTATATTATTTATATGGGAAAGCATTGGACAGAACAAGAACTAAATATACTAAAAGATCAATATAATTGTAAAACACCAAAAGAATTATCAAAAATACTTAATCGAACATACACGGCTATCCGAGATAAAGCCGAAAATCTAAAACTTCGAAGCTATAAAACATGGTCTGAAAAAGATATACAGATACTTAAAGAAAATTATGAGTATGGAAACTGGAATTTTTTGACCAAGGCTTTAAAGCGAAAAAAAGCTGCTATAACAGCATATGCTAGAAAATTTAAACTTGTAAAAAGAACTAGACCTAATATAGCATGGGCGGAAAAAGATCTGTGGTTTCTAAAAGAAAATTATGCAATCATGCCGAATAGGGAATTATCTTTACAGTTAAATAAAAGCATTTCGGCATTAACTACAATCGCATATTCTTTAGATCTACACAAAAATAATGGTCCGAAACGAAATCAAACTTACTGTTTGTGGTCGAAGAAAGATGTAACACTTTTAAAAAAGTGGTACAAAAGACTAGATGTAAAAAGTCTGGCAATTTTATTGAGACGAAGTACCGCAAGTATACATCATAAACTTCAAAAATACGGTATGAAGTTGTTATCATTGCCTCAGTATACATCTTCGTTGGAAGCGAACATGAAGAAGATATTAAAAGAACTAAAAATTCCGTTCGAACATAACGTCAAAATTGATCGTTGGCAACTAGATTTTTTAATAGATAAAAAAATAATTTTGGAAATGCACGGATCGTATTGGCACGGAGATAATCGATTTTTCTCGGATAAAACTAATAAACAACTGTGCACAATAGAGAAGGATTTTAGAAAGAAAAAATACTTTCTTTCAAAAGGATATAAGTATATAGTAGTTTGGGAATATGATTTTTATAACGATATTGAAAAGATTAAAACAGATTTAAGAGCCGTCTTGAATAGTAATATTCAAGAGTACGATTCGGCAAAAACGGTAAATACCCTTTAGGGCAATACCGTGCTAAATATAGTAATAATATACTATCTCAGTGTAGAGACTACGAGGTGAACCTAATAAAAGAATATAATCCTCGCATGAGTGCCGAACATCTATTTTTTAGATGAAGATATAGTCCGAACTATGAAGCAATTCATAGAAACGAAGATAAAGAGCTTCGTGGTAACATAATTGGAATCTGCCGTTTCTGGCCAATGGCTAGAAAACTTTAATACATGGAAAAAAGAAAATAAAGTAAATATATACAGTATTTTAATAGATACTGGGCCAAATACTCCTGTGGTTTTGAATTTATTCTCCGACAAAGTTGAGAAATTAAGCAGCATGAAACAGGATGCTGATGATCTAGCAATTTCGATCTTTAGTGACATATAATGATAGACAAGACTAAGAAAGTTTGTGACGCATGTAAGAAACTCATCAGAGATGGAGAACGCATGCGACTTATCAATAATTATCAGTTACATATGGAAGAGTTCTGTTTTTTCCTATACACGGAAAAGGTTAAAAACGGAATTTTACGTGTGCCATTCACAATAGAAAAAAGACACGATCTATAGCTATAGTTTAATTTATCCATGATTCATTTAGGATTTTTCTATTGCGTTACGCAATGGAATTTTTAATACGCGATTTCCAGATACACGCGTCCTGCTCGTCTTGCGACTCGCCGCCTTCGGCTCGGCCGCGCGGGCGTGGAAATCGCGTGCAGGCAGAGATCCATGGTCCTCCAGATCCTGGTGGCGCCGATCGCGATGACAGACGTCTAAGGGCACCCTGTGCAGCTTAAGCGTCGGTCGGCTGCATGCATATAACGAGCTCTGTAGCAAAAACCCCCATTCATAACAACCAAATATTTTTTAAAATTGTATAGCTATGTATAAAAAACGCAGTATAGCAGTAAATGTTTTAAAATTACCAAACGGTAATTATCAACTAATCGATACATTCGGCAGGAAAGAAGAAGTAACTCCGGTCGAATTCCACAGATATGTAGTACCTGACCATACCTCTCCCGAAGTCAAAAACGTCGACATGAAAGATGAATTACAACAAATTTATTCGTTCATACAGTCTGGGGACATAGAGAGCGCTAGCGCAAAGTTGGAGCTTCTACTTTAATTATAGTTATTCGGTGAAGACCTCCCGATAGAGACGCGTTACGCGTTTTCGACACATAGTAACTAAGAACGATTAAATAAAAGACGCCCCGTAGAGTATAATATAAAGATTACAGAAGTTTCACCTTCTATAGCTTTATTCGTAAAAACGAAAACAAGTGCGCTACGTACTATGTATATTACTGACTTCATATTATCACGATGGAAATTATCCGCCGCAATACACATTGCGGAGGACCAATTTCTAGTATGGAAGGGTGAAGGGTGGAAGATCTTCTTCCACCTATTTTTTTTACTTATGACTATTTTTGAATTTTTAGAACTAGATAGGGAAGAACTAGCTAAACTAGATATCCCGCGAAATTATATCACTTTTTATATTGTAAAAAGTAATGGTAAGCGAATGCGTCGAATAGATGCTCCGCTGCCAAGATTAAAAGAGATTCAAAAACAAATATTACACAAACTCATATATAAATTTAAACCACATGAACTTGCGCATGGGTTTGTCGTAAATCGTAATCCTGCTACTAATGCTCAACAACATGTAGGAAAGAAATTTATTGTAAAAGTAGATATAAAAAACTTTTTTCCTTCTATAAAAACACATCAAGTGGATGCATTGATACGCCATTTAGCCATAAGATTATCTTTAACTTGGGATATTATTGATACAGCGTTAATAGCTAATGTATTGTGTTTCAATGGCTCTTTACCGCAAGGATCCCCTGCATCGCCCGCAATAACCAATCTCATATGTTACGCGCTGGATGTGGATCTGGCAAAATTACAATATTCGAATTCCTGTATAATTACTAGATACGCGGATGACATCACAGCATCCACCGACACATATAAAAATGCGCTCCAAGCAAAATATATGATTATACGGACATTACGACAGTACAATTTTGTATCAAATAGATTAAAATTACGTATTGTGGGGAATCACAAACGACAAAAGGTTACAGGTATTGTAATAAACAACAAACTAAATACAACAAAGGAAACATGGAGAAATCTAAGAGCGGCGATACACAATTTGTCCGGTGGGAGCATTTCGGAAAAGGTATATCAACAATTGCGCGGGAAGATAGAGTGGCTGAAATCATTGAACCCAGCCAGGGGAGAGAAGCTGTTGTCAGAACTTACAAAAATAAGTGTGAACAAGCTTTCGACAGCTACCTAAAATTAGGATTGTCCTACCTAAAACTGCCTTTAATATCAATAGGTCTTTATAACACAATAGACGGTCCCAGGGTTCTTTATACAGGTTCTGAGAACAGCGTTCTATTAACAAGTATGCAGTTCATTATTGAGTTTAGTTTGGACAGAACTATCGAAGTATATATGCAACGTATGTATTTGCAGCAGGTAATTACAAAATTTTATGGTGGGCATTACACACCAACAAGAGGATTCCACTATTTGCTAAAAACTAACAAATCTACTGGAATTCAGATACATATTAGTTCATTATCACAGTTTGAAAAAGCTGTAGATGCACTTATAAAAGAAGCAAATCGCTTCATGTACATGTATTGTCGTACAGATATATAATTTAAGGATGTTATGCCAGGTTTATTGTTTTTATTGCTTGCGGAGGTTGTTACTACAATCACGCTCAGATAAACCGGTAATCCGATAAACAGATGAAAGATTAAAATTTAATATGATTGGTATTTTTAATTCTCTCATCATCGAGAGAATATGATTACAGGTCCAACCGCAAAAATTGTATCAGGTAAAGGCAATCATTACCCGCTATGTGTCGTAGATTTTAATTTAGATATTGAAAGCGGAGTGTGTTCGGTCGCAGTAGATGATAATAACCGAGCCAAAAGATGTGATGCCTGCAGCTATTGTTACGCGGCTTATCTATACAAAAAGGACCCAAAAGCATATCGCGTAAAAACGATAGTAGAAGCCGAATTTGAGAAAATAAAAAATAAATATCCAATACATATTCTCAGACTCGGTAAAAATTTTGAATGCGGTAGTAAAAAAACTAGGCCTGAGCTTATACAGGCATTGGCGTATTGTGTAAAATATAACATACGACCAGTTGTAACAAGTAAGCTGTTAGAATTTGATAAGCAAGTAGCAGATCTCGTAAAAGTCTCAAATGGTATAGTTCATCTGAGCTTGGGACGAGATATAGATGAGCCCGGCGCAATTAAACGAGGCTCTACGAACGAATGGAGACTCAAACAAGCCATAAAATATAAAAAATATGGCTGTCCTGTGCAAGTACGTATTGTCGCTGACATTACATTACCCATGAGCGCTTTTTATAAAAAAGTATATAAGCAAATGGGCGGTTCGCACGGGATTTTATTAACACCTCTTCATTATACAAACAAAGCCCACTTCGAATCATCGCGAACCGATATAACCTGGGATGAAGCAAAAGAAACCGGATTATATTCTTATGTTCACGGTGATTTGCGTCCTAATAAAATTCATAATGATTGGACGCAATGTCGCGAACGATGTGGATTAATTGCTAATAAAGAGTACTGCAATAATTGTTTGGGCAAAATTGATTTTAATAAAAAAGAATACAAGCAACAACTAATAAACTTAGAATGGAACACAGAGCCTACTGAATAAGTAGGTTCTTCATGGAAAAAATAAATGATATAGAAGTTATACAAGTTTATCCTATAACAAAATTTAGGGAACCTAGAAGAGCCCTCTGTATATGTCCAATGTGTGAAAAACCTTGGGAAACTATATTAACGAATATACGTCTAGGGCGCGCAAACCACTGTAAAAAATGCGGTGGACAAGTAGCTGCAAAGACTAAAGCTACTAAATTTGGATTTAAAGTGCCCTGTATAATAAATAATATACAAATAATAAAATATTATCCCGGTTCAAAAAAACATAAACGTGCCGCACTTGTAGATTATATATGCCCCATGTGTGAAAAAATATTTACTACCCAGCTTGCTTCTATAAAAAGCGGTCGAGCCCGTCGATGTAAAAAGTGTGGGCGTATTACAAGTGCTGAAACTAAAAAAGCACATCTGAAATTACCGGCAACTATAAATGGGATTCTTGTTTTAAGTAGGGCAGAAAAAGCCAAGGGCAGACGACAGCAGCGAGTAAATTGTATTTGTCCAAAATGTAATAAACTTTGGGTGGTGCAATTAGCAAATATAAAATCCAATAAATCTACAAAATGTAGATCCTGCGCTGCACAAGACACTTTGGTTACGATGGGGACTAATGAAAAGGAACTATTGGATAAACAAGAAAAAATTGATCAATGCGTGATTCATCGTGGAATACAGATATTAAATTTCTTTGTCGACGGTTATTGTTATAAAACCAATACGGTATACGAAGTTTATGAAAAATATCACGATAAAACAATTTGGTACGACCTTAAACGTGAAGAAGAAATTTGTCGTGCGCTACATTGTGATTTTGTAATAATATATGATAGGACTCACTAATGTCGATAAAATATATAGCAGTTGATGTTGAAGCCGACGGCCCGATACCAGGCGATTATTCGATGGTCTGGTTTGGTGCCGTGATCGTAGAACCGGGGTTAGCTAGAACTTTTGAAGGCAAACTGCAACCTATTAGCAAATATTATAGGGAAGATGCGTTAAAAATTTCTGGATTGACTAGAGAAGAAACAGAAAAATTTGAAAAGCCTTTAGTAGTAATGAACTTGTTTTTCCGTTGGATAAAGGAAAATCTTAAACCAGATGAACGTCCTATTTTTATATCGGATAATAATGGTTTTGACTGGATGTTTATTTGTTGGTATTTTTATCATTTTATGGGAGAGAATCCTTTCGGACACTCGTCCGCAAATATCAATTGGTTGTACAAAGGCATCGTTAAAAATTTTTATAAATCATTCAAGTTTATGCGTGAAACGCCTCACGATCATAATCCCGTTAACGACGCCAAAGGCAATGCGGAGGCATTTATAAAGATTGCCGCATTAGCTAATATAAAAATTTAGGAGCAGCATGGCTGATCAAAATCGCGATCTCGTACTAGCATTAGGCACATTTGCACATATACTAGACAGATCCAAAGGACATATTAATGTCAATGTCGGGCCATTTAAAACGACAGCATCTGAAACAGATGTTCCAGTAAAATGGAATGGCACAATGTATGAGCGAATTGCAAATCTAGAACAAGCAATTCAAGCATTTACTACCGCCGAAGAAGGGTTCTATGTAGTTCTACAAAATCCTGCTGTTGACGGCAAAGCACCAAAAGAAGGCACATCTTCTGTAGCAATGCCCCTAGAGGTCGGACGTAAAATTAATATTCCCGGCCCAGTATCGTTTCCATTATGGCCCGGACAGAGTACCGATATTATCGAAGGTCACCACCTACGTTCAAACCAGTATTTGGTAGTGCGCGTTTATAATGACGTACAAGCCAAAGCGAATTGGGACAAGGCCATAATTCGTAGAGTCAATCCAAGTTCTACAACACCAGAAACAAAACTCGAACTTACGATGGGGCAACTTCTAGTTATAAAAGGAACCGATGTAGCATTCTATATTCCTCCCACTGGAGTAGAAGTTGTAAAAGATGTCTCTGGAAATTACGTACGAGAAGCAGCGACGTTGGAACGTCTTGAATACGCAATCTTACTAGACGAAAACGGCAATAAGACTTATAAGCAAGGCCCTGATGTTGTATTTCCAAAACCTACTGAAACGTTTGTTGTAAAAGATGGTGTACGGAAGTTTCGTGCAATAGAATTATCTGAAATATCCGGCATTCATGTGAAAGTCATCGCAAAATATGATAATCACGACGTTGGTGAAGAATTGTTCATTACTGGTAAAGAAACCGCTATTTATTTTCCTCGGCCAGAACACGCTATTATAAAATATGATGATCGTGAGATACATTTTGCCGTTGCAATACCTGACGGCGAAGCACGATATGTCTTACAACGTGTAGATAACGAAAAGTCCGGAAGAAAAGCTGGTACGGTACGGATGGTTAACGGTCCATTAATGTTCTTACCAGATCCGCGCGAAGAAGTTGTTGTTCGTCGAAGATTAGATACTAAGTTGGTGCAAATGTTATATCCGGGAAATGTTGCCGCATTACAATATAACGAAGGCCTAGCACAAGAAGCCGAACGATCTAGCCTAGCCCCTTGCACATATAGTTCAACATCTTACGCTAATTATTTAACCTCATCATCTGCTATTAGTTCCAAAGAACTGGAAAAAATGCGCGGTGTAAGTTTAGTCGGAGATGCTATATCCAGAAAGAATTCTTTTACACCTCCTCGAACTATCACTCTAGATAATAAATTTGAAGGCGTTGTAAATATACAGTTATGGACTGGCTTTGCGATGTTAATTGTCAATTCTGCCGGTAAACGTAGAGTTGCCGTAGGACCATGTAATGTAAAATTGGAATATGATGAAGTCCCACAGGCATTCGAATTATCTACTGGAAAACCAAAGACAACTGATAATTTATTGCGTACAGTGTACTTGAAAGTTCAGCATAATCAGGTATCAGATATTATTCGAGTTACAACCAAAGATATGGTCGATGTCGACATCAAAGTTTCATATAGAGTAGACTTCCAACCCGAAAAGCAGGACAAATGGTTCCAAGTTGATAATTATGTAAAATTCCTCTGTGACCATGCGCGTTCGTTATTAAAGAATATTGCCAAGCAAGCAAGTATAGCAGAATTTTATAATAATGCCATTAATATTGTACGCGATACTATTTTAGGTGCTGCCACCGCTGAAACAAAGCGCCCAGGCCGTGTATTCGATGAAAATGGTATGGTTATATATGATGTCGAAGTTTTGGACGTAAAAATTGCGAATCCTGAAATAGCGTCTTTATTACAATCTGCACAGCATAAGGCTGTATCAGATGCGATATTATTAACGAATAAAGAACGTGAGTTTACACTTACTACTAGAGTAGAAAAAATAGCACAAGAACTGCTTAAAATACGCGATGAGACTTGTGAAAGACAGCATCTCTTTAATCTCGATAGTATAGACCGCGAATTGGAACAAAGTACTAAACGCGCAAATATTGAAATTGAGTTAAAGGCACAAAAAGTAACAGCACAGTTAGATGAGATCGACGCAGTTAATAACGCACAAAAGACGCAGCAATCGGCTTTGGACGAAATAGCTAAAGCTGTATTAGCGCGCAAAGCAGAAGAAGATAAGTTGGCATTGGATCGATTGCAGCGAGAAGTTGAAATCGAGACAAATGCAATTAAAGAAAAAATGATCGCAATGACGCCAGATCTCATGGCCGTATTACAGGTTTTTGGTGACCAAGCATTATTACAGAAACTAGCCGATGCATTAGGACCAATGGCTATTGCTCAAAACGTACCAGTTGTGGATGTCGCAAAGAAGATGTTCGCTGGAACTGCGTTTGAACCAATTCTCAATAGTTTGGGCAAAAAAGTTGCACAAACAACTGTTCAATAACATTAAATTCACACCGAAAGATGCAAAAGGTAATTATACCATTATCCCAACTTTAAATAACAAGCGCTTATCTCTCATCGATGTAGGAGCGTTTAAAAAAGTGTATTTCCTATCAAAGCAAGCTGTTCTAAAAATATGTAGGGATGATAGTTCATTTGACCTTGAAATTAAAAAATATAGGTTAGCAATGAAGATAGATAAAACTATAGTTGCAAAAATTCTAGCTCATGACAAAAGTAACTGTGCAATAATACAGGAGCGAGTTAGTACCAACGATGATTATATTAATCAGACAAATAAAAAGACTGACAAACGTCGATTGTGTTCTATAAGAAAAGTTTGTACGCGCTTAAATTTATTTGATGTAAAACTTGAACATAACTTTTATCGTAATATTGGTGTGAAAAGGAGAAAACTCGTGATCTATGATTTTGGGGTATAAGATTATGTTAGATATAGGAATAGTATAACATTCCAATCAATAACTTTTTTCAAGGTCATTATATGCGTACCTGAAAAAGTATACAGGGGGAGTTGGGCAACTCCCCTATATTTTTTTACATTCTTGGGTATAAGAATATAAGTAGAATACTTAATAAAAGGAGGTTCAATATGAAATATAAACTGCAATTCATTCTTATACTGTGTATTTGTGTGATAGGTTGTTCATCAAAAAATGATTCTATCACAGCAACGAATACAGAGAATAACTCTATTCGTTTAACATCTGGTTGTTCAATCAGCAAAGTTCTAAAAGAAAATAATAATGTACATGTAGTGTATTTGGAGTCAGGTTTATACGATATTACTGCAGAATTACTTTTTGGAACGTACAATATTGTTGGTGTAGGAGACAATGTTAACTTGATTGCTGATAATGATCAGGGCGGCGGATTATCTATACAAGGCGCCAATTTAACTATGTCCGGCATCAAAGACTTTTTTAGTACTGGTGGGTCATCACCATTAATTACAATTGCATCTGGATATTTAGAAATACATTTCATTAAAATGCAATCGAATTACGACGCCGTTGTGTGGATATTAGGTGGCGTCACTAAATTATATGGCGATACCCTTATTAGCAGCGATGATAACGCTATTATTGGGCACGGTGGTGCGTATGGTACCATGTATATGTATATCAAAAATATTGTTGCTAAAGGTATTTGTCGAGGAACTATTACTAATGGCGGGGATCTTGGAGAACCATCTAATCTATTTTATTTGGGGCGGAAACTAAAGTTATAGGGCAATGCGCGATTCATTCCGGCAAACCAGGTGGAATAATAATGGCGTTAGGTGATGTTCAAATAAATGGCACGATAAAAAATACGGTGATAGTGTGGAAATAAAAATAGGGAAAGTATATTCCCTATTTTTTTTACTTTCTTAACATTTGATTTTTAGCCGTATTTTTCGTATATTATATTATGACGAAAAAGAACTTGTTTATTTGGTCGGATTCGCCGACATGTGCAACAGGTTTTGGTATAGTTGCCAAGAATTTATTTAAAGATTTACATAATGAATATAATGTAAAAATACTCGGTATTAATTACTATGGTACCGAATCATATGATGTTTCCAAATATTTTATTTATAGTATTGATGGGAACGATCCATTAGGCGTCGGTCGCATGGAGCGTGTGATCAAAGATGCCAATCCAGATAAAATTATTTTATTTCAAGATATTTTTAATATTCAACATGTTTTGCCAGTTATAAAGAATTTATTCCCAAACGTACCTATCTTGGCTTATTTCCCGATTGATGGAACTCCCGTCAGCCGATTTTGGGGGCCTGCATTTGATACCCCACAAAAATTAGTCACATACACTAAATGGGGGATTAAGTCAATATTAGAATCTCACGCGCATTTAAAAGATAAAAATATCGAATATTTATATCACGGTGTGGATACTAGTGTTTTCAATGTAATGCCAAATCCCATAATTAACAAATCTAAAGACGAGGCAAAATGGGGAGGGAAATTTTTAGTAATAAGTAATAATCGATATCAACCAAGAAAAGCACTTCCATTAACAATGCGTGTAATGGCATTATTTATTAAAGGCTATAAAAAATGCAGATGCGGTAATGTCTATATAACTACAAAGACTAATTGTGATTTAAATGGATGTGGTGAAGAAGATGTATTATCAAAACATCCTGGGCATACCGATGTAATCATATATTTTCATGCAGCAATGTCAGAAAAAGTAATGGGCCCTGGTCCAGCAAGTACACTAGGAGCAGCAGCAATAAATGCAGGATTTGTAGATTCTGACATTCCAAAACATGTGGCATTGTTTAGCGGCAATGCGTATGAAAAGCCATATTCTGATAATCAAATGGCCACGTTATATAATGTAGCTGATGTAAACATTAGCACGTCGCTTGGGGAAGGCGTGGGACTATCGTTGATAGAAGCAGCGGCGTGTGGCACTACCAGCATAGCTCCAAAACACTCTTCGATACCTGAGATGCTCGGTGATACAGGACACATAATTCCAAATATAGCACATATGTCCCTTCCACTAGATAATAATCACGTTCGTCCCATCGTTAATGTTGAATTAATGATAGAAGCATTAGAGATTGAATATAATAAATGGGTAGCAAATAATCATAAAAAAGTAGTCAATCAAAATGCGGTCGCTCGGGTAAATGAGTTGTTTTTATGGGACGATAAACGGGAAAGACTGTCTGAATGGTTAGAACAGTTATAAAGCCGAGAGTATCTTACAGCATTATTTTAGTTCTTATTTGTGCATTAGCAAACTTACCTATTTCGCTGTCGTTTATAGTAGGAGGAATTTTTGAGTTACTAATGGCTGTTATTTTATGTATTAAAATGTCCAATGAAGAAGAAATAAAAGCAACGGGGGTCTATGGTTGGATATCAGTACAATATGTCGATAATAATGAACTACATACATTAGATATCATAAACATGGTAGGAGTAAGAATTCTTGCGTATTCATTAGGAGCACTCGGAGCATTGTATTACATTCCGACCGCTTTACTGCTAATTCTCACATACTTTGATATAGAAATAAGGCACTGATTGGTGCCTTATTCTATTTTTTCAAACCACACAGTTATTTTAGGAACACCGTTTCGATCATAAGCAAAAACATCTTTTATAATTTCTACTGTGGGATCGTTTAACAAGGTTTCATATAGCTTCTTGTCTGCCGGATCCTTCAGTTCGTATACTTCCACCTTCTTCATTTATTACTTTCCATTCTTCTGCTTCTGCAGTTTTAACACCATCTTGAAAATTCTTTAGGTCTTTGCTGGGAATTTGCTTTATTTCCCCAGTCTTTGTAGATTGTACTTCAACCATATCACTATATTTTATCATTTTGATTCTTTCTTAGCCTTGCTTATACGTTCTTTGTGCGGCCAGCTTTTTTCTTCATGTTCCATCTTTTTTATTTCATGCTGCATCTTTACTTCTTCGTGTGCGGCCATTTCTTTTTCATGCTTTTGCTCAACACTGGCCATTTCTTTTTCATGCACCATCTCGCGTTCGCGCATAGTCGATTCTGCCTGTTGTTCCGGCGTACCGCCATACACAGCTTGCAGTCGTTGCATTACGAAACTAAATGCTAATGGAGCCTTTTGCTGTAGCATTACTAAAGCTTGCTGCTGTGAAACAGGATCCATACCCGCAATTTGCGCGGTATATTTTTGCAATATATCACTAGGGTCTTGATCCGGAGCTTGTAATTGCTGTTTAAGTTCAATAACAAACATACTTTCGCGTATACGAGCCTGTTCTTCTAAGAAAGCATCCATAGCTTTTGCACGATAACGCTCAAGTAATACTTGTGATTTACCTTGCATATCCGCCTGCGCAGTCATTTGGTCCATTTGTAGATCAATATTAGTCTTATTATCTATCTTCTGATATTTGCGTTGTTCTTTTGGATCCAGCCCAAATTCAGTTTGTAAATATGAATCTGCGATTTTACCTAGTTGTGCTAATTGTATAAGTGTTTCTTTTGTTTGAATATCGTCGCTCATACGGAATTTCTTTAACACAAATTTTACCGGAGGAAACCCAAGATACGCCGCTATTTTAGGACTTGCAAAATAGTTCAGAAAATCATGAAGTTCTTCACGATAAGTTAAGAAATGATTCTCGACTATACGTAAACTTACACTGCTGCTAGTCCAAGTAGCGCCGCCTTTAATAAATTCCGTCGGTACGCCAAATGAGTTAATAATCAGTTCCTCAAGGAATTTTAACTCTGGTGTGACTTGTAACATCTTTGCATCACCACTTAATCCTTGATAACCAATCGGTATAGGAAATACCGCAATATGATTTGGATCTCGGCGCCATCTGGAAAGATTATCTTCGATTTGACTGCGCCATGAACCTAAATGCATCTGCGAAAAAGGGTCGATATTACCTTGGCTGCTTGGAAAAACTGAACGCATAGGTACTAAATGGTCTGCGGCTATTGCTTCGTTCCCACGGCGTAATGTCTGTGTGTACCAAAGCATTGGTAGTGCAGACAAGATAAGTGGTTTGCCCCATCCTTGATCCTCTTCTGCTAGAGTAGCCCGTTTAAAATGATAAAGATTTGTAGGGTCGAGCATGATCTTACGGTTGTGTTTTACAGCTTCGATAAACAACATAGGGGTGCGTTCAATAACTTCGCGCTTACCATCTATGATACCTTTTTTGGTGCCTGGTTGCATATCATAATAATATTTATTTTCACCTGTTAACTCATCATGATCGATAGAGATATTCTCTGGTGACCAGCGAATGAATTTAAAGTATTTTGAATTTTTTAACGTGCGATCATCAACTTTAAAGATTACCATCTTTGCACCACAGCGGGGGCAATCACCATAGAATGAGAAATCTCTCCATTGATATTTTGCACGTTCTATAGGTTGGTTTTCACCGCAACTGGGACATACTAAGAAGCGGCGAAATTTCAAATTAATTGATACAAAACAATTACCATATGTGAAATAATCAAGTCCTATCTCAATTAATAGGCGTTTTAGATTTATATTATGATCGATTAATTCGCTGTAATCGGCTTGTAATTTTTCATCTTCTAAACCCTCAATTAGAAGATCCGTTACTGGATATTCTGCGAGTTTAGTTATAACATTGTTTACAAATTCATTACGATAGTAAAAGATACGGCAGAGCTTGAACAGTGATTTAACTGTTCTAGGCATGAAGAAACGACTAAGATCTAAAAATGGATTAGGGTAAATTAATCTAGTTGTCGCAAGCGCCTGGGCATCTCCGCCCCCTATTAATTGATCACTGTACGGCGTGGTCGGCATTATTTTATTTCCTTATTTTAGTATGTGGACAGGACTTATAAAAGCCCTTTGCACAATTACAATTATAACACAATATTTGATATTTATTAGCCGGAAATTTATTGCGGATAATAAAACGATATGTGTCTGTTCCTATATTTATATTTTGTTATTTACGTTCTTTATTACCATTATTAAAGATATGATCAATGGTTAGTAGTACTTAATTCACAATTACAATTTCTGCAATTTTTCATTCAAATATTCTAATATACTTAAATACTTTCCAGCTTGAATTTCTTCAGTAGTTTCGCCTAAGGGGAAAGGTCCTTTAACAGATAACTCTTTCGCTTTTTCTAAGTAGGGATTTTCTAGCCCAACTTGTGGCGGATAAATAAAAACACCGGCATCATTACACATAAATTTTATATATAATTGCACTTCTTTCGAATACTCTAAACCTGGTCTTATTTGATCGGCTAATTGTACAGCATACCAAATCTGCTCTGGCGTACAACCATCGAGTTTCGTGAAATCTGGAACTATATCATTTAATGCCAATGTTATATCTTCAAATGCATAAAAGTTTTCCCAGAATTGACGTGTGTGCTTTAACACTTTTAGAGCCATAGTCTTATTAAACTCTTCTTCCGATAAATCCGGATAGAGTTGTCTAAGAGTATCAGGTTCTAAAACGTCGTCTTCTTGAACAAACTGTAATAAATCTTCAGTACGTGACATCAATCTTTCTTCATATGATTAGATGGTTCATTAATAGTTATATTTAAACTATCTTTTGCTTTTGGTTTTGGAGCTTCGCCTGGTTTAACTGGTGGTGTCGAGTCAGTGTCAGGATACATCTCATGGGTACCAACAGCTAATTTTTCAAGGCTCTTAGCAATCTTTTGTCTTACAGGCGTTGGCAATGATTCAAATATATCCAATCCCTCAGGTCCTTTTAAATCTTCAGCTGTCGCTGCATCAACTATACCATTAGGTAATTTTCTCAATGACTCGAGATTTATTTCAATACCATTATAACCCGCTACCTTTACAAAACGTTGTGGAGTCGTATCAAACACAGAAAATACTGGATCTTCTATCGATTTATTCCATTCACGGTTTAGTCCGAGTTTACGATCGATTTCTTCTAATACTTTAGCAGTTTTTACTGGACCTAATGTACTTGCTTGTTTTGCTAATTCATCGAATACGTTTCGTTCGGCTTCCAATACATATCCTTTACGTGCTGCTATTGCTGCACCAAAAGTACGACTTAACGTATTAGGGTGTATATTTGCGTACTTTTCTATACGTGTTCCTTTATAATCTACACCGAATTTATCCGCAGCAATTTTAACGTTGGCTGCAAACTCGAACGCATTTAACGGTGAAAATCTTTTCCAATGATCTGTAAAGTAAGCCATTGCTTTCTTTACTAACTGAGCGGTATGAATAGGATATTTTTCATGCAAAGCATACTTAACATTTTCATCAGTATTCTTTTCACGCATAGCACTAACTTCTGCGATATTCACCCAATTGGTTGCTTGTTTTTCCTCCGCATATTTTTTTATGGTTTCAGGAACAGGTAATTTATAATAATGTGCAGCTTTAGCTAAATGGTACGAGGCCACTTTTACCAATTCCACTGGAAGCGAATTTGCTTTATCTTCGAAAATCCGCATATTTAGTTCGGTAATGAATCTATCACACATGGCAAGCTTTTTCATTTTTCCGATGTGCGGGTGAAAGAGAATCAATGCGAACTTATCATCAGCCATTTTTTCAGTTTCGTCTAAGGACGGAATGTGCGCATTCTTTATAAGTTCATCCTTACCTTTTGTAATTTCGACCAAATAGTCGATTTGTCCTGCAGTCACAAGATCAGTAACATCATACTGCAACGACGCTAATTTTTTCATTTATTTTTCCTTAATTTCTTTACAAACGCCGCACCAGTATTACCTGGACAGCTTGGCTTTCCTTGTAACTCATCGTGTGTATACACGTCTTTATTTGTTAAATATAGTAATTTTCGTAGATACGCCACTGTCCAAGCTAAGGCATCTATCTGCGCTTTAGGGGACTCACCGTCGCGACATTTTACTAACTTACCATCTTCTATATAATTATAGTAACCTCCAAGACAAATAGCAATAGATATCGTATTCTTATTCTTTACATGCGAAGTTATATCTTCCAACTTATTGCATTGATATATTTTACCATCTGGCTCAATAAAAAATGTATACGCGATTCTTGGCATACCTCGTCCTAATGTAATATTAGGTGAGTTAGTAATACAAAATTTATTCGTATCAGCAACCGTTTTGGTCCCAAGACTCTGATGGATGACAATGTTTTTTATCTGTGATACCTGTCGTTTTTTCCAACGTTGTCCGTTTGTATTCCAGGGTAGTGTATCTGACACATCAATTATATTCATGGGTGCTCTTCATTTGACCAGTCAACATTTTCGATACGACTGGCACCACCAATACTAGTAACAATATACTTTGATCCAATAATATACCCGAGTAAGGATAAACCTACGAGGTACCATAGATATGATAATATAATACCATTAAACACAAAATAGATAGTAGAATAAAACCACACAATCCACGAACCTCGTCCTAATGAGAATTTCTCTTCGCCGGTTCGTTCATCATAATCGCTTACTGAATCTACAAAAAAGTCAATTACATTGACTATAAATTTTTTAATTAAATCAATTGTTTTGTTTGCCATAGCTTTAAAAAACATAAACACTTACTCCCAATCTTAACTTGTCATACCAGTTTGACCCATTTGCTTTTCCTACAACCTGATAGCTCATATATACCACCCAATTATCAAATCTGTAACTAGCGCCAGCATATACCTGTCCAACTGGATTCACGTCAGCTGAGAGTGCAAAAACCTTAAATGGTATCGGCACCATCTTTTTATTGTTAATTATTATTAACGAACTATCAATTGGTGGACGTTTTGTTAAGGTCCACGCAAACTTTTTTGTTGTATCCTCTAATGGATAATATGTTATTGTTAACACACCAAACGAACTATCAGAAATAGTTCCTTCATATGGTGTGCTTAATTTTGCGATTAAACTATCTTTGTTAAATGTTGAATCTAATAGAGCACGTATGCGTGCACGATATTGATCGTCTAACTTTGCTATTCCCGCCGCATAACCACTCGTGTCTTTACGTGGTATATATTTATGTATTGTAATTGTGTCTGTTTGAACTGGAGAATTAGCAATAAGTTCCGTATAAAATTTATCGTCTTTTGCTTTTTGCTCGCTGACGGCTTGTGCTTTATCACTCACATGCCATAACCAGGCACCTAAAATAATAACACCAACTAATCCAATAATAATTAATGTGCTTTTATATGCACCGATTAATTCTAATAATGTATTCATTTTTTATGTTTTTTCTGGAATTCTTCGAACTCCGTTTTATCCATAATCACTAATTTTTTCTTCGCTTGATGGATTAACCATATAAGCGTTCCATACCCTCCAAATGATCCCAATCCTGCGGCTATAATTCCTGCTATTTCATATGTAGTAAAAAAACTAACTACTAAAAACGACATGTACCCTGCAAAGACTCCGACAATTGCGTGTATGATCATCAATCCCAATGACAGCTTATCTAGTTCCTGTGATTTCGCCAGGAATTCAGATAAATATCTTACGATACCGCCTAAGATACTTGTTAATATAATTTGTATTGTATACAACGGGTCAATTGTCATAGTGTGTGACATTTCTTTATCATAGATGGTATCAGTATTAACATCATTCCTGCCAGCAATACCGCAAGGCCAAACACAATTGTATAATTATCACGAATGGCATCTAATGAAAATGTAAACGAACTTGTAAATGTAAACACAATATATACAAATTTCGCGCCGTTGGGAGTAGGTTCAGGAATTATTACCCACGATATCAAATAACGTACACCATCTGTTCTTGTAATAACCACTGGCGCTAAGTCTTCTGGCAGTGTAAAATGTTCTAAGCTATTATAAAATCGAGTAAACTGCCCAGGAGATACCGTTCCGATTTCTTCCGCGCGGGCAATACTATTTTTGACATTGCCCACGGACATATATTTTTGGTAATATGGATTTCCACCTATCCATATAAATGGATATCCATTTTTGGGATCATATCTTGCCATTATTTGTGCTTCAGTGTTATCAATTTTAGTTGTAGTGGTTAAAAATTTAGCCAACTCTATTTCATTTCGTTCCTCAGCACGCGTATGTTTGAAATAATAATCAGACATACGTAATAATGCTGTCGTCTTAAAATGTACACGTTGTGAGTACAAAGAACGCTCTATGTCATATAAAGCAGTCCTTGTCACATACAGGGTACCTATTACCAATACTATATTACAAATTATAAGGAGTATTAATGAAGTCAGTTTCCTTCTCATTTTAAAATTTTCCTTGGAGGCGTCCATAGCCGCCTATAATTTACTCTTCGACCAATACCGTGTCGATAAGTGGTACTAATATCTCGCCGGGTATTTTTTCGGCGCTTATTTGCGATTTTTTAATTTTTGTAAACACAACTTCATGTTCTTCGGTATCAAGTTTTGCTAACTCCACTTGATAGTCTTTTATAAGTGCTGGATCAGAAATTTTCGTCAACATCTGTCCCTTATCATCCGGATATTGTTTTACTTCACCTTTTTCATCTTTATCAGCGTATTTTTGATGAAGTTCTTTTGCAATTTCTTGTGCTTCATTTAAGACTTTATCGCAAGCACGAATATTTTTTGCTATTTCAAATGCTACGGTTAGGCGTTCTTTACCTAATTTTTGTAAAGCATCTTTTATCATAAATATTTCTGCATATTTCATAAATTAGAATTCTCCTTTATATGTGTAATATAAGTATAATTTACGAAAAATGCAACAATTTATTCGGTTATTAACTCTTTTAGAAGATCAGCAATCTTCGGAGCAACTGTTGTGGCATCGCCTTCAAATGCGAAAATCTGCTCATTTCCGCCGGCCATCGCTGGCCCAGGAAGCGCTTGATTTTTTGAAGGCGCAATAATAGATACTTGCACACCATTAGCTATTTTACGAAAATTTATTGATGCGGTAACACCGCTTTCTAAAAGTGTTGACATTGATATTTGGGTCATTTTATTTATCCTTTTAATTGTAATTCCAATTCTAAAACTCGTTTTTCTAATCTAATAATTTTATCTTTTTGTGTTTCTATTTGTATATAATGTTTTTGTAATTCATTCAAAAGCAATACAGGCAATTTTTCATATGCAACATAGTCAGGTCTACCATTGTTGTCATATCCAACTAATTGTGGAATAACGCTATTGACTTCTTCAGCGAGTAATCCAAATTGTCTTTCAACAATATGAAATTCTGGTTTAAAATTAAAACTGATAGGACGCAATTTGTAAATAAGGGTCGAGTCTAGTTCTAAATCAGTTATCCGCTCTTTATATCGCAAAGAAGATGATGTAGTTCCCAACAAACCATTACTGTCAACATAAACTGCGCGAGTACTTACTGTTCTTGAATAAACGTCGGGGACAGTAAATTGACCGTCTGACCCTAATTTCATCTTTGTTTGTGACCCAGAACCTAAATTATCATAATCAAAATACAAAGTGGTTAAATTACCATCCAAATTAATACACCAATAGTGTGGTCCATTACTATTCACAAGTTTAAACCCCGCATAATACGATATACTCGAAGTATTAACACTAATAAGTGTATTCGCTGAGTCAGTTGTTGCGGATATATTTCCAGAAGCAGTCATTGCACCGGCAGTTAGGGAGTTGGCAATAGTAACATTTGCTGATGGATCAATAGTCATAGCCAGACCATTATATGTGTAAATCTTTAGGCCATTATAAGTGGCTGTATATTTTTCAAAGTAAACATCAGAAGCACCTACATAGATATTCCCATCTACAAGTAAGTTGTTGTCTGCAACATCACTTGCACCTCCAACGTGTAAACCTTTAGAGATGGACACGGAGTTGGCGTTACCTGTGAATACGTTGGTATTTGGAAGTGTGAATGTGCTACTACTCGTTATTGCTCCATAAATATCTACTCCACCATCTATTCTTACATTACCTCCACCTGTGTTATCACTGAATCGTAATCCTGTACCACTTGTGTAAATGTCCCATTGATGCGAAGAAGAACCACCGCTATAGATATTGAGTGTAGAACCGCCCGAACGAGAAATAATTAAACTACTGTTTCCGTTATAAGTAATGTTGAGTGTGCCAGCAAGGGTAGCTGCACCGGCAGTTAGGGAGTTGGCAATAGTAACATTTGCTGATGGATCAATAGTCATAGCCAGACCATTATATGTGTAAATCTTTAGGCCATTATAAGTGGCTGTATATTTTTCAAAGTAAACATCAGAAGCACCTACATAGATATTCCCATCTACAAGTAAGTTGTTATCAGCTACATCTGATGTACCTCCTACATGTAATCCTTTACTAATGGATAATGAATTTGTGTTTCCAGTAAGTACATTAGTATTGGGTAAAGTTATAGTTCCTGTAAAGTTCGCAGAACTTGAAATAGTCTGTCCGTTAATAGTGCTTGCTACTGCTAAAGTGCCAGTAAAACTGGCAGAACTTGAAATAGTTTGTCCATTTACTGTTCCACATTGAAATGCTGCTGCCGTCTTTAATACCGCTGCACTATCTCTATATAGCCAAACGTCGATAGGATCACCAGTACCTTCACCAAATCCTATTCCCTTTTTATTAAAAGAAGGGCCAGCATAAATTCCTATGTAGTATAGACAATAGTTAGCATTTTGACTTGTTCCAGAATAAGATATTATATCACCACCACCATAAAGTACCATTAGACATGTATTACTACCATTTAATAAAAAAGTAACATTCTCTGCTGTTACTGAAACGTCTCCTCCTTGTCCAGTGGAAGATGCATACAAACCTCCAACATTAAGAGTTCCACCAGAAATTGTTCCACCAGAAATTGTTCCACCAGTAATTGTTGCAGTTGAAGTAAAACTGCCTACTAACCGCATCACATTATTAGAAGTATCATAACCTATATAAACAGAACCATCACCTTTACCAACATAAAAATAGGTATTATTAGCTCCTATAGTTCCCCACGGCATTGTTACATTTCCGGTGGTTTTAGCTGCGGCAAAAACTGGATACGCCTCAGACTCCCAAGATGCACAGAAACCATATCCATTTTTCCAATCAGGTGTAGAACCCCAATAGTTTCTGCCCACAAAAGCCCACATCCATTGTGAATTTATATACTTGCCTACATACATAGAAGGATTGGTTGAATTGGCTAGTAGATTCAAGTATACATTATTTGAGTCATTGTATGTTAGAGCATCAGAACCAATAACCCAACTCGCTATTCGTGCCGTGAGTACTCCTGTAGATAAATTTTTAGAGAATTGAACATAGGGAGTGCTGGTATAATCTGGAGATAATGAGAATCCAAATTCATTCTGCCAATCACTGCTATAATACAGAAGCCCTACATTAACACCTATCTTAGAACTTGTATTCCTCATAAACAACGATGAAGCTACTGAGTTAGCAATAGAATATAATGTAGAGTAATTATCACCTGATGTTTTATATAAAGCAGAATCTGTAAAATTCCAACCGGCAATCTGATACTGACGAGTTGTCATTTCAAATACTGGGGCTGTATTATAGTCGGCAGCTAAAGTAAATCCAAATTCATCACGCATACTTGATTCACGATAAACATTTCCAATACAAATAAACGGACCTGATGAACCGCCACGCATAATAATTGAAGGCTTAGTATAAGCGCCGCTGAATTGGGTCGCATCCGAGAGAATATAAACATAATCTTGACCGTGATCATGCCACAAAGCTTTATTATTAAATCGCCAGCCCGCAATATGCGCTCTAAATGAAGAACTATTATCATTCTTATCACACGATATCTCAAATAAGTTGCCAAGATTCCATTGAACAAATTGAATCCCATAACGTACATTATTTCCTGTTGCCGTCCATTTAGATACCCCACTCCAAGTGCCTCCGGGATCAACATCTGCTACCCGTCCAACAAATAATTTAAAAGTATCAGAACCGCCATTATGATTACCTATTGTCAAACCCGCCGTATAATCTCTCGCTGCATAATCTTCAAATCTACCTGCTTTTGAAGCTAAACGAACTCCAGTTCCTTGCCAGTATTTTTCATCTACTGCATCAGATAAGGAATCTTTAGCAAAAACCGTAGGGTCGAAAGACCAACCGGCAATATGACTTGTATTAGTGGCATCAGCAGTTAAGAAAAACAATTCATTTCCAGAAGCATCATAAGCATTTATACCAAATTTGGTAGACCAACCCCATGCTGTTGTTAATATTCGACCAACCGTTATTCGAGCAACACTTGTTGTTGAATAAGCAGCACCGTTAACAATAGTTAAAGCAGCGCCACCAGCATCTTGATAAAGTGCCACAGATTGTGTTCGACTATCACCAGCATTTTTATAAAAAGCGTATTGATTTATTCCCCAATTGGCAATATGAGCTGTTCCACCGGAATCAACACGCATTATAGATGTTCCAGATGAATTTAATAGCTCAAAACCAACAACATCACTACCAGAATCAAAAGCTTTAAGAGAACCAAGACGTAAATTCCATCTTGATCCATCATGAAATCCTAAATAGGTTATAGTTCCAATAACGCCCATCTCCATCAGAACGCCAGAAGAACCTCTTAGCCAAAAAATTGGTCTTGATCCATTATCCCAAAATCCGAATCCGGCAGAGTTATTAGCTTCTCCTATACCGGCACTAAGATAATTACCTATTTGAAGAATAGACCCTAATGTCATTCTATTTGCATCAAAACTAAATCCAGAAATTGTTGCTGTCCCACTTGTAGGTAAATAGAAATTTTTTGTTGTTCCAGAACCAGTATATCCAGATATGCCGGATGAATTAATAACAACGGCTTGATAACCATCAACGGTATAACGTCCAATGTATGTTCCTGCTGCTGCAATAGCTGTTGATGTTCCAGCATCAAGAACTCTCATCCCAGCAGAAGATAGAGATATTGTTGGATTTTGAATACTTCCACCAAATCCTCCTGCTATTGCCCACATACCGTAACCTGACCCAGTATTACTTCCATCTGTTTTTTGATAAACAGTAGTTATACTACCGCTTTCAACTTGCAATCCCCAGAAGGCAAGTTTCTTAGTTGCTCCACCACTATGACGCAATACCCAGTCCATCCCCGACTGATAACCAGTAAAACTTGTTCTTACAACACTTAATCGTGTCCAAGTATCAGCGTAGATAGTTCCAAACACTCCCCAAATATCGCTATTAACTGTACCGTTTGTATCAGTCCAAACCCAAACCGATGTAGTGTATGTTCCACTGGATAACGCTCCGGTCAAATTCAGATAATACCATAAATCAGTTGCATCATCAGATTTATGATATAATACTGTACTTCCATCTGGCGCAGTTACATTACCAGTAATATCTGTACCGACACCACCACCAGATCGCCCATAAAAACAATCATCGGATACACCTGTAAGTAAGTTAGTATGTATCTTACCAACGTAGAAAGTATTACCTATGGTAGAACCTCCACCTACAGCAAGTGTTCCAACAATATTTGCATTACCTTCCGCATACAAATCTCTTGTATAAACTCCAAACGTGCTTGATGCTAATGCTCCATATGTTAGTGTATTGACTCCACTTAAATCGCCAATTTGAGAACGAGTTATTAAATCGGTCTGTGGAGCAGTCGTCCATGTCGCTATGCGATCATACGGACGATTACCTACTTCATTCAGCGCACATCTTTCTAAAATACCGTTCCCCGATACTCCATAGTCTAAAGCAATAGTTCCTTTTGTATAAGTAGTAGATGTACCAGACTGTTTTGTATATGTGTAACGCTGATATTTATTTGTGGTATCTCTATCATAATATGTTACAGTCAACCACGCTTCAGTAATATCCAAATGAAACGCGCCCATCGAAATATTCTTAATGCGAACATAATCTCCGTCAGCAAAAACCTGACCTGTATAGCCAGTGATTTCTTCTACATACAAATAAGTATCAGTACCACATACAAAATCTTGATATAATTTAGCAGCAGATTTACAAATAATTTGTCCACCAACTAATGCTTGTTCAATATCAGTAATAAATGATTTTGCATGCATCTCATTGACAGTTAGTTTTCCAAACACAGAGCCAACTTGTGTTAAATAATATCCAGTATATGGATCACTTACAGAATAGGTAGTTGAATAGATAGCTTTTGCGTTTGCCATTATTACATTGCCAGCAAATGTAGCAGAGTCGTCACTTTCTAAAATACGTAGTGCTTCAACACCGGCAACTGTAACAGCAAATCTTGCCCCTCCACTTGTTTCTCTTGATATATACGTATTTGTCCCAACACCAAGCATGTATCCTTTACCCGTAGCAATAGTCACATTTCCATTGGACAAAGTAAGATTACTTGGAACTACCACATTCCCAGAATTGTCAATCGTGATTGAATTAGCTAAAGCATAATTATCGCCGCCCAGATACAAATAGCTGTCTGTACGCTTTAAGACTCCTATAAATGCTGCTGATGTATTTGATTGAGGTGCTATGACACATATATTATTTGGTATAACAATTTCATTACCTTGAAATTGACCGCTTGTGTAAGAAGTTAAATTAACTCCAATAGCAACGGCTCTTGTTGCTTCACAAGTGCCTAATTGCAATACTCGATAAGCACCACTATAACCAAAATAAGAATCTGTTATGTATAATGGTGTTGACCCTATACCAACACCGAGCGTACTCTTATTTAATCTAAGTGCATAGCCAACGCCATACGAATAAAACCCCAAATCATTTGTTGTCTCAATTAAATTAACATCCCAAACCACTGAATCAGATCGTTTTATCCTAAATGGTGTCTGACTTCCAGCAGCAGTAATATTTACAATTAGTCCATAATAATCATAATTGGTTGTTATATAACCATTCGTTAAAGTAATGTTATTTGCAAATGTAACAGCGTTAGTAGTCTTATCAAAAATTACTGTATTTGTACCACTTTCGTTGTAAATATACAAATTACTATTACTAAGCTCTCTTTGACCAACAAACCATTCTCCGGCTCCATTAGTTCGATAAGATAGTCCGAGATAGTTTGTGTTTGCAGGACGATTTAAAACAAAATATTTATTGGTAATTGGCTGTAAATATATGTTCTCCTTGAACATCCAAGAACTATTGCTAATGTGAGCTGAATAGCCATAACTTGTATGCTCAACATAATATTCACCAACGGGAGTAGTTTTGGAATTATTAATAGTTGGATTTACTGTAAAACAATTTAATAACCTCCAATTTATATTTACTCCGTAAGTTACTGGATTTAGTTTAACGTAAACAGACTTTGCTCCTCCATTTACTCCCTCCAAACGCACAGCCAACAGTCGAGGATTGTAAGAATGATGCTCAATTTCCAACATAGGAGAATACGAATCAGGAGTATAATATGTTGTCATTACTTTTATTTCAAAAGGCTGCTCATTGTCTGTAGAACTAATATATCCTTTAACAGTAGCATAACCATATTCACCTCCAAATGTGAATAATTTTAGCCAGACAGGATCGCTACCCGCTTCCCAACTTTCTGTGTAAGTCGTTGAATTGTACATTCCGTTGCTTATTACAGCATTAGCAAATGTAGCTACATGATCAGCTCCAAGCGTTAATGTTAAAGCATCATCAGAGCCGTAAAATGCCGACCAGCCATCATCGCGCACAAGAAATCGTGTACTTCCACTTGAGTTGGATGCTTCAAAACTGTATGTACTCGAACTTGTTCCAGTACCACGAACAGATAATCTACCATTACCTATTACTGGAATGCCTACAAATCCATTTTTATCTATTAACAATCTTACTAAATCAGGCGCACTTAATCCTTGTGATGATTCTGTCCTGATTGCGAAATCACCATAAGCGTATTGATCGTTACCTAACCACCAACGTCTTGAGTCAGATGCTCCAGATTTATAATCCCAAGCCACATATTTACCATCTGTAGCGCTTGGTAATGTTATAGATGTAAATGGAGTTGCTGTTTCAACACCGATATAACCATTGCGCTGGGTTATTCCAGCGTGCCAAGAGCTACCATACCAATCATATAGCGTCCATGCAGAATTACTTAGAGGATTAAGGGCGAATGCTGGGGTAGAAGAATTATAAGCTACCCCCAATCCTGTAGATTGCGAACCTGCTACAATTGTAAATCGTGAAGTATAATATCCATTTATGGTTGGATCATTCCCTCCAACAACCACAGATCCAATTGAAGAAGCCAAAACTACAGCACCCTGAGAAGAAGGATTGCCTGTAGTCGTCGTACCATCAGCAAAACTCGGTGTTATAAAATTACCTAAATGAACAGCAGTACTTGTAAAATCATATGAAACTGTTAATTTAGACCCAGAATCAAATAAACCATTATTCTGGTAAACCTTAACCTTCATCACTAAGGTTGATGAAGAAGCGGTATCAACATCTAAAGTGATCGAATTAGATACCCCTTCTTCATAATCCGACGCAATATACGCCGTCATATTATATTCACCACCTGCATACCAATCTCTTACTCTTACAGTATATCTGCGAACCAAAAAAACAGGATTGGCATTACCTGTCTCCATTCCAGAAAAAACTAAAGTAACTGTTCCAAATAAAACCCCAGACTTGTATCCTGTATCTGGATTAGTAAACTGGAGAACTTTGCGAATTTGGGAATCCTCTGTATAGCTAAAAACTTGAGAACCAGAAAAACGCTTACTTAATGAAGGCGTACCAGAAACAAACTCAATACTACCGATATTGCTCAAATCAATAACAGTTTCAGAACCAGAAGTATTTCTTGTAGCCCATGTAACCCAATCTGATTCGGCTTTATTTAGAACTCTTATATTACTTTGATGGAGTAAGACCCCCGAAGTTCTTAGATCTCCTATCGTTATCCAACTACCAAAAAGATACCCACCATAACCGCTGCCTTGATTACAACGGACACTCCAACCACTCTGATCGTTTAACAAACCAATTCCAGAAGAATCCCAATATAAATATCCTTTAATAGTGCTATCGTGATTCGTCCTCATTCTAATACCGCCAGAAGTAGGACTTCCTCCAGAAGAAATGTTCCAAAAGTTTAGACCGTCACAATACCAATGCGTAGTTTGAACTTCATTATATAATCCTGTTTTATTAGTCGTAACGTAAAACCAGTCGTCGGTAGAAACTATACTTGTAAAATAGGCCCGCATACTTTCATGAACATAAAATGGTCGCTGCCAACTACCTCCAACAGCACGACGGTAAAGATTCATTTTATCACCACTTACGTGCCACATCCAACCAACGTTAGACTGATCTGTTTCACAGAATGCTAATGTAGGCGCGTCACCTACAAGTTTAATTCCTCCACCCCAACCTTCAGGATTTGAACTGGTATCAAACCAATTTTGATATATCTGCAATTTGCTATTATAGTCAGTGGCAAGATTACCACCAAGAATAATAGAACCTCCAGAAGTGGCATTTAATATTAATGGCAAAGTTGAATAAGAGGCGAGTTCGGCGTACTTAAATGTCTTACCAGCATTGGTAATATAAATATTAAAATTCATATCGACGCCATTTGTTATATCAACTAATCTGTTAGCACTTGACCCCTCAGTCGTATCAAATATACTCAAACTCGAATATCCGGCATTTGCAAAAACACCTTGCTTGCTAATTGATACTTCACCATAATGGTTAATCTGCATGTGAGCTATAGCACCAACAGCCCAATTATTCGATGTGGCAAAATACATCTTGCTACCATAAGTACCACTTGATTGCACATATATACCGGCATGTGTTTTGTCAGCGTAACTGGGATTCGGAATACCCCAAGTTATACCTTGTGAATAATCATAATAGCTGACATCATTAGTAGGCTCAAAATGCAATCCACATTGCGAAGTCAATCCGGGAGTGGGATAACTAATATTAATTGGAACTTTATCAATTGTAATATTACCGCTACTCGTTATAGCACCAGAATTAATTGTTGATGCAAATGTAGCATTGCGTGACGTATCAAAACTTAATGCTGCTGCCCCCTCATAATACAGACGAAAAGTATCACCTGTTATTTCGATATAAGCCGACCTGGCAGTTGAACCAGTTTTATTGAAGTAAACGTACGGATTAGATGCATTTTGTGTAATTAATACAGATCCCTGTATTGTGCCCAAATTAGAAAAATTACCTGTTGTAATATCCCAATAACTTAACCAATAGCTATTTGAATGATTATAAAAGCCAATTAGACTTGATGTAGATGTCCCTGAATTTATTATATCTACTTGCTTTCCATCTGTGTTTGATGCAGTAAAACGCAGATAACGATTATCAACAGAGTTGTCTTTAACAATTTCAATTCCTGGACTTGTTGAAGTAGTAACAGTGAGTTTCCCACTACTCATTATAGCACCTACTGTAAAGCTACCAGTACCTATACTAAAGTTTGCTCCTAAAGTAGGAGCCGTTTGTGAGCCCTTAGCAACATGTGCTCTGGTTCCTAACGCCCATTTGGTATTAGTAGTATCCCAGTATATTAATCTATTTGTTCCGCCGGTTCCACTATCGATTTCGAATCCAGCATAATTAGGAATTGCTGCGTCATTATTAACTACTTGAAATGGATTAGCAATGATAACTGTACCATAATTAGTCCAGGTTCCATATGAAATAAATGAATTATAAACGGTCAGTGAGTCTATTTCGGCGGTAAATCCTTTTAATTCCGCCACACCAGACCCAAATTTTAAATACTGACTTTCACTATTTACTACATATAATCCTTTAGCGTTTAATTCAGAAAATGGTGTAGTCGATTTAATTTCGATATCATCTATATACAAACCTACTTGATTATTACCAGATATCGTTATTGTTATATCGCTATCAGTTTGCGGTGTAAAAGTCGCTACAAATTCAGACCAGTCATAAAGACCGCCCTGACCAGAATCATAATTTAAAAGTTCATGTTCAGTATCATCATAATTTGCATATACTCCTACAGTGCCTTCCATAGGCCAATACCAAAGTGTAATTGAAGTAGAATGTCCTGGAACGGCTGCACCAAGATTTTTTGAGGTCCAACACATCCAATCACGTTCAGACGCACCTGTTCCCAAAAAACTATAAGTGCCGGTATGTGCTTTAGATGTAGATCGAGCAAATCCAGTACTTGTACTCCAACCATTTGCACTAGATTCAAAATCAGTAGTATCTAATCCACTGGAAGTAATTGAGCGCCATGATGTATTTCCAGTCATATATGTGATTGGTATACTATTAATATCGTTTATATACAAACCATAACTATCAATAAGTACTTTAGCTGTAGCATAACTTGTACCGCCAAATCCTCCTACTGTTCCCCATAGTCCGTATGTGTTAGTTGTTAAATATCCTAAACGTGCTTTCTCTGAAGAACTGTATTCGGCCATTACATAAGGATGACTATCAGCTACACTCATAATAACACCGGTACCAGAACTAATATTTTCAATTGTATTAGCATTGATTGTCCAGCCACCGACAGTTATAACTCCAGCAGATGTCCATGCGATATTACTACTTGCCAAATATCCAGAACCATTTGTTGCTAATGAAATACGAGTATAATCATTTCCACCAGAACGATAAAGCAGTCGAACACCGTTTGTTGAATCTACAGTAACAAATGAGTATGAATTGGCGTATTTACCGGCAGCGAAGCCATAAACGTTTGACGAATAACCGTATATGCCATTTAAATTACCAATTGCCCAATGTTCAGTCCAAGCATTATAAGTTACATCATTATCACGGACATTTCCAACGATCGTAGGTCCATATTGTGCCGCACTTTTAACACTACGCAACGAATATAAATCGATAAAACCATCTCCTGTGACCCCAGTATTAAATATTGCGTCGCCGGCGTACCATGCATGAGCTGCATGTTCTTCGATGTTTCTATCCACTACGTATGTGTAAGGTCCTACTCCTGATGGACCGGATTCAATTTTCATAAATTCAATTACTGCATTTGCTTCTAAATATACAATATCACCAACAACCAAATTATTATGTTTTGTATATATTGTAGTGGCAGATTCGCTTGCAGCCAAATCCGACGTTAGTACTGTGGTAGGTCCTACCAATACGCGGCCGCCAATTGTTGCTAATGTATCTTGTGCTACTAATGTCTCAACTATAAGTTCAGCGGCATGTAAGGTAAGATATTTTTTACTTAATGAACCAAGATTTAAATCGTAATTACTTGCGGGTAAAATATCATTTCCGGTAGGATCAAGTATTATATCTCCGCCAGGAGCGATGTTTAAATTTACCCCTGTGTCTGTATAAAGATTACCACCCTTAACATATAAATTACCAGTTAATGAGGCACCAGCGCTAAATTCTACTAATCCAGAACTACCGGTTAATGTATTCGAGTTGGGCAATGTTAATGTGCTGCTTAGTGTTAAGGCGTCTGAAATCGTTTGTCCACCACGTCCGGCAAGATACAAATATTGTGTATGATCATCACCTGTTGTTAAATTCGATAATGCGTGGTGATCTGTAGCTATATAATTCGATGTCGGCAACGGAGTAACTGCGCGGTAATCTGCCGCTTCGATATACGTTGGAGGGCTTCCAGTATTACGATAAATTATTCGATACAATAATTTCATCTCTGCTACCGGTAATGTATCGTATATTAGATTTTCGGGAACATTGTTTGCGCGTGCATTTGCTATATTAGCATCGACTCTTTGTCCCATCAACACCATAATAGGATAAGATGTATTATTCGACGCAAATACCCAGTAGGCCACATAATTATTCGCCGGCACAGCTGTTAGTGTTGTGCTATTATTATATTGAATATTACTACTTACTTCATAATAAGGAACGGCCGATCCTGCTATTGACTTGTAGGCTGAGGATCCATCGTGATATAATACCATACATGAAGTTTGTTGCGTAATTTCATGTTCAATATCTTCATCATATATTTCTCCCGCAGCAATCGTAATACTGCTATTACCAAATGTACCTGCTAAACCAGATGCATAACGAGTTCCTACAGTTTCATGTAAGTATTCATGCGTCCATTGATCGCGCCCCATCCAGTGACGTTCGTCTGAAAGTATTCCTACACCAGTAGTTGAATTCCAATAAACACCGGCTACTAAGCATTGATCGAAACCAGGATATGAACTGCTTGCAGTTAATGTGGGTACATTATCAACTAAACTATAATATATCCAGTAAAAATTAGTTGAATCTGTAATTGTTACATATGATGTATTTAATGTATATTCAGAACCGTTCAGATAAACTTTAAAATTTGTACCTGTAATAGTCATACGACGGTTTGTATTATTAAATGACAATGCTGTATCAGCACGATTTGGAAATCCTGTATAGTGCTTAGTCGTTGTAAACAATGTAGGTAGTTTTACTGATGTGCCTAATGTTAACGCAACAAAAGTCGGTGAACTAGATGATAATACCGGATTCGCGCCTTCGACTACTGATACATTATTTATTTTGTAAGTTTTGCCTGATGCGAGATTCCAGTGTTCAGTTGATGTCCAATTAGTGTTTGACAGATCCCATAAGATAGTCTTATCAGTAGTGCCCTTCAAAATAATACCACCACCGTCTGCCAATGCATCGGTTGGATTTGTACTAACAGCCATTGAAATTTGCTTGTCGGCTACTTTAAGAACTGAAATATCTACTTCATCAATATCCCCAGTTAAATATATATTTCCGGCAATGTATATATCTCTTCCAATATGTACATCACGTGGTCGTCCGGTGTTTATACTTCCAATATCATATGTCGCGTCAGTCTCATAATTGAAACTTGCCCCACCGTGCAATATTACTCCGTTTTTAGTTATTCCGGTCTGCCCACCTGCACCAGTTCCAGTTCGTTTTGCAACTATCCACGCTGAATCTCCAGATGAATATGTTAGTAATTGATTATCACCGCTAGTGTTATCTACTTCAATTCCACCATAACTTGGTAATGCGGCATTATAATTCAAGACCTGTATCGGAGCTGAAATAACTACTGAACCATATTGATGCCAAGTACCATACTGATTAAAATTACCATAGATGGTTAAGTCTTCTACTTCAAAACCACTTCCTTTTATCTCTGCTATTCCCTTGCCGAATTTGATATATGAATTTGCATTGTTTACAAGGAAGAGTCCTGCTGCGCTTAACTCCGAAAACGACGACGAATATTCCAGACGTACTGTTGAGAGATAATATTCATACACAACTGTGCCTGATATAGTAACAGTAATTATACCATTAGTGGTAGTGGTGAAAGTTTTTTGCCACGTACTATTTGTATATGGAGGAACGGTTACAGTATAATCGGTATAACTTCCGCTATGTGCAATGCGAATAGTAATATCTGAAGGAGCATTAGCGCAATTATGTTCTATTCTTAAAGTATAAGTTTTATTTGCAACTCCGGCCCCTAAACTTTTATAAGTTGATTTTCCAGACCCCGCTGTTGCTTTAATATAGTTAGTTATCCAAGAGAAGCCATTTGTCACATCCCAACCTTCTGCGCTGGAAGCAAAGGTAGCGTTTTCTACAACTGTCGTATCAATAGAACGCCAATCAGTATCACCAGTAATATATGTTATGGGGGCGCTATAGTCATCATTAATATATAGTCCAGAGCTATTAATAAATACTTTTGCGTTATCATACGATGTGCCGCCAAATCCACCAACAGTTGCCCAAATACCATTTACATCACTAGATAGATAACCCATTCTAGCATATTCGGTGACACCGTTACCAACACCTATGTATGGAGTATTTGTACCAACCACCTCTATCTTGCTTCCTGAAACTTCGCGTACTAGGCTGGTTTCGGTAATTGCCCATCCGCCGATCTTTGCATAGATATCTGTCAATGTTCCAACAGTTTGACCATCATTATATAACGCTACCACTGTCTGACCGAGTTCATCAATTCCTCGGATACTTGCAGTATCGATTATGAAACCAGAAGCACCACCATCAGAGATGCTAATCCCTTTTTCGACCCGAATACGTCCGGCATCGATTTCGTCGGCCGCTAAACGACTTGTAATTTTTATTTTGAGATTAGAATTACCAACATGTGCACCAATGATCTTTACTTTATAAGCAGCACTTATCAATGATGTTGTAAGATCATATATAATAGTTTCACCAACAGCAAGATTACATGGATCGGCCGGTGTGGCATTCCAGTCAGTTAAGTTGTATGCGGTGTCAAAATCCGGCGTTGTAATAATTGGATTTTTATGTTGTTGTATTAATGTTATTTCAAGCCCAGATACAGTTGCAGTACCCACATTTGATATGGATACTCGTGTGGCATTTATAGCAACAGCATACTCTACTAATACAGTTGAATCATCAATAATAGTAATAGTTTCACGTAACAATCCTTGTATATCGGCTGGTTGTATAGGATCAAGCATATCATCCCCCATTATGTCGATCCATTCCCAATCGCCATTTGGTGTCATCGCTTGAATCATTCCGCTACCAATAAATTTTATATGATACCGTCCGGATGGAATTTCACTTTCGTCTTTCGTTATACTCCAGTAACCATCTTCATCTGTTGTGGTATAACCAATGATTTCTTGTGTATCTGCTCGTAGTAATTGAATATAGACACCAATTACTGGATTTCCGTTGGTATGGAATTTTTTGCCTTCAATTGTTATTCGATGATTTTCTATTTTGTAAGATGTTGCCATTTAAACCTCTTAATTTAGTGCCGGTCGCCCAAATATCACTATAGTTCCTGTTACTCCTGAATAATTATCTGGATCTGTTCCATCATCATAAAGATCCACAATTATGTTACGGTCTCCATAATCTTCTTTTATAACAACGTCGCTAGTTTGTACGAAACCTACGTCGCTCCCGGTAATCAGCAGTGAATCTGCCAGCGCTTTACCAGTTACTCCTTCTTGATACCAACGCATACGACATTTGCGTCCAACAAGAACATCACAATCAAAATATGCTTTGGTTATTTCGTAATCAATTAATAACCCTTTCGCCACGTACACAGTTCGGCCGCGTTCTGTTGTACCAATACGGAATATACTATTTACCGTAGGATCGGCGGTAGACCCGTTCATCGCACGTAACACCATAGTAGTGCCTTGATCATTTTGATCTAAAATATCCGCTACTATATATGTTCGTCCTGACGTTTCATCCGAAAATACCTCGCCTATTATTTCTCTGGTCAATACCGTTCTAGATGTATTCGTGTCCCTTGTCCATGTGCCGGTTACATTATCTATATGAAAATATCCTGATTGCCCGCCCGTAGCGTAAATCACTAAATAGATAGTTTTTCCAACTGTCCCTGTCGGTATTGATGCAGAAATTGTTTTTGTCGTCTTCGCAGAGAAATTTGCTGGTATTGTGCCTTGATATAAATTTGTTGCCGCGCAAGGCGCAGCAGTGCCTGCAATAGATTGTCGCAACATTACTCCCAAAGTATGTTGTGGCGTCGAGCCTTCATATGATACCTCAAAACTCATCTCAATCGAACTAACTCCTGACGGTATTACAAATTCCTGACATATTGCAGCCTGCATTGGATCGGCAGTGCTATTTACACCCATTTTTACGTGACCGCCGGTAATACCACCCCAGTCTGCTGCGTTCACCCATGCTGTATTTCCATGACCGCTGGTCATATCATATCCAAAGAAGTTTGTCCATCCAGCAATGTTGGAACCGAACGTACCGTTTACTACTGATACACTTTCAGATACTAATCCACTATAGGCAGGAGTAACTACATCTTTAACTCTGACCACACTATAGTGTTCGCTCCCACCACCGTAACCAGTACCGCCATAAATCGTAGCATCTATGATACCCTGAAACGTTCGAAAGTTAATAGGTGTTTGCACTATAATACTATCATTAGGTGCAGCACCACCTCCGCCTGATACTACAGTAGTAGATAGTCCGGTCGATACTGCAACTTGTCCGCCTACTAATGGTCTAACAGTGATTCCATAAGTATATCTACCGGGGGTAGAAATTTCTACTTCAGTGTGATTAGTCACCACACGTTGATAATTTGGTGTAGTTAAATTTACACCACCTGTTGCCGATGTGTACAACACTTCATATGCGGTTGCTAGAGTCCAACCAGCTGAACTGGTGGTACCAGGATTTATAGCAACTTTAAAGCCTGCGTATGTAGGAGTGGCAGTAACAGATGCATTAGAATTATTCAATAATGCAATTTTTGTTATATATGGAATTGTGTAACTAACCACACCAGAATTTTCATATTTTAAAGGCTCCTCTTCTTTAGTATAAGAACAGTTGGAGTTTAATTGTTGATACGCCGATTTCATAAACTGCGTACAACTTCTAACGGATATGGAATATTTTTGTCCTAACGGTAAATCAACTGTCGCCTCCGGAAATACAACTAAATTACCATTAACATCTGTAATTGTATATTTTATCGACCATTCTCGAATCTGCTGTCGATCTTGTTGTCCAGTATCATATGGTATTGCAACAATCTCATAAAATTCTGCATCATCGTGTATCGTGACAGTACCAGCTAAATTTTCTGATGGGGTACTACCATCTAAATTACGTATCGTAATTGTATATGTATTAGTAGCGTATGAACTAACTGTTATTTCATAGTCTTTGTTCCATGTATGATGATATAAGTGCAATCCTACCAATGCATTTGCAGCCGAATAAGGAACTGTTGATATATATGATAACTGTGGAATAGTCAGTATACCACCACCGCCGCCGTCAGTTGCTGTGGCATTTACTATACCCCAAGCTAATTTTACTGTAACGTTAGTACTAGCCATTGCTTTCTTTGTATCTATTGGCAAAAATGCGTCCATAGTAGTGTCTATGTGCTCAATTATTTCTGCCGGTAAAACGTCCTTAATTACAAATAATTCTGGTTTGGTCGGAGCTGTACCTTCAGTCAATACCTCTGAGCCCCCAACTTTTAAAGATGTGGTAACTGTAACAGGACCGCTTATTGTTTGTCTGTCAGTAAAATCTGTACGTACGACATAACCTGGTAACGGATCAGTTTTTAATACGAATAAATTCTCATCCCTTCGGTCATCTATAGCCGTTACTACTACGCCGGAAACTGTAATATCTGCTATTAATAATCCAGATGTTACCGTATCCCAAGCGAAATCATATCCATCAATTTCTCTGGTTGGTGTTAAGTTTTCTCCCGCAGTATATTTAAAACCATTCATCACCGCAGTATATCCAGAATTATCTGGACTGCTATAAATGTATAACGTATGCACACCGTTGGTGCCGGGTAGAGCAAACGTTTGTGGCGACTCAACATCTAAGAACTCGAGATTCTCGGTCAAGGCCGTACCTGCGGCTATATTTATAAACCCAGGTGTTGTGTAAGATGCCTTTAACGTGGTATCAGCTGCAGCAACCGTACCATCTTGTGCACGTTCGGCTATAATACCAAAAGTCTCTATAAATGCTCCTAATGAATTGGCTATACCATTTTTTATATAAGTTTGTAAATCAGTAAATAATTGTTCTAAATTATGACGTGCACCATTTTTTGCTAATACTTTATTCATATTATTCCTCGAATCCTAAATATATTTTATGGAAATGTATAGGTAACAATTTATCACGATAGTCCTCGTAAAATGTCACATTATATGTTAAGTTTTCAATATTATTTTCTATTAGTAACGTGTTATATTGTGTTAACGCGTTAGTATACTGTCCTATTTTTGTTGGATTATTATAATAATCCCATACATTTATTCCGGAAACCAATAAATCAAATTGATCAAGTTCTGTACCTGAGGCGACAATGTTAAAACCAGAGGGTATTAAATATTGTTCATTACCAACTGTAACTGTATATATGCCTTCGCTATATACGTATTCAACTGTACCACCTTCATACGCAAAAGGTAACCCCAGCGCTATAGATAAACCATCCTGTAATATTTTAATCGTAGGCTTTTCTAACTGTTTATTCAATAACGCCCATATTAAAAATTTCAAATGTTTATACTTATTTTCTGAAGTATTTGTCTTATAAATATTATATGAATTAAATTTTTCAATATCAATATTTACCATACGGGCCCAAGTTCCGAGCAAGACAGGATTAACTCTATATACTAATGGTACCGAAACAGTGAATACTTCTAAGTTTGTGTAACGTTCATCCCAAAACGGATCTCTTAGCCAATACAAAGTATTCATTCCAGATATTGAATAATCTACTCCTTCGATATAAACGTGATCTACTCCGCTAGCCAGATAACTATATCTTTGTTCCATCGTTGGAATAGTTAAAATCCAGTCATCCAGATAATACTTAAATATTACAGTAGGATCCTCCATTACATTAATTAAGTCTTCAATCCCTGAGCATACAAATGTATAAGTTAATGGACCTTCCTCTATAATTGGGGGCAAATATTCCAGTGATCTAGAATTTTGAACATCCATCATAAATGTGGACAAACGCTCTATACCGCTAGACAATGTTTCCCACTCAGCTTCTACATTGGTTTTGTCTACAACCTTTGACCAAGCATCGCTTAAGTAATTCCATAAATCTTGAGCATTGCGATTTACTGTTATCATTGTTTTGTTAATCCAGTCATTGTGTATTCGTCAGCATATAGTCCATGTAAAGACGGAACTGTATAACTTGTTACAATATCTACTTCACGAGTAAGTGTTCTCTGCTCATTCCACTCTCGAATTGAAATATCTATTGTAGAGACATCTATATATGTGGCACCTGCCGCCATTAATTTAGATATTATTTCGGATATTGTTATAGTTTTCGTACCTATCACATAATCTTTTATGGTTTTGTATGCTTTATCCAATGTCAACGATCCGCTGTATACCAAGGTATTCACAAATAGTAATGCCGGAGGCATTATTTTGCCTAGACTATCTGTTCCAATAAATCGATTTTCTGGAGCATCTAGTAAGGCTTGTAAACCCACTCCATCGCTATAATATCTATATGTTATATCTAGATCAATATCTAAATAATCAGGCGATATTGCTAAGTATGGAACGTCTCTAGTGGAATAAGCATTTCCTACATTTTCACTAAACAAGTTCCAGTCGGTACCCTCGACCAACTCAGTTTGTTGCACAGTCGTGATTATTTTTGCGACATTAAATAAAGGCAATACTACACCTTCGACATTAGTCAGATTTATACGACCATCGCTAGTTGATAAAGTCTGTGTTCCTTCCATTATTTTCTCAGGATCATATACATATATATCAGACTTTCCTCCAACATGTATTCCCGACGGTGATGTGTTTTCGATGCTTACATAATAAGTAGTAACATTACTTACATCTATTTCGGCAGTTGGTGTAGTTACACAAATACGTACAAAGTTATCCGTATCTCTATAAGTACTTGATAATGTTATAGTAGTGCTTAACACTGCCAACTCTGGAGAAATTGTGCTATTATATGAATGTGTTCCAAATAATTCCCATTCTTCTAATAATCTATTCCAGATATATCCGTTGATGCCGGCAGTAGTACCATCCATTCCATATCCATGATATTTTATTGTTGCTGTGGTTCCATTAGGAAATTTAGAAGGTTCCGCCTTTAGTTCAAACATCGCCACTGTATGTAGCGAATTCAAACTAGCGATTTGAAGATCATCATAATACCATTCAGCCCCATTAGTTTCTAATACTGCTATACCAAAATGTGTCCCATTCGATCTTGGAACAAAGCCTCCGTGCGACACATGTATCATATTTGGTAAAGATTCATTGAAACCGCCTAATGCAAAGTCCCAAATCCAGACATCTAAAGAATAATTTTGACCGATATCCATTCTAAACGAATATTTTGTATTTGGATTAATAATCCCAGATGCCGCAGCAAGAAACGAATTCTCCCCAACATTTTGTAATACAAACTTATCTGTAAACATTATATCATCGGTTAATGGATTACTATCTACCAGATATACATTGTATTCAGTTCCACCAGCCGAGTACCACGCAAAACCTAATCCATCGGAGGGGGCAATAGAATTTTCTTGTCTTAACACAGTTATATAACTTAGTTTTCTATTGATATCACTTGTTTTAAAATTACCAGTGACGCTAATTCCATTATGTACAGTTAGCGGCGTGTGTAATATCGGCAAATAATTTTCCGCTTTTGGTGTACTTAACATAGTGTTAATATTTGAAATTGTATCCTGTATTAATTGTAATTGTTCTTGCATATTTAATCCTCTGTGAATTTATTTTCTATTCCCAACGCATCTAGTAAATTGGTAGATAATGCGTTTTGATCTATCATTGATGCATAAGATGGATTTTGAGTAAGTGCCAAATTAATAACATTTTTTATCAAAGTCATAAATCGTTTGCTAACAGGGATAGGAGTTTGTTCTAAAACCGCCGCAGCTGGAATGTATCCAAGTCTTACACCATCATCAGTGGCAGCAATTTCATAAGCATTCCACAACGAGCTTGTGCCAACATATGCGTCTCCCGCAATCCACTTCGGATCCAAAGCTCCGCCAACAAAAGGATCTTGCAATAATAATGTTGTCTGTAAGGTTGTCTTATAAGCATCTTTTAAATAATAAATATTTGCATACTGCGCAGTAGTAAATTGTGTTATATATTCATCTGGTATAGGCATATCGGGTACTAATCCTGACGTGGTGGGGTCATCATAAAATAACGTCCAATATGCTTTACTTTGAGTATACGGATATTCATCAAATGATGGTACCGAATCAAACAAACCGCTTGTTCTTATGTAATATCCTCCAGAGGCAGAAATATAAAAATCTGTGACGCTGATCTTTCCCCTATAGTCAACCAAATAATAATTTTCCAATGATTCAACCCCTGAATAATGTAAGTCACGTACCATACGATCATCGCCTGCACCAATAACTACTGTTTCATATACTGACGGAAAATTTTCAGTAATAAGATTATTAAAACTCTGTTCGCTGGCAAGACTTCGGTTCATTACGGCGTTTATTAATCTTTCGGCATATTCAGTATTTGTCTCTGCTAATATCCCGGCGGCAAACGCTACTGGGTTCGTTATCTGCGACGGTTCAATAGCAAAATCAGTTGATGTAATAGAATTTGGATCAAGTGGTGTTCCCAATGTGTCATATGTAGCTACTACGGGAATCAATCCAGTGGAATATAAGGGGAATCGCCATAAATTGGCATTCATGGTTCCTTCAGATATAGTAAATGTTTTTGTCGTTGCATATATACGACTATCCAATGCAGTAAAAGTTGTACCAATTGGGATCGATATGTTTTGTGCGATATCATAAAACATTTCTACATAACCAGTGGATGGAATCGCTTGTCTGCGGTAAACTAAAAAATTACTGCCGATAGCATCTAGTTCGTCGGGGTTGATCTTCTCTGGGTCTTTCAATCCCAAATTATCTAATAAATATTTTAATTGAGTAAGTACCGGGTCCATCATGGCCGCAGCTGGATTCACAAATAATTCAGACAGTGGAGAATTATCTGATACATCTAGATTTGGCAGTTTAGCTTTTAAAATTATTTTTATGTATTCTCTTGTTGTTAACATATTACACCGTTAATATATATTCTTCATTACTTTCTGTTACCACAATGACCTCAACCAGCACTGTTGTACTATCTGTTGGATCTAAATAGATATCACTTAATTGTAAATCTACTAGTAGTTGATTAGCTGCTAATGTTTGACCGGCTTGTGCTTCTAATATTTGTTTTTTTACCGATGCTAACGCTGATGTCACTCGAACATGTAGTTCTAATGTATCAGAAGTATTTTGGACTTTTATCTGCGTAATTAAAGAGCCCATACCAGGATTAAATAAGCTTTCCCCAAAAGTCGTAAGTAGTGCAAGAGTTATTTTATCTAATAAAACTTGCACACCAGTAGATTTTTTCGGTGCCGCACCAAAAGTCAACGAAATTTCACCTGTATTTTCATCGACACTGACTATGGACATACTTACACCTTTGGTCGAGGTTGGTAAATTCTCAGTTAATTCAAAAGTTAGTCCAGTGTCAGATGATTTAAAAATTTCATTATATGCACTCATAAAGCCAGCCCCATAAAAAAGTCTGATGTTGCGTCGCCAGTTCCTTCCCACCAAGGCGCGGTATCTGGCGGTTTGTTTTCGTCAGCCTTGGCTGTTTGTTCAACTTGTTTACCTTGAATCTTCGCTTCTTCGTCAACTTTAGCATTTGTTAGCCCAGATTTATTATTAGCATGATTACAATCACCAGTTATTTTTTTAAATAGATTGTTTACATTATTTATTGCACCGGACGCCGTTTCAATCATAGCCGTTGCAACGCTACTTAATGTATTTGCCAGATTAGCAGTTTGGCCGGATACCAAACCAGTTACTAACGCGGCGCCAAATGGACTTTGCTGTGCTAATTGTGATAATGCTTTTGTAACCGCAGAAACCAGCGGATTATTTAATATATTTAATTGTTTTAACAAAGACAATAGATATGTATCTTCGGCGATAGCGCGTAACAATAATGCCCGCACTTCAGTAAATAACACAACAGCTCTACGTAATACTGCTTTATTTAACGGTGCAGTGACAGCGAATCCTGTAATAACTAATGAGAGCTTTAACAAGCTATCTATAGCTTCCTCATCATACTTTTGATACGCAGTGGAATTTAAATATGTTTGTATTTTTTCTATTATATAGAAATCACTGGCCACCGCGTTAAAAGCTTCGCCCGCTTCGGTTTGTTGTGCTAATAATTGTTTTGCACCTTCTAATTTAGTAACTGTCCATGCTTTAAATAAAACTGGTTTGGCAATGGCGTTTGTTAGTGTTCCTGCCGCAGCACTATCTCCTACTTCTTTCAGATGTTTTGCAACACTAGCTTCTACTTCTTCGATTATTGACTTGGCTGGACTCAAAGAATACCATAGTACTTTAGCAGAAGTCTTTAGTGTTGACCAATTGAGCGTCCAATTTTTAATTAATTCCACCTGCTTTTTTATTACAGCGTGAGTGGCAACCAATCCCTTATTTGTATCGATCCAAGATAAAGTTTGCAAAAATGAATTTTCTTTCGGTATATCTTTACTCCATTGTGTTTTTAACGTGTTGTATTGTTGTTGTCGTTGTATTAATATTGTATTGCGGTCTTTTGCAACGCCGGGGATGGACTTCCCAAATGTTAAATCGATACCTTTTATTTCAACACCAAGGATACTTGCGCCAGAGGTTATGATTGCTAATTGTGTTAGATGCCAAATATATGCTTCAGCCAGCATTATATGCTCAGCAACTACACCTTCTAATATAACATCTTTAAAGGCCTGTCCGACACTTTTCTTTTTTGTAAGTATATCGTTAAAAAACTTTTGTCCTAATTTGCGTGATCGATCCCCGGTTATAATTCCAATAGCTACGTCGATATTATAAATTACTTGCCTCAGTAATGATGTATTAAAACGTGGTTTTTCTGAAGATAAACTTTTTTGTATTACGTTTAAATCCTCCAATGCTTTTTTGATAAAGGGATAAGCGTATTTTAATTGAGTGTTAACTGATTTTATATATGGTTTTGATAATCTTCGTAATATATTTAATGCGCCGTCCGTATGATATAATATTTCATTTAGTGATAATAATCGTAATGCGACCTGCCTTTTCAGGGAATCCAAGGTCATCCCAAAAGAGACTGATTCGGCTTCCGCGGATAGATTCAAAATAGAAACTAGGCCGGCCAAAGCACTAGATGCAAATGCGCCTAATTTTTCTTGTGCGGCTTCTTGCATTTGTGTCACAGCGGTTTGTATACCTGCGGAAGTTAATCCTCCGATAGTATCAGATAATCCCGATATAATTGAATCCAGTGCAGGTATTCCAGTGCCAGCAAATGCACCTGCAACACTAGCTTCCTTTGAGGCTTTTACTTTCTTTAATATATCCTCCGAAGTAGTCGGAGGGCACACAAATGATGCCATTACATACTTTCCTTAACACGTTGTGCTATTCTTTTGCTTATTGTTCTAATCTCTTCTTCAGTTTTATGTAACTTACGTGATATTTGTTGTAAGTTTAACTTCGGGGCCCCACCTATTCCAAACCAATACTCTATGACTTTTTGTTCTTCGGGGGTACTACTCCAATATACAAATTCTACGAGGTCTCTACTTGAATCTGTCATATTCAATTGACTATCAAAGAACGCCTCTTCCTTACCTTGTATGACGTTTAAGTCGGCGCGTAATTCAGCCTGCATACGTTCTACTTCTGCAGGCGACCACTGTAGTTCATCGGCCAGTTCTATTACTGTTGGCTCACGATTTAGTGATTCGGTTAAGTTGGCCTTTATATTTTTAAATTTACTTATGGCTATACCTCGGTTTTCGGGTATTTTTCCAACGTTTTGATACTCAAGCACATATCTATGTAAATGCTTTAACTCATGACCAACATGCGTATTTAATTGCGTACCCATCGTCGGCTTAAAGGTGCTAAACGCCTTTAAAGCCAAAATACGTGCCTGGCTTTCAATTGCGGGTCTAGGTAACGGCGCACCAGTATATTTATTTACATATGATTGTAAAAATGGATCCATTGAACGCAACAACTGATTGGCGAATTGAGGATCACCTGTATGCTTCCATCGCTTCCAAATTGCTATCTCGTTTTGTTTTAAATTATTACTCATTTTTTAGTGCTTTTCTATATTCATTCAAATATGCAGAATATGCTGCATCCCGGTCTTTCTTCAACTTATCTAGTTTATCATCTGTCATACCTGTTCCTGCTTCGATGCCTATCGCTGCCTCGCGCTTTTCAGTAATTAGTTTAGCTTCGGCTTCCGTTACCTGAGCAACTAAATCATTGTATATCTTTAATAAATTATTCAAAGTTGTTTTTAAAGTCTTCGATGTTGCTATTCCTGGAGTATACTGATTACGAACATAAGCGTTATAAAAGTTTTCTTCCATTACAGCCCAAGTCATTTGAAACTGTACCAAATACTGATTATTGGTATCTCTAGTTAATTGTAATTGTACCGGATAACCAATAATTGATGACCGTTCAAAAAACAAGCCTGCTATATTATTCTGTTCCACTAGTTTTGTACCGCGCAACTGCTCATCGTAAAACATTTGAAATGAGGTAGACCAACGATACTGATCGCGAGTACGCAAAGAAAACATTCTGTCGACATCGGCCAAGCCCAATTCGACCGCCATTAATTCACCGTATATGTTGTCATTTGTATAACTTGAGTCTAATGCCTCAATAAGCATACCTTGAATTGTATATACCTTAGTACGCTCGCCGAAGAAAAATAATTTCGATTCTCGAAATGTCTCAATTATTTGAAATCGCTCCAATTTAGGTTTTGTTATACTTTGCAGAAAGAAATTTTTAGTCATATATTTAATACGACGATCAGTAGCATTAAATATTGATATAACTGCCGGTTGTTTTATCTCCGATAAATTTATTGTATGAGATTTTTCATTTTGTTCTGTTGAAATCGTTAAAGCATCGTCTGCATCTGGAGTAACCTGACTTTTTTCGGGTACAGTCATTATACTATTAAGTGAACCACCGGTAGCAGTAACTTTTGAATAAGTATTACTAATTACCGCAGGTATATAAAATAATGGCATTATTCTAATCCTTTCCAAACAGCTACGGCCGGGTTTGTAGCTTTAAAAATATTTAATATCATGTTTTGTCGTTCTCGTATAAAAGGTCTAGGAGAATCCATGTCAACTTGCCCTACGAAGTAAGGTTTTCCTGCGGAGTCACATAGTGATCTAGCGGTTAGTTTATCTACTGCATTTGATAATCCAGACATTAATTCTTTTAACGTAGCTAATCGTCGATATGTCAAATCATCTGTGAACTTTTTTAGGGTCGCCGTATCTTTTATAACATTGTATTTTTCTTGTAATTTTGCGGCGCATTTACTTGTAGAAAGTGGATCTATATCTTCGCCCCTAGCGTTTAATTGTAAATTATTAACACAATAATCATAAACTGAACTATCTGAGCGTCCAGTCAAATACACGTATAACCTTCCACCAACTTCTTTAACATTAAATTCAGATAATGTCGGTGGCAATATGTCTTTATATGGATCAAGGAAATCGGCGTAACTTTCTGTCGGTAGAGATGTATCAACACAAGATACGTGTGATAAATTTATATTTTGTACTGCTTCTCCTTGCGCACTGATATTTATAATATTTGTAGTAATTACACCAGTGAGTGGACCAAAGTCTTTTAACAATAATAACGATTGTGCACCACACACTCGATATGGCGAAAAAGTAACACGCAAAGCAGCGGTTCTGCCTATACGACGCTTCTCTACGTAAATAGTTTCAGCAAGTTGCATTTTATAATTCATTAATGCTTCAGAACCATTACCCATATTCATGCGATCAAATAATTTTTTATCTGTATCTATCTTTTCGAAATTTTTATCAGAAGAAATTGCTGCAGGAGATTCAACTTCGGTAGATAACGAATCTTTTACCGCATTCAATAGGAATGCTTGTTCTAAAGCGCTATCATCTTTTTCCACCAATGACACGACACCACGCATTGCCTCTTCATTGGTGTATTTTAATATATCAATAACATCTTTATTTAATACGGCATTATCATTAGATATAGTTTTATTTTGTGACAAAGTTTTAATTTGCTCATTTTCAGTGCTCGCTAATCCAATAGTTTTCTGGTTTTTAAAAGATTTTATATATTTGTCAAATGTATCCACAACCCAACGTTCGGATTCTTCAGATTTCACGGCGCCTTCTCGCAACGCTTTTCTTGAAGACGCAGTTAACTTTGAAAGTTTATTTATTACATCACTGACCAGTATTTTTGCTGGCACAATAATAGCCAACATAGCATTTATAATGATGTTGCCGCTTTCGTCTTTGGTTGGAATTGTATTGGAAGTATAAATCAATCTAGTTGGTTCATTTCTCCAAGAACGATTCATTTGTATTGTTTCGACGTCATCATCGAAAAATACATTATTGGATATGGGCGCCAACAGATTACATTCTGGTGCAACAATAACTTTAGACAAAGTTAATTCAGCAATGTCGCTTAAAGCATCGATTGTTAGAACCGGCGCCGCAAATTCCTGAAAAGTATATTTAAACGGCTCTAAAATTTTTCGGATAGCTGATGAAACAGGCATTGATCCTGAACTTGCGATACCACGTATACGTTCTTTTAGATATGCTAGCACGGCAGTACTCTTTGCAAGATTTTCCATAGTGCCAGACCCGATATAATTTATCATTGAATCAAATAATAAACTTTGCATCAAGCCATTTAAAAACGGGCCATACTTAAACAAAAAGTGATTTATAACTAGTGCAATTCTTGCACGCAATTTTGTACCGCGGTGAAATTTAAAATCCGGCCCCTCCGGCGGATTATTTTTCCAATATGCTTTTAAACCTGCCATTAATTTATTACGACTATTTGTCGAGCCTAAAACTTGTTCATAATCTTTTATAGTTTTGTCGTCTTTGGTTGTATCCATAAAGTTCACAAGACTAAGTAATAGTGAAGGAAACTTACTATAATATATCCCCTTTCCATCTGCCCCAGTATTAGTAAAATAATTTATACCGAGCATAACGGATTCAGCTGCCGTTGGGATAGTAGCATCTATCGGTACTATCGGATTTGTATCCCAATTACCTGTAAATCCAGTAAATGTTAACTGCACTTCGGATGAGGTCGCTGTACGATTCAGCCCGTTATCAGTGTATTCACCAAAAAATATAACCACTTCTTCATATACAGGTATTCCATCTTTATAACTTTTAATTTCTTCCAAGGTTATAACACAAATAGTCTTCGGTAAAATATTAAAGATATTTTTTATAGGAACCACATTTATGATAGCGGTTGGTGGTGTTCCGATTTGTTCGATTATATGTATATTTGAAAAATCAATTTCTACATTTTCAAGATATACATGACATTTTATTTTTGATGCTGATAGCATATATCCTCGTTACCAATGTACTTTAACATTTATATAACCAGTGGCTTGATCAGCAGCTTTTTTCAGCGTAGCTGTGTTTGTAATAATTTCTTTCAATGCCGCTGCCTGCGCAGCGTTACTTTGTGCTTGCATCGTTGCTTCAGGACTTAGTCCTCCAGTCATACCTATTGCGCCGAACTGTTTCATTTGTTTTGCTATTAGATCCAGTTGGTCATTTACCTTTTTTTGATCTTTCAGCTGATCGTCTACTTTTGCTTTCTCGGCACTAATTCCTGATTCTTGTAATAGATCACTGGTTTGAGAATTGAAAGTATCGGCACCAGTACCTCGTCCGATAAGCTCGGCGGCGCCACGAGCGACCACAGCGCCAGCGCGGTTTAATGTGGCTGTCAGCCATTTATTTGCTCGAAATGTCTTACTAACTTCAACACGCGATGCAATATCTTCACGTTCTAGCCCCCATTCATCTAGCCCCCGCGCTATTCCTCGTAAAAAAGAAACTTGCGGGCCTGCTAATATATCACTTACTGTTTGCTCTTCTTGTGCCGCAGTAGTTTTGTTATACAATTGTGTTATTCTAGTTGCTTCCCCCTTAGTCATCCCGGGTTTAGCAAAATCTTTTATATTTGACACCAACTTTTCATTTATAAGAAGTTGCATTTTTTCTTGTGTCATTGGCTCGGCAAGTCGTTCTTGCAGCGTCTTCTCCGCCGCCGTGGTTTTTGAATCAACTTGACGTAATTTATTTAAATTTCGATTTATAAAATATTCTCGTGCAAGAGTTGTTTGTTTGTCATTTGCGTCAGACACACTTTCAAGTATATTTTTTCGTTCATTTTCAGAAGCATATATTAAGTCGACCACCGCTTTTTCAGATCCAAGAACTTTTTGTAAATCATCGAAACGTTCGTGATCTATTCCAGTGAACAGGGCGTTTATAGCAGAAGTGCGTGTACGTGTTATATAATCAGGCTCTCTCAATGTTGCGTTACCAAGTACTTTTTCAGCGTATTGTTCTAATCCTCGCAAAGCCGTAGGTAATCCTAGAAAGTTTCCTGTAGCAGCCATTGTATTACTAATGACATTTGTAAAACGATCAGACATCTGGGCAAGTGTCGATGGAGCCATATCAACCGCTGTTTGATAGCCGGTATTACGTAGTTTAGCTATATTAACCGTTGCACCTCCTGTAGCCATTCGATATGATGATTCGGCATCTGGTAACGACACCCCTAGTGTTGTCTGCGCAAATCCCATAAAATTTTCCATTGTAGGATTTATATTTAACATCTTCATAACTGATGCTATATCTAATCCGCGCATAGCCGCAAGGACTGTGGGATTTTCATTACTGATTAATTTACCCATACGACCCTGCATTCCCAATATGCCTTCGATTCCCCCGGCACTAAGATTTGCAACTGCGGTACCAATCGCTTCTTGTGGACTCATACCAACGGTACCCATTAATCCGCCCGATGTCATACCCGCAGCAAAACGAGTAAAGCCATTCATACTATTAGCCCATTCGTATCCCATACGAGTTGTATTTAATGTATATTGTTGTATTCCACCATACTGTTGTATTAGTTCCATCGGAACGGTGCCTGCTTCGACAAATGATTTAGTACGTAATAATGCATCCATTCCTCCCGCAAACGCTGACCCTAAATTTATCCCGGTACCACGTACCATCTCCGCAGCTTGTTGTGCAAATGACATAAATTCTTTTGGTGTATAACCAGCAGCATATGCCATTGTAGCTGTACCTATTGCTGAATTACCGGTTATAGGTCGTCCATACATTTGCATGGTATTCATATACTGTAAAGCGTCTTCTTCAGTAAGACGTAATATCTGCATTACTTTGCGATGATTCTCAATCATATCTTTTGCACGAGTTCGATATTCTTCTGCTGATCTTACAGTATCGAACCCACCAATAGCGGTATATTCCTGCATTACACGTTGTACATCAGTATTTGTAACACCATATCCAACCAATGCCTCGCTTCTTGCTACAGTTGATAAATCCTGGCCAATCTGTAAAGCTTGCTGTCTTGTGAATCTTCCAGCAAATGTACGCCAAGAAGTATTATATGCAAAATCACGGATTGCGCTTGCTTGTTCGTAATCTCGTAATATGGTAGTTCCTGCGACATCATATGCCATATCACCTACCATACCTCCGAGTACAGTTCCAATAACACTTCCAAAAGGTATTGGAGTTAGGCTTCCTGCTATACCACCAAGCATTGAACCGCCTATTCCAAATGTTAACCTGCCTGATTGATTAGCAAATTCATAGCCTGCGCGTCGTCGGAACTCTCCTGGCGTAAGTGACATTGATGGGTCATATCCCAAACCAATAACATTGGCGGTTAAGTTTTGAAAAACACCGCGGTTATGAAATGACGGTATTGGCGCACCTTGTGCAGATGCAAACATGGGTACATCAACCTGTGATAAATAAGATGTCATTACATCGTTATTAAATTTCTGAAATCCAAGACGCATGGATTGCATTGCACGATGTACATCGTTCTGCGCATTCTGTGCCGCGCTTATTGTATTATTTATATCTTGCCCTAGCGATATTTGTGCATTTGCCAGCGCTTGCTGCATTGGGAAAGCAAAAGCTGCGGGTTGTGTTGAAGGAGTAATTGTATTAAATACTTGCGCACCGAGGGCCTGGTCGATTTGTGCGCGTACCTGTTGTAGTTGAGAAGCTAAATCACTTGTGTCTATTTTTAGTCTATATTCAAGATCTTGATCTGCCATTGCGTTTTACATAGTTTTTAGGAAACTTCTTTTCAAGCGCGGATAATTTTTTTATTTTATCTTCAAATTCCTGCTTGGGTAACTTCGTTTTTTGGTATCGTTCGGGAAATGTCAGCTCATCCAAGTGTTGTTGTATCTCATTTAGATTTTTTACTTCAGCCGCATTTTCACGATCTACTATTGCCGCATATTTTTGCAGCGAACTATGTATATACGCTAATAGATCTTGTCGTTGTAATTCATTTAACAGTACATATTCCCGTACTGATCCTTTGCCCCCAGGATTTATACCTTTGATGTAGAGTTGGAGTCTGCGCCTGTTCCTGGGGTCGTAGTAAAATTTTCCTGTAATGTCTCCGGGGTAATTAATTGCTTCAATTCTTTTTCGAATTTAGTTTGCACTTGTATCATTTCATCGATAACTGCAGTAGGGCGGTTTTTTACAAACTCCAATGCTACTGCTGTACTGTCGAAGACGGTCTTTTTATCCTTTGTTTCATAAGCTTTTAATACCTGTGCCAACGTTTGAATCGCAAAAGAATGCAAAACATACACCGAAGCACCTTCAGCCGGTATAGCTTGTTCAATTGCCAGCTGTGTTCCACCTACTAATGAGGCGATAGTTATCTTGGCTAAACCGCGAATTATTTCTTCGGTAGTAGTTGTTTGACCGTTTATAACAAGATCTTCTAACCACTTTTGTTGTTTTTCTGTTAATTGTGTCATGTATTCTCCTTATGATATGATTATACTGTTTTTTATAATCAAATGCAAGACTATTATGGTATAAGATTATTGAGTTTCAGGTGTTTTATTATTATAATTAATGAAAAGAATTGATGAATGTAAATATAAGTGGTGAATTAACCATAACCGATTACACAGAAGACGAGGCACACCAGATAAAAGCGAGCCTTGTGACCGAAAATCCAACCTGGGTAACGGCTATGAGTATGAACAAAAGTCTGTGGGGGATCGAACCAAAGCTTCGATTTTACACAGAAGCAAACAATACAATAACCGCCCCCGTTGGTTTCCTTTCGTCATTGAAGATAATAAATCCTAATTTACAGATTGATGATAATCGCTATTATAGCAAAACTCCTATACAAATAGAATTTACCGGGGAGTTACGAGATTATCAAAAAACTGCAGTAGATGTATTAAGTAATACAACAAACGGGGTTTTATGCTCTATCACGGCTTCAGGAAAAACCGTTATAGCCTGTGCGTTACTTGCAAAACTAAAACAACCTACATTGATACTGGTAGATACTATAGAACTTGCGCATCAATTTATTGCGCGATTAAAACAGTTCACCTCAGTAAAGAATATAGGAAAAATCGGCGCGGGCGAAAGAAAAATAAAACCAATAACTGTAGGGCTATTACAAAGCGTAAAAAAAATTGATCAATCAGAATTAAATAAATTCGGAATGATAATATGCGATGAGGTATTGACAAGGTCCACATATTACGTATAATAACTTATGAAAAATAAAATTAAGATATTATATAAAAGTGGGTTGTCGGCTTATCAAATAATGCAAAAACTACACATTGCTTCAAAAGAATTAGTATACAATGTTATACATGAAGAAAAATTAACTAGGGACTACGAAGAATGCAGACACCCTGGTTTGAATAGTCGTTATTTTAAAAATATAGATACAGAAGAAAAAGCGTATATACTTGGATTAATATTCGCCGACGGTTGTGTTAGAAAAAATCGCCCAGGCATGACCTTAGCACTACATCCGAATGATCTGTACATGTTGCGACGGATTAAAGATATTTTAGGAACCAAGGCAAAGATTCAAATATCAAAACAACCTTTAGCGGTGTATTATATAAATAATAAACAAATGAGATTAGACGTCATAGCTAAAGGGTGCTTGCCACAAAAATCTCTACGAGGTGGAAAACCCAAAAATATTCCTATAAAATACACACATCATTTTATTAGGGGTATATTTGATGGTGATGGTTCGATATATATAAGAAAAGTTCCTCATCTTAGATACTGTTTTGACATATCTGGCAATATCGATGTTGTTTCTTGGTGCCATAAAAGATTAAAACTTTATACTAAGATAACAAAACACCGCTCAATATTTAGATTAGAGACGACTAATTTAATTGAAGTTGTTAGAATATTTAATTATTTATATAAAGACAGTACAATTTTTCTAAAGAGAAAAAAAGCATTATTTGAAAAAGCTTGTGCCGCACTTGATCGTAAGATCAAAGGTGTAAATCAAGGAAAAACGGTAAAAACCCGTGATGGGCAATACCGTGCTAAACGCAAGGATAGCAAACAGGCCCTGCGCAGTGTAGAGCATAGGAATTGAATAAATATAATATTCCCAAGAGTCCTTGACATCCTTATAGGATGAAAATATATGCCGAGCTACAAAGTAATTTGTAGAAATTGAGATAACAACCTCAATGATAACAAAATGACACATCGTACCAGCAAAAACATACGCTGAAGTTATTTCAAAGATACCAGCAAAATATAAATATGGATTATCAGCCACACCAGAACGAGCTGATGGTCTTACTAAAGTAATATTCTGGTTAACCGGCCCATTGGTACATCAGGTTCCAGATGCCGCTGTTGCAGATAGAATTGTAAAACCTGTATATGAGTATATAAAAACTTCATATACGTATCCATTATTTGATACGTCAGAATATGGTATCATGATAACGGATATGGGTACTAATGACATAAGAAATAAATTAATAGTTGACACCGTAAATAAATATAAAACACAACAATGTGTTCTATTGTGTCATAGACAAGAACATGCTCAGAGACTGGGTGCGTTACTACCGGACTCCGTAGTTTTATTATCCAGTGTAAAGAAAAAAGATCGCGCCGCTATTATGCAGCAACTTGAAAGCGGTAAAAAGCGTATTGTTGTTACTACCTGGCAATTGTTTCATAAAGGCATCGATCTGAAGGAGCTTGAGATCTTATTTATATGCGCACCAACACGAAGTAAAGTGTGGTTAAAACAAAGCGCCGGCAGACTAATGCGAGTTTCAAATAAGATAAAAAAGAATCCAGTCATTATTGATTTTGCGGATGTAAATATAGATTTACTAAAATTCCAATGGTATGCAAGAAAGAGAGTATTTACACAACTATGATTATGACCAAGTACAGACGCAATTTTACAACATGCAAAATAATATTGAAACCAGAAGAATCACACTGTTTATTAATATATATTCTTTACTTTCTTGGAATAAAAATTACTACTATAAAAGAAACATATAACACGTTATTGGACGCTGAAAATGCGTATGATTATTTATGTAAATATCATGAAAGGTTAAAATATGGTTGTGTCGATAAATAAAGCAGATAACGAGGCACAATTGCGGATATTACGAACACCAGCTACTCGTGGTGAAGTGGGCCCAGCGGCCTTGTTGGCAGTAGATTTAATAGACACCGCTAAGAACTATGAAATATGTATGGGGCTGGCAAGTAATCAAATCTGGACAAAAGAAAATGAGCCCATACCGCATGTATTTGTAGTAAATATTTCTGATAATTGGAAAGTATTTATAAATGCAACGGCAAAAAGATCGGGTAAATACTTCTCGTTTGAAGAAGGATGTATGTCAAAACCCGGGTATAAGAAAAGATGTATTCGTCGAGAAATCGTTACCGTATCATATATGGATGAGGAAGGTACTCCACACGTTGATAAATTTGTCGGTATGCCGGCAATTATTATACAACATGAGTTGGATCATATGACCGGAAAATTAATTTAAGGACTTAAATGACTGAAATTATAAAAGAAGTATTAAGAAAATATCCGACTGCAAATTTAGCGTCAGAGAGCACTATCGAAGAAATAGCGGATAAGATCGAAGCAAGATTTGACGAGTTATTACAAGACAAAAGCAATATACCAAAAGCAGTATTTACGCAACAAATGTTATATGTTTTCAAACAGGTGGCGCAACAACTAGAGAATGCAAATCAATTAGACGCTATAAAGGTTCTTTATGAGGAACTAGTACAAGTCTGTAAATATTATAATAACGGACAGAATTTATTAGGACTTTCCGAAGCATTGTCGGAATTAATAGCCACAGCTGCCGAAGCCACATCAGAACTAGAATCATGCGCTACGAACAAAAGCTAACAAGTGGAATTGTTTTTTATTACGAGATAACCGGCAAACAGGTAGATAAGTTGTTTGCCGTTTATTTTAGTTACGGCAGCGTAAAAGATGAGACAGATTTTCAGTTTCACCAAGAATTTTTAAAGCGAGATTCGTTTAGTAGTATGCAAAGTACTATTGAAGAACTAAAAAAATATTGTACTAATAAAGGATTTAAACATGTCTCTACCAAACACTGATTATACGCCGCCAGGGTATCAGGTCGCTAGAGCGTGTGGCAATTGTTTATATTATAGAAAAGTAACTGTTTCACACGGCACATGTCGACTAGAAACACTAGCTAACCCGACAGCTCCAAAGCGACCGACGCATCTAATTTGTACTTGTGATGCGCATGTTTTTAAAAATCACAGCGTGACTATACATAGGATACACCATGATTTCAATGCAGCCATTCCAGATGACAGACAACTATGACTGCTTTCAGTTTGCATTCAGAGATAAATTTGATTATGTAGCGAAACAACTCGAGATTGCTACAGCATTGGACTCCAGTAAAATCTCCGTGCCTTTCTCCGTTGTACATTTAAATAATTTTTGGTTATTCTTACCAAGTACACAGCATGATGATACGCATCATATGATTATTACAAATGTAGTTTCATCGCTCGCACATGTATTTTTATCAAGAATACGTATGCGTGTACATTACACAAGACCACAGTCTATCAATGTCATAGGAATTATAGAGGGCCATATTGGATTGAATTCACGACGATTATTTAATTCTATAAGTATGCAACCAGATATGTTTATGAAAGCACCGACATATGAAACTATGCGAGAAGACTTAAGAACCGGTTTATGGATAACAACTTAATCTTTGCTATTGAAAAACTAGGGGCCACGATCTACTTATTTGGTGAATGTGTTTGGGCAACAGCATTAAAAATAAAAGTGCAGTATTATAAGTTAGCTATAATTGGAGTAACCCGCGAACAGGTAATTCCATTGTTAGATAACTATACATTGCACAGAACAAAACCAACACTGCAGATAAGTGACGGTGACACAACATATGAATTGTATTTTTTGAATAGTATAGATAGTGTACCATTTGATCCTATATCGATAAACAATGCTATTCTCAGTCTGGATGGCAAGGTATTTCGCGCCGATGATTTAAAGAATAAACTCATTCGTGCCAATACCTCCACATTTCTCGATTACCCCGAAGAGTTATTACGGATATGTCGCATTGCTGCGCAAACCTCTTTTGCCGTAGATGTCCCAACGTGGGTAACAATGTACGAACATTCACGATTGATCAAGAATGTAGTAAAGAGCAACCCAGCATATATTGGAAAACAATTGCAACAAATAATTATGTCAAAAAATCCGGGGCATGGTTTTCGTTTGATGTTAGAGACCAACGTACTACAATATATTTTTCCAGAGTTAGCACGTTGTAACAATATTCGTCAAACACGTCGGGGCGAAGGCATCAATGTATTTGAACACATATTGTTGGCTATAAATGCGGCAGCACTTGAAGAAGAAATCAGATGGACTATGTTATTTCATGATATGGCAAAACCAACTACTATGGATATTACTTCCGATGGTAAAATGCATTTTTTCAAACACGAATTTGTAGGCGCCGAGCTCGCTGTAACATACATGACAAAATATAAATTACCGCCGTCTCTAATACAAACTGTAAAGATATTAATAGAGAATCATATGTTTGACGCGGACCCGAAGTTAACCGTAAAGGGCGTGCGTCGTCTAATTAAAAGAGTCGGCAAAGAAAACATATATCAACTTATAAAAGTGCGAGAAGCGGATAGACGTGGTACCATGGTTCCACCGTCAAATGATAAGATAGAATTGTTAAAAACCAAAATCGAAAAAGAATTATCAAATGTTTAACACCTATATCATAATTATTGTTACAACGTTAATTATTGCCTTAATTTATACGGCATTCTTTTACAGGGTGCAATATTTAAAGATATATCGACAAAAGAAAGCATCAGAAGTCCGCCTGGGACAAATAGCCGAACATTTGGTTCCGTATCTGAAACATTTTCAATATGATCCAAAAAGAGCTCATTTTTTAGGGATGCCTGTAGATTATATTGTATTTGACGATAATGCAATAATATTTTTAGAAATTAAAACTGGAGCGTCAGGACTAAATCGTACACAACGCAACATAAAAAAATTAATTGATGATGGTAAGGTTAGATGGGAAGAATTACGATTAACTTCGAATTCTATGTATCCTAAAGACGACCAAAAACATAGCTTTGACTTATTAAAAAGAGCAGGAGTAGAATTATAAGTTTAATTTGCTTTTAATACACAAATTTAGTATATTTAAGCAATGACAGACTTTAGTAAATACTTCGACAAATATATAGTTTTAGTGACAAACTACACCACATCTCCCCAAGAATTAAAATCATTAAAAAGCGAACAATACGATATAAAAATAGTTAAATATAACGATAAGTATGTATGCGTACGCAGTTTGAAAGAAGATGATTTGCGGGATGAAGACTATGTTATTTGGCTGCAAACAATGTGGCAAATCGAAGAAGACATAACACTTTTCTTGAGGAATAGCAAAGAATGGATCGAAAAAGATCTAGTCAGAACATCACAAAAACAGCCTTAAAACCATACACACGCCTAAAACGCAAATATCATTCAGTCCAGGTACAAACTTTTTTGATAATGGTAACCACGGAAAACGTCGAATCAGACGCAAATAAAAAATTTGATCATACCGGCTTTACATTAAAAGTTGTTGAAAGAGGTATCGATAATTACTATGGTGTGCGCACACAAGAATTATCGTATACCAAAAGCGGTCATGTTGCATATCCGATTTTCACTGATTTTTCACGAACTACCGTTCTTGATACATTGCGTACACTAGGAAATACACCGTCTCCTGTAATACACCGCTTGATACGAATAGGATTAAGCGCCAGGCAAATAGGTCAAATACGAAGATGGCATATTTCCGACTGGCGGGTATTACCCGTAAAAATACATTTTAGTAAATAGGATTAAGTAATGAAAATATTACCTGTGGGTTCCTCGAGTTCCGGGAACTGCACATTAATTTATAACGATAATACACGCATCTTAATCGATTGCGGTATATCGGCAAAAAGGGTTTTTGAGAAAACAGGGCACAAGGAATTCAGCGCCCTGTTTATTTCTCACGAACATAGCGATCATATTGTTGGCGCAGGCCCTGTTGGGCGTAAAACCAAAGTTCCTATATATATTCATGAAGCTGTTTTCAAAGCAAAAGAAACAGATTTAAATGATTGTGAAATCAAATATATAAATGAGACATCTGTACTGCAAATTAAATCTTTGATAGTTAAACCTTTTTCAACAAAACACGACGCAAAGTTTGCACTGGGTTTTATAATTGAAGAGCCCGCTACAAATACGTTTCTCTGCTATTTAACCGATACTGGCAGCATCAGCAAAACTATGCGAGAACGTACAAAACATTGTAACGCCTTTTTCATCGAATGCGATTATGACGATGAATTATTGGCAACTTACGACGGATACGACCAATTATTAAAGGATCGTATTAGCTCCAACTTTGGTCACCTTAGTACATCACAGGCTTTAGAATTTTTATCTGAGTTTGATTTGACTAAGACAAAGGGAATAGTTATTGGTCATATAAGTCCAAGGACTAATTCGCCCGAAAAAGTTAAGGAGCATTTTATGAAGAAATTTGCAACACTTGAAAATAAATTTCATATTGCTCCATTTGATGCCCCCTTAGAATTGACATGATATATAAAACATTCTTTAAATCGGTTTATTCACTTGGGCAACATTCCGACGACTACAAAAAGTTGATTGGCAAACGTGTCGGCAAAGTATACGAATATACATCATCGTCAGACACCATTATTGTGCATCTTGGCAATACCTATCTTCATATAGCAGTTGGTAAAGATGTTCAGGCGCCGGTATTAAAGAACTTAATAAGCGTTGCATTAACCCACAAGAAACCAGTGAAGTTGGAATTCTGTGAAAACTTGCAGAACCTTCAGATGGTGGATCAGGTAGTTTTAAAAATAAATGAGTATTTAGGATTTCAAGATATTTTAATATAAGGTATAAATGGTTTTTCAAAAAGATACAACTGTTTTTAATAAACAATTAGCCTTCGACATCGAAACCATCCCTACGCGGGATGTTGTGCCCGATGAACTAGAAGAACTGATAACACGTAAGATAGAAAGGGCACAGAAGTCAAATCCACTGCTCAATGTTACAAGCGAACGCCGTAAAATTATGGCTACTGATCCTTTGTTAGGACAAATTATTTGTATAGGTATGTATTACTCTACAAGTGACACAAAAGTGGCACTCACCGATTCTTCTGAAAAAGTTATTTTAGAAAAATTTTGGAAAGCAATTAGTGTATTTAATGGTGTTTTCGTTGGGTTTAACTCAGTTAGATTCGATGTCCCCTTTATTATTAGACGAAGTATGTTACATAGGATAATACCTACGAATTCGTCTTTTCTGCAATATACACGCTTTGATCCATTTCCTCCTCATTTTGATGTAATGCTTCAATTGTCTGGACGAGACGGATTTTTAAGTTTAAAAAATGCATGCGCGGCATTCGGTATTCCATCACCAAAAAACGGCAAGATACACGCAGAAAATGTCGAACAAGCATATAATGAAGGAAAAATAAAAGAGATCGCCGAGTATTGTTTAGGCGATGTTGTGGCTACTCACAAGTTATACGAAATTATAATCGATTATATAGTAAAATAATTAATGAGCTTATTTAAAAAACCAACTAAAGACGATAGACGGTTAAAGATGTATGTATTCGGCGAAAGCGGTGTTGGGAAAACGCTAACTTCGCTATACTTTCCATCTCCTGCCGTAGTCGACATCGAAGGTGGCACACATTTTTATGTCGACAAATTTGAAATGACGCGATTACTTACAACGGATATAGATGAAATAAATCGAGCCGTCGATGAGTTAATCGAAGATCCCACAGGAATAAAAACATTTGTTTTGGACAGTATGACCGCATACTGGGACTTGTTGCAAGACAAACACCTAAAACGTCTAAGGGTGAAAAAGGCAAAGCCTGATTATACATTTCAACCGATGGATTATCGGTTGCTTCAGGCTGATTTAAAATCCTTTATAAACAAGTTGTTAGCATTAGATCTTAATATCATTGTAACAGCTAAATCAAAAAATGAATATTCTGCAGAGAGCAGTGAATTCATGAAAATAATTGGTAAAAAACCAGACGGTCCAAAGGAAGTACCGTTGACATGAAAAGAAAATATACTGGTCCAATTCGTTTTTAAAATAAATATGTTTATCTTGAAATTACAGATAAAAACACGAATATTGGATAAAATAGCGGCCTATGTAGAGAAATCTTATAGGAAAATCGGGAATAACGGAGAAACTCCTTAACCAGTAAGGACAATTCCGTAGCGGAAACGCTCGAACGACTGACAACCGACTTCAAGTATGAAGATGATACAGTCTGCTCTATAGATATATATAAAACTATAGCTAACACATGGATTTATTTGACATAGTCCTTGAACTTATGTTTGGTCCAAATGATACCAGAATAGCAAAAGTTATAAAAGATCGTACTAACACATTACCAAAAGAGTTTGAATACACATATCAAGAGTTAACGAAGTACTTGGATATGAAAGAACTAGAGCGTGAACCTGTTGCACTCCGTGCGGTACAACGCTTGAATCAAGTTTCTAACCGTACCGTTGCTATAACACTAGATGGTCAAACCGTGATGACCGGCGGTATAACAGTAGAAACTTTCACAAAACTTCGTGACATTATTCCACATTTTGAGGAACGGGAATTAAAAGATAAATTACAGGAGGACTATTATGTTGGTTCTCTACTCGATCTGAAAGAAGACGAGGCAAAGCAGTTCCTTACTGATCTACAAGCAAAACTAGGTATTAATAATTAATGAGCTATAACTTACGCGATGTTAAGGGATCGAGTTTTGATCCTATTCCAGAAGGCCGTTATAACCTAACGGTGGATAAAGCAGAGTTAACAACTGCAAAAGATAGTGGTAATCCTATGATCAAAGCGACTTTGAAGATTCTCGATGGAGACTTTAAAGGTCGTTTAGTATGGGATAATTTTGTATTAACAGATAAATCCCTGTGGAAGTTAAAGGGAATTCTAGAAGCAATTGGTAGTAATATTGCTGAATCTGTAAATGCTACTGAACAAGATATAGCCAATGCATTACAAGGTGCAAAGGTGAATGCTTGGTTAGAAATTCGTATTGGTCCAAACGATCAAACATCAAATACAGTAAAAAACTACGCCAAAATAACCGAAGAAACGGTTGCAAGCAAAAAGAACAGTCTTTTAGCTTAATAGCTTTATTGGCCTCGGTAAATATCGAGGCCTTCATGTATTATGGATAAATTCATACAAAGAGCTTTAACACGTTCACAAATAAATGAGATACTACAATTTTTGTCGTATCATTTAGGGTATACGCCGCCGCAAAAGTTTACTATAATTTTTGCTAAGACTCCAGAACAATTCGCAAAGTTGCATGGAACAGAGCCGGGCCAAACGACGGTAGAGGAAATAAATTCAGCTGTACCTACGTTACCGGCAATATTTGATCATGGAACGAATACGGCGGTATTTCAAGGATTTTCTTACGTTCAAGGTCTTGCGGTACCGCATTTCATAATACCTATGGCCACAATCTTACATGAATGTATACACTTTTACCAGTATTCCGCCGGAAATTTTGGGTCGTGGCAAACAATGTACGAAGGAACCAGCGAAATATTGGCTTGCTTCTTTGCCGATGATTACCAGTTCGATTACAAGAACGAAGTCATATATAGCTTTAACTTGGCAATGATCATCAACGATAATAATTTCTGGGAAGCAATGAACTGGATAAAACGCTACACTGTTCATAGTGATAAAAATGGATTCGTAGCACGTAGTATTTTACAGACACCCACATTTGCAAAATTTAGACCGACTAATTTGATGCGGTGGTTAGATGCTAATACGTTACATAAGATTAAAAACGAAGAGATACGAAATTTATTTACAAAGTACAATCTTTCGTATATTAAAAAACAATTACATAAGAATCGTCAACTAATTTCATGAGGTAATATGAAGCTCACGATGCCATGCCCGGGCGGATGTAACGGTACAGGAAAAATAAAAGCATTACGAAGACGATGTGGTACATGTCACGCAGAGGGAGAGATCACTCTGACAAAATATCATAAAATACTAGGTAATTATACAGAACTTAGGAATGTATTAGCTTTTGAAGAATTCCTGGCTGATCAAAAACGAAAAAAGCATGAAATTTCAGTACAAGATAAACGGCAACCACAGGGGTAGCCGTGATACAAAGGATAGTGCGATAAGAGCAGCCCGAAAAGCTGCTCTTTCCATTTCAGACAGAGGTATAATTCATGTAGAGGTAGTAGACGAAGCTTCTGAAAATGTCATACATAGAGACATGGTTTTAGATGAAAATATAAAATCATTAGAAACAGATGATTTAGCTTCGATCGGCATGATAGTACCTGGAACATACAAAATAAATAACGACATCAAACCAAAAGCTGCAGAAAAATTATTTAAGATTGGTGACTATACAAAGTTAAATAATGAACTGTATAAAATAATATCAGTATCGGAATCCTGCGCTCGCGCGCAACCGGTATTAAAGAAAAAAGTAAAAATAAAAGATAAACTTACAGATAAAGAACGAGAGTTCTCCATAACTCGCCGTGCTGTATCATTAGCTCCTTCAGCAACAAATGTTTTAACTACGGAAGAAGTAGAAAAAGAATTAAAAAGAATAAAGGAATTAGAAAATGGAAATAGTAACACAAATAGTGGAGTCGATCGAAGCAATAGTAAACTCATTGCACAGCCAAAAGGAAAAAATTCTGGAACTGGTGGACACAGGAGTAAAAATAGCAGAAAAAATAAAGTCCGAGGAAAAAGATGAACGACTTACTGATCCAAATTAAAGTTATAGAGGACGCCGCTGACTTTGTCACTAATCCTAATACACAAAAGAAACTCTTGGATATATTATATAAAATATTCCAAGATAGAGGAATCGTAGTATCAATCGATGTCAATGAATCAACTAGAGAAGAGGATACAACAAGCCAATCTTAAGTACCGCAAAAATAAAGTTGCGGTAATCAATAAGGTTGAAGTTCCTATTCTCCTTACCAACCAAGGGCTCATACCAAAACAAAGTACAGTAGATTTCACAGGTATTTATAAAAGATCAATGAAAGAACATAATAAGTACTCTTCCATTGATTATGACGAAATCGTTGTAGGGCAAGGTATAGCCTTTGATGCAAAAGAAACGTTAAGTAAAACTTCGTTTCCTCTAAATAATATTAAACAGCATCAATTAATATTTTTGGAGTATTTTGAAGACTGTGGAGGAACAGCCTTTTTTCTGATACATTTTAAGAAACTACATGTCGATCATGCGTTTGTCACGCCACTTGCTTTTGTCAAAAAATATTGGTATGATGAATCCTCACGCCGAAGCCTTCCTTATGCTGAATTCGACCAGAAATGGCTTACGGAAATCGATAATTATTTAAAGTATTTTAATGACATTTGACACTTTTAACAATGAATGTTTAGGTATTGTTATACAAGATTGGCCACACATGTCTATTGGTATGTTTATGGCTATAGATGTAGAATGGGGAAAATTATCTCCGATTCCAACAACTAATCCACTATCGAAAGAATGGGCCTGTGTTGATTCCGATCTTTATATACGCTTAGACAAAATAAAATTAATTAAACATATAAAATATGCAGAAAAACTCAAACAAGAAACAAAAAGTATCTTCGACGATAACAGTCCCGGTAAAAGTGCTATCGGATAAAGCTATATTACCAACTAAAACACATGATACAGACGCATGCTACGATTTGTATTCTGTAAAGCAAATCAGACTAGCTGCGAATGGCTTTGATGCCGTTCAGACTGGGATCGCGTTCAATATTCCAAAAGGATATTTTGGCAAAATATATGAACGCAGTGGAGTATCGTTACAACGTCCTATAACAGTGAAAGCTGGGGTTATAGATGCTGGATACACCGGTGAAGTAAAGGTGATCGTACACAATCACGGTGATTATCCAGAAATGATCGATGCTGGTACAAAATTGGCGCAAATTGCGTTTCATGCGGTACCTGACATCGAATTAGTTAAGGTAGATGAATTTAAAATCACCGCACGTGGTGATAAAGGATTTGGTAGCAGCGATCAATGAATTATTTAGAGGAATTATCCAATTTTATTTTTACGAGCAAATATGCTCGTTACAATGAAAAAGCTGGTCGTAGAGAGTCTTGGGAAGAGGCTATAAAACGACTTGAATCCATGCACAAAAAACACTATTCATTTCTATCTGATGAAGATAAAAAAGAAATCGAATGGGCTTTTGACCTTGTGCGTGTAAAACGTGTAGTACCGTCAATGAGATCAATACAATTTGGTGGCAAAGCGATTGAAGCACATCAATCACGTATTTTCAATTGTGCTTGTCGCCATGTTGATTCTCTTCGTGCGTTTTCGGAGATATTTTATTTGTTATTATGTGGTAATGGCGTAGGAATTGGTTTATCAAATATGTTTCTTAGCCGATTACCTAATTTAGTAACTGAAAAAGACAAAACAGGCACAATCATTACTTACGCAGTAGAAGATACCATCGAAGGATGGGCCGACAGTTTAGAAGCGTTGTTGAACTGTTATTTTAAAAATACTGCATACACAGGTAGAAAGATTGTGTTTGATTACAGTAAAATACGTTCTGCCGGCACTCCGTTAAAAACGGGTGGTGGCCGTGCTCCCGGATATAGAGGTCTAAAGAATGCTCATAAAAAAATAAAACTTTTATTAGACCATATTATCGAGGATTTGCATCAATTAAATTTAAAATCTATCAATGCATATGATATATTAATGCATGTAGCCGACGCAGTAATAAGTGGAGGTATTCGTCGAAGTGCTACGTTAGTATTATTCGATAAAAACGATATTGATATGATAAATGCAAAAGCATTCTTTACTGTACATAAAAAAGGTCGTTTTGAGCTAAACGCGAAAACAAATAAACACGAAGGTTATGTAATACTAGAAGATCCTGCATACCCAGGCAAACAAAAAATCGAGGTAGAACTAGATGACTGGGCTTTATCTGATTTGCAACAGAATCAACGTATAAGTTGGTTTGATGTTTATAAACATAGAGCAAGAAGTAATAATAGTGTTTTGTTACTTCGAGACCAGTTAACTTCAGAAGAGTTTAAAGAAATATTCGAACGAACAAAAAATTTCGGTGAACCCGGGTTTATATTTGGTAACCATCCATGGATGAGTACTAATCCATGTGCAGAGATCGGCTTTATTCCGGTAACTGATGATGGTGTTTGTGGCGTACAATTTTGTAATTTAACTTCCATTAATGGTGCAGAAATACATACACTAGATGATTATTTAACTTGTGTAAAAGCTGCCACAATCATTGGGACACTACAGGCCGGCTACACATATTTTCCTTATTTATCACCGGCCGCAAAAAAACTAACTGAAGATGAAGCATTGCTGGGTGTATCAATGACCGGTATGATGGATAATCCTCAAATATTATTGAATCCTGCGTATCAAAAACAAGCTGCGCAATTAGCAGTTGCAACAAATAAAGTGTGGGCAGAGAAACTTTATATAAAACAAGCTGCCCGCGTGACGTGTATAAAACCAGAAGGAACCGCAAGTTTAGTATTGGGAAGTGCGTCTGGTATACATGCACATCATGCAAAAAAATATTTTCGACGGGTGCAAGTAAATAAACTTGATCCGGTATATATGCACTTCAAAATCGCAAATCCGCACATGAGCGAAGAGTCGGTTTGGAGCGCAAATAAAACAGACGATGTAATCACCTTTCCTATAGAGGTTCCGGAAGGGGCGATAGTAAAAAAAGATCTAGATGCCATAGCGCATTTAGACCTCATTAAATCAACACAACAAAACTGGGTATTACCAGGAACCAGTGTTGCTAATAGAAAAAATGTTACGCATAACGTATCATGTACAGTCATAGTAAAAGCTGATGAATGGGACAAGGTGCGTGAGTATTTATTTAATAACAAAAATAATTTCGCCGCTGTAGCATTGTTGGCACAAACAGGTGATAAAGATTTCAAACAACCGCCACTTGAAGCTGTGATAACAGAGCAAGATAAACAATTGTGGGATACTATTATAACTTCGTTCAAATCTGTAAATTACAAGACACTAAAAGAAGAAGAGGATAGTACTACATTACAGCAAGAATTAGTATGCGCAGGCGGACAATGTGAATTACCAATTTTAAGTAACGGATGATTAGTGAGATATGAATGTGTACGGGATGATATTCCTGTAAAATGGCATGAATTGGATTTACTACCCGGATTAAATAACGAGTGGATACTAATTCAGTCAAACGGTATCGTAGATCCTTCTAAAACAGAATTAATTAGGAACCAACCGGCTGCCGAGTTTCGTGGAACCTTTGAACAAGCTAATATAGAATTAGAAAAACGTATAAAAACGCTTGAGCAGCTAGGTTACGTTAAAGTCGAAAAAAAGACGGATGATACAGAATTATTACAACCTTAAAATAGGTTGTCCATTAAAAAAAGTAACAATTGAAAACCTAGAAATACGCCGCCCTATGGGGCGAAATAAGTTATATCTTAAAGTAACTGATGGGCAGCGCTCATTCACTGTAAACGAAATATGGTGTAAAGATGATAACAAACCTACACAAGGCTTATGGATGGATTTTGACCAAGACGGTCAAATTTTTGCTACAAGCGACTTGGCTCGATTACTTGCTTCTTTGGATATTAGTTCAATTGGCGAATTAATCGGCAAAGTTATAACAGTGAAACCAAAAAATAATGGATTTCTTTGTGTAAAAATAGGTGCCTGACAACAGGCACCACCAAAAAAAATGACTATACAAAAAGCTATTACGTTGATTCCCGATGAAGAGTTGAGAAAAATGTTTTATACCTTTCTTGACAAACATAAACTTCTTGATCATGAAGTAATTACTTGTTACCAAAACATGGGCGGGATTATATATATTGAACCATTTACTGCAATCGTTAAAAATAATCGTACAACACTTTCGCCTGTTCCATCATATCATGTATCCGGAGGATACCATGGGCCGAATCAGGAGTTAATGTGTTTATATGGTTTGATGTCGATTTTGCTTGACACTAAATAAAAAATTACGTATATTAATACATGCAATTCTTCGAACAAAAATATCGCACATTTATTGTAGGACTTGATAACCCATCTGTCATGCCCTGTGGGTGGTATTTATGTTCACCATCCAGACCCCATCTATGGGGCGTACTGACAAGGTCCGTGAACTAAACCGCCGCTATCATCTAGTGGCCCAGGATATAAGATTCTCAATCTTAATACACGAGTTCGAATCTCGTTAGCGGTACAAAAATTACAAGAGAACCCGTTACACCACGGTGAGGAACTTCAGCTCATACAAAGAAGCGAGTGGGAGAAGAATGTGACCAAGATATACTGAGGAAGTTTGTGGCTATCTTTCCGAACGTAATTCAAAGCCATCACATTATTCGTTCGCACCACCAGCAAGTATGCAACTCAAACAGACCCAGGACGGCACGCTTCTTGTCTAATAACGGTCGGGTAGAGGCCAATAGAGAAATGACGGGATAAAACAAAAAGCTGGGTAAGCTCGGTAATAAATGGCGCTATCGTCTAGTTGGTTAGGACACGACTCTTTCAAGGTCAAAAGGCCGGTTCAATCCCGGCTAGCGCTACTAATGAAACAGAAAGAACCGAATTTCATAGCTCCGAAGTTTAAATGTACTTGCGGACAAAAATTAAAAGCAACAGACCCCGAAGCATTCTTTAATACTGCATATACATATATTTATAAATGTCCGGTTTGTGGAATAAAGTGGATAGTAACCTGCGAAGAATCTGGAAATGATTATGAAAATGGTATTAATCTTTTGACAGGTGTTATAGAAGAATAATATTAATGTATTTACAAGATGAAGAACTTCAAAAATGGATTTCACAAAAAACAGGGCTTGCTTTTGACTCAATAAGTGAAATCGATTTATTACAAATTATACATAAAAAACATTGGAATTGCTATGTAAGTACGATAGGATATGCCAGCGAGGCGCGGGTTGATGTTGCACATCTTTATTCTTTATTAATGGATCCTAGACAATATTATTATCGTATTTTAACCTGTACGGGCGTACAAATTTGTCATTATAATAAATTATTTCCATGTTTGGTACATGGTGCAATTGGGGCGTTAGTGTAATTGGTTAACACGCCTGCCTGTCACGCAGAAGAGTACGGATTCGAGTTCCGTACGCCCCGCATGAAACACAACAGAGACAAAGATGAATTAAAGGTTTTAAAACGTAAAAGAGTTTGGGATAGATTTAAGTGGTGGTATAATAATCAAACGAATAGGTTGTTTAAAAATCATTGGTTGAAAGATAGTTGTAGTATGTGTAAATATGAACAAGCTATCAAATATCGCGAACATACTATACAACGCAGAAAAGATAAAAAAGTCATTAATGAACAATTAAATGACATGGAGACATAGCTCAGTCGGTAGAGCTCTAGGCTGAAGACCTGGGTATGCACTGGTTCGATTCCGGTTGTCTCCACAATAAACGACGCGTAGCTAAATTGGTGACGGCAGCCGCCTTATACACGGAAGATATGTGGGTTCAAGTCCTACCGCGTCGACTAAAAAATACAATAAATTCAGCAGTAACTCAACGGTAGAGTGCCTGGCTGTTAACCAGGATGTTGAAGGTTCGAGCCCTTCCTGCTGAGCTAGCGGGTCGATAGATGTTAGTTATCGGTTAAAGCATATATCTCAAAAATATAACACTCTAGGTTCAAGTCCTAGCGCGTATGAAAATACGTAGTAGCTAAATTAAAAACACTGACGTCGCTTAAATTACCCGCGATATGTATCTGTTGAGCAACTGGCTGGCTCGCCTGACTGTAGATCAGGTCCCCTTTGGGCGTGGGGGTTCGAATCCCTCCAGATACACTGTGGCCGTAGGACAATTGGCTTAGTCCGACAGGTTGTGGCCCTGTACGTTATGGGTTCGAATCCCATCGGTCACCTACATTCCCCTTGTGTCCCTGAAGAAATTCAAACCTTGGGTAGAAAGGAAAAACATCATGAGTAACATTTTATTGGAATTACAAGCTGGCGAGGGTGGAGCGGATGCAAAACTCCTCGTCGAGGATCAATTAAGTATTTATTTAAAAGTCGCGTATAAACACGGACTTTGAGGCAATTCCAATATATGTTAGTGATGGGTTTGCTTCAGTTCAGGTTATCGGACAAAGAGCAAAGGAATTATTTGAAAACGAGGGTGGTGCGCACCAATGGCACAGAGTTCCTCCTACAGAAAACCGAGGACGAACACATACCTCTGTTGTAACAGTTGCAGTGTTGGATCTTATAGAACTTCCCGAGGTCAGTATAAATTTTAATGACGTTGAAGTTACAACCACTAAAGGAAGCGGTCCTGGAGGACAGAATCGTAATAAAGTTGAAACAGTTGTTGTATTAAAACATAAATCAGGGTTAACTGTTCGTTGCGGTTCCGAAAGATCCCAGTACCAAAACAAACAACTTGCTTTTGAAATATTATATTCTAAGTTACAACGTATCGCTAAATATAATCATCAAAAACAAGCGGCCCAAAATAAACGATTGCAGATGGGGTCGGGACATCGAGCAGAAAAAATTCGTACTTATATGGTAAAACATAATTTATGGATTGACCATAGAACAAACGAGCGACGCGATCTGAAAGCGTGGATAAAGGGTAAATGGTAATAGCATAGACATAATGACAGACATTATATCTACGTTACGATCTTTGAAAATAGAGTACCAAATATGTTTGAATCAATGTTGCGCATGGTTTGCCCAGCAATATACATTGTCGTAAAAGGTACAAAGCTATAATAGCTACTCGTGCATACGCATAAAAATATAATTAATGGACTGCGGCTTTAATTGAAGTATTTTATGCCTGGAAATGAAACGTTCCATTAAGAGTAACCGCAGAGTCACAGCTATTATAGTTATGGGAGATTAGCTCAGCTGGTTTAGAGCGTCGGTCCTACAAACCGAAGGTCCACGGTTCGATCCCGTGATCTCCCACACATATGGAAAAGACAGACAATACAATCACTGTCGATATGCGCAAACATTTTAGCAGGCGTCTTCGAGAGGCTGCTAATAAAAAACTTGCTTCCATAAAGCAAGAGTACGGCGATCTCGACAAACACATGTACGATTATAAGGATGAACGGGACACGGCTGCTTTATTACCATTAATCCTAAGCAAAGAAATTACGGTTGCGGATATAGATATATCCAAACTAATCAATCCTTTAAAAGAAGCCATAGATGAAATTTATTCTCCAAGTATCGATATCCTCGATCTTTTCGGTTCCACGGCATCGGCAAAAATAAGTAAACAAGGAAAGCAGTTACTACTTAAACATAAGGCGGCATTAGCTGAATGTGCAAAACGTGAAAATGCCGTCGAGAAGGAAATAGCCCGTATTGAGGATAAATTATTTTTTGGTGGAAGCGGAAAATCATTATTAAAGCTTCTAAAAGAGTTCATTGCAAAAAAGTTTTAAATAACAACCGACAACATCATTGATGTTGTCTTACCGGAGTGTAGCGTAGTTGGCTAACGCACATGCCCTGGGCGCATGGGATCGCTGGTTCGAGTCCAGTCACTCCGACACTATAAATAACTAATGTTAAACAATTTCTTGGTTTAATTTGACAACTTATAAGAAAACCGTTCATGATTTAGAAAGACGTTTTAAGGTAGCAGAAATTTTTATATCTACATTAAATGCACATAGGTATCATGTCACAAAAGAATTAATTCCGTCGTTATTAGAGGTTGGAACTTATTTTGAATATTATGGAACAGTTTTGGGACATACATTATTGTTAGGAATATTTCGACACATTAGTGGAGCAGCTACGTATGATGTAGAATCAGGTGAGGATAATTTTCAATTTAGTCAGGCTAATTTTTTAAGAACGTGTGTTTTTGCAGCTAGATGTTTATACAGGTCAGATCAAAAAATAAATTACAGGTACGAAATTCCCGGTATTCCGGAAACTTACTTCTGTCAAACAATTCATTGTTATTCTATAGCAGATATAATAAAGGCGATTGATGATAATCATGCATTTAGACGACCACTTTCAGCGGCTGCAAATAAACGTGGTCTTTACACATTAGAAGATCGAAAACGTGTTGCACCTGAATGGTTTGATAAGCATCCTCACGAAGAATCCGTAATTTTAGCGAAAGAAAAATATGTAAAGACCAAGATGCTTATTATTACTGATACACCAAAAAAAATTATATCAGCACCAGAACTTCTTATGGATGCCGAATTATGTGATTCGCTGGAAAGAATATATCCAGATCTTGAATTAATATTAAAATTCACAGGTATTGAATCCCCATTCATACGAAAAGGATTTGATGCTAAAAAAAGTGAGGACGGAAAATTAATAATCGCTAGCGGAGAAGGATATTTCAATTTTCATGCTGATGAAATGATTCGTGCATTAGTCCAATTAAAAGAACAGGGGCTGTTTTAAAATTAAACGGAATATGGGCCAATTGGTAGGCCACCAGTTTCGGGAACTGGACATCGTGTGGGTTCAAGCCCCACTATTCCGACAAATGCCAAAACAATACAAGATATTGACAAGCCGAGGTATACATTTATCGTTTAGAAAAGGCATACTTGCGGGAAATAGGAAATTAAAAATTTACGGAACATTAGATTGTTATAGCGGCAAACGTATGAAAAAAAAGAATCGAGTATTTTTTCTTACAGAACTAGATGCATTACAATGTAGTTATCGCCCCTGTAAAATTTGTATGTATAAATGAATTATTATAAACAAGTAAAAATACAATATGATGATGGTGCATTTGAAATATGTTGGATACCTGAAGAATTTGCACACAAGCATCGCCGAATTATAGTAGATGATAAATATGCTAGAGTATTAATAATCTATATGGACATTCGTTTGACTGAAGATCTTATTGAAATAAATCAAAAATTTCCGTTACGGAAAGCAACCGATATATGAAACAATATCCAGAAATTCCTAAAGATGTGCCATCTTTTAATGCACACGTGTTCGATAAAATAGATGGTAGTAACTTACGTTTTGAATACAGCAAAAAACGTGGTTGGTTTAAATTCGGTACGCGCACAAGATTATTTGACCAATCAGATGACGTATTTGGATCAGCAGTTCCTTTATTTCACGAAACGTTGTTATTCCCGCTTACCCAAATTATGATTGATAACCGATTTGAACATGCGGTAGTGTTTGCAGAATTTGCTGGGAAAAGAAGTTTTGCTGGACAACATGAAAAAGATGATGTGAAGACACTGACGGTGTTTGATGTGGCCTTAGATAAAAAAGGATTCGTATCTCCTAAGATGTTCATAAAATTATTTGACGGTAAAGTACTGATACCAAAATATCTTGGATATTATCGCTGGAATAAAGAATTTACCACTAAGATCTATTATAATGAAATAGAAGGAATCACTTTTGAAGGAGTCGTCGGCAAAGATGGGGAGGGGACGCACTACAATATGGCAAAAGCTAAGACATTGCAGTGGTTAAATAAAGTACATGCTTTATATTCAGATAATCTAGCAGATAAGATAATAAATAGTTAATGGAACAACTAATCTGCGGTAAAAACCATAAGAAGATCGGGGTAACTCCTTCGATCGTACTAATTAATCCTAAATATCCAAGAAACGTTGGCGCAATAATACGTGCTGCATCTTGTTTTGGTATAGCCCAGGTTTGGTACACCGGCAATCGTGTATCAATGACACCAACAAAAGATTATCGTTTACCAAGAGAAGAACGGATGAAGGGTTATAAAGAAGTTACACTCACACAATTTGATTATCCGTTTGATATGTTTGAAAAAGCAATTCCTATTGCAATTGAAGTGCGAGAAAACTCTGAAAACTTATTAGACTTTGAACATCCATATAATGCAGTGTATGTTTTTGGTCCAGAAGATGGTGGTATTGAACGAGTACATATGCAACACTGCCATCGAATTGTCACTATACCCACGAAACATTGCACAAACTTGGCAGCGGCTGTTTATCTTACTTTATATGATAGATATGCCAAACGAGTACGTGCAGGAAAAGATCAAATATTCAATATAGGAAAAAATGAACAACGAGGTTATGAAGAAGGGGCTGAATTTGGATGATACCAAAAGAAATTGAATATAAATTTTTGTTCTTTGATGAGAATGTTGTGCTTCCACAGCTGGCTCAAGCTAGTAAATCAATAAAATTAATGCAGGGTTATACAATAGATGGGATTAGGTTTACTCAACGAGTACATGAAGATAATACAAAAGATTATAAAATAAATTATAAATTAGGAATGGGTGTAGTTCGGGACGAAGCACAATGTCAAATAGATGAAAATGTGTTTATTGCAATTTGGCCCTTAACAATTGGTCGACGTGTTTACAAAACACGTTATCACTTTCCACTGGAATCTGGTCTTATATTAGAATTAGATGTATATCAACATTCGAGGAAATGGCCATTGATCACTGGAGAAATAGAGTTTGCTACGGAAGAGGAAGCAGATAATTACTCAGACACTGAATTGGGGCGCTTCGGCAGTTTTTTATATGTAACTGGCGACTCTGAGTATCTGAATATAAACTTAGCCTGTTAATAAATTATGCTCTCGTACATCAATTGGACAGAGCTGCGCCTTCTAAGCGTGAGCGTTGCGAGTTCGAGTCTCGCCGAGAGTACAAGATGCCCCTTAGCGTATTTTCATTCATAAGGAGAAAATATATGCTACCTATTTTAAAAAGAGACTTTGCCTCTGATATAGAATATTGGCTTAATGATATTAGAAAAGCCTTTGAGGAGGCAGCAAATTTGGAACTATGTTTTGAACCTATTGGTCGAGCATTTCCAAAAGTAAACATTTCCGAAACAGACAAGGAATTTGTCATAGAAGCGGCTTTGCCTGGTTATGGAAAAGATCAAATTAAATTAGAAGTTACAAATGATAAAGGAAGAAAGTTTCTTACTGTAAAAGGTGAGAAATCTGGGAAGGCTTCTAAGAAAGATACACGTTATCTTGCTCAAGAAGTACATTTTTCCTCGTTTCATCGTTCCTGGGCGCTTCCAGCCGATGTAGATGTAGATGCCATCAAAACTAATATGGATAGTGGAGTTCTTACTATCGAACTTCCAAAAACAAGTCCAAGCATCGACAAAAAAGAAATAACTATTAGCTAACTACGCTCAAGGGGCATCACTTTATGACAATACATATAATTGGTGATATACATGGATTATACACAGAAATATATTTGCCTATGATCAAGAAGATTGATGGACCTTCAATTCAATTAGGCGATATGGCCCATGGATTCCCAAATACATTTTTACCTGAGTTGCCGTCTCAACATAAATTTATCCGCGGTAATCATGATAATCCAGAACTATGTAAAACACATCCTAATTATCTTGGAGAATTTGGATATATCGAAGAATGGGATATATTCTATCTAGGGGGTGGTTGGTCGACAGATTGGGACAGTAGAATTCCTGGTGTATCTTGGTGGTATGATGAGGAACTGTCAATGCGACAATGTTATGAAGCCTTAAAATTATACGAGGTGTCAAAACCACGAATAGTGCTTTCACATGATTGTCCGGAAATAGCAAAGATAAGTATGCTGATATATTTATACGGAAAACATGCGTATAATCAACCTTCCAGAACAAATCAATTATTGCAAGCCATGTTTGAACTTCATAATCCATCTTATTGGTGTTTCGGTCATTTCCATCATACACGAAAATTTATAATTCACAAAACTGCCTTTCAGTGTTTAGGAAAGGCACAATACACAACAATAGAGGTTTAACAATGCACGAACTAGTAAAAAAGGCACGAAGCTTTGCAGAGAAACGACATGCAGGACATAAATATGGTACATTGCCAGTGGATATTATAGTACATCTTGATAACGTTTATCATGTTTTAATGGAATTTGGCGAAACCGACCCATCGATGTTAGCGGCAGGATTCTTACATGATATATTAGAAGACACAAAAACTTCGCAAGAGGAACTGCAAGAAGAATTTGGTATGATAACTACTGCATTGGTTTTAGCGGTTACTGATGGAGAAGGTAAGAATCGTAAGGAACGCAAAGAAGCAATGTACAATAAAACGGCGGGTCATTTGCGATTCACACGTTTAAAATTAGCTGACCGTATAGCAAACATGCGGTATTCCAAGGCTGAAAAGTCTCCGCAGCTGACAATGTATATGAAGGAGTATCCAGAATTTAAAGCTCGCTTATTCTTTGCGAACGATGGTAACGAAAAAATGTGGGAAACATTAGACGCTTTAATGAAAAGTGTGATTCCACGGACATTCAAATTGAGTCGTGAAAAAGATGTTAGCGGTGTTTCTGGAAAAGGTATAGTAGGAGAAGGAGTTATATTTACAAACGGTAAATGCGTAGTAACATGGTATGGAAAAATAGCATCAGTCACTGTTTATAACACATTCGAGGATTGTGAGCAAATACATGGACACGAAGGAGCAACAAAATTTGTATTCGATAACAAGTTTTAAGGACGAGTGGGAATTCTTATCAAATTTCTATCCAGCCCCCATCACATATGATGGCGCTGAATATCCTACGGTTGAACATGCTTTTCAGGCGGCCAAAACATTGAATCCTGCGCAGCGCGAAGAAATTCGAGTTGCACCGACTCCGGGTAAAGCAAAACAGTTAGGACGAATAGTTGATCGTCGTCCTGATTGGGAACTTATAAAACAAACTGTTATGGCCCAGTTGTTGGCGGCCAAGTTCACTAATTACCCCGAATTACGAAAAAAGTTAATAGCGACGGGTAATCTTTTTCTTGAAGAAGGTAATACTTGGCATGATAATTACTGGGGAGCATGTACGTGTGATTACTGCAAAACTCAATACAAGTATAATATTCTGGGTACGTTATTAATGACAACTAGAGTATTTTTGCAATTGGATTTGGCATGAAAGGATTGTGAATAATATTAAACGGCATCTAGCTCAACTGGTTAGAGCATTGGTCTGATAAGCCAAAGGTTCTGGGTTCAACCCCCAGGGTGCCGACGATGAAAGCAAAAATCACATGGAGTATGGACGTTTATAAAGATCTCGACAAATTTGTAGACAGGTCCGCAAAAAATATTACGGACGAAATAGACAAAGCCTTTGTTAACATAATTACACGAGAATATTACAAAACAAATCCATTAGTATTTAAATTAAGTTACAGAACAACCTCTTTACAAGAATTCTTGAAAAGCAGCACTCGTAGCAAAACTGGATAATGCAGCGGACTTTTAATCCGTTAGGTGGAGGTTCGAGTCCTCTCGGGTGCACAAATTATTACGGCGACAAAGGAGCGAGATAGAGTGCCGAAGGTCTGAAGTGGGTGAAAGGTAACGCAAGCAGACTGCTCAAAGCTCATAAGGGATAATGACTTTCACTACCCCCGATCCATATTTGAGCGCCGTAATAAATTATAAATTATGCTAGAACAATATAAACAAGAGGTGCGCAAGTATTTAACTTGGTGCTATAATTTAAAAGTTTCATATGGCTGGAATCCAGCATCAAAACTTGAATTCGATCAGTTCGAATTAAGTCCAAGAGATTATTTAATACTCCTTGAAAAAAATGCTTATCTAAAAGGTATGGAAGCATTATTGAATCTTAATAACATAGATATTAAAAAAATATATGCAGAAGTAGAATTATCCGGGGGATGGTGAAATTGGCAGCCACATGGTCCTTAAAAGGCCACGCGAACAGCATGAGGGTTCGAATCCCTCTCTCCCGACTATTAGGAGTTGCACAATAAGTGCACCTAATGCAACAAAACAACATAAAGGATCAAAGCAACATGGAACAAGGCACAGTCAAGTGGTTCAATAATGCCAAAGGTTATGGTTTCATAACCCGTGCCACCGGTGAAGATGTTTTTGTACATTACAAGGCAATCACGGGTGATGGTTATAAATCACTAAAAGACGGCGAAGCGGTTAATTTCGACGTCGAGCAAGGAGAGAAAGGTCTCCAAGCGAAAAATGTTACAAAAGCAACTTCGTAACGACTGGTGGGAGTAATCCCACCTCGTCTCTTGGTGGAATTGGTAGACACAACGCGTCCAGAACGCGTCGCGAATAGCATGAGAGTTCGAGTCTCTCAGAGACGACTATGGAATGGTCTAAATATTTTTTTGATTTAGTAACTGTTATTAAAACAAAGTCCAAGGATCCCTCTACAAAGGTTGGATGTGTTATAGTTGGGCCGTATAATGAAATTATATCTACGGGTTTTAATGGTATTCCTAGATTAGTAAATGAATCTCCAGAACGATTCGAACGCCCGGCTAAGTATATGTACACAGAACACGCCGAAAGGAATGCAATTTACTTAGCAGCACGTCGTGGCGTATCTCTAGATGGTGCACGTATTTACTTAAGTTGGTATCCATGTGCAGAATGTGCCAGAGCTATAATTCAATCAGGTATCTGTGAAGTTTATATCGATAATACACGATGTGAAGATAACCCCGAAGCTAACGAGCGTTGGGGCGAAAATTTTAAAGCGGCGTTAATAATGTTGAATGAAGCAAAAATACCGATTTATGTTATATAGTGTTAAGGCCTTGTGGTGAAACTGGCAGACACAACAGATTCAAGATCTGTCGCGAAAGCATAAGAGTTCGAGTCTCTTCAAGGTCACTATGAAACAAATAAATCTAAAACCAAAATGGTTAAATAAGTATTCGCAAACTCCTTTACATAAAAAACTCTATGGCGAAGAAAAACAATATGACCATATGATAATTTGTAGTGCAGACCGTCGAAAACCAATAGGGTGTGATCTCTGTATATGTCTAAAATTTTTAAGAAAGGATGTAAAATGTTAGAACTATTACAATTCATTATGTCAGATTTTTGGATATGGTTAGGTACTTGTTTATTAATATTAGCTATAGGTGTTGCTATAAATAATATAATTGTCGGTTTTAAAGGCAAATGTGTAAATTGGAATTTCTAGCCTCTTGGCGTAATTGGCAGCCGCGTACGGCTTAGGACCGTATTCTTCGGAGTAAGGGTTCGAGTCCCTTAGAGGCTACACTATGAAAAAAATAAAAAATATATGGCCAGAGACTAAAGGCATGTCCTGGCGAGGTAAATTATATGAATGGTGGTACTGGTTTATTGCTTGGAGACACCCCCATAATATACTGATTTTAAATCGACCACCAACATGGTGCGATAAGGACGAACTTATTCGTTTAGCAGTATTTGAATATCTCGTACGTTTCATTGAGGATGAGTTTGCAATGAATCGTGTTGATTGGGACAGTGATCCAAAACATCAAGAAGCTGCAAAGGCTTTATTAAAAGCATATAAATGGATAAAAGAGGAACGTCCCAAAGCAGTAGAAAAATACGAGACATTACTACACAATGTTTTTGGCAGTATTTCGTGGGAGGAACTAGATAAAATAAGCAAAAAAGATGCAGAATCTGTGCATAAAGCAGAAAGATTTTATGAAGCTAAAGACCAAGAAATTTTACATTTAATAATTCAATATCGATCTTACATGTGGACATAATATGAACCAATCAATAGATACCTACGGATGTTTTGATATGGATTTTAATTCACTCGAAATATCTAATAAACAAATTATAACCGGTGTGATAATCGGCGTGACACTTTTAGGGTTAGGTATATTCCTTTATTATAAGTCACACAAATGAATATATGGCCGGAGTAACTCAGCGGTAGAGTACCTGCATGGTAAGCAGGAGGTCATGGGTTCAAGTCCCATCTCTGGCTCATGAAAAAAATAAGTTTCATATATACCAACTAATTCCAATCATATAGTAATAAGGAAATCTAATGATACGTGTTGATTTACGTTTACCTGCTGGTAATGGCAGAGCTGTACTACATCAGTGTTTGCTTCCTGATACATGGGCGGTATTAGGTAAATTTATTGATATAGAACTTGGTGGAGAAGTTAGGCATGTTGAAATATATAATATACATCAAGCCCTAGAAAAGTTTAAAGATAATAATGGAATATTAATTCCAGATAATTAAGCATCCGTAACTTAATTGGTAGAGTGCCGGTCTCTTAAACCGGAAGTTACAGGTTCAAGTCCTGTCGGATGCACCTAACTCACAATTTTCAAAAAATATAAAAGGAATAACTCAGTGGAAAATCAACAAGATGCGTTGTTAGATACTTCTAACACGTCATTGATTAACATGGCCGATACCAGACCTATAGCTTTTTGGGCCGATAACAAAAAGAACGAATTCTTAAAAACGTTTAAAGAACGTGTTGAAGTGGCAGCGTGGTTATTGGAACATACAGCGCACGTAATTATAGATAAAGCGATTGATCGCAAATTTATAAGTAACAAACATACAAGAAATATACAATGTGTGAGTGCAGTTATTACTAATAGTAACTGCGGTTCTTTGCACGGTAGAAATTGGGATGAGTTACAAAAAATTGCCGAAGAACGTGCCAATACCGTGCTAAAAAAACTACCGATCTTAAAAAATGCCATTAAAGTAGTTGATGCAGAAACATTCAAACTATTGGAGCAATATGATAGAGATCAAAAATCCCTACAAGAAAAGAAAGATACGTTGGATGAATTGTCTGGTACAATAGATATGAATGAGCTAGATCAAAACATGACAATCGGTGCTTTCAGAAAATATGTCAAAAAGATCGAAGCTGATCGTGCTTCATTATTGGCTCAGCTTTCACGGGAAGGACGTGCTTTGCAAGAATTAGATGTTACTATTTCTAAACGACTATATGCAGGTATTCCTGGAATATCGGAAGCTATCATTAAAGTTATAAATCAACATTATGAACGTATCACTGCGTTGCAGGCTATGACACGGCGTGTGGAAGAGCAAGTGAAATTCGGTGACAGTGCACAAGCTCTAGAATTATTAAAGCATTTTGAAAAAGATGAGGCAATAGTTTCCGATACAGTACAGGCGGAGTTTGACGAGGCGTTGAAGAAATTAGCGTTGTATAAAAAACCTAAAACAAAAGGTAAAAAATGACTTATTGTTTGGATAATGATAAATTCACTGACTGCTATAAGTCCATGGTGCGCCCCACGGGATACGAACACCACAACTTCGACGCTCCTTTTCATATCACACACAAGGGTAATGTAAAAGCTTTCATACGTGGCACCACCGTAGACAGTGATGGTGAAGTGTGTAAGAGTAATGCCATTATTGAGCATAATTGGTTATATAATACACAAATAATAAGGATAAAAATATGAACTACGGGTTATACACAGATATGTATCAACTTGTTATGGCACAAGGATATTTCCAGATGAGCCGCCATAATGACCGAGCCACGTATGATTATTTTTATCGACGTAACCCATACGGCGGCGGTTATGCATTATTTGCCGGATTAAGTGAGTTGTTAGATATCTTAAAGAATTGGAAATTTACCGAAGAAGATACAACGTATTTATTTCATCAAGGAATTTTTCACGCAGGCTTTTTGAGTTATTTACGTGACTTTCAATTCAAAGGCGATATCTATTCTGTGCGTGAGGGCGAAGTTGTTTTTCCAAATGAACCTATACTGCGAATTGAAGGTGGTTGGCTAGAGTGTCAATTATTAGAAACTCTGTTGCTCAACATTATCAACTTCAGTACATTGATCGCAACTAAAGCAGCACGTATAAAACAAGTTGTAAACGAACGACCTATAATTGATATGGGATTACGACGTGCACAGGGGTTGGGAGGTATTTTGGCGAGTAAAGCCGCTATTATTGGTGGTGCAACTTCAACTTCTAATGTTTATGCCGCAAAGAAATACGATCTCTTAGCGGTAGGTACAATGGCTCATGCCTGGATACTTGGTTTTGAAAACGAGTTAACTGCATTTCGTGCGTTTGCTAAAGAATATCCGCACAACACAGTGTTGCTAGTTGATACTTATGATACATTAAAAAGTGGTGTGCCGAATGCAATAATCGTAGCTAAAGAACTTGAAGCCAACGGATGTAAATTACATGGTATCCGATTAGATAGCGGCGACTTTGCGTACCTAAGCAAAAAAGCAAGAAATCTTCTTGATGAGGCCAATTTGTCTTATGTAAAAATAGTTGCATCTAATCAATTAGATGAATATGTAATTCGTAGTCTAGAAGAACAGGACGCTCCTATTGATATTTATGGTGTAGGCACAAATTTAATTATCGGTGCTGGCGCTGGAGCTCATGATGGTGTATATAAACTATCATCGATTCAAGGACAGCCGAAAATGAAATTTTCAGATAATCCTGAAAAAGCTACATTACCCGGACCAAAAGATCTGTATCGTTATTATAATAACGACGGCACTTTTTATGGCGACGGTATTACTTGCGCAGGAATGCCTCCACCGAAGAAGTTGTATGATCCTGTTTATCCAGATAGATTATCAGATGTTGGAGATCTAAAAAACGAAGCGCTTTTAATAAAGTGCGTGGAAAATGGAAAGGTTGTAATAACTAATCCTATCGTACGTACATCAAGACTTTATGCGGAAAGTCGTCTGCAGAGCTTAGGAAAAGAATTCACTAGATTTGAAAACCCACATATCTATAAAGTAGGTGTAAGTGATATATTACTTAAGCATAAAACAGATATGATTGCCGCACTTAGAAAATAAATTTTACGAGCCGAAGTATATCGTTATCAAAGAACTGTGTGTCGTAGGTCCGAATCCTACTCTCTCCACCCTGAAAGATAGTTGGTCCCTTTTGTTGAATGATTAAATTCATTTTATGGTATAGGACATGACAATATAAAAGAAGCCTCCTATAACTATCTTTCTGGTTGGGAGAGATAGCTCAGTCGGTAGAGCAACAGTATAAAGATGGTATATGACCATTTGCTCGTAATTTAATTTTATTATGGCTCATTCTCTAAGGTAAGCTGTAACGAGCACGCTTCAGCCATAGATAGCTATCTATGTTAAATCAAAGCACGCATATGGAATGAGTTATTTCAGGGCGTTCGGTTAATTGGTAAACCAACGGTCTCCAAAACCGTGACTACGGGTTCAAGTCCTGTACGCCCTGCTATGAAATATCACTTATATGAAGAAAAAACTGTGTGTTGTGGAACAACAGTCATACGGAAATTAAGTGCCAACATTTGTTGTAATTGTCGTAAAATTTTAACTCTTTCAGATACTTATATTACTTTAGCAGTACGTAAATTCACATTAACAAAAAGAAAAGATGTCAAGTTGGCCGAGTGGTTAAGGCATAGGTCTGCAAAACCTATATGCGTCGGTTCGAATCCGACACTTGACTCATGTAAAACTAATTAGGACATGATTTTATGGGACGAAAAACTATTAGCCGACTGCAAGAAAAAATGCGTAGGCTAGCTTCATTCGATAACACGCTAAAAACATATAAATCGGTCAAACCAGCAAAAAGTAAAAAACTCACTGGTGAAGAAGTATATAAATTGATGCCAGCTTTGACAAATTATTCGAAATTTTTCATAAATAATCTTTCTTTATGGAAATGTCCATCATATAATACAGATCGGCAGAAAACCAGTCTCATACGATTTTTGCTTTTTAAATATCCGGTACATGATATGTTTATCAATGCTTTCTTAACTACCCCAAAAGAAATAAATACGTTCGTTCAAGAACTATTCTATTGGGCGATAGATCTCGGCCAAGGGCGCTCTATAAAAGATCGAGTGAAGGGAATATTTACGGCAAAAGAGCTGCATTGGTTTTTAAACGGGCCTAAAAATAACGTGTTCTACAACAGTTGGTATGCAAAATGTAGGGCGCGTCATTGGCCTACTAATCTAATTAATTCGTTTGCCAACCGGTTAGGTCCATTTCCTATACATGATTGGAAAGAAGTTGCTTATTGGGACAAAATAATACAATTCTTTACAAACTATTTGGAAGAGTTGGACTCGGATATGTTATCTGAACTGTTGGATTTTATAAAATATGCCCATGACTACGAAAATTTTCAAATTGAGGGACGTACATTATCGTCCCTTATACGATTTTCTAATCGTTGGCATATGGGTCGTAGATTAACCGGCAAGTCAATTATTGAAGGCACATGGATGCCAATGAATATCCCGACATGGGAATATTATGATAAGGTCACGAAGATACATTGGAAGATTCATCAGTTATTGACCGGAAAAGATCTTGCATATGAAAGTAAGATACAACACCATTGTGTATGGTCGTATTCTCAGGCATGCGTGCGTGGACAAAGCAGAATATTCACTTTGCATAGTATCGATGGGATAGGCGACGAACGAAAGCATCTTACCATAGAAGTGTCTCCACAAGATAAAATGGTCAGACAGGTCCGTGGAAAATTAAACCGTAGGGCGACCAACGGAGAAAGAAATATTTTGTACAAATGGATTGATCAGTATAAACTAATTTATTAAGGATAAAATGAAACCTACTGAAATAATTGTTGTAATCGATCGCTCGGGATCGATGTCTGGATTTGTGGCTGACACAATAGGTGGTTATAACACATTTATTGATGAGCAGAAAAAACTCCCTGGCGATGCAAAAATAACTACTGTTTTATTTGACACTGAATATGATGTATTTGAAGATGGTGTAGAATTGCAAAAAGCTGTACCACTTTCACGTATATCTTATGTGCCAAGAGGCAATACTGCATTGTTAGATGCCATTGGTGATGCCGTGAAACGCGTTGAGGATCGTCAAGCAAAACTTCCGGACGATCAAAAAACTGATCACGTGATTATGGTAATCATAACCGATGGGCAAGAAAACTCAAGCGTGAGGTTTTCGAAAGATCAAATTAAAGATATCATTACGGCAAAAACAGCGCTTGGATGGAAATTCGATTTCTTCTCAGCAAATATGGATGCTATAAATGATGCTACACGTTCATATGGATTTGATAGCAAAAACGTATTGTGTTTTGCAGCAAACACAGATGGTTTTCAGAAGAGTTATAAGTCAATGAATATCTCTACAAGTAATTATCGTTTGGACAAAGATTCATAATGTCCAAATGCGGGTATCGCCTAGTCGGTATGGCACCACGCTTCCAACGTGGAATAAGGCCGGTTCGAGACCGGTTACCCGCTCTATGGAAACAATAAAAAAAGCATTGCAGCAGCCATGCAAACGATGTAATGAGGTTAAACTTGCATATATTTCGGCAAGATGTAAAGACATGTGTTTCTTTATTACGTATCAAGACTCTTACGAAACTGTAAACGAGTTTAGTAGTTTTGAAAGTTACCCACCAAGGGATGTAGGTTTAATGGGGGATGGTGATAACGTAACATTTATTTATTGTCTAAATTGTGGACAAATACAAGGACAATTTCCAGTATGACCTACACAATATATTTAAATTGGTGGTATGGTTCCCAGGAAGAGGAATCAGTGTTAAATCGCAGCGGTTATCCCGTACGCACAGAATTCCAGACTGACGAAGATCCATTCGAGATTGCGAGAAAATTATATGCAAACAATGTGACTGTTGTTATACATAAAGTACAAGAATTATATCATGGGTCGAAATATGTAATTTCGGTATGTGATGATTCTAGACCAGGACAAAGATGAGATCCATCGTTTTTCATTTTCCAACTGAATTACCATATAATGCAATCAGATATGAATTAAAATGTGATTGGGGTTTGTATTACAAATGTCGCACACAACAAGAATTTGAACAATTAGATCCGCACCTGATAATACAAGAAGGTTGTTTGATTCAGGCAATAGGTATTGATGATAATGTTATTGCAAACTGGCACTATGAGAAGAACAAATGGATAAAAAATTAGAATTTGTTTGTTATTTTCGGTATACAAAATGGTATTTTATCAGTTTAGGACTTCATTTGAGTTTAAAACCATTTAATATTGAAATACATTTACCTGCAGGATTTATACGTATAGGAGTGGAAGAACGATATCCAACAGCACCGATAAATTGGCAAGAATGTGATAAAAAGTGTTTTGGAAAAAGAATAACATATTCTCTAAACGAAAAAGAACTAGTTACTAAACTACACGCGTTTATTCTTGTGCAAGATTCTCTGTCTTCAATAAAGGACGCGCGAAAACGTCATAGCGATGCTATGGAACTATTGCATAGATATAAAATGCTAGAACGGGAATATTTACAAAATAAATATTCTGTGCCCAATGAGTTAATAACTGCAAAGAACTTTTTACTTAGAGACGAACTAGGAGTACAAATTTGTCAAACTTAAAAGACGATATCGATTTACCATTGGTAAAAACCATTGCTTATTTAAACTTATTAGGTATCAAAACACTTTGGTCGTGTTGCGGATATAATTATCCTGAACAACCTGCGCATAAGGCGCACCAAATCGGTCAAATAAATATTTCAATGGAATTTTCTGATAAGGCGGCCTCAGTCGGTATTTATATTTTACAACTTAATTATGAATGGGCTTTAAAATGTCAATTAGTGAATCCTGCTCCATTACGAGCATATATTATATATAGTGACATTAAAAGATTTCATCCTAATTGGGATGAAAACTCCGTACATTATCATGAGCATCCTTCACAGATGATTAATGGGTTGGAAAAGCGTTTGTATAAACTAAAGGATCAATTTATGGATGAAGTAGTATTAACTGATACAAACCACGCATCAAAACAAGCAAATCCCTATTGGGCTTATCCAGGGAGTGATCCATGGGTTATACGAAAAAATGATTTTATTTGTTGATGATGAAAAACAACCGGAGTGGTTTGATTTAAACCGCACCAATATTCATGTAGCCACAACATTTGAAGATGCGTTGAAATTAATTCAGAAAAATGTATATGACATTATTTACATGGATCATGATCTTGGAGATAGTTGTCATGATGGTTCTCATTTAATAACCGAATATGGCAAAGCAGGTAAGTCAATACAAAAAGTTTGTTGTATTTCGTGGAATCCACTTGGAGTAGAACGAATACGACTTGCTTGTAAAGATTTTAATATACCTTTCGAATCACATGGTATGCGTATATTTGATTTGTTTCCAGTTATAGATGGACAATCTCACTAAATTTTCAACTTTTATAAAGGATCACATATATGAAAACATATTTTAATAAGATCAAATTATTTAAAAGTAATTCTGACAGCCCGGAAAAAATATTAAAAGAAGTAACTGAATTTGCAGCTACTCAAAATATTTCGGCACATAGCTTAGGTGTGGAATATGTAGAACCCCTTGATCAACTAATTATCAGTTTGGGATACAGAGAAGAAGACGATCCCACATCGATAGAAATAATTCAACATACTATCGGAAATATATCAACCAACAGTTTGGCTGAGCTGGAGAGTAACTTTAAAAAGATACTTGATACTTTTGAAAAACCTATCTGTCATGAATTTTTCGTAAATAACGCTTTCGATCTTATCGGAATCTTTATGATAGAAAAGTAATAATTAGGCGGTTGTCGCATAGAGGCCTAGTGCGTCTGCTTGCCATGCAGAATCTCGTGGGTTCGAATCCCATCAACCGCTCTATGGTTCAAATAATATATGTATTTCTCGCAGCATTTGTGCTCGGCTTTTTATATTCATATTATATACGACGCACAGCACATGCGCAAACTTTAAAAAAACAACTACAAGCGGCAAGCTCCGGTTCAGTATTATATTTGCTTGGCGCGGTAATTGTTATATCATATGTAAGTGACCCTTGGCTATTAATTCCCGCCTGTGTGGGGGATTGGCTAGGATCCCTACTACAACTAAGGATCGATATGAATAAAGAACAATACGAAGAAAACTTAAGACGAATCCAAAAACAACATTTGGAAAATATTCAAAAACATACACATTGGCAGCCATGCATGCACGACCAATGTACAGAATGTCATGGTACTGGTATGAAACTAGATGGGACTCCCTGTGTACACGGTATAAGTTGCCCATGCCCAAAATGTAGTCCACGATGTAACACCTCCACCCTCGTAACTTAAATGGAATAGAGTCAGTCCCTCCTAAGGACTTGTGTGTGGGTTCGACTCCCATCGAGGGTACATGCTCCTATAGCTCAATTGGATAGAGCGCTTCGCTACGAACGAAGAGGTTGTAGGTTCAAGTCCTATTAGGAGTACTATGATAGCACAATTACTATTTCAAATACTACAGTTTATAGCTATTTCACTTTTTGACTTGTGGCAAATGGCTAAAAAAGAATTATTATATTGGGAAGCAATAATGGATACATTACCGTTTTTACCTCCCGACGTTGAAGAAGATACATTAATACTAAAAAACACTGCATCAGAGAATATATCTGTGGGCCAATTTATATTTTGGTTTGCTGAAGTCGCATTAATGTTAATATTCTGGAGTGGTTATACATTTGTATCGCTTGTAATGTTTCTATGTACGGTATTTTTATTCTATGCGGGGGTTGAAGACTTAATGTTCTTTTTGTTTTCTCGTTGGATAAAATTACCGGAAAGTTGGTGGCGCTCTCGAGAAGTTATTCACATTCTAGGATTTCGTTTACCAAAATATATGCCTTGGTTACCAAGAACGCGCCAAATCGGAAAGTTAAAAATACCTAGTTATTGGATGAAATTTTTCGGCGGAGAGGTTGGTGATACCGTTGAATTATATAAAGGTGGAATTATTGCTTGGATATTAGTTATTGCTATAATAAGTTTGGTATAAGATAATTATACCCCTATAGTCTAATTGGATAAAACGTCGCGCTTCGGACGCGAATAGTGCGGGTTCGAGTCCTGCTGGGGGTACATGTTTAAGGCATATGAACAAATAGAATTAGCAGTTATTACTACCGCTGCTATAAAAAAATTATTCTTTGACGATTACTCAACTCTCACTTTCACAATCAAACCTATGGAACAACATATAACAGATATAGAAAATTTTATACACAATGCTACAACAGACAAATGTGTAGAATTGTTAAGGACGTTGTCCAAAGATATAGAACTTGCTATTAAACCGGACGCCATACATGTTAAACTGAGGGCGTTGGCGCTAGAAATGGATTTAGAAGATTACCGAAAATTATTATTAACACAGTTACTCAATTCAATGGCCGCCGTAAAAAGCAAATTACATACTAATTTGGGAATTAAAGAATGAGAAAAATAACAGTAGAAAAAGCAGATAATACCAGACATTGTCATAAATGTCAAGCAAAGATAATAAAAAATGAAAAATTTGTACTTTGCACTAATGATGCTTATATACCTGTTTATTGTAATATTTGTTCAATTTGTATGACAAATCTAACTAATAAGGTGCTCGGATTAAAAAATTAACTTTGTACCAAAAAAGCAAAACAGGAAAAATTAAAGTATTAGAATTCTGGACTGTAAAAGAAAAATTCTATACTCGTTGGGGGCAATTAAACGGTAAACAGCAAGAAACTGTGAAGGTATGTGTGGGAATGAATATCGGTAAAGCTAATGAAACTACACCTGCAGAGCAGGCATTGGCAGAGATGGAAGCCAAGATCGTAATTAAGAAAAAAGAAGGTTACGATACAAAGATGCCTTCAGTTACCTCATCAATAGTGCAAACTGTTATTGATCTGGATAATATACCAGAAGCATTTTGTCCTAATAAACCTATATCTAAAACACCACAATCAATTATTGATGGTAAAAATACGTATGGACAAAGAAAATTCGATGGGCATTGCTTATTCTTGGTTAAAGGCAAAACTACCGAAAAAGTATTTTCACGTCGTATGGAAGATCGTACAGACGTATTAATACAGTTACCGCCTATAAAAAAATTATTGGCTATACTACCAAGTGAAACGTTTTTATTAACCGAATTTATATATTATAACAACACAACAAAACGTGAATCGCCTAGACATGTAGCGCAGGTTGTTCGTAAAGATGATGCTGCGGAGGCTATATCGCGTTATAACGAGTTATCAAAAGATGGACAATTCAACTGTATCCCCTTCGATGTCCTATTCTTCAAAGGAGATTTTGTCGGAAATAGAGAATATACTAAACGATTCGAATTACTCAAATCTATCAATATCAACGTGCCCCCCATATACACAGATTGGAAGGAGCTACTTCAATTTGCCGAAGAAGAAAATTGGGAGGGTTTTGTCCTTCGTGTGCCAGGTGAGAAATCATATATCTCTTATACAATGGATGGAGAAGCACATCGAGCGGGAAGTTATAAATACAAATTTCTCAAAACTGATGACTTTTTTGTCACAGAATGGCTTAAGGGAAAATCCGGAAAACACGCCAATTTTTATGCGAAGTTTGCTGTGGCACAATACGACTCCAAAGGCACCATTATCGATCGTGGATATGTCGGCCCTGGTAAACTAACTCACGATGAACTAGCACAACTTACAAAGGATCTAAATTCTGGTAAAGTAAAAAAGAACTTTGTAATCGAAGCTGAATATCAGGATATTCAAGATTCTGGAAAATTACAGTTTGGAATAATTCAGCGACTACGACCAGATAAAATACACACAGAATGCGTGGTTGAAGAATGAATGGAAAACGAGCTAAGGCTTTGCGTAAGAAAGCCTATAAAATAACAAAAGATGCGCCTTGGGTAGAATATTACGATAAAAAATCAGTTCCATTAGTAATGAAACCCACTTGCACAAGAAAAGTGTATCAACTATTGAAAGCCAAATAATTGGCTTTCTTGGAGAGTGTCCGGTTTGGTCGAGGAACCAATCTTGAAAATTGCGCGCGGCATTATGTCCGTCTGGGGTTCGAATCCCTAACTCTCCGCATAGGAAAGTCTGACCTCATTGGTGCGGGGCCTGGTCTCGAAAACCAGTAGGCGTGTAGTGCGCCATAGGAGTTCGAATCTCCTACTTTCCGCATGAGACAATATCTTATTATAAAAACTAAAACAAATGGTATAGTGGCAATAGTAGCCTCGGAAAATAATGTATTACGTGTAGTATTTGCATATACTAATAATTTAAGAATTGCGTTGGAAGAGACTATTAAACATGGTCTACATAAAAGAAGATTCGTCACGAAAACTAAATTGATAACTATTAATGCATCACCAAAAGACGCCGACTTTTTGAAAAAGCTAAAACAATATTTAATATTGTCGTTTGATTATGACGTAAAATTAATGGAGATAAAAAATGAACATATACAGCATGACGACAGAAAACATGACTGAGTTTGCAAACCAAGTAAAGGAAGTGCTTGTTAACAATCTATTAGAAAATAAAGTTATAACTAAAGAACAACATGCACTCGTATCAGAAGATTATTGTGTAGTAGTTACACCTAAAGACATATTAGGACGAGTTTTTGATAAAGTACGAAATCGGAAAGATACAGAAAAGCTACTAATAACTGTTTTAAAAGGACAGCATGTAAAATGAGTACATTGTTGGCTACATTTCATAAACCAATAAATTGTCGGGCGATAAATCCAAAATTCCAGGACGAAGAATCTGCAAAAGTGATTGCAATACAAACAGAAACGGGCACCGACAAAAATGGTACATTAAATATTTATACTTCATATTTAGTAGTATTTCATAATATGAATTTGTGGATGGATAGCATAGAAGTTAAACTGCAACCTTAAAATAAAAGCGCAAATGGTGGAACTGGCAGACACACCATCTTGAGGGGGTGGCGGAGAAATCCATAAGGGTTCGAGTCCCTTTTTGCGCACAATCATAAACTAAATAAAAAGGTATATTATGGAAAGCAAAAGATTGTTATTTCAACGTGAAATAGAAACATCTATCAACGATATTCGGGATTACAGTGATTTTATATTTGCAGTTGGTTTGGATATAAAGGAACTCACACCAGAGGTGTTGAAACTAGATATTATACCAACAATGATAATTTCAACATCCGCGTTTAACGCATTGGCCAAAATGAATATCCCAAAAGATTTTCTGGATAAATTAAAACAGGCTTCAATGTATACTTGTCCTTGGACTGAAAATACGTATTTCGGTACATTACCGATAGCAGTGGCAACATTTAATAAAAACAATTATAAAGACTTATTAACGGATTATCAATTAGACACCGAATTTCATCTCAGTATGAATGGCGGCGATGTTAAGAAATTACTTATTCCAAACCTTGTAGAATTATCATTTATAGGGCATGGTTATACGTCTGCAACACTTCCCAGCGATGGTTCCCATACACTAGTACTTTGTACGATTGAATTACCTAATAAAGATTTTGCTATCTGTTTAACTTATGCATGGCACAACAAATGATCAGAATATTTCAAGTTGGTGGTAGTGTTAGAGATTTAATATTACGCGTTAAGTCAAAAGATATTGATTATGCAGTAGTAGCAGTTTCTTGGGAAGAAATGAGAAATTATATTCTTGCCAAAGGCAAAATATATCTCGAGACCCCAGAATACTTCACTATCCGTGCTCATATAGATGGTTTTGGTGATGCTGATTTTGTGTTATGTCGAAAGGATGGTAACTATTCAGACGGTCGTAGACCTGATACTGTTGAGTTGGGCACATTGTATGACGATCTAGCCAGACGTGATTTCACAATGAATGCTATTGCGATCGACATGCAAGATCCAAAGCGTCCTTTTATTGACCCGCATGGTGGGTTGATTGACATACAAAATAATCTCATTAAATGTGTTGGTAAGCCCGAAGATCGCTTCAATGAAGATGCTTTACGCATGCTACGCGCGTTAAGATTTGCCGTAACCAAAAAAATGCAGATCGACTTATCAGTAGAAGCATGTTTTGGTAATCGTGAGTTATTAAACAAATTGAATAATCGTATTTCTTGGGAACGTAAAAAAGACGAATTGTTTAAAATGTTCAAAACAAGTACAACACGAACTTTTGAATTGTTTGATCGATACCCATCAATGCGCGACGTATTACTTTCTGATGACAAACCTTTGTGGCTTGAACCAACTTTACGAGCACGCCCATGAAACTAGGAATATTTGGTGGCAGTTTTGATCCGCCGCACGCTGGACATTTATGGTTGTGTAGAAGTGCTCAGGAATTATATCATTTGGATAGTATAGCTATGGTGCCTAATGCGCTTTCTCCATTAAAGGATCATAAACATACAGAAGCTCATCATATAGTCGCTATGACACGATTAACGGCGTTCGAATGCGAAAGTACTTATTGTGATACAACAGAGATTTGCCGTGATAAGGTATCATATACTATAGACACTGTAAAATTATTTAAAGATCATTATCCAGAAGATGATTTATATTTGCTGTTAGGTGGTGATTCATTATTAGATTTTTACCGTTGGAAGGACCCTAATGAACTTGTAGAGATTATCGGGCACGAACATATTTTAGTGGCTGAACGAAGTACTGCACCTCTGATGGCACATAAGTTTCGGTCGCTACCTATGCCCTACATACAAGTGAGTTCAACGGATATTCGTAATCGAATAAAAAATCATTTGACAATAAAAGGATTAGTAGTTGATTCGGTGCGTGAATATATAATCGAACGTAAGCTGTATCTATAATTATAGAGCTATCGTACAATTGGTTTAGTACACAAGACTTTGGATCTTGGAATCGGAGTTCGAATCTCTGTAGCTCTGCATTTTTTGGGATGTAGTTCAATTGGTGGAACGTCAGTCTCTGGAACTGAATGATAAAGGTTCGAGTCCTTTCATCCCAGCGTATGAAACAAATTTTATATTATGAAATGGACTACATGGAATTTGATAAATTAGTTAATAAACATATTCCAGCGTTTAAAGGTGATTACGAATTTGTGGCCTGTCATGAAGCAAATAATTATGCAGCATATACTTTTAATGTTGAAATGCCTAAAGATGACAAGTCATATTTAGATATTGAGCGTAAAATCCTATTAGGAGAAGATCGATATACGCGTTATATATTAATGTATTTGGTAAAACTCGGTGTACTGGCGCCAGGAAATTATTTAATAAACGTATTTTGGTAATTGCAAAAGATCGTCTAATATGAATAAGACAGCGGAGTACATCCGCTAAATAGTAGATTCAAAACCTACCTTTTGCTTCATGTATAATTTTAAACGTGGTGATAAGGTTGTAGATATATTAGACGGTCAGAAAGGCATTGTTATGCGTTATGCTTCTGAAGACCGTGATAATTATACTTATGTACAAGTAAGATGGGAAAATGGTGATACAACAATAATAAGAGAAATGGAATTAGTATATGATAAACACTAAACAATCCTGCGGCGAAGCAAAGGCTACAAACATAATGGAAGGTAGTTTGTATAAACTGCAGACATTACAAGATGAAACACAGGCAATAATTAACACGATCGCAGAAAAAACCGAGTCAATTCGGCAACAATTGCCGAAGGAAGCTATATTGGATATGGGATGCAATAAAGGTATAAATACTTCAAAAATACAAAATATACTACAAGATCGTATTAGTCAACAAGATCTTATCGTAAAATTATTGCAGGAATTACTTTCAGAGTTAATTATATAATACAATACATAGAATACGAGTATAGACGAACTGGAAAATTTCTCGTAGCGTAGAGTCACTCCATAACGCCCAGATATACACGGAATCTGGGGTCGCGGTCAAAGCCCTAAATGCAATGCATACCTGAGTCCAGTTAGGCTGTAATTAGATAATGGTTATAATTACAATTGACAGGCCAATAGGGAGGAGAAAACCTTTTCACGGTGACATCGGAAATCCGTGACTATGTGTGCCGGCTTAGCTCAGCGGTAGAGCAGGGCACCTGTAATGCTCAGGTCGGGGGTTCAAATCCCTCAGTCGGCTCAGAAAAATATACAATTGTATAGCCAGCTTAGCTCAATTGGTGGAGCAGTGCTTTCGTAAAGCAAAGGTCAAGAGTTCGACTCTCTTAGTTGGCTCGTTATGAAATTCCACATACCAAAAGAAAACATACCTTATCGTATTATGCGAGATATTGAAATAGAATTAGTGGGTCTTGATAGTGATAGTCGAAAGAAAATGCAGACGCGTGGATTTCAAGAGACATTTCACACTGATCCTTTTTACTTACATGCGAAAGATATAATAAAAATCACTACTTGGAGCAATAAACAGGAATATGTGAAGATTCGTATATTATCCTCTAGTGATAAACTATATGAAAAATTATGTGGATATGTTCGAGATCCTTCGAATGATCCAAGTTCAACATTTGACTTTTTAAATGATGTTGAAATAGAAGAAATTCCGGTATAAGATTATGTGGCAGAGGCGACTCTACCGCACTTGCGTTTAATGTATTAATTTAGTATATTAATTTGGGCTCGACAGGAATCGATTGAATGAGATGTAGTATAAATGCATAGCGTCAGTGAACCGATGACGTAAAATCCGTTTAAACAATAAGTGCAGAAGAAAAATCTGACATGACTTTTGAACAGGCTTTGGCACTAGTCGAAGTACCTGTAGCCGTAATGGCCTAATCGCTGACAAGAGAACTCGATAGCAAGGCCCCAATTGCTATGAGTGCGATAAACGGGGATGTAGGCCACTTGTCCGAATACAAGTAAGTCCTAAGTATGTAGTTGTAGCAGACGACCGACTAAAAATACAACTAACTATGTGAATGAATTTTTATTAAATCCATGCAAGACCGGGGTTCGACTTAGTATTAGGTCGCTTATATAGAAATATATATGACAAAAGAAAGCTCAAACGGCGAAACCCCTGCTAATAGCGAGGTAACACCGTCGGGTATGTAAAGAAATTTAACAGCTCGCTATCGACTTATAGAACTCTAAAGTATAAAAACTATGAGTTACTAGGATAGTTGGAAAAATTCTTTTTCAAATTGTTTTTTTCGTCGTATTTGTTCTTTGGTGTATTTACCGTTGCGAACAGTCAATTTAGCATAATATCTTATAATGAATTTCATCCGACGTGATTTCTTTGGATGTCTAATATAAGGCAATAATTTATGCATTACGTCTATTGCATCAGCACGAGTTATTTTCCAACTATATGCAATCATGTAATTTCGCTTTTGACGGCCATGATTACAAATAATTCCGCCAAAATATCGTTGTAACGGTAATAAAATTTCTAAACACGTATTAGCTACAGATAACACAGGTGATCTGTACTCTCCGGAGTGATTATGTGTTAATGTAACTGAACCCTCACCATCGACGATGCCGGCGGTCCAACTATAAATGCTTTCTATCTTCGTAGTCTTTTTGGACATGGTAATCTTTTCTCCTATATCCAAAATATACTAAAAGATAAGGGAATAGTCAAGTCTAAAATGAAAATTTTAGAGTTACTGCCCCGCGAGTCCACCAAGGAGGTTTCTTTTCGTAGTACGTTATACTTCCTCCGTTCAAAATAAATAAAGGAAAACGTACCAAGACTGCGGGGTACGTTGGAAATGGTCCCCACGAGAGTCTCATAAGCTCTGCATGCAGGTTCAAGTCCTGTCCCCGCTACAAATCGGCCGGATCGAGATTGTTATCATAGATTCGACTTCTATTTCTCCCGCCAAGAAAAAATTTGGGAGAAAGCGCAATGGACGCACTCAGTCTCACAACATTGCCGATCTATTTTTAAGGAAAATAAATGACTGCGTTATTCGTTATTTTCACTATAATTGTTTCAGTGCTTATTGATCTGGCTGTTCAAGCACATCGTAAACATAAATCATTAAAAACAAAGCCAGAGATTTATTTACATGATCCAACACTCACTATGTGTGATGGCGGACAATTAAAGGAACAAGATATGAAATAGGGCTATATCAATACCTCGTAAACTCACCAGTTTATAATATTAATAACCGCGACAATAAGTCGCTATATATTTTTACTAAAACTGGAGTTTACAATGACAAAAGAACAATACAATCAACTAAAATCCGAGCTTAAAATCTTAGCTCAATTTCTTCATTACGACAACTATAATTCACGTGCCTACCAATCACAAAATGCCGGTGGCAAAAAGAAACCAAAAGAAATACCAGAACAATTAGAAAAGCAATTTAAGGAATTAAATATAAGTCCTTGGAGAGCTCACTATGAGTATAGACATAAACACATATTTATGTCTTTACAACGTGGTAAAAAACGTGAACAAATCGAAAGACCAAGACAAGGTAACGAACCCGATGAAAATTACATCAAAAAACTTGTGGAGCAGTATGAAACAGTTGAACAGACTGTATGTGTTAGTGCGTGAAGACTTAAATCTTACATACGCTGGAGTTCAAGCTGGACATGCAGTAGCAAAATTTATGTTAGAATTCCCAGGTATATGGTGTAATACTACACTTATATATTTGCGGATAAAGAATGAGGATAAGCTTATAGAATGGCGTGACAAATTAATTGTCAGAGGTATTCCGTATGCTTTATTTAGAGAACCTGATTTAATGAATCAGGCAACTGCCGTCGCTGTATTGAGCGATGGTAATATATTTAAAAATGTAAAATTATTGTGACAGTAAAAAATGAAACTATGCAGTTAAAACCACCAAATGGGCCGGGGATCCATAGCCTCGTTAACCTCCTTTGGGCTGGCGTGTTGCCCATTAACCTTATTGGTTAGCTATGAACAATCATAGTACTGTTCGCCAGAACTGCATTCCAGAATGATTTAGGTTAATTGCGAAAGCCCCTGGAACAGGGGAGTCCTACGCATACTTACCCGTCGTAGGTGAGCCTGTCTAATTATGGGTTAGACCCAGGGTCGATCCAAAAGGTAAGCTCGATCGAAATTAACTATTGTCTGCGTGGCCGAGAACGAAATAAGCACTAGTCTCTAAAACTAGTTACACGGGGTCGTTCCCCGTCGCAGACACTTATTCCTCTGTGGTGAAATGAAAAGAGATGTATATTTGTTACGTATTAATATACATTACTAAGTCACTAGATTGAATTAGTAGGTGACAGCATCGAGTTACCAGTATAGACTGTTCTTTATGGTCAAGTTCAGAGCAAGTGTATTGGAAGAATAACTAGGATGAAGCGATTAAACCAATTGTCATGCGACGAACGTTTAGTTGCGTAGCGGCTGAATATTCAATTGAAAATTAGAATGGGATCTTTACTACTCCCTGTCGAACGCTTACAAACGGAACTGACTGTCAGTAGACTAAAAGTAATGCTGCAGGTTTGAGTCCTGCCAGAGGGATAAATTTTTATCCGGACGGCGTATTATTCTCTCGACGCCTAATAAATATGGGGAGATTATCAGTCCTGTCATAAACAATTCCGCTCAATGAGCACCGGAGCCATTTGATAGGACTTTTGCATTATATATGGCTCCGCCACGATTACAAAAAACTTTATATCAGGAGATATAATGAATGTACTAAAGAAGGCGCTATCCCCGTTCTGGAATTTTGCTCCAGATTCTGGGCAAGAAACCCCTTCTGCTGATGAGCAGCTGGCCACGCCCGAAAAAATGGCAACGCCCGCACAAAAAAGTATTAAGCCTGGACGTCAGACAGTTGATGAAGAAATTCTGCAACAAATAGTTGCAGATGTTGATAAAGCAACGCCATCAGTCCTGTCGGATTTTTATGGTCTTGTCGAGTCATTATCGGAAGCTATTGCCGATGAGTCTGCTAGATTTAAATCTGCTTTTATTGCTTTGCAAAAACAAGGAAAAGCAAGTGTAGAAATTTTATTAAATGCTATTACCGCAAAATTCAGTGCTGTAGATGCGGCATCGGAGCAATTTGATGCTGAATTGTCCGAATCGCAAAAAGGTATTGATACAAAAAGACATCAAGCGGCAAAGATCGATGATACCATTGCAGAATTAAATGATCAAATCGAGAAGCTAAAAGTACAAGCTAATGATTTATTGGTTGGTGCCGCACAAGAGGAGCAACAATTGTCTGCGCAAAAAGATGTATTTACTGCTACGCTCGATTCGGTACGTACTGCAATTAGAGAGCAAGAAACAAAAATAAAAACATATCTAGCAACACAAACAACTTCAACGCAAAAGAGAAAGGCACGTTAATGACACCAGGATTATCTGATGGTCTCGCGAAGTCATTCTGGCAACGCAAAGAGGGCACATTTGGTATGATTGTCGCAGTAGCATTAGCGGCGGCAGCTTTATACGGACTAAATCTAGCATTACCATTTATTATTGGTTTGTTAGAAAATACATTAACGGCAGCGTTTCTTTTTATGACTGTAGTTATTGTAGGTACGATCTTAACAAGTAAGCGATTTTGGACCTTATTTTTTGGTTCATTTAAACTTATTATGCGTTGGGTCACTGGGATTTTCATTACTATTGATCCGATCGGTATATTAAAAAATTATGTAGATAAATTAGCTGATAAACTTGTCTTAATTGAAAAACAAATAAAGAATCTCCGAGGTCAGATGGGGCAATTAAAAGTCACCATTGACACCAACGAGAGAGATCGTCAGCGGTCTATTTCGATGGCAAAGGCGGCAAAAACTTCTGGTAAAAAAGCGGCATTAGTATTAAATGCACGTAGTGCTGGAAGGTTGAAAGAATCAAACATCACGTTACAGCAGCTCTACACAAAGCTGGAGAGTTTGATGCGTATGTTGAACAAGATGCGAGAAGTCTCTGAATTTATGTATGAAGACATCAAACAAAATGTAGATACTCTCGAGCGACAAACCGCGGCAGTAACCACTGGTCACAAAGCCATGACTGCGGCAATGTCCTTTATTCGCGATGCATCTGATGATAAAAAGCTATATGATCAAACAGTTGAAAATCTACTCAATGATTATGGGCAGAAACTTGGAGAAATCGATCAATTCATGGAAGTTGCAACTCCATTTATTGAGGGTGTTGATCTAGCTAATATGGCCTTTGAAGCAGACACATTAAAGGAACTTGAATTATGGGAAAGCAAAGTAGATAGTTTGTTGCTAGGCGACACAAAAGCATTACTTGTCGGTAATGAAGAACTCGCTCCTTTGTTAAACGAATTACCCTCGGCGCAACAAGTGCCAATAGAATCAAAATCACAATCAACCACAACATCCAAATATTTACGAAAGAATCGATCATGAACGAAGGAACCGGAATACGCCCAGCCGGAAGGCTGCTTATTATTATGGCAATAGTTGGAACATTATTCTATTTGTTATTTTTTGGACCTCTTAACCAATATATTCCCGGCAAAGAACCCGCCAAGGCAGTTGTAGCAAAAAGGGTAAATCTGGGAAATATTGCAAATACAAAAAGTATTGCAGCGGAACTTCCGCTTCCGTCGGCAGACCCAGCACCTGCTACAAACACAACTTTCAAGTATGAAATAATGGCCTGGAATTCACAGTTTTCTCTGATGCTTGCCAATGGTGGTATTGTTACCACATCGGGGTCGCTTATGGAAAAGTACGGGGTTAATATTACACTAGAGCGACAAGATGATTGTGAAAAAATGAAGGCAGACCTAGTGGCATTTGCAACTGAGCTCAAAGACGGAAATCCATATCCATCAGAAAAACCTGCATTTGTTGCTGTAATGGGAGATGGTGCTGCACAATTTATAGCCGCACTCAATCCAGTACTAGAAAAACTCGGCACTGAATATCGTGCTAAAGTCATAGGTTCAGCCGGTTATTCTTATGGTGAAGATAAATTGATGGGGCCACCGGAGTGGAAAAAGAATCCTGGGTCTATGCGCGGTTGTGTCATATCCGGTTATCTACGAGATGGCGACTGGAATATTGCAATGAAATATACTGGTGACAACGGCATTCCAAATAATCCTGATGAAACCACTTACGATCCTAATGCTGTAAATTGGGTTGCTGCTAATGACTTTTTAGATGCGCCAGCTAAATTAATTGCGGGATATGAAGAAGATCGTCCAGTAGTTATTAATGGCAAGAAAACTGGAAAAACACAACGTATCAAAGTTCAAGGTACAGTTACTTGGACTCCTGGTGATGTGAATGTCGTCGAACAATGCGACCAAGATATCATAAATATCGTAAGCACACGTGAATATGCGGGGCAAATGCCAAATGCTATTATTGGGATCGATGTGTGGTGCAAAGACAATCGTAAAATGGTTGAAGGAATGCTTCGAGCTATTGGCGAAGCCGGAGATCAAATAAAAAGATACGATGCCGCAAAACAACGCGCAGCAGAAATCTCGGCCAGTGTATATAAGGAGAAGGATGCTGAATACTGGTTACGATATCATGATGGTACAGAAGAACTAAATAAACACGGTTCAGTAGTGCAATTAGGCGGTTCAAAACCAAACAATATTGCAGATATGGTACTTTTGTTTGGTCCTTCGGGATTATTTAAATCTACCTACGTCGCATTTGGTAATGTTGTAATTCAGCAATATCCAAAACTTGTACCAAGCGTACCAGCGCCAGAAATCGCTATCGATGGTTCGTATGTATTAGCTGTTGCAAAAGAAACCAACACAAATACCTCTACGGCAGATCGTTTTACGTTCAAAAAGGGAAGTACCTTAAAAGAAGTTGTCGGCAAACGTAAATATAGTATTCAATTCGAAATCGGTAGATCAGCTATACGTGCAGGCCAAGAGAACACTCTCGAAGCATTAAAAGATGAGCTTGCGGTCAGCTTGTCATTGAAAGCTGTAATTCATGGACATACTGATAATACTGGTACTCCTGAAGGAAATATGCGTTTATCGGCAGATCGCGCACAAGCTGTACAGTATTGGCTTGAAGGGAAATACCAAGATTTATTCCCGGAAGGTCGATTAAATATTGTTGCACACGGTCAAACCCGGCCAGTGGCTGACAATGATACAGAGACAGGACGTGCCAAAAACAGACGTGTCGAAATAGTAACTGGCACAGAGTAATTCACAAGTAATCAAAAATTTCGGGCAACCGTCAGTAATCCTGGCGGTTGCTCTAATTCAAGGAATAAAATGAACCTTACATTGGAAATGTTTTCACCAAACAAGGTTATGTCCAAATCAATTATGACTTCTATGGCAGCAATTCAACTTGCCATAGCTGTTGCAGTATGGTGGATTTGGCCCTCATACGTGGTTCCTAAACCATTAGAAGTTTTAGCTAGCTTTAGCAAGATATGGTACAATGGTTTCGGGCAAGAACTTATCACAAGTTTTATTTTATGTTTGCAAGCGATAGGTATTACATTGATCGTTTCATTAGGATTGACATATGCAACAGTAATGCCTTTTTTCAGACCTATAGCAATGTTTGTGACAAAAGGTCGTTTTTTAGGACTAGTTGGTTTTACATTTTTATTTACGTTAATCGCTAGTGGTGGGCACCAACTTAAATTGATGTTGGAAGTATTTGGTATGTCCGTGTTTTTCGTCACTTCAATGATGGCGGTTATAGAAGCAATTCCAAAAAGTGAGTTCGACTATGCACGTACATTACAAATGAACGAATGGCGCGCAGTATTTGAAATCATTGTTTTGGGGCGCGCTAGCGATGCAATCGAGGTATTACAACAAAACTTTGCTATGGGATGGATGATGCTTACTATGGTTGAAGGAGTTGCTAGATCCGAGGGCGGTGTAGGTAAATTTTTACTTGATAGTAACAAACATTTTGAATTAGCAGATATTTTTGCTATTCAAATAACTATCTTTGTATTAGGTTTATTTATTGATTATGCTATCGGTGCTCTAAATAAAACTATTTGTCCATACGCATTTATTACGAGGGAAAGAACATGAAACGGATAACAAAAGAAACTTTGCTTCGTATAGAAAACGTTTCTTTAACATACGGCAATCGACAGATTCTCAAAAATGTAAACGGCGAAATTAAAAATAACGTCGGACATGGGCAAGTTGTAGGATTATTGGGCCCATCAGGAATAGGCAAAACTCAACTATTTCGTATACTATCTGGTCTGCAGAAGCCCACGACAGGAACAGTTCGTATCACTGAGAAAAATATAGAAGTAACCCCCGGCAGTGTTGGCGTCGTAGCTCAGAACTATCCTCTCTTCGCACATCGCACAGTTATTTCCAATTTACTGTTGGCTGGGCGAAATAGAAAGGATACTCCTGAAAAAGCACGTATATTTCTGGAGCGGTTTGATTTAAAAGCACAGACACATTTATACCCATCACAGTTATCTGGAGGACAGCGGCAACGAATAGCCATCATACAACAATTACTATGTAGCGAACATTTTTTATTGATGGATGAACCCTTTTCTGGACTTGATCCTTTAATGATAGATGAAATCTGTACATTAATAACCGAAGTCGCAAACCTACATGAATTAAATACCATTATAGTAATCACACACGATCATCGGGCAGCTATTAAAGTCTCCGATATTCTGTGGTTAATGGGGCGCGATCGTGATGAAAACAACAAAGCAATACCAGGAGCTTATATTAAACATACTTATGATCTTGTAGAAAATGGGTTGGCCTGGCAAACAGATTTATCATCTTCGCCAGTATTCACGTCATTTGCGAAGATGATAAAAGAACAATTTAAAACACTTTAATAAATAGCGAACAATAATCATTATATAAGGAACAATATGAAACGCATATTTATTTTTTTATTTTTATTGTTATTTATATCTATCGGACAAGCGCAATTTAATTCTGGTGCTTGTTTCAAATCACAGTATGTAATAAAAGGTATACAGCTGTGTGCAACACCTACAATTGGAGGCTATCTTGAATATTCTACCAAAAACTTTATCGCCAATATTACCGCAGATGCAAGTATATCTGAACGCTTCTCCGAAAATACTGTTACATTCGCTTGGAGTTTGGTCAATGACGGGTCAATTTGGCTTTGCGACTATTACTATCCGTATCCCGCCAATAAATATGGGAACTTTGCCAATAAAAATCTGGGCGCACATTTTATTGAAATCGGAGGAAGGTACAATTATGCGGGGTTTGAATTTATGGCGACAGGTAATGTTTACAACGACACTACACACAGCAAATACTTACAAATCAACCGAATTATCCGATTACCTGCCGAATCCGGCCAATTATCCTTCTTTATAGGTGCCGCCATAGGAAAAGCCTTTTTCTATAATACTGAAAAAGGATTGCATGTTATAAATGTTGGAATGAGCCATCAATATAAAAAACTTGTTGTTACATATTATGTTAATCCAACTGCCGAAGAAAGCAGTGTTATTGTTACTTACAATCTATAGTTTATATATTTATTAGAGGTATGTGGGTAACTGGGCATCCCAGCAGAATCATAATCTGCCGCGAAAGCCTTGAGGGTTCAAGTCCCTCTACCTCTACGAAAGGAGAAATCATATGTCAATAATGGACAAAATTTTAGTATTAAAGTTAAATAGATCTTGGATGCCCGTAGGATTTTCTACGATCGCTAAGGCTGTTGTAGATTTATGTGCTGACATAAACTGTTATGCACTTGACATTCAATATGAACTTGTTGAAGGTCAACCAGATCTCGATAAGCCTATAAGTATGAATCCTGTTACATGGGATAATTGGATACAATTACCCGTACGACCATGGGACATACCACTGCATTCACCAAGTATTACTGTGCGGGCACCAACGGTTCTTATAGCAAGACATTTTGACGCCATGCCTATTATTGCATATGGTACTTATCCTACCACACGTCAGATCCAAGAACGAGATGAATTTACTGATCAATACACCGGAAGGAAACTCGCTCCCGCTGAGATGTCGATAGATCATGTTGTGCCAGTATCGAAAGGTGGTAAACATACTTGGGACAATATGGTATTAACACATAAAGATATTAACTTTAAAAAAGGTAATAGATTAAATAAAGAAGTAGGTTTAAAGTTAATAAAACAACCTGCCAAGCCCAGGCCTGTTGCTATAAGTTCTTTGATTCGTGAAGTACGACATGCGGATTGGAAGCATTTTTTGTTGCACAAAATAAAGTAATGGTATAAGAATTTGTTGTTTCCTAGTTTATTAAAACTAGGTGGCGGCGGGGAGTAATCCCTCCGGGTTGTCGACGTTTCCTGCAGCTTGACTGTTAAAAACGTCGTATCCACGGATCGTTTAATTGGCAAGATACTGGCATTACCTGTCAGAGACTACATGGTTCGAGTCCTGTTCCGTGGACAATGAAACCCTACCGAAAATTTCGTTTATTCCAAATAAGATGGAAAGAAAAATTAGGATATCCTGACTGTCCATATTTACATAGATGGACATTATTAATATTTGGATATTCTGTACGATTACACCATTGGATGAAATCTGATGACAGGAGATTCTTTCATGATCATGCATGTAATTTCATATCGATAGTATTAAAAGGTCATTATACTAATGTCACACCAGAAGGTAGTTTCAATGTAAAAGCCTTTTCAATTTGGAAATCTACTGCGTTAAAAAAGCATTATCTGGATATACCAAAAGGTGGTGCATGGACATTATTACTATGTGGACGACCTTATCATAAATGGGGATTTTATGTTAATGGCCATAAATGGAGACCATTGCGATATTTCCATAAATTTGGTATTATACAAACAAAGGATTATCAATAAGGAGAGTTGAGTGAGTCCGGTTTAAACTAACGGTTTGCTAAACCGTCGCCAGTCGAAAGACTGGCCACAGGTTCGAATCCTGTACTCTCCGCAAGCATTATGAGTAAAATATTAATAAAAAACCTACAGATTTATAACGACATTTATGGCCTTAATATAACAGAAATAGAGCGTGATTTATTTGACGCTTTATTCACAATGTTTAAAGGCTCAAATCTTACATATATTTATAACTCCGGACCAAATAATAAGGATTTGGTATTACGTTTTAACGGGTATGATGATGCCTTATATCTTGAACTACCGGACGCAACTGCTAAAAAATTTGGATATAAATTATTTAAATTACGCAATGCGCGATATTATTTAAAATTCGTACCAAAGCAGGAAGATATAAAATATATTAATATTATCGGGGACATTGGAAATAAAGAACAACAAGCAAAAGAGTTTTCGACCCTAGACGATCTAAAACAACACATTCTAGATAATGACTTACCGTCATTTCTTAGTAACTTTGCTTTGACACAAATAAAAATAGAAACTCTATATTGGCTTTGTAATAAACTAGATCAATATAAACCATCATTATTTAATGATCCTAATAAATATGAAAAATTGCCTGACTACATTCATTATATTGTAGACGTTATACAATTAATGGATGATACCAGAATAGCTTTATATGCAGAAGTAAATCATGGCTGTAGAACAACTATGATTGGTTACTCCATAAAATTCTATATTACAAAACCGGATAATGCTTCATATAATTGGACTGACCCTGATAGGTATTGTAGTAATGAGAATGAGAAGACTGGCCAACCTAAGGTATTCTATATTGGCCCCGATCCTGAATTTCCCGAAGAAGAAGCATTAAATAAATATATACGTGGCCATGAACATATTGTAATTGAAAATTCCACTCTAACTATGATAGCAAAGCGTGATGAACGAAAGAAAATAGAAGATGCGGTAGTAGAAAAGGCACAAGCCGGAATACAAAAGAAACTCACTGATAAGATAGCTGAATTAGAAACTGGTGGAGAGTTCACGTTTAATGACGTAACATTTAAAGCGCATTCTATTGAATATGAATCTCATATAATAAAAAGTAATAATGTGAAAGTTAAATATCTCCTTGGTAACTTTATACGCAATCTTCGGGATGATTCGTTCAATTTTGAGAATATATTTACTGCATTCTGCAAAACAGTAATTACGGAAGCACAAAATTCCGGCAGAGTGAAAATGCAGATTGGGAACATTAATGTTACTTTGGAAGTTCGTAAAAAGGTAAATTCAGCCGGAACCACAATGGTCACCAACTATATAAATGACTACCGCATAAATAAAGACGAACTTGTCGACGTATTACCGAGAGCGCTATGTTACAATAAAGATGAGGACTACGATAACTACCTGGAAAGCGTTAGTAAGTGTTCACTAAGATATCATCGCGCGATAGCAGCCGGTATAATATTACAAGCACTCGACGAAATAACTGGGGAAACCGTTGACTTCAAAATTGGATTGGAAAGAGATAAAAATAGAAATTATATCTCATTTGGAGACAAATCAAAATATGTGGTAAAAGACTCCAACAAGCTGCTCAATTTGATCGGTGTAACCTCAATGAGTCGAATAATTGATATATTAGTAGATCCGGATATAGTAGGAATTACTGGATCCGACATCAAATATATTATCGAGACTGGGCGTAAGGTATGGGCTGAGGAACGCACTAAAGAACAAGAAATGCTTTCACAGACTATTGCTTTATTTAACTGTCAAAAAATGGAAGATGCTTTACTAGACAACGGGCGGGTCGTCAGTGGTTACACTGTTAAAGGTAAATTAAGAGAATATATTGTAGAGACTTCTACAATAAGAGTTTTTGAATATCCAAGTGGGAAATATTTATGCATGGTTGACAAAGGACAAAATGAGCATGCAAATATCGCACGATTAGTTAATAGAATGTTTGCGTTAGCAAATGATTCTAGATTGGCTAATGAAATTACAACTTTACAAACTAAATGATAAAATATCAACTTATAACATCAACGGGTATGGATATCCGTGAAAAGAACGATGAAGAAGCTCTTAAAGATATACAAACAATAGTAGAGCGTAACCATCGTTGGCTGTTTTTGGATGGACAGGAAGTAAATGCAAAAACAGTAACATTGGAACAATTGCAGCAAGCACAAATAATAACACTTACTCATACAACATTAGGCGGTTAAATGCCAAAGCGTGTAAACGTTATGATAGCTGGGGCCGGAGGTATAAATTCTTGGCTTATACAGCTAATAGCGGATTTGATCACGAAAGAACAAATACCGTTATTTTGGGAATTTACCGTATTTGATGGTGATGAGGTAGAAAAGAAAAATTTACCTTATCAAAATTTTCAATTTGAAGATCAATTGGAAAATAAAGCCGAAGTACTGGGTAAGCGTTATGGCATGGCATTTAAGAAAAAATATATAAATACAAAAAAAGAGTTCGATCCTTACGACTTTGTTATCTGTGGTGTAGATAATCGGGAGTTCCGGGCGATGTTATTTGAATACATGGATGAGCATACTGATAAGCAATGGATAGATCTAAGATCAGAAGGAAAATCAATAGCAGTCTTCGCAAAAAATCCGAAAAATACTTTAGCTGAACTTAAAAACACCTTAGGTTCGGCAGAAGATTCGGGTTCGGGAAGCTGTCAATTAGCTTTCGAACTATCAGCCGGTATTGTACAACTGGGTAATCGTATAGTTGCTAATATCGGGGCTCAATACCTCCTTAATGTGGTCCGCGGAGAGCAAAATACCGCTTCCTTTGTGAGACGATTTTAAGGAAATCCTTTATATAATTGGAACAAGTTGAATATATTTGTTGGGTTGCCGCCAACAAAAAAAATTTTCACACCTATTAGGTTATAACGCTTGGCGGACTAATTTAGTTCGCCAAGTCATATTATATAAAGTTTATATATAAGAGGAGAAAATGGCAACTAGACTTAAAATAATTTTAATTATCTGTGCATGTATTTTGGTAACAGCATTAGTGATATTTGTATCAACATCGAATACAACAACAGATATAAAAGGTGTACAAAAGAATACGTTTATAGATATGTATTCAAAAAATACACGGGTACAACAATGGAAACATTATTATGAAGTTGTACAGACCAGATCCTTGGAAACTAGAAAGAGCAGGGAATTTTATTTTACGGCTATAACTAATATGCTCGCTAATAGTAAGATTCCTAGGGAACGTGCAGAAATCTACGCAGAAATACCTGATGTAGAAAGTCTGTGGAAACCCTCTGCCATTTCGCATCGTGGCGCCATGGGATTATGGCAAATAATGCCTAACACTGCAAAACGATATGGGTATAAACCAAATGATATGTATGAGCCAGCAAAAGCTACACAATGCGCTATAAAATATCTGATTTTTTTGGATTCCCTATATAGTGGAGATGTTGCGGCGGTACTATTCGCTTATAATGGAGGCGAAACCGGTGTTGCAACACATGCCAAAATATTTCAAACTAAGAATTTTTGGCATATAGAATTTACAAACCGAGAAACATATAATTTTGCTCCAAAGGTCATAGGAGCGTGGTTGTACAATAACAAATATTAAATATGAACGCATTAAATACCTATTTTAAAGATGTTTCAAAATATGGGGTATTAGACGCAGATAAACAAACAGAGATGGTGCTGAGTGCACAACAGGGAGATAAAAAAGCGCAGCATCATCTCGTTGCGTCCAATCTGAAATTCGTCATTTCAGTGGCTCGTCAATATGTAGGACAAGGAATACCGTTAGAAGATCTAATTGCCGAAGGAAATTTAGGTATTTTAAAAGCTATTGATCGCTTCGATCCAGATCAAGGTACTAAATTCCTGACTTATGCCGCATGGTGGATCAGACAATCTATATTATTTGCTTTAGCTGAACACAATAGACAAATTCGGTTGCCAGCCAATCGAATTGGTATATTACAACAATACAATAAAGCGATAATGCAGATGGAACAGGAGTTGAATAGAGAGGTGTCTTCGGGTGAAGTATTGGCAGAGTTGGGATTGGAAGCCGAAGATCTTGTGCGTCAATCAAGTGTAAGTTACCATACCATCATAGATGAGGGTACTATGCTTATTGATTTGCTACCTAATCCAGACGGCGAATCTCCTGATGCGGCTTTATTAAAAGATGCATTGAAACAAGAAATACGTCATGTGTTGGCATTGATTCCTACACGAGAACGTACTATATTAAAAATGTATTATGGTTTCGATGCACAACGAACTTATACACTGGAAGAAATAGGTGAAAAACTAGGTCTTACCAGAGAACGTATAAGACAATTAAGAAACAAAGCTATAAAAGATCTACGTAGATTAAACCGTAGACGAAAACTCGAGAATCTGAAAGATTAAATGGTACATTTTATAAAAACCACAGGGAAAGAATTCGATGAGGCATTAACTTTTCTAAAGACTTTGAAAGTAATAAACGTAGATACAGAGACTACAGGCATTGATGCCATACGTGATAAAATATTGTTAATACAAATGGGAAATATGTATCAACAATATGTCTTTGATGTCGCACGTTTACATGATAGCATCCAGTTATTACGCCCCTTCTTTGAGAGTCAAAGCATAACGAAAATAATGCATAACGCAAAATTTGATTATAAATTCCTAAAAAGAGACCTGGGTATAGAAACAGAAAATATATTTGATACTATGTTAGCCGAACAATTGTTACAAAAAGGGCGAAAAATGTCCGGGTTCGGATTAGATGTAGTAAGTGAAAAATATACCGGTGTTTTGTTAAATAAAACAGTACGCCAGACGTTTCAAAATATGTCTTACGGGGATGCAATAAGTACCCCACAAGTTGAATATGCGGCAGGTGATATAAAGCATTTGGCAGCAATAATGGACGCCCAACAAAAACTTATAATTAGAGATAATTTGCAACAGGTTATAAATACTGAGATGGGTGTTATTATGGCTACTGGTGATATGGAATTAAATGGTATGAAAATAGACCGTACCAAATGGCTAGCAGCTGAAGCTGTGGCAAAACGTGAAAGAACTGTTGCCTTAGATAAGTTAGATAAAATGCTGATACCGTATATCGAAAATGACATTTTTGGAAGACCTATTATTAATTATAACAGCCCAAAACAGTTACTTAACGTGCTACAAACGGCTGTCGACAAAAATATCACAACGACTCGTGAAGGGGAATTGAAAGAAATTAGTCATCCCATTATCGATGCGTTGTTATATTATCGTGGAATGGAAAAACGTGTAACTACTTATGGTGAAGCGTTTTTAAAAAATATACACGAACTAACTGGATTAATACATACTGAATTTAATCAAGCCGAAACTGATACCGGCAGGTATAGCAGTAAAAACCCTAAAATATTGGGGGTTTAATGAAAATTAAACAAAAAGGTGCTAATTCGAGGAAACGCTCAAAGAGCCAATCTCGAGCTAAACTTAAGAAGATTGTTTTATCTTTGTGGAAATCTAAACACCGACTTAAGAAACGTGTAACGACTAGTCGAAAGACGTAGCGATAAGTATCGCGAAATACACCTCACATTTGTGATGAAATAGTCTGATCTATATAGTAATATATAGCTGGAAAATATTCCGGAGGTAATTTAACGCATTACCTCGAACAAAATGAACTTACAAAATATACCTGTAAAAGATACATCGCTATACCGTGAAGCATTTGTTGCTCACACGGACGAAGATTTGTTAGTAGATGCTGACTACTCAAATATGGAATTGCGAATTCTCGCAGACCTTTCAAAAGAACCTAAATGGATGGAAATTTTTGAAAAGAATTTAGATATGCACTGCGAAATTGGTTCCGTAGTTATGGGAAAACCTATACGACTAAAAGGTACTAATGGGCCCGACGACCCAGGTGAAAATCTTGAATTACGCAAAATTGTAAAATCGCTTAATTTCGGAATTTCATATGGAATGGGGGCACAAAAACTCGCGAGAGAAGCAAAAATACCTTTTGCGGAGGCCCGACAAATAATTAATAGTTATTGGGCTAGTTTCCCAAACGTCAAAAACTTCTTTGACGCATATGTTGCGAAGTGCATAACTAATAGATGTGTGCGTTCGCCATATGATAATAGATTGCGCTGGCTAGAAGGATTCGATTTCGATTCCAATAAAGAGCGCGCTCGCGTGCGTAATATGACAATGAATTTTCCGATGCAGTCGGGAAATGCTAGTATAACAAAAATTGCTCTTACACACATACGCGAAGAAATAAAAAAAAGTAAATCAACTGCAAAGATTATTTGCACAATTCATGATGAGATTATACTAAACGTGAAAAAATCTCAGGCTGAAGAAGCCGAAGCTATGCTTCGAAAATGCATGTTAGAAGCAGGTGAGCTTTACGTAAAAAACGTAAAAATAAAAGTTGAATCATGCATAGCCCCCTATTGGAAGAAATAATGAATGGATTTCAATATTATTTCATGAAGGGATTAGAACTGACAGAAGGTACTAAATTAACAGAATATGAGCGTTACAATATAGCAACAAAATATGCGCAAGGAATGGCATTATGTGACTTAACAGATAGCTTTCGCGTATTGACTGGTGCATTAAGTTCTATACCAGCGGAGCTGAATAAGTTGAACGATCGGTATTCAAGTACCAGTCTGGCTTATATAGCAAAAGACATCGAAAATATATCAAAATTTTTCTATAAAAATTAATGCAAGAATTTAATTCAGTAAAAGACAACGGAGTACGGGAAGAGTTTGTCACTGGCTCACGGAGAGATACTCGTGAAGGTAAAGGACGTTTTGATCTAATACCCACAATACCTCTGCGTAGATTAGCAAGACATTACGAAAACGGTGCTGTAAAATATGGTGATCGTAACTGGGAAAAAGGTCAGCCATTAGGCCGTTATCTAGATAGTGCTTTCAGACACTTAATATGTGTCATGGAGGGACAAACTGACGAGGATCATGTTAGTGCAGTAAGTTGGAATATGTTCGCATATTTACATACATTGGAACGTATCAACAATGGAGAACTGCCTGTAGAACTTGATGACATCGGACATAGTAAAAGACCTAAAGTATAAACAATAAACCCCGGTAGATAACTATCGGGGTTTATTTTTTTTACCTAATTAAGGTAATTCTATAGGTATAATTTTTGTACAGCGTACTAATGCACTTTCCATAACAATATATTGTTGTCCTTGTATTGTCATTTGATGACTTTGAATCATGCAATTCTCTGCATAAAAAGCTGCGACCCATGGACCGGCACCTTCAGCAATTTGTGTAACAGTGTCGCTGCTTTGATACAAAATGGCCAATCCAAAAGGTGTATTAAAGAATGATGATGCTAAGTTCATATAGAATTTACCGCCTGTTTCAACTGATGGATCCGATGCATTATATGCTTGTTCAAATCCAGGTGCATCGTCTCTAGTTGTTGGAGTAACTGCAGTTGATTTATCAGTTATAGCTCCCAACAACGAATTTCCATTGAATACTACTCTATTCAATTGTATTTGTGCATAGGTTCGACCTGGTAACAAGTAAGGTACACGTGACCCTAATTCAAATAATTGAATAATATTTTTATTCTGCTGTATAGACGCTGAGTCAGTAAGCCCGATTGGAACTAAGTCGGTTACGTTCCCACTAAAGACTGCCGGACCTGCGGCAAGTACTATAGATTCTGCAGAAATAAAATTATTGAGTTTTCCATCAGGTAATAAAATATCCTGCTGTTGTGCATGCTTCGTTTTAAACTCCCATTGTGCAACGGTTGACGTTGTTTCTACTGCCATGATAATTTATCTCCTTAGAATATCAAATCGATCTTAATATAATTTACTGGATATGGTGGTAATATTGTTATACTTACCAACACAGTATCCCTGCTTACAGTATCCTGTGCAACAGATGCTACAACAAAATCATTCAAAATTCCATCACGTATTAACAAGCTACCGGCGCCCTTTATCGCGATTGTAATCATATCTAATGTAGCACGATTAATTACATATCTACCAATAAATGGCTCTACGGCACTACGTACAAATTTCGCTGTATAATCTACAGTTTTTGTAATACTTACTTCACGTTTTTCTATCGAACTCATGTCGGTCGATAACTGATGACGACATACGATAGGAGACGTGAGTTTTGATTGCTTCAAAATATAAGTTCCGCCTTGTGCGATTGTATTTAATTGTGCTTCAGTGAAATAATCGGAACTATATTTTAGTGAATTAATGTTTGCTAACGAAAGGTTCGTCATTGGTTGTTGTGGTGTATTTCCCGCAATCATGCCTGCTACTGCTGGCACACCTATTACTGAAATAGGTACTGGTACATAAGCATAAAAGAACACATCACCAGTTTCCATAGCATGCGCTCTTAATGCCAACCATAGTGCTTCAGTTATTTCTACACCAAGTCCAGCAACTGGACGAACTGTGTAATTTCGGTAAGCTGTTTGTGAATTGGTGGCACTAAATGTTACTAATTGATCGATGTATGCATTTACAGTTACACTATAACCGCTCGTATATAAATCACTAATATACTGGGGTCTCAATGTTGAGATATGTCTTAGTTCTCTTATAAATGCTACATCAGGGAAAACGTAAATAACGCGTTTTGCGCCTACGCCGGCCGACATTGCAGAATAAGCGGTCGCAGTAGCTGCTTTTGATGCACCCCAAGGAATCTTAGGCCCACCAAACACTATTCGCTCTTTCTTAGCTGTCGATAACGACATAGCGTTTACATGTGTTTTATAATTTGCAATAATTGCTGTATCATAAGTTAATGGCGCTAACGCGTACACTTCTTTTGCTTCTAAATCTGTCATAGCCAACGTGTGACTTGCTGAGGCAGTTGCAATACCTGACACATTACAAGTAATAGATGCAAAATCGTCAACAACAGTTCCGTATGCATATGTAGCTGCGTTACCGTTATTCAAAGTCTCGACCAACGCAAATCCCAACGGATTCAGCGCCGATACATCTGTCATTTCATCTACAACGGCTTGTAAAGATTCATATAATTCTACCGACATCAGATCTGAACGTAATGCGCGATAACCGATAAACACAGAGGCGCCATTCCAATCAGCATTAGCCGGAACGGTCACTGTGCCGGCATTCGCATCTATCGTCAGTCCACTTGCTATAATAAGACGAGATCCCACTGGATTGGTCACTGTACCAGTAGCTTTCATAACTAGATCAACATAGACTGACGTCGAATCTAAAGCCATTCCTGCTTCAAAACCATGCAATGTATAAGTTGTCTGTGAGCCATCAAATACAGCATAATCACTGTCTTTGGTTGAATCTAATGCTTCTACATGGTACGCTGGGCCAATAACAGCCGGTACTAAATCTGGCTGAATTAGTGTTGGAGAAACTGTCTTTTGAATTTGATTTACCTCTACTTGAGGCGGATTATATGCCATAATAGTTAACTTTCTGGATTAATTAATGTTTTTGGTACATCATATGCTAGCATCTTCGCACCCATGATTGGACTAGCTAGTCCCCAGCCTAATGCTGTAGAGGTGCCTTTAAATAATTTTTTATGTAATGGTGCTGGACTTCCATCCGGATTTGTAGTCGTCGCACCCTCGAGTACACCAAAACCTATGCCTGATCCCATCCCGGCACCAAGCGCTTTACCTAACAACGAACGGCGATAACGATAACCATCTTTTATATAATGCATGGACTCATTTGCTTCACGTCCTAAAACTTTCATTGTACGTGTTGCGACATTTCCTTTTATTCCCAATTCAGCGGCAGTCGCCGGATCTGCAATGGCCATTCCACCACGAAATGCATTACCAATTGCGCGTGTAACCGCAGATCCTTGTGGGACACTCATTTGTTGTATCGGAGCTTTTTTCGTAAATGATAACATCGGTCTATTTAGAGGACCATCTATTTTTTTAGTTGGTATTGGTCTTAAATGTTCCGGAGTTGCCCAATTTTGAGAAATATATTTTGCTGCTCCACGAACACTATCCTTTATTGTACCGCCTTCGGTTGCTAATTGCTTTAGATTATTACCTAACCCCAATATTCTTGCCGAATCCGCGCCACCTGCACCAAATCCTGCATATGTTTTCCCGCCAAAATATCCGGCTAGCCCGCCTGCGGTCGCTCCTACTAGAAACCCTTTTGATTTTTCCCCTTCAGGCGCCTGACTAGCGCCAAGTATTCCACCACCCAAAGCTCCGGCGGTGGAACCAACCGCTTTTGCAGTAATAGGATTAATTGCCTTTGAACTCAGATTTATTAATCTGGGGGCTATCTTACCAAAAAGTGCTGCTAAAGGATTTGCTTCTTTTATCATGTAATTTCTGTGGTTGTAGTGAATTCAATGTAATGCAATAATGTATCATACATATATGGTGCACCGCTTAATGTAAACAACCTATCTATACCATTACCTGGGCCTAACTCTTCCGTTTTTTCTTGTAATGTAATACCATCTAAAAATCTTGCATAAACTGTTAACCCTGATACTAATGGACGTGTGAACCAAATATATTGGCCAGATACAGTATACGTTGCATAATCTGCAACTTCATCATATCCGATGATCGATTGTAAGTAAGCAGTGCCAAACCCGCCTGTATAAATTCTTATATCGTAATTACCCGCTACAGTAGCTATGACACTTTGTTTCGAATAATATACTGTGACTGGAACTACTACTGCGCGACCAATTACATCTAATCGAATTAACGATTCTTCGCCCATTTGTATATCTAACAATTGATGAATTTCATTCTTTCGAAAATCATCTTTGTAAGCTACTAAGGCATTAAAAAGAACATCTGCAACTAAATTTGCCTCAATACCATTAGGCGAGATACATTGATAAGTCACAGATCCAACTACCAAATCGGATCTAACTTTTGTTTTGTTATCAATGCCAAGACCAGGAAACGCCTCGCGTTGATCGATGGAAGTGCGTGCCCAACGTTTAGTATTTTCGGTTAATATTATTGCTGGATACTTTTCATTGGTGCCGGCTACAGCCGAAAATTTATCGCCTATGAAAATACCTGTTAATTTAGGATTTACGTTCCAAGTATACTTATTTGGCACGTCCCTAAAATAATGTTGCGCAAAAGATAAAAATGTACGTTTAATGTTTAGAGATAGACTCATCTATCTTTTCCTCTCCAAACAACAACTCTTCCAAAGATTTTTCTTTCTTCGGTTTTATTTTATCCTCTGCTTCTTTTCGCATTTTTTGGGCCAATTGCACATCAGTTTGATGTACTTTTGGCTCCAATCGCACTTTAATATTCATATATTACGTATTATTCTGCTGATTGTCAATAGGCACTAAAAGCATATGAAAATCCTTATCCACTTGATCAACTAACGCTTTCACTTTTGGACTATCTTCCTCGTATATATCTAATTCCAATCTCCACACATGTGTAGATTTCATGCGTTTGATGCCTACGATATTAATTTTTATAGTTTTGTCTTGAATAGTTTCTTCAGATTCTTCCGTTGATTCCATAATCCCATACTTAATCCAGTGGCTAGGTCGATACCTATACCAGTGGCTATTCCTTTTCCAATATTTTTATTAAACTCATTTTTCGATGAGGTGGCTGCAGTTACCGCAGTACCAATTACAGGGCCAGCAACCAATGATGGTAACAAATATTCTTTTGTCATATGTTTCCAATCTATTCCGCCCGTCTTTGGCATATTTGCCAAATTATCACCCAGAATCGGTATACTATCTTCGGTTTGCATTTGTTGTGGATCGTCCGGCGGTATACGCATTTCCTTTAATCTGGCTATGTTTAATTGCGCATCTGGTCTTGTTGGTTTAAATTTCAGTTTAATTAATCCAGTCTTAGTAAATGCTGGATGATAATTACTCATAGAATCTCCTAATACAGGCATTGGTGCAGATGTATCGTTTAATGTAGCTGTCTGAACAGTCTTTAAACCTTTATGTATTTTTGGATCCGGTGCTTTTTTGTGAAACGGTTCAAGTAATGCAGCTTGTTTGCGTCTTGGCCAAGTTTCACTTCTAATGTCTTTGTATACAGGCATACGAAGTGCACCACTTGGTAATTTCTCCTGCGCCAGCACACGCGCTACCTGTCCTACATATTTATTTGGAAGTTCAAACATTTCTTTTCTCATTTGATCTGTGAATCCACTACCAACCCGACCAATTTCCTCTTTACCATTGTATGAATAAGTAAATCCACCAGCAGCTTTATTTTTATATTTTCCTTCCCCCGGAAATACCGACATTATACGTACATCATAATCTTTGAATAATTTTGCCTTCAATGGTACCGACTTATTTAAATCATATACTACAACGCCCTCTTGTGTTAACGGATGGTTGCCAGAACGTATTTCATCTAGTAATACTTGTTTTTCATTTATAGTCGTCGCTAGCGGCGGCATTTTTAATTCTGGTATTTCTTTTGAAATATTTTTTAGTATCTCGAGTTTTTCACTATATGGATGACTACTTACATCTTTACCTTGATAACGAACCACATCAAAAACTACATGATCAAGCGGCGCGTTTTCTTGGAGTTCTCTTGAACGCCATACATTTGACAATAATCTAGCTGCAGTGTCTCTTGATGATAAAACATTACCAGATGTTCTATCTTTTGCAAATAGTTCTCCTAATAATACTGTTTTGCCTGGCATACTCTCCGGAACTATTGCAGTATGAAGTCCAGTACGAAACGTATGATTAATTAACTTTGCAGGTCCTTTCTTGCTTGGACGATAAGAGTATATTTCAATAGGCATTCCACGTCTAAGCAAAAACGCATTCATTGCTCCATCATACTTCGGTGCTAATATCTCGGTCGACTTTGTTACATCGATGGATTCAGGCTTTATACTTTGAAATTTAGGTTTCGAAATGTTAACTTCTGGTCGAGTATCTCGCGTAGGTGTAGAGTTCATAAACAGCCAATCATCCCCACCAGTATGTATTAAAGTATATTTTTCAGTGTCGCCATTAGACTTATACACATTAAAAGATACATGATCAGGTGTACTTTTAGTAACTTCAACCTTATCCGCTGAGAATAACTTTACTGTTCCAGCGCCGTAACCTGATTTGATTTCACCAGACCATGCCGAGTACTCTGCAGTATGATCAGGTTGATGCACAGCAAGAACTTTTTCGCCTGGAAACTTAGGTAAGTTACGAGCGGCCCAACTATGTGCAATTCCGGTACGTGGATCAACAAGTCGTAAATCGAAATGTTCTCCAGCCTTATGCGCTTTATGCTGTTGCACATTAAAGTGCCAATTTTCTGGTGTAGAGAATTCGCGTGGACGTGTTTTTACGTCCCGATCAGGAATACCTAAAGCACCTGCTTTTCCTTTATGCTTAAAATATTCAACCTGTTGAAGTCTATGTACAGCCGCTGAACGTGATGAATACGGCCCGCCCAAATTCTTGCCTTTTTCGGACAATACGTGCCAACCGTCTTTTCTATGTACTATCATATCTAATAATACTAAAAAATTACGACCGGCGCAATACGTTTCTCCAATAAATTAAAAGATCCTTATTTATATCATCAAGACCTTTTGTTGGTTTCCATCCAGTAGCTTGCATAAATTTAGTACAATCGGGTATTTGTAGTGTAATATCAGTAGGCCTGATTAATGCTAAATCTATTTCTATTTTGAAATCAGTTGGTTGTATATAACTTTTAGATATTAAATCATTTAATGCTTCACCGACAGTACATGTGTGATTGCCACCTATATTATAAACTTCGCCGACTGTACATTTATTGGCGGCTAACCAATAAGCATGTACAGCATCGTCTATATGAGCATAAGTGCGCACAGAATTAAGATTTCCCACACGAATTATATATTTTGAATTTCCATAAGAGCGATTATTTATATCTTGTCTATACTGCATTTCGCCTTGTACAATTTGATATGCAAAACTAGATAATGCAAATTTCCTTCCCCGGCGTGCACCTTCGTGACTAAACATCCTGGTAGTTATTATTTTTAATCCAAATGCTTTATGATAATACTGTGACATCAGATCGTGTCCGACTTTTGATATACTATATGGATTTGCCGCTCTAATTGGGTTAGTTTCTTTTATAGGCACTTCTGAAGGATCCGGCATACCATATACTTCGCTGGAACTAACACTTACTATAATCGGATCTATACGGCCATCTAATACCGCAAGATGTATTTCATCTAATAAATTGGCAGTTCCAATGATATTTGTTTGTAAAGTATGTATCGGATAAATAAAACTCGTTTCAGGAAAACTCTGGGCGGCAAAATGCCAAATAATATCTGGTTTTGCTTTTCGCAATAACAAACTTAGACTGCCACGATCCATCAGATCCGCCTCTATGAAATTGACTCGCGGATTACCGTACAAATGTACTATATTCTCGTCACGACTGCGCCAACGTCTAGAAGCGTAAATCATGCCATCAGTATTAGCTAATAAATAATCAATCATATGTGAACCAACAAATCCAGTGGCACCGGTTATAAGATAATTAGGCATTTCTATCCCTTTCTGATATAATAATGTTCTCTTTTGCTATCGGCCAGTAAATTCCTAGATAAGGATTAAATGGAGCTATAGTAAACTGCGACGCACGTTCATAATATGTAGTCTGCTTATAACTATACACGATAATGTCCGTCATAGCTAGCAGACTATTGCCGAATCCTGGCGGCACTAATAACTGATAACGATTTTTGTCATTTAGTGTAAATGCTTGCCATTGATAATATGTTTTAGACTCTTTGTTATTATCAATAATAACAACGTATATACTGCCGTACACACATTGTACCAATTTCCATGTTTTAAAATCACCGTGGAATCCTCGAAGGACATGCTTGTATGAAATTGAAATATCATCTTGTATAAATTCATCTGGTACATTTAATGCTTTGTAGTTCTCTTTGTTGAAGGTCTCTAAGTATTCGCCACGAAAATCATAGAATACCTCTGGTATAATTAATTTTGCTTTTTCAAATTTAGTGTCTATTATCTTCATTAAAATAATTCTTTCTCTTTAAATACTCTTCTTTGTTTGCTAAAAACCATTTCCACGTATGTTCTAATCCATCGCGTAATGTAGTGATAGGTTCAAAGTTTATTAACATACGCGCTTTCGTTATATCCATAACGCGTTTTGGAAATCCGTTTGATTTTGTTGTATCCCATTCATGATTGAAATCAATAAACTCATGTAGTGTATCAACTAAATTTTTTATTGTATAATCCTTGCCACTGCCCAAATTAATATAATTTACATCTGGCATATAATGCATTGCTTGTATAATACCCTCAGCTACATCTACATTATAAGCAAAGTCACGAATTGCTGAACCATCCCCCCATATTTTTACAGGGTTCTCGCCCGAAGCAATACGATACATCAACGAAGGCACAACCATTGCATTATTTGGATCGAAGTTATCTCCAGGACCATAGACATTACAAGGACGCAATACGACAAAATTTTTAATACCGTATTGTTCTTTATAAGCCTGTATTTGTAACTCAGCCATGCGCTTTGCCCAACCTGGATACATATCCATCGGTAGCCCTTGCGTTATACCGTCTTCGTGAAATATTTCAGCACTTTCGTATGCGCCAATAGAACTAGTGAAGGCGACTTTTTTTACGTTATTAATACGACATGCTTCAAGTATGTTTGTATTAAATTGTAACAAGGGCACAAAAAAACTAGCTGGTTTCGTTTTTGTAACTTCAATCGATCCTTTGATACCCGCCAAATGAAATACATAATCCATTCCTTTAGTTATAAACTCTGCGGCATTGAAATATCGTAGATCCAAATATACATATTCTGCTAATCGATTTGGCTGAAGATCGTCTAATGATACCACAGTAACGATGGCGCCGGCGTTAACTAAAATATCAACAACAGGACGACCTATTAATCCTGTGCCGCCTATTACCAAAACTTTCTTTCCTCTAAATTCATCGTATTCTGATTGTCTCAACATTAAAAACTCCTGCTTTCTCCGCCATCTGCGGTTATACATGCTCCATTTATTAAACTCGCCTCTTCCGAACATAAGAAGCAAACCAAAGCGGCAACTTCTTCCGGCGTTCCCATACGCCCTAACGGTAATGTTTCCTCGAATGTACTTCTTTCTTCCGGCGTTAATTTATCCCATCCCGTCCCAGGAATTGCTATCGCACCAGGACATACCGTATTAAATGTAATATTATGTCGAACCAGTTCTTTTCGTATCGCTAACGATTTCATTAACGCAATCTCAGCTGCTTTTGCTACAGTGAACCACGGACGTCCTCCGGATTCCTTACCATAGATGGACGAAATAGTAACAACGCGGCCAAAATTATTTTGTTTCATCCACGGCAACGCGGCCAGGGTTAACTGTCGTGCCGTTTCATAATTTTTTAATATCACACCATCCCAAGATTCTTCGGGAGTTGTTAAAACATCATCTGTACCCCAACGCCCTCCACCTCCTACATTATTTATAAGAATGTCGATATGTAGATTCTTTATCTGTTCAGCAACTTTTCCTATATCTACTGTGTTCGTAAAATCGGCTTGTATACCTTCATATACATAGGAATGAGCTAAATCATCTACATGTCGAGCAGCTATATAAATATGTTCGTTACGGTCGTCGATAGCAAATCTGTTAGCGATGGCCCATCCGATACCATGCGTTCCGCCAGTTATTAGTACATTCATCTCCAATTCACCTTTCTTAAATGATATTTAGATGCATTTACATCTCTAGGTATACAGTACAATAGCCCACGATAAGTTTTCTGTGGGGCTGACCATATGAATTTTAACGTATCTCTCATTTCATCGTCAAGCAACAACGGATCCATTTTACCATCTATGAAGTCTTTCTCGGTTACTATATCGCAGGCTTCTTTATAATTGGTATAAAAAGAAAATCGCGGATTTATCTTCAAAAGGTTATCACGCACTATCTCAAAATCCAAAGGTATGCCGTCATATGTAATATGGCCTAATCCGTTTCTAGTATCAAAATCATGTATTATAATGATACAGTTATTGGATGGGGCCATTGATGCTAATTCTTGTTTTACAACAAAACGTAATTCTTTAGGTAGACTGGGATCGTAAAAATGAGCATCCAAATAATAAATGAGCGGTTCATTTAATGTTGTAGATATATATTTTAAGAATTTTGAACTATCCATGTGGAAAATTTTTATATTATGTTTATTTATAGTTCTTAACACAACATCAGTATAAAAATCCTCAATGATTTCACATGAATAAGCGTGTTTAAAATAACGCGCCGCTATTTGTATTCCTTGTCCTCGAAATGTGCCTGTTTCTATATATGTTTCTACTTTAAATTCCCTTGCTAACCCCTTAATTGTATTCACGGCACCATGATCAGTCCACGACATTATTACTCTCCACTTTCTTTAAAAATTTATTATTGATATAAATACGATCTCCCGCTATATTACAATATTCATCTTCAAACGCATAAACATTTAATTTCTTGTCCAACCCATGTTGTAATAAAAGCGATGCTACAATAGAGGCTAATCCACCTATTTTTGAATGTTCCTCATATACTATTAATTCTTGATATGGTTTTATGGCTTTCAGAAATTCACCCTCATCTAATGGTTTTAATCGCTCTACACAAATGCATCCAGCCTCCGGAAAAGTATCCAATGCTTCGTGCGTTAAAGTGCCATAAGTTAAAACGGCCCGAGTTCTTCCTTGCCTCAAAACATGAACATAATTATTGGAAGTTATTGCTGGTAAGTCTGGATAAATTCCTTTGTCAAGTCGAATATACCGAGGTGTCGTTGAGTTCTTGAGAATATGTACCGAATTCCTCATACTACTTTCATCAAAAGGTACAAAAATTTCAATATTAGGTAATGTATTCAAGATTCCTATGTCTTGTGGTATATGATGTGTTAATCCATCATAACTATAACTCATCCCACCACCGATGCCTATTAACGTAACAGGTAACTTCATAGCACATAGATTTACTTTTATCTGTTCTAAGGCACGTTGAATAAGAAATGCGGCAATAGTGTATACATATATTCTCTTACCTTCCATTGCCATGCCGGCAGCAACGTTTATGAGATTCTGTTCTGATATACCAACATTGACAAATTGTTTTGGATATTTTGCTTTAAATTTGTCTAATTCGGTAGCACCCATGTCGGCTGATAATATAAATACATCTTTAGATGTATCTGCCAATAATATTAATTCATTAAAAATAGCATCACGCAAGTCCATATGATAATTCCTCCAATGCAGAAATTGTATCACCCTTATTTGGTAATCCGTGGTGACTTGTTACATTATTCTCCATAAAGGATATTCCTTTACCTTTTACTGTACGAGCTATATAAACTGTCGGTGTTACTATAGATGCATTTTTATAGGCTTCTATCAAATGCAAAATATTGTGTCCATCCACAACATACGACATCCATCCAAATGCCGACCATATTTTCATTAACTGTCTATATGTGGTGTTTTTATCCACAGCATCGGTGGACTGAAATCCATTGCAATCAACAATGACTCGTAAATTTGTTAGGGCATGAACAGCTGCAAAACGTACGGCTTCCCACACTGACCCCTCATTGCACTCGCCATCTCCCATTAATACAAAAACATTGTCCGGAGTATTATTAAGTTTTTTGGCAAAAGCTATTCCTGCGCCAATACCAAGTCCATTACCTAACGATCCTGTTATAGTTATGATTCCAGGAATATGATTGTTAGGATGCTCTGATAACAAACTACCATTTTTGCAGAATGTATGTAATTCGGTGTTAGATATAATGTTACGTTCCGCAAGTACAGTATATAAAGCAATCCCAGAATGGCCTTTACTTAAAATAAATTTAGTATCATTTGTAACAATATCGCCATAATATAACGACACTAATATGTCCATGCATGACAACGCACCGCCAAGATGACCGCGACCAGCCCTTACCGCAGTCTCAAACATTTTCTTACGTAATTGTTTAGCCTTTAAATTCAGATCCATACCATTTCATTGTTTTAAAAATACCCTGTGAAAATGTATGTAGCGGCTTCCATCCATAGTCAACTAATGCTTTATTATTATCTAACGCTAGAATAGTTGGAATCGCGGGTTTAGAAGTGTCATATGTTATTTTTAAATCCTTGCCTGATTGCACTATAATACTTTCAACCATTTCTTTTACAGTTATAGCTTTGCCATAAGACACATTCACTAAATCGTATGGTTTATGTTGTAAGTTAATAGCCAAATCAATAAAATGTACTACATCGTCGACATAGATCAAATCGCGTGCTGTATCAGTGCCATTACCCCACACCGTAATCGTGTCTCCGTACTCCGCATCCATTACTTTTCTAACCGTGGCGCCGAATACATGTGAGTGCTCATAATCATATTTATCTTGTGGTCCAAAAGTATTCGAATGTCGTATAACCATATGTTTAGTACGACCTAATCTTGAATAAAATTCACACATTTTTTCGATATATACCTTAGTCCACCCGACACCAAAATAAGCCGGTACTATTTTATCCGATTCATCATAGTCCGTTTCTTTTCTCGGCGTGTCCCCAGGTTGATACATCACCCCACAACTCAGGAATATAAACTGCGGTACACTGTGTTCATAAGCCGCACGTAATAACAATGAGTTCATTACAGCATTGTCAGTTACATGTATGTAAGGTTTTGTTGTTATATCTTTCGATCCAGATGTTGTTGCGGCTGCTTGAATTATTACATCATATGGGCCATAACTCATCACATGATCTACGCCTTTTTGCGTTGTTAGATCGCACGATAATAATTTTATATTATCAGGACAATTTGCTTTAGTATGAGCAACGCCCACTACTTCGTAATCGTGTCTAAAATAATACGAAATATTATACCCCATAAATCCTGTGCAACCACAAACTAATATTTTTTTCATGTCCAGCTTCCTTTTTGCCCCTGTGATATTGTTAATAGATCATTATCCTTATAATGATCTACTGGTTTCTTTCTTTTCTGTTTCCCATATTCCCCATAAAGAAAATTTAAATACATACGATCTGCCGCACCATAATTATTTAACAATTGATGTGGCTGTGTTTCATATGCAGCGATATCCCACAAAATTTGCACAAGTCCGCCTAATTCATAAAGACGTAATGCTCGATCCAGGTCCCAATATAATCCTATAAAATTAGTATCAAGCCCTCCGATTTCATCCGATGTTTCTCTAGATAAGAATCCATTTAAGGGCACTAACGGACTAGTCATAACATTCATATTGTAATGTTGTATACTCTCAATACTTATAAGATCTGCGGAGGCATATCTACCCGAAAACATTGTTTTTTTATTCGGTGCTTTTTCCCACGCGTCTACAAATCTAGCTAACATATCGTCAGGATAACACATATCATCAGCCGTATTCATTATAAATCGACCGGTGCAGGCTCGTCTGGTAATCTCAATTGCCTGTGCGGGTTTAACCGACGTATGAATGTGTTTAAAATTATCGGGTAAAGTATATGATGGTATGTTAGGACCAGCAAATATCATTTCAAAGGAAACGCCTGCCTTGCGAAAATTCTCGTATAACTCAAGCCAAATATTAGTACGTATTGCCGCACCAAAAATACTTACCTCGATCATGCCTCCACCTTATGATATAGATCACCGTATTCAATTAATATTGTAGACTTACCATCTTCTCGGGTATATGCAATATAATAAGCATATAATATATCATACTTACTTTTTAATTGGACAACCTCAATTTCTCCGCGACATAATAACTTCAATGCCTCAGTATGATCCTGACAATGTTGAGGACCAGGATATAGCGGCTCGATAGCGCCGACGCTAGTTCGTATTATAATTTTAGGTTTATACCCGCCTTCGGATACTTTACGTATATTTGCCAAATGGTTAGTTATTTGATTCGCAGCTATGATTAAAAAGTCGGCTCTTGGATAAATACTGATTGGAACTATTCCTTCCAAGGCCATACCAATACTAAGCCCCATCTGGAAATCTTCGAATACTGGTAATTCAATACGTTTTTCCATTGGCACATCTACTAAACTTTTAAATAAGGCATGACCGTCCCACACCACTGATTGTCCGATAAACTTTGTATTTGATTGTTCGCCCAAATACTTCATTGCTCGCTTTAATTCATCAAAATAGTCCATTAGAAATGTATCCATTTCCCTATCCCTACATGCGGATAGCGTTCACGTTTATAACTAAAATATGATATATATTTTTCGGGGGATTCAATATCTACAAATAATTCGGCCGATCGTAATTTACCCCATGCTTCCTGTGTTGGCGTATTTGTGCTTAATCCATTATCTTCTATAACAAAATGAATAGGAAGATCATTACGTACCGAATACTTCACTGCTTCGTAAAAGATACCACTTTCACTGGCCATATCACCAACAAAGCACCACACCATGCGAGTTGTGTTAAGATTTAGTTTCAGTCCAGCCGCCGCACCAACTGCAATAGGTAGTATACCACCAACGATAGCTGACGTATAAAGATGATGTTGTGGAGATTGAAATGATATGCTTTGGCCTGCCAATATTTTATTTAATAACTCATCTTTGGGAACTCCGTGTAATAATGCATGATAATGATTTCGCCAAGTTGTAAACACCCAGTCATCTGGATGAATAAATTGAAATAATTCGATCAAATAATCCTCATTATTAAAAGACAGGTGAACAGGAGCTTTTATTTGCCCTTGTTCCCATCGAGCAGCGACATCACTTTCAAAATCAATGAGCTCTTGTTTTGTAATAGTTATTTCTCTTTGTTTTTCTCTAAATAATTCCATAATTATGCTAATTTAAAAATTCTGTTTTCTATACTATACTTGTAATACTTATCTCTGACAAATATAAATAATTTATTAGGTTTTATATAGCGTATAAGTAATTTCATACACGCGCGTAATGGATTAGGTAATTTAGCCGCAAAACTTCCAAGTAAGAAAATATTATAGCGTATTTCTTTTTCACGTTCAGAAAAAGACTTGTACGGGGATTTCTTTGAACAGTCTGTCATATCTCCTACATATGTTGGATCAAGAATACCTTTTTGTAAACTATATTCATAAAGTTTGGTACCATTCATTGGTACTGTAGTTGAACAGGCCAAATATGTAACCTTACCTTTATAACCAAAATCAATGATATCCATATCATCTTTCACCGTAGATTCAGGAGCCGCCAACATAAAATTAACCCACGTGCGTATTCCTGTATCTGCGATCATACGCGCTGTTTTCGTTACATCGATCTTTTGCATATGTCGTCCCAATACTGCTTCGCGCACATGTTCTGACATACTGTCAACGGATAGATGAACGGAGTAGCAATTGGCGGACTTCAACATAGCAAGTAAATCTTTATCTACGTGGTCAATGCGTAAATAGCAATTGAACGGCAAATCTACTTCCTTCTTATATCTACGGGTAAACGCATCAAGCCAACTATCTGCTTTTAATGCGAAAAGATCGTCCCCGAATTTTATGAACTCTGTGCGATAATTTTTACGAACACGTTGTATTTCATCAATAATTCGATCTGGTGAAAACCGTCTAGCAGATTTACCCTTCCCTTTATACAAAGCACGATACGCGCTATTTGCACAATAATGACAAAAGAACGGGCATCCCCTTGTAGCGTAAAAGGTTTTTTTAGGAGTATTCTTTAAGAAGGAATTATTTAATACCAAATCCCTATCGGCCTCGGGCAAAATATTTAAGTCACTAATGAGTGGTCGTATAGGATTTATCTTTTCTTTTGTTATTATATTTAAAACATTGTCGTAGGATTCATTATTTTCTACACATTTAAGAAAGTCATCAAATACAAGATCTCCCTCGCCAACACAGAAAGCGTCGATGGCCGTGTTTTCGAAATCTTGCGGTGCAAAAGTAATCTGAGGCCCACCAGCTATAGATAAAAAATTGTGTTTTGTTTTCGCTAATTTATGTGCATCAATCATTTCTTTATATCCATAAACATTTAAAGAATAAGCTACAATGTCCGGTTTATATGAATTCAAAACAGTTGGATAATCTGTTAAAGCACAGAAAAATGTCTGATGATCACGTTTTTTAGCAATAGCGGATAAGTGCGCTATCGCTATATGATCAGCATAATCCAATTCATATATACAGAACAAAATTTTCATACAGTAAATTCTTCTAATGTAAATGGAGACGCGCCCCATGTGGCGGCGTTCTTGGTAGCACCTGCATTTATTAAACAACCGTAGATGTCATTTATTCGTGAGCCGGTTCCACCGAAACCATATCCCGGATGACTCATATGCATGGTAGCGATATCAAAACATGGTTTTACGGGATATCCTGCGAGAATAGCTTTCTTATTTAAATTACTATCAGTGTACCCTTTATAAAAATATTCTTCTTCATAACCACGTATTTCAAATAAAACGTCTTTATGAAAAAACTGAAAATCACCACAACAATCAAGGATAGACCACACATCACCAGCGCAGGCCCCACTAAAACCGTGCCCACCATATCTTGGTAGATTTTCCCTAAAATACCTTTGAACAACTTCTATATCTTTAGCATTAAATTGTTTTAATTCCGCAAAATCTACATCATGCCTAGAAATGACCCAACCTATTTTTGGGTCTGCGGTTAATTTTTCAAATGATGCTCGATCGGGTACAATCGAATCTAATGATGTTATTAATATCCAGTCTCCTGTGGACCTACGTATTGCCATATTATTACCTAGTAACCCACAACTTGCCGGCGCACCAGGATCGTTCTTTGTGACTTGATCTGTTTGTGCCTTATTTACTTTTAATACTCGTAATTTACCTGTTTTATTTATGGCATCTCCAAGCGCTGTTATCAAGTCTATACCTGACGGTGAATTCCAATCAACATAAATTACTTCATCGAATGTGGCGGTCAATGCATTAATACTAAATGGTACTCGTAAATGTAAATCACCCCGATAACCATCATTTCTACAAGTTGCGACGGCAGTTAATTTCATTTGTCGCCTTTAAATATATTCCAATTACCGAACTCCTGAATTAACCCTGCAGCCAGCGCATCTATTTTTAAGTCTACACGCTCTCCGCGTTCACGCGAAATAACATTCTTAGCTGTATTACGTACACCATTTATCGAGTGCGTCAATTTTAAAAGTTTATCTTGTTCTGAACCACCAGCACGCGCCTTGCTTTCGTTCTCCCATATATACCTATTGGTTAGCATAACTATTAATATAGCACGAATCATATCAGCACTAACTGACGGTGTTGTAGTTAATAACATATTGATATCGGCCATGATAAGTTTTTGTTCTTCTTCGTATGCTGCAGAATTCTCAGATGCGAATATTGACTTCAAGATAACTATACTAAGACGATCTATAAGTTCGGCAAAAGTAGGTACATAGTAACGTGTTTGAGCCTCCATTAATTTATCCTTTGTTTTAAAGTGGTAAAAAAGTCTCCAATTAAATGAGACCATTTAAATTTATTTACAATCACTAAGCGTTCATTTTCATCCATTGGTCGCGGGGTATCTTTTAGAATTTCAACTAATTGTTCTACTATATCTTTGTCCTTGACTATTGTATATGCATGTTCCCGATACCAATCATAAGTTGGATCATCTGGTATAATCGGGCGTGCCCCGCAAAACAAGCCTTCAATTGCCATTAATTCGAAGCCTTCAATAAAACGTAACGCTGATATATATTGTGTGCCATTAAGTACCTCAGCGAACTCATTATCTGGCATATAATCTAAGTATCTGTAGAATCGTTTGTCCCATCCAAAATTTTGTCCGGTATGATATAAAGTTTGTTTTAATTGTTTGACTGCTTCATATACTTTATCTATGGCCTCAGTTTCAGCGATATGCCCCGTAGCAATTACTTTAATGGCACGATTACCCGTATTTGTGCGACAAAAAACATTATCGTCTGCACCCCATGGCATACCATAATAAGGGATATCTTTATCAGTATATTTACGTAAGTCATGAAATGAAACGGCCATAATAGATTGTGCCCAATATTTTGCGTAATCTATTTCATGCGCACTGGCGGTAAAATAACAATGTTGAATCACCACTTTCGGTTTAGGCATCTCTAATGCAGGAATTTCTCCGCCTCCAACTACATGAACAATCATAATGTCACAATTTTCATAGTTGGTCCATTCGACCCAATCAGGCGCATACCTATGCAACGCATCTGAAATGCGTTTAAAAGCTATACCCCATTCATTTCTACGAAATTCAAATATCTTCATAATGTCTTAAATTTCACTTTCTTTATTTTATTACTTTTCTTTAAATTGCATCGCTCACACGTAATTTGTAAATTACGAACACCATTCATACGAAAGGGAGTACGTTTTTTGGAATACCGTGATACTGGTATTATATGATCAAAATGGTATATCTCGTGTTCTATTTGCTGTTTGCATATTTCGCATGTCAATACTCCGTATTTGTTTATATTGTCACTTTTAACTTTCTCGAGCACAGATGTAAATATTTTAGTGCGCTTTATGTGCCTATCTCCATCCATCTTTGTACATTTTTATGGTGTTGTGGATTTTCTTTTTCCAACAATTCAGGTGTAATTTCTTTATAAACAAAACCTATTACTATACACACTTCAGTACCAGTCTTCGTAATTTGTGCTTTGAGCCCTTCACCATTTGGACCAATATGATCCACAGCGTTGGCCACTGTTTGCAATATATCTTCTTTTAGTAATGGGCGTTCATCTACTTCGCCCCAAAAAGACATTGAATCACCTTTTAATTGGGTAAAAACTGTTATTAATTCTTTTGTGATTTTTGGATTGACTTGTTTAAAAGCATGTAGTATAGATGTTGAAATGAATTCAAGTGGCTTATCTTTTGATAATAATTCGTCTTGTTTTATTGTAAATAATGCAGACTTTAACATGTTTTTTCCGGTATAAGATAGTTATAATTTAGAAGCTTTCTTCAAACAAAAACTCTAAAAAAGGAGAACTATGGCTAAACGTCGTAGAAAGAAAAAGTTTTCTAATTTTCATATAAAAGCACTACAGTCGTATAAGGTTTTACCTAGTGAAGATACAATAACACTTGCGAACTTGCGCGATCCAAGACTAACAAGAACAGATGGTGGACAAGTACGTCCTGTATTTTATGATGAAAATCTAAATGTAGCCTTTGGGTCAAATTAGTTTTGGGTCCGAAAGGACCTAAAACTTTTTTTACTTTACCAAGAAATAGGAAAAGAATATACGATATTGTCAATTTCTACCTGTCTAACTTGTGCCTGCTGTGATATCAAAAACATTGCTTTATTAACTGTTTTTATAGTTACTACACGCCATCTGACACCTAATCTATCGACGATTATATCGGTGGGACTTAAAACAGGGGTGTTACTCATCGTTATTATAGCATCACTATCCTGCCAGTCACCATATGTTGTTAACACATGTCTGGGAGGATTATTATTCATTTGAGCTCTGAACCTGTGTGGAAGATAATAACCTCCAGTATACTTGGTATCAAAGCAAACTGTGCATTTAGAGTCAGATTGACGCTGCAAAGTCTCATCATAACATGCGGTGCAAAAAGTTCCAAAAGTCTTGCGTTTTAATAATATAAAATCTGCACCACTTAATCGATTAAGCACCAATTCACGATGTTTAATAATATACCTAGCATCGTTGTCGGATGTTACTGAAAGACCCTTTGGCAAAGAATAAACAGTCTCTTCAGTAGTATTATTTATTACGGCTATTTTATAATTGTATGTGGCGTACTTTGTAGTTAGACCAGAAATGGTTATATCATTATACGATCCATGATAATACGGAGAAATACCTGACGCAACTAAATCATAATCCGCTGCTTGCAGGGAAGGTAATTCGCTTCTATAAATATCAATATGATAATCTAAGAAACTTTCAGTTGTTGGTTCCAATGTCCAACTAACAGTTATAAACGACGGCGACACTTGCGCCAATGCGGTATCAAGAATCTTTATCATTAATATACGTCAAAAGAAAATGGAGAACTAAAACCGCCATAAGCTTGATTAACATTAAAGCGAATTTTTGCAGTCTCCACTGCTTTCTCAAATTTTGGTCTCATTACATTATAATAATTAATATAACGTCCCCATTTATCGTGATGGCTTATTTGTACTCCACCAGCATCAGAAAAAGCCAGCATATTTCTAGCCGAGCTGATTCCCTTTGCGGTCAGTAATTCTAATATAGCTCCTAATCTAACTGTACTCCAAGGCATATAGCCATTCTCACCTGGTTCAACTACCACATCTGCGATAGTCCAATAAGTAATTGGTGAAAATTCCATGTTGATGGTGTTTAAAGATTGTTTTATAAAATCAGCTAACTCATCATCAGTGGATTCAAAATCTTCGTCTAATTCGTTGAGTTGTGGCTGATCGTTCAGATAGCGTCTTAATGCTTTTGCAGCTTCTTCGTAAGTTGTATATGCCATAGTGCCTCTTAATGTGTACGACGAACAATCCTATTGGTAAATAACTTGCCATTCTCCACCATATACTTTTCGCCGGAGTCTAAGTTGATATGTATATCATAATAATATACACTGGCTCCATCCATTAATAGCGACACAGTGGGCTCTGCAATAAATTGTAATTGTGCTGAACCGTCAGCGTTATTTGTAACCTCACCTATACCCGAGGCTGTCGTATACCTTGTTATATGAATTGAAAATACAGCATCTACATCAGGAAGATCAACATCAGATTTAACGGTCCAGAAAGCATCTGTTACAATATGGCTGCCAGGCACTGTACTCAACGTGCGGGTTAAAGAATACGTGTCACCAATAGTAAAATCATCGATATTTTTAATATCTTGCATTTGTTCTCCTATTAATATACTAAAAAATTATATAAATGTCAACTAATAAAAAAGGCCAACAAATCTGTTGGCCTTTAAAATAATGTACCGCTTTTACCAAATGTTATGCATTTGACCAAGTTAATTTTGCAACTGCCTTGTTGTTGATAATAGCCATACCAATGGTCTCATATGCGGACCACTTAATCAGGTTACGTTTCTTCTCTATCCAGAATTTAACATCGTTTAGGACATAGAATTTACCCATAAATTCCTGAGGTGCGAACGCATACATTGTGCCTTCTGGAACCAAATCGCCCTTAATTGTCGTTACGAACTTTTTGCCCAAAATTGTTGCGTATTTAAAACCGTTAATATACACTTCACTTGCAGCCGGCGAACCTACTGTCGTTGCAGGTAGTGTAGCTAGTTTATTGTAATCTGCTTGGTTCATTAACACTACATCAACTACCAATGGATTTGTTCCAGTTGTGGAATCTTCCATCTTGTTGAATAGTTTTGTGAACATGTTCAACTCCATAATTCCTGAAGTTGTGGTTGTGTACGTTACCGTCTTACTCGAAGCTGCAACTGCTGCTGCTACTGCAGTCATGAATGCTGTATCTTCAATCTTCATGATCTCTTTTACTGCATTACGTTCAACTAGTTCAGTTATTGGCATTTCATATGCTAATAGCTCTTCTTCAACCTTTTGGAATTCTTTCGAACTAATACCAAAGAAAGAAACCTCTGCACGGTCGCCTTCAACGTATTGAACGTCTGGTTGTCCGCGTAGAGTAATCATCATTGCACCTGCATCCGGTTCGATGTCAACGATTTTAACTAATTGCTCGTGTAATGTAGTACGCTGTAAATCAGCCTTAGTTACATATTGTGGGTTAATAATTTTGCGAGAAAATGCGTTCTCACGCAATTTGGTACGAATATACTGACCAACCTCTTGTGCCACCTTCTCTAATTCAGTATCAAGGCGGTTAACGAAAATTTCGTTCAATGCTTTAGTGTTTACACTTTCCATTTTCTAATCTCCTTAGACAGTCTGAATATCGATAACGGTATACGTTGTTCCGAGGTACGTGAGTGAATACGGGGCTTTCACGCAAAAAGCCACAATGTGATCTGTTCCTAAAGTTGCTGTTGCAAGTTTTCCACCCGCGCCAGTCTTTAGAGGATCACCTAAACTTGGAGTTGATAAATATTGATCTGTCGTTGCAAATACTTTACCAACAATGACAGTCACTTTTTTGGTGTTAACCACATCTGGTGTCCAGCCTACTAAGCCGGTTCGATATGATTCGTTCCAAATAGGCCATGCTAATCCTGTGGCAGCTTGTGTCAGGGTCGCTTCATTACTAGCGTTTAGTGTAACCCATGATCCCTGAACACCCGAAGATAACACTTGACCAGCGCCTGATTGTGATAATGTTAATTCTTTTCTAAGAACTAACGAAATATCGCTGAATATTTTAAACATAGTTAATTACTGTCTCCATATAATAAATAATAAGTTAGATTGTCTATTTGACCTCCGGGAGCTGGTGTTTCAGTAAGCGATCCTAACTTTAATGTACCGCCTTTTATCATGTCAAGCGCTTTTATCGCTGTCTCCAACTCTTCCAGAGCCATTTGCTTGAACTCAGAAACCTTTTGCAAAACATCACTTGCTTCAAATTCCTGAGTAGTCAACAACTTTCGAATCAGCTCCTCCGCCTTTTCATATCGTGCAAGTTTTTGAATCGCTTCATTACGTTCACGACTTAAAGTACGTAAAGTGTTCGCTGCAGTTTTAAGTAGTTGTTTGTCGACCATTATACTTTCCTTCTAAATAATCGGCTACAACTGCTAATTCTGCTAACTTGTCTAGCAGCGTGTCTTCTTCAGCAAATGCTTCCAAAGCTTCTGCTAGTTTCTCTACATCTTCGTCTGGTGTAGAGGCAAGAGGTTGAGGTTTAGCCTCGGCTGACTTGCGGATAATTTGTTGCAAGTCTATCATTTAAATCCCTCTTGTATTGATAATAACCAAAACCCGCTGCACCCAAACCAAGAGCAGCTGCAGTACCTAATAGATTTTTATTTTTCTTCTCTTGTTCCTCGATAACCTTGCTTCTTTGTACAAAAGTTGGTGTCTCATTTAATTCCTTTTGCACTTCATTTATAAAAGTTTGTACTTTACCTTTTACTTTTTGTTGCTTTGCAGCGGCAACATCCGCTATCGTACCGAATACTCGAGTTTTAAATAAATTCCATTTAGGTCCAGCTGTTTTTTCAAATTCCTGAAAAAAGGCCTTTACTATAACGGCTTCTTGATTTTCTACAGAAAGCATGATTACTTACCTTCTTTTGTTACTTCCTCAACAAAAGCACGTGCCATGATGCGACCTGCTTCTTCGAGTTCGGCAACCTTCTGTTGCTCTTCCTCAACCTGTAAATCATGGTTGATCATGAGTTCAGTTAATTGCGCAACATCTTCGTCAGTATGATCCTTTGGATAATTCTGGACCATAAGATCTTTAGCAGCAGATGCGTATTTCTCAATAATACGTACGCGCTCTTCGGCTAATTTTGTCTGTTGTTCTTTTTCTGCTGCTTCTTTCAGCATCTGTTCGTGAACTTGAAGTAAACCCATATTAGTTACCTCCGAAAAACTTGTTATAAACGGCCGTGATAATTTTTGCACTTGCATTCTTTGATTGATCATATGCAGTTGGATGTTCTTCAACTGGCAATTCAGGTGCGGTTGGTACTGTTGGTTGACCATTTACTTGGATGTAGCCCTCGGGTCCTTTTAGTCTTTCACCCGCAGTTAGTTGCTGAATAATAGAAACTGCTTTCATCGCATTTTCTTGTCTCTCTGGTTTCAAAGAAATTTGCGCTGGACTGGCTGGATCTTCGGCTTTGGTTTCAACATATCCATGTGCGCCGACTGCCAATTTATACAGTTCATCGTGAAATGCACGTGCCATTACTCGGCCTGCTTCGTCCATCTCTGCTGCAACTTTCTGTTGTTCTTCTAAAGTTGGTTCTGTTACAGCTGGTGCCGGTACTGGTGCTGGTGTTGCCGCCGGTACAACTGGTGCCGGCTCCGCAACTACTGGTGCTGGCTCTGTTGCTGCTGGTACTGGTTCAGGAACTGCTTCTTGCGCATTCTTTTCTAAAGTGATGCGATTGATGATTTCTTGTAAATCGATAGGCATAGTAGAAAGTTCTCCTAATTAAATTGTGTTAAATATTAACGAAAAATTTACTTAATGTCAATAGGGATGTAATCTATAACGTCGTTGTAAAATTTTTCTAGTTTGTCTGGCTTCAATCCCAAGATAAGACGATCTATTGCATCCAAAGAGTATTCGGATGTTTTTGCCATGACCCCGATAGGGGGCATTTTCATTATCTTGTGAAGCTGGCCTAGGGTAAATGTGCCGCCCGCGCCAGCTAGAAATGGATGACGTCGTACGAAGTCTCCAAATTCAGTTATCGGCTCACCTTTCTGAAGTTTTGCTTCTTGTGATCCAGCATAGATATACGATGCTGGCACAGCCATAAGCAAACGTTTCAAAAAATGTGGACGTATGATAGCCGCGGTCTTATTAAACATAAGATCTTGGATTCCAACAGTGCCGGCTGCTGCCGCACCCAACACGATAGGAATAAGCCATGGTTTTGATAGGAGAAATTTTTCAAAGTTTCCCGTTTCCGCAAGAGTTTTTCCAGTCAGCCCAATCTTATCCATCAAGGCATTGTAACCAATATACAATGCGCCCAAACCCAATAACGGCATCAACGGATTTTTTATAGGAGCAAAAGTAGATTCCGCCGGACGTTTCAAGGTTGGGGCATGAACTCCTGGATTAATAGTAATTGCTACGGGCGATGACTCTGTAGTGAGTTCGGCCCGTTTTATCAAAACACGTTTTATAACATGAGGAACTGTTAATGACATACCTGGTGCCCAATGAGCAATTTTTTGGGCTAGTTCGTCATTAAAGTTTTGAAGTGATATATCATTTGGAAATTCAGGATCTTCATCCATATCCATTAATGATATGTTAGAGTCGTAACACGACTCGGCTAATTTTTCTTGCCCGCCCTTTGATAGAATAATGTATTGAAATTCTGTCGGAGTCGGAACTATACGCATACCCAACATAGTCGAAAGAATTTCATTAGATGCATATTTTGCTACTACTTCTTTTAATTCTTCTTTAGGCATCGGTTGTTGTGATGCGTATATTAAACGCTTCGGATCCGCATCAACAGCCGCTATTGTACCATCAACCAATTTATTTATAGCTGATTCTTTTACACCTGATTCTTTGAAGAACTGTTGCGCTATTACTGCTGATGGAATTTCAGCTTGTACAGATGCAATTTTACTAAGTACACTAGCGGTACGATCGGCTGGAATTCGTACAAAACTAATATCAAAAAATTTCAAATCAGTATCATTTATAGCGTAAATTTTTTGACCGTCTGGTAATGTAATGCCCATTTGATTTTTTAAATGATCACAATAGTCAGACACGCGCTTGCTTTTTTTCTTACATATACTGCATGTGTCAAAGGGAACTTTTACCCCCATAGACACTGCTGGATATTCGCCTTTTTCTATACGATCAAGAATTTCTTTTGCCCGTTCATTGTCAAGCTCAAGCACTAGTTCGACACGATGCATATCGGGATTGAATACCGCGATCTTTACCTGACCAAAACTTTTCAAGGGATCTTTGTTCACATGATGCTTGTATGCGTGCCCAAGTTTTTCAAATGTCTTGTGATCACGACATAACGACAAGTCGGGGAAATAATCGCCATTGCGATTTGGACCCCAGAATTCGCCAGATCCCATTGCGTTAACAAGCACATACGTCTTGCTTGCTTTCTTTTCGAGCCCTTTTACACGATCACGGAGTTCTTGTGAATATTCAGCAGTCTTCGTTAACGAGTCTGACCAGAATTGAATAAAAGTTCCGGAATCGTTATGTAAATCAAAACTTGTAAATTTTATCATAGGTTATTGAAAATCATGATACGTCATAAAACTTGGCACTGATTTACTCGGTGCCTCAGTCAAACCGCTTAATACTGAACCTAGTATTGATGGTGGTGCATTCTTTTTTGCTTCCATAGTTTGTTTTTGTATCTGTGTTAGTTCACCAACACTTGCCGGTAATGGACCTCCTGCAACATGATCATATTGCAGTGCTTGTCGAATGTATGCACCAGCGGTAAGTGGGTTCTGTGCAACAGCCGGTGAAAAGTGTATCAATGCTTCAAAATATAATTTGGCACGTTCTTTATTACTGGTTAAATCAGGATGTAGTTTTAATACTTCTTTAAAGAGGGTATCTTTTTGAGATTCAATAACACTTTTTTCATAAAGTCCTATACCAATCTTTGCCGCACCTGCTGCTAATCCTAGTCCAGTACTTACTGCCAATCCAGTGGCCAGATAACGTAAAAAGGTCGATATGTCTGGTGTCGCAACTTTTTCTAGTTCCTCTTTAAATGCAGCTGCCTTCGCCATTGTGCTTGGGCGAATTTTTCCGGCTTTATATAATTCAATAAATTTTCCTAGTGCTGACATATTATCCTCGATAGTTTACTGGAATATTGTGTAACGGGCTATTTTCTCGTTTTATTGTTTCCTTAGCCACAACTGGAAGTGCTAATGCGCCTATTCCAGTACCAACAGCTAGACCAGTACCAAATACTGCTGGGTGCTTTAAAACTTTTTTCACTGTCTCACCAATTACTCCACCAAGTTTATAAAGTTCCCATTCTTCGTATAGTTGTGCAAGTTTATCTTGCAGTGTTTTATACTCATTAGCAATCTTTATTAACAATAACGATTGTTGAAACAAAGGATGGCGTGTGTTTACCGGATGTGTATAAGCCACATCCGCTGTTTTTGTCATAGATCCAATCGGCATATTGGAAGTTAACCTGGTTTCCACTTCCTTTAACGTTTCAACAAATATCGGGTCATTATTTATACTAAGTGCCGCACTAATATCGTTATAACTTGTGCCACCAAGTACTGCTTGTTTTATCATGTCTTCCAGAACGCACGCTTCCTTTGCAAACAATAATTGACCATCAGTAATCATTCCCAATATAGTTGCTTCAGCTGCCTTAAAACGCCAATAGTCTTTTAACTTAGCATCTGCAGCTTCTTGCGGCTGAGTTTCTGCGACCTTTTCAAAAATAGGTGCAAACTCAGGAACTTCGTATTCTGGAGCTTCGTAATAATCGATATTATAATTTTTAGTTTCGGCCGTCTTTGTCGATGTAGTTGCGGCCTGAATAGCTATTGGATCTGCAGTATCAAATTGTATATATTTCTCATCACTCTTGTTAAATAAATTCATATACACATCGGTGTTGGCAGCTTCGATTACCCTAGCTACTTGTGCTTGATTTAATCCATTATCCGCCGCAATTTTTATGATCGACTCATTTAGCGACTTTCCGTCTTTCAGGTACTCTGTTGCTGCTTGTTTAGCAAAGAGTTCTAATTCATAACTTGATACCATGTAATTGATTCTCCTATAGTAGATTATACAAAAATCTTAACTCTCAGTCAAGACCTTAAGTAATTCTGTTTTGAATGCAGCGATCTTGCTTGCATTTATACCTTTAAACCCGGGAGCAGTGCGTTTCATACCAATAGCATTAATACAGCCAGGAGTAGTACGATTATTACTACCTATTTTTTCGACACCTGCGTATGAAAATACCACTTTTTTTGCTACTTCCCGTTCTTCGGGGTTTAAGTTGTGAAATACGTTAGCTATTTGTTTAGCTGACTCTAGCACTGTTTTAGGAGTAGCTAATGGTTGATGCGCTTCGGTCCTTTTTGTGTTTAGATAAAGTTTAGTTAATCTTTCATTTACCGCGTTGCCGGAAGTATCGGTAAGCCTTGAAAAACGTTTAATAGGTGTCTTCATATAGTTCTTTATTAATTATTAAATGCAGAGGCACGGTAATATAATTCTGCAGCCAGGTCTCCATACAAAATGCTATGGAAGGTGTCGTCGGCGGCAGACTTAATATATCTGTACGTGTTCTTTTCTTCGTTATATTCAATCGCAATAGCCAGTATATCTTTCGCATAATATTGAAAGTCACTCCATTGCGGGAAAACGATCTTCCGCTGTTTTATCTTAGTAAATAAATCAGTCATCACGGTGTTGCGAGATAAGGTATATGCCTGAATATGCCCATTGAACTGACCACGTTGTTTTTGATTCGGCACATGTTGAAATGCTATTAATCTGGTTTTATCATTTATACGATTTCGTACTTCAGCATTCACTGCCTCACCAAAACCGGCATCAGCTCCTATTAATGCACAGCCCCATCTGTAATATTCTGCCGGTATATGCTCATGTAGATAAGCATAATCAGCTTCTTTACCTTCATACTTATGTAGGTAGATTATTTCTGTAACATCACCGCGACGTTGCGAAATTGTCATCAACGTTTTTGACATTTCGCTGTTAATTGGCCCCCAGTCCATTCCCATAAACGTGGGATAATCTCTGGTGCGACGATCTGGTTCCTGAATCATTGGCCCACCAGTGCAACATGCTTTAATTTCCTCTTCGGTTACTGGAGCGACACCGGCATCATATGGTAGCCCTAGATACTCGTTAAAAAATACGCCTTTGGATTTTGTTTGAAATGGTATATAAACATCCGTCTGCCAATTTACCCAAGGCGCGTGGGCAAACATTAAAACACTAACTCTAAACCCCTCAAACAAGTACGATCCATCATGAATAGATTTGTCTGATTCGGGATTTGTACGCACCCATTGTCCGTTGCGCGCGTCTAGAGACATTTTGCAATATCTACAAGCAAGCCCCCATGGTTGAATGTTTTCTTCGTCAAGAAAGTTTTGTTTCTCACAATGCTGGCATTTTGCAATCCATTCATTTCTAGTAGTCTGACGCCATCGATTTGCTAATGGCCCGATAATATGTTTTGGAGTTCCTGCATATATCGAATGTTTGTAAAATGATCGCGCCATTGTTTGTTCAATGACATCGATGTTATCATCGGGAATATCTTGGATTTCGTCCAGACACTGATGACACACTATAGGTAACTTTTCTATCGCATCTCTTACAAAAATCAAGTGATTCTTTACGCCGACACAATAAACTGGTCCAATGTAATCTATATATTCGATGCGCGAATTATTTGTATATCCGTTCCAAAATATTATGCTGTCTTTTTTATAGCGTCCGACGTTATATAAAATTGTTCCGTTATATGCTGGTTTTCGACTTCTAATACTACAAAGATACCCCAAGCGAAGCCATGCCTCCTGTACTGTATTTGCTAACTCGATTGATGCTGTAACTAACTGTCCCCCGTTATGACCGAAGTCTTGTACATGCATGGCATCTCCTTTATATAAGGCATTTAAAAGGTCCGGTAGATATTGTATGTAATTTAATAATTCCCTAGGTATATATTTATCATGCGAGGTGCCCAAAGCATATAAGTATCTAGATAAAGCAGCGTTTGCAAAGTAAAATGTATTACATACAGCATTTTTATTATGTCTGGCAACAACGCCCCATTTAACTCCCATTGCTGTTAAGCAATGTCGAATTTCGTCTGAGTATGCACCTTCGTTTTGTATTATACGTATTTGTCCCGCAGGAGATATATACCCCTCAGCTAAAAACCACCCCATAAATTGCATGAAAATTTTCAATGGCGCTGAAAAACTGGGTATCTTTTTGGGATATTTATACGGAGATCCGTCTAACTTATTTGCAACAATTTGTTCAGGTAATTTAAAATCGACGGGATTGGCTGACTCCCAATTTCCCCTAACACCTAATTTAAAATTTTTTCCTGCTAACTGTTGTGCTTTTATATTAAACCAGCCTTTAACTTTTGGATTCTGATAGTAACCAGTACTTAATTCCTGTGATACGTTCATTATATGATCAGGGGTCACGCAAAGATTAAAACTGCGCTGCGTAAATTTAACTAGTTTACCTTGATATGCTTTTTGGATATACATATCGGGTAAATGATATTCTACCATTCCCGTTTTGTCATTTACTGTAGCAACTCTTTCATCGTCGAGAAGATTTTTAAATAATTTCCAACCATTCTCGGTGAGAATTTCTGTATTTGCATCAAAACAATTCATGTCAGCAGATATACCACGAATACGATCGGCAGTTGCAGATCCATAACGTAAATAAATAACACTACCATTAAGGAAACGTTTTTGGAATACGTTTTGAATTGTGGAACTACTTACAAAATATTTTTTAAATATCGGGCTTTGTTCTATAACAGTATCAACACGATCATATGAAAATACGCGTACCTGTTCAACAGTGGGCGATACTGCCAAAATTTTAAATCCACCCTTATGCCTGTTGCTAACATATGGCATTAAAATACATTTAGCTAACATGAAATTTGACAGCGTGGTAGATTTAGCGACTTGGCGACTCGTATGTAAACACAACTTCATTGGATCAATATCATAAATCAATTTCATGTGTGGATAGTCATCCAAACTGAATGGTTCATTATTAAGATAAAAAAACTTTTGTACGAAGTCTGATAATTTAAATTGTAACATAATTATTTTCTATTTATAAACGTACCGCCAACACTATTCCATTCTGACACACCGTCTGTGCCATATAGCTTTTTTTGTCGGACTTTATTTTCACCTTGTCGTTTTACAAAATCAGGGCCTAATAATGTTTTAATCTCGCGGTCCAACGCTTTATCTTGTGCTTTACGAAAAAGCCGCATCTGCCGTTTATTACCTATTCGCTGAGCCTTTAAAAAAGCACGCTCATATAATTCTGAACTTAACGCTAATTTCTCCATTACAATCTCTGCTTTTGTCATATTATCTCCTTGCCAATGATTTAGTACGTGTATCTATAAATTTTCTTGCGTCAGCGTCAGCGATTTCATCAACCCATTGCTCGCGATTTATCAGATGTGGATAACGTTTTATTGCCGGTTCTCTTCGAAATAATCTATGAGTGATATTACCTTTCTCATCGGTGCCAAAAACATTAATGTGGAACTCTTTACCGGCCTCAGCTGTGTCTACAGCAAGATCTTTGAATTTTAATGTGGTGTCATTCATACTTGATTTCAGTTCGTCCATGAATCCTGCATATAACGGATGTTCTTTAGAAATCCAGCGAACGCCTGATTTGGATGAAAATGTATTCATGAGTTCAGGTATTTTATGTGAACCCATGAGTTTCTCAACTATTGGCGCAAATAATTTCTTGGTAAACTGCGCTTTTGCCGGATTGGCAGCTAGTGCTGCCGCTAATCCTAAAGTAATGGCCTTAGATTTAAGACCGGCGTCTTTATTAATGTTTAACTGATTTGCGTCTTCCACCCTGTCCCCGATATTTACAAATACTGCCTTTATGCCGACCTATTTTTGTAAATGTACCAGCTCCTTGACGAGTATTTTTCTTACTTCCGCCTTTATATGGAGCGTTACTTTGCTTTATCATTACTTCCTTCGAGAATCTTGTTTAGTTGCACTTTAGTTGCTTCTAAAAAGTCAATACGTTTCTTAACTTCCTCTAAACGTTCGCGATGACGTTGCTTTGCCTTGCCTGAGTCGATTAAATCCAACAATTCATTTTTCTCTTTTTTCAGTAACGAAACTTCGAGGTCACCATTAGCTATTTTTAACGATGCTATATTTGTATCAAGTTTAAGTTCTAATCGTTTAACTTCTTGTGCCATTACTTCGGGAGTTACTAAAAAATTTGTATACGTCGTTGCTACAATAAATCCAAAGGCAATGAATGAAATTATTAGCGTCCATTTTTTACCGATATATTTTTTTATTTCGTCAAACATGGGTGCTTTCCTTGTTTTTTATATATTCGCCAGGCACTTTAGCTGATCGCCCATAATTACGATTACGCAACACAATCTGCGCATATCGTTTCCACACAGCTTTTTGTTTATCTACCGCCATATTTCTGGTCAAAGCTTTTACTAAGGGGTCACCTGAGGCAATTGTATATTCAAGTGATGTATATTTATTTTCTTTTTTAGCCGCTATTTTTAATCTTTGTTCTGCGTCCATAATTGTACCTTTGTCTATAGGAAATCTATTTTTACGTTCTTCAAACCAATCCTTAAAGGATTTATTAGTAAGTCCTTTGGCCCGATTCACTCCATACCAATCTGCTATGGCCTCTAATTTGTATTTTGTCGGTACATCCTTTGGATGTTTATGTAATGCCCGCCAATGATGAGGATTTCGATGATAATGTTGTTGTACTACATCACGCCATTGCATATATAACTTAGGATCCTTGGCCCCTTGTAATCCTTCTGGTCCATTGAACCATGCAGAATAAGCAGACCACTCGGATGGACGAAATTTAGTACTGTCATGTGTTATAGCCTGCACTAACGGCAAATTCATCTCGAGCATAGCTTTTCCCGTGTACCATTTATGTGGAAGCAAATATCCAGCATAGCCGACGTGTTGTTTGATCTTATCTCTGTTGGCGTAACCAAACCCAGCACCTATTAAAAAACCAGCTGCTGCTGCTGGAAGAATGTATTTATTCATACCTTCACCAATAATGTTTGAATATTACCTGTGCGTAAAAACAAATTTCGTGCTAACATAGCTGCTCGTAATTGTATTTTTGTAAATGCCTTAAACCGTGTAGCAGTTATTGCTGAACCAGTGAATGTTCGAGCTGGATATTTTGGCATTTCGTGCCAACCACCTCCGTGATATTGATAATATTTATTTAATTCGCTTTGCGATGTAATCGGTATTATCATCCAACCAGGTCTTTCAGTAATTTGCCGTACGGTCCGCGTGATAGAAGTTTAAATATTACGTGATCTTCTTCTTTATTAGGAGTGCCTGCACCCCATCTATATGCGTCCTTAGAATCTTCGTCTATACGTTTAAAAAACCTTTGCAAGGTTTTAAGCGATGTGAGCGCCTTATCATAGTCTTTATTTCGGATGGCCGTACGCACACTATCAATTTCACTTTCGATCATAATCATCATCATTTTAACATACGCAATTTCACTTGCGTACTCGACTTCAGGGTCTTTTATTTTATCATATGGTGTGGGGCGTTTTAACCAACGATCAGTCATAAGATCATAAGCGCCTAGTGATCGCTCCCACCCGCGGGTAATTTTATCTGGGGGTATATATTCAATAAAGAAAAATTGTAGTGGGTGGTTAGTGCCCGGCAGTAATACTTCCTGCCGATTAAATTCTTTAAATAAAGGATGCCACTTATCAAACTCTTCTTCCTTGGTAGACATAATTTGTACATCAATATCGGAATCATCGCTATACTGCAATGTCACATTACTACCCTGCATAACGGCATTATATAATTTAGTGAGAGGGAAGAAAGTTGATAAATGATCAAATATCCATTCTTTTACTTCAGGACGAACAGTCTCGTTTTCGAATATATATGGATTTAAAACATGTCGTGGAGGATCTAGTATTCCCATAATATTAATTTATTCAAATTTTAATTTATCTAAAGCTATACTGGTGCCACCAGTGCCACGTTTGGGCAACTCGACGGGAACTTCGCTAATGTCGGTTATTTTGGACTCAGTTTTATCAGAAGTATTTTCTACGACCAGTTTAATTTTAAGTTCATCCAATAAGTTATGACTTTCCTTCTTGCGCGCATCGCTTGAATCTAATCGATCGGCTATCTTTAATGCTAATTGTGCAAACTTCTGCGCATCATCCGGACGTAAACGTACATTTTCTTTAAAGGTAAAATATGCATCAGACAACATATCAGAAAATACTTGTTCTAATGACATATGAGGATCGGTGCCAAGACCTAACTTCCATACCAAATAATGTCTGTCACCCTTTAATGCTGCTTTCTTTAGAATCATTTTGAATTCAGCGTCACGCTGAGACTCTACAAAAAATTCTCGGTCAGCATAACCCCATTCTTCGAAGTTAGCAAAATATTTTAAGAAGTTTTGAAAATCAGGCGAGTCGTGTGACACTTCATAGCGGCCGTTTACCAGTAATTCAATATCCATGGGATTAATTCCAGATAACGCCAGTGCTGTAATAATTTTTCGTAATCTAGAATCTGCTAATATTTCAAAAGCTCCCTCGCACCCGTCGATACTGGTCTTAGCCGGTGCTGGTTTTTTAAAGCGATAATAATACATCGGAGATAACTGCAAATCTTCAAGCTCGATATCATCGAATTGTAAATTCGCAGAAGTCTCGCGGAGCTGATCTACAATAGGTGCTAAAGTTGCTAAGTCTAACTCTATATTATGCAATTTACAATCTTCCAACACCATCTCAGGCTTGAATCCTCCTGCGATTAATGTTTGTATATAAAGCTTTTCAGGTACACGTATAATTTTCTTTACCATAAGTTTTTCACGTCTTGTATAGTGACTGGTTTGGGTTTACGTTTTAACTTTCCTTCTTTTCTCAGCTTAACTTCGTAATTGGTACGATTCCCAAGCCAATAGGGTCTCTTTTCTCCCATGAGGTATCTACGAACAAAATTAACAAACTTGCTAAGCGGAATGCCATGCTTTTGCGCCATGCCTTTGTACGTACATTCCCGCAGTTCTTTAAAAAATGCTTCCTTACCAATTGTATTATAGTATTCTAACAATTTTTTATTTTCAGAACTCTGTGGTTGACGACGCAAAACACCGGGACATCTACGACCCCATCTTGGTTTTGGATGCCACTTCTGATCTTGAAATATAACGTCTTTCACATACTGTAACGAAATCAACGGATCGCCGGCTTCCTCCACTATCTGTTCGGGAGTGTAACCTTTGTCTTTTTGGATTAAAACATATGCACTCCATTTCATAGAGAAATTTACGCATATTTAATATAAATGTCAATAGTATGGTATAAGATATACAGTTTATAGAAAGGAGACTATATGTATTTATACGAATTAAAAGGTCCGGCCAGAATTCGCGTCCTAGAAGATGTCGTGACACCAATAGGCGCATTACCTATATATAAAGGAATGGTACTGAATTTTTATCATCTCGATGGCATGTATTCTGTTTGTGCTACATATGACGGAACAATCTATCATGCAAGCGCACATACAAAAGTTGAAGTTCTTCGGGGCGAACCATCGTCGCAAAAAAGATTAAAATTTAAATTAAAAGGAAAATATAATGACGCGAAAAGTAAGAGTTATTGAACCACATTCATACTTATATAGAGTTTAGTTTAGCATGAAACCAATATGTTTTAAAGGATGTAACTGCATTTACGCTAAAGACCAGCCTGAGTACCTGCCTCTGCATGTACATAAAAAATTAGATGGCGAAGTTATTAGCTGTTGGGAATTTAATTGGCGTGACCGCCTGAAAATATTGTTTGGTGCAAAGTTATATTGGCACCAGTTAACGTTTAATAAACCATTACAACCCGTTAGAGCGGAATTAGAATTTAATATACATGATCAAACATAAAAAACAATTCGGAGTATACCATTGGGATACATTCGATAATGAAACCATTCTAATCACAAAGGATTGGCGCACTTTAGAAATGGCAGAATTTGATACGATACTAGAAGCCGACGCATTTGTACAAGAACAATATGCCGGGTGTATAAGTGATCAAGGCGCGGATCAGGTAGATATTGTAGATCTACAAGGAAACGTAGTTCAATCTTATAGGGTTTGCTAACGAATGATCCGCAAAATTCGTAATAAGGCGAAAGCCTTTTGGAAACATGGAAAACATAAAAACCTGTACGAAATAAATATTTTGAATAATAGGAAAAAAATAATTAGAAGTACAGATATGGTTGATAGTATTAAAACGCTCTTTGCTAAAAAGGTGGTAAATGATAAAGCTACGTGATATATTTGACGACAAGGTAGAATTGCCCAAGACTTATAAAGGAATAAACCTTTATAAAAGTGATTGGACACATAGTGCTTTGCGTTCTATTACCTGTTCAATAGTTGGAGCAGAGATCTTAGATTTCACTATTATACAAACTGAATATGGCTTCCGTGCTTGGTGTTATAAAACTTCGTATTATACAAATCCCGTAATTTCAACTAATTTTTATTCTCCAGACACATTGTTAGAAGAAGTGCTAGAGACGTTCATTCGTTGTTTCACAAAGATAAGTCAGGCGATAAATGATATTCATTAAAGAAGATGTCATGATTAGCGGGTATACTAGTATGCCACAAGTGATAAAAGTAATAAATTGGCATATGACCTTTAAACATTGGAAAAGGTGTATTTATGAACTTATTATTTTTAGACATTGACGGTGTATTAATTAACGCACGTGGTTGTATTGCGCACGATCTACATGATATTGGACAACCGAGTCGTGCAACAGATGTTAATTTTGATCCGACATCAGTAAAATTGCTTCAGCGGGTGTGTGAAATATGCGACTTAAAAATATTCATACACAGTACGTGGTGGCATGACGGTATATACGACACTGAATATTTTGTTGCTGCGTTAGAGAAATATGGGTGGGCAAATGCTCCGGTTATTGGCGGTATCGATGTACGTGGGCGCAAAAATCGCGTCAATTATGGACTGCTAACATTTCAACCAGAAAGATGGATTATCTTGGATGATGCCTGTATGAAAGAAGAGTATGGTAGTAATATGCTTTGTATAAATCCAATGGAAGGCATAACATTTGCTGATTATGCATATATACTTACATACTTTGGCAAAGCCGATAAAATAGGTTGTTTCTTCTTTTAATTTATGGTATAAGAATTTTACTTTTAAGATAGGGTTTTATTACTTATGTGTTCGACTTCCTATCTTAGTCGAACTGTTGTTAATATTTAAGGAGATTCACATGAGTCAACTTCCGTTAGTTCCCACACAATTGGTGGCCGAATTTCGGGCTTTCGCGCGCGTGCATGATATGCGAAGGCAAGAACTGAAAAAAGCCTTGCTCACCAATGTGTACTCGAGTCTTGATAAGCGCCGCATTGTTGTGGTGTTGAAGGATCGAGTTGCACCTGGATCAGATCGCCGTAAATTTTACCCAGAGGTAAAAGGAGCAACATTACATATCCAAGCAAATGAGTGCGGACCATTTTCCAAGGGTTCGGGATCATTTGCACAGGTTGTAACAGATCTCGAAGGAAACAAATTAAGGCCAATCGTAGATTTCGCCAAAGTAAAAGGCGGATACGTAGCTCCCGGCGGACATCGTGCGATTTTTGATGCCCCAACATTAATGGTATTAAAGGCCTACCAAGACCAAAATGTGGTTACGATAAGCAAACTCACACCATATGTTGATGGTGAAGAAGCATGGATCCATGAAGATGCCATGTGCGTAGTGCCAAAAAATCAGGCATTGCCACCCGAATGGGAAAAATATACACCGGCTTTTCAGGCGTTATTGGTACGACTACATAAGGTCGCCACTATTGAATTACATTATGGTATCATAGGATAGTAATATGCTTACCCCGAAAGACTTAGAAGCGCTTAATAAAACACACAACGATTTTTTGGTGCTACCTGATCGAGTGGTTGGGTCGACCTATTTATGTTTGCCTGAAACTGATCAATGCGGCAACAGTAAGAAACCGTATCTATCTGCAGAAGAATCACGTAAACAACTTGCATTGCTGGAATCAGACCGAATTCGTGAATTATGTAGTAAACCGCGCTAGAAACTAAAAGACCCGAGATGATGACCCGGGTCTTTTTTTTTACTGTTTCAATCGTTTATGCGCTTTATCTGGTCCAAATATTTTTAGACCTAATCCGATATCTGGATACATCGGGGCTATAATAGGAGGTTGTGGTTGGTTACGATAAGGAGCGGCCATTTTTTGTATCTCATCATTTCTGGCACGTAATACCGTTAGAAATTGTGGTAAGGTACGTTGACCTTTTAAACTATTACAAGCCGGGCATATAATATTTAAATTATCAGTATTATGTATATTACCACGGTATCGTTTATAGTACGATCGAGGAACTTTGTGATCGATCGTCAGGGCATCCCACGTCATTGGCATGCCGCATGTCTCGCAGGCTATAAAATTGCCTGGGAGTAATAATTGCTTGAGTCGATTGTAAAGCCATTCTTCAGTGATGTTACTTTTACCGTTACGTTTCGAAATATCGTCACTGAATCTTTTTATTTTATTTGTTACGAGAGCCTTCAATGAAAATCGAAAGCCATTGTTACCATTAGTTTGTTTTTGTTTGGTCATAATTTATCGACACCGGTGCGTCAGGCGGTCTATCTGTATTATCAGTAAATATTAATGGAGGGTACATGTATAATTTGTTTGTAGATGGTAATGGATTAAACTGCGCTTGTGCGGCGTTGAATTCTAAGTATAATTCATTATAAAATATTATTTTTTCTATTACTACGATAGCCTCGGGTGCTTCAGCAGATGTTTTTGGAAAACGAATATCAAAACAAGACGTTTGATCGTAAGCTTCGTAGTATTTTAGTATCTCTGCCGGAGATACTGCATAAATATCTTTATTTATTACCCGTTGAAAAAGTTTTTCCGGAAACAGCTTTTCGATATAATTAGTGGCTTCATCTTTTGTAAGAAGTCTGGAAGAAAATTTATAAAATGTATTTCGAGCTATTATAACACGGCCCTTAAATAATGTATTTAATACCAATAAAACCTGACGGCCTTTTTCTCTTAAATCAGCGGTCAAAGAAATACCAGTATTTATACTATATATATTACCACTTAATATCGGACTGCCAAGAGAAGGTGTACTCATCATCGATCTTTAAAGTGTCTGGATAGTTTGCGGTGTTGTATTGTTTTTGAAAAATACGCACGATCCGACTAGCAACCGCTCTGCTAAAAATTTTATCTGTAACGTGTCGTACATTGTTTTGAATACATAATATCTTACCAGCATCGTATTGCATATTGACATATTGTGATATTTCCGACGCAATTCGAGTAGTGGCTAATAATTCTAAATCGTCTATAGTTACTGGCATTATGGTATAAGATATTTGTTATGCATTTACATATATAATATACATAAAATTTAGGAGAAAAGCAAATATGAAGGCATTTAGTATACCAGCATTAAATGCAGCTAAGAGACTAGCTCAGCTGTATCGAGATCTTACATGCGTACAAGTAGAGAACGCGTTTAAGACTTATGGTGTTAAAGATGTCGCTAGGGCGTTAACAGGGTTTGGTGATACCAATGAATGTATAATTTGTGCTATTGCGGACACATGTATAGATTGCTTTTACATGCAAGTAGCTGAAGAACATTGCACAGCGGGTGTTAATGAGAAAACTTATCGTGCAATCGCCAGCGCAGATACACCAGAAAAATTATACTTGGCCTATAAAGCAAGAATGAACTATATACAACAACTTATTGAAAGGTGCGAATATGAAATGGATGATGATGTTAGTGGTAAGTATGCTATTATATAGCTGCGGATTGTTAGAAGCTCCTGCTCCATCAAAGAATGATCCAAAAATCCAAATACAAAATTTACGAATAACCATGGGGGCCGACCATGTCCTTGTGTCCGGTGAAGCAAAGAATCTCAAAGATACCGCAGTAAGTGTTCAAATAAATATAACACTTAATGGTATAAGCGGTGGTACAGAAGTATACTTTGGAATGTATACTATGCGCGAGTTCTCGATCAAGTACCCAGGTGTTACTGAAATAAGAAAGGTGGAAATAGAATGTTTATAGTAGTAATGGATCGATGTCGCCGTCCAGCAGTTATTAACGTTGATAAAATTATATCGATTGAAATCCATGAAAACTCAGCAGACAAACATGTTGTATTTTATTTGGACAATAATAACCAACTGCACTGTCATGTTGCAGAAGACATTAATAAAATTATGGTATTATTAGAAAAAGAAACAATGCTGTTAAAAACGGAAGGTGTAAATGCATCCTAAAAATATAACGGCTGCAAGACAGTTAATGAAGTTTTATAAAACTGTGACATTAGAAACTATAAAAGATGTTTGGAACGCGCATTGTTATGAATGTTCCATAATTATAGATGGAGAGCTGATTGCTCGAAAATTAATTGGATTTAATAGATATCATTCATGTAGTTTATGTAAAGCCGTAAACAGCCAATGTGCCTTATGTATATATGCCCCCAAGAATGGACCAAAAAATGCATATATGAAAGCTTATTGTGGAAATTCTTCTACTTATAAGAACATCAAGTCTGCAAAAACACCTGAGGAGTTGTTAACGGCATTTCGAAAACGCGCTACATTTATACAAAGGAGATTAAATGCAATCGCTAAACGTGAAAGAGTTTAACGAAAAAATTTATAATGTGTCCGGTGTTAATACTGGATTTTCAGGATTAGTGCCGGCGTTAATTTTGTTTTATATACCGTGTTCATTTATGAAATCTACTGTTGATATGTTAGAAAATATTTCACAAAAATATACTGGTAAATTAAATTTATATGGAGTAGATGTTAGTGATGCTGGTTATGAATTAGCTGAGATGCTTGGTATACGTGCACTGCCGTCATTACTGATCATATCTATGACCGGAGAACCGATGTTTTTAATGGGACGAATGGAGACAAGCAAGATGTTAGAAAATATATTATCAAAATTGGGTATAGGGAGTAAAATAATTTTATGAATGTATCACGTAAAAGTTGGAAGTATGCTATTTCAAAAAGTGTATTTCCGGACCTGGAGAAAACAGCCGTTACAAAATATCAATCGAGGCTGCTATTTGCGGGTGCGTTACTCATAATGACGGTAACAATTGTAGTTTATGGAGGCATGGCGGGATTAATTCTGTATGTTGTTTTATTATGTCCTTGGCTAATTCGGATTATTATAATTAGTATAACCATTGTAATAGCAGTAATAATATATTTAGTAACTATTTATAAAAGGCTGTCAAACAAAGAAGAACCGATAATTTATAAGGATTAGTAATAGATGGCAATCATTAACAAAAAAGTTAAACCACAAAAGATAAAAGCTAAGGCCAGTTTGAAAATTGTGTGCGATATTGAATTAGAAGCTGGGATATCTATAGAGGAAGTTTGCAAAAACATTACAACAGGACTCGAGCACTTCTTAAGTGAAACAGGCTGTGCCTTGGTTCATGGAGAGGTAACATTAGATGACAATCATCGAAAATCATAATCCTAATATACATGCTTATTATGGATACTGGCGCGGAGAAGATGACAAAGACAGCACCTATTTCATATATCGTTTTCCAATAATAGGGTATCGTGTGGAGGATTCCGAGGCAATTGTACTATTGGATGACGGACGTATAGGAAGTGCAGTTGGATCTATATACACTGGTGAATATCCCGGAAAAGAAGTCTTATTACGACAAGCAAGTTGCTTCGAGGAAGTAGACGAAAGTGAAATCAACTTAGTACTCGAGAATAGTTTAATATTATCAATGGTTATGGAGAAAAAAAATGTGCTTCTATCCGAAATCGCCGGCAAAACCGAAGAGGGCCTGGTGGCCAATAAAAGTTGTAAAAGCAATTAAAATTGTGGATGGGATATGGTATACCGCGGCGCTGAAAGTCCAGATTAAGCCAGGCGTAACACAGCGCCCTGAAGTTAAAGTAAATTATAAAGAAACTGTACATTATGCCGAAGAGGGTTGGATTCATAGTTACCTGTACGCCGCAGAAAAAGGGGACAAGTTTTGTTGTCATTTTAAAATTCGTAATATTTTTTATCGTGATGTAATGGCAGTTATACCATTTGGCGCGTTTTATTTAAAAAATGATACAGAGGTAATATCATCCAAATTAAAAATTGGAAAAAAATTAATACCGTGCGCCCATGAGCCGGAAAAACCAAAAAATCCCTTATATAGGCAAATAATTCAAAAATTAAAAAATTTTGGGAGAACCTGTTGACTTTGATTCACCACATACTAGCATCCTTGAACACGAAAGACCGGAATCACGGGTTGAGGCTCATTTTATGATTGCATTAACTAGCGACGAAGCACGTGAATTTTTAACTGAATTTGGTTTCGATATAATAGCTAAATATATATACACCGAACAGCACTCAAGTCCACTAAATGTCACATTCACAGATCTATCTGATTCAGCTATAGCATCGGGAGCCATACAATACTTCGAAGAGTACTCTGCGCTAAAATTGCACAAAGTATTAAATAAGTACGGACTAGACGCATATAACGTATTAACACGTAATAACAAGGCAGATAGTATCACCGTTAAAGACATACTTGAATCAAGCATGTATACATACAGCACACAGTACAAGTTATTAAATAGTTTCGGTGTATTTGCCACCACGATATTAAATGCAGATCATGAACGTATATTGACCCCCGCTGCTTTTATGATAATTCAAGATCGAATAGCTGGCGTTGATGAAAATCTATTTAAATTATTTGAAGCTTATGTAAATTCGGCACCATTATTTTCAATTGCACCAATTCTCGAATGTGTGCCCCGTACATTGCACGCATCTGATCTAAAATTTAGCGCTATATATCATCCAAGAGCGCTGCCCATATTTGTTCAGATGTTACAAACAATCGATCCGACTATATTAAATACACATCGCGATAATTTTAATAACTGGTTAATTACAAATGTACCGAGCAGTCAATTCGAAGCTTTTGGTGTTGTTGCTGCTGGAGCGTTACAAAGTTTTTATGACAATTTACTCGAAAAGAGTGATTGGCCAAAATAGCTCAGAACATGGGCTATTTTTTTTTATTTTCTTGAGGATGAGGGGATATATTTTTTTGATTTATTTTTGGCGAATGTAATGTGCTTTAGGGCTGAAGGAAGTAATGCGGTATAAGAACATAGAAGGATTAGATGTCCTCTTTCTAACCGACACCGTGCACGGTTTTTGTCACAAAGGGAAGGCGAGTAACTATCGCCACCTTCTCTTTTACATAAATGAAAAAGGGCAGCCTCAGCCACCCTTTTCATAATTTTCAATTTGTGAGTATATGTATTTTTGTCTATTTTTTAATCGCCATGTGATTTTAAATTTATAACCACATCCTTCGCAAGTTGCTTCATCCGTTGCTACTGATTCAGTAGTACAGATAAGTTCCAACCTAAACTTCTTTTGATTGCATTTGGGACACCACATCGTCTTTTGCTTCTATTAACGATTCCAATATTTCGTTGCAAAGCTCGTTGTATAACTCAAAAAAATCTTTTGTGGTTACTACTCCGCCAGGCACGGTAAGCTGGATTAATTGCGCCGCTAACTCTGCAATTTGCATCTTCATATCAACTTCTTGATGTACAAGAGCTAGTTTTATATCATTTAATTTCATGGTATAATATACGAAATTATTTAAACAAAGTCAAATAGTGGTATAAGAGAATATGAGCAATTTACCCGGATTGTTCACAATAAATCAATAACAATCGGCCTACCTGGGCCATTGCAACGGGTATGCATAAACAGGTAAAGGAGTAATAATATGTTACACGCTTTATTAAATAGTGGCATTATGCTTGCCCTAAAAGCGATCACAATCGCAGCTGCGCCATTATCCTGGATTAAAGATGGCGGCATTCACAAACTTGGTGCTTTTGTAAATTACAGTGCTAAATGGAGCAAGCCGCAATATCCAAAAGGTAATCCCGATGATGTCCTCAAGGTCATGTGCGATACACTGCCCGACAAAATCGTGCGGTTACACGTGCAACACGAAGGGATGCTTCGATTGCTCGATGAGGGAGTAATAAGTAAACGCTGGCATGGGGGATATGATGAGTCAGACGCAGTGGTGTTAGCAAAAGTCACTAAGATATATGCTGACGATCATATAATTCATTTTGAAGCTGTTGCCGAAGGTGACGTTGAGAATTGCATTATCACTGACTCCGACGACAAGCCATATAACTTGCTCCTTACTTTCAACGAAATCGATGCTATCGAAATTCTTGACCCCTCAAAGGTCCTGCAGATCGAAAATGATGAGGATGAGAGTGAGGATGAGGACGAGAATAAATCAATCGCCGATCAGGTAAAAGCTCTTTCAAGTAAAGAGCCAGCCGCATCAAAGGAAAATAAAGAGTCATAAACCAGAGAACACTGGCTGATATAAATGAGAAAAGCCTGATTAATCTCAGGCTTTTTCTTTACGTTCTATAAGTGCAGTGCTACCTACAACGGTAGATGTAGCTATTGCTTTAATGCCTGCTGTAACTTTAGTATCGCGACCAGTTACTTTTTTGTACAAATTGTGGGCAGTATTTGGACGATAATTGACTGTTAGTATCGCGGGATCTAAATTACCGCTTTGATCATTTATTTCTACTATCCGTGTTTTGCCTTTCACATCTTTAATGACATCAGCACCAAGCAAGAAACTGCGTTCTTTGAATACTTTTGGATTAGCTTTTACTATCCTTTGTAATGATCCCATAGTTGATGATATAAATTTTTTATCTGCATGAGATTTATTTATTGGTATTACCCCACCAGCCCAATCTGCGTTACGTCCGGTAATATTAACCGGACTAACTTTATTCTTATGTACAGAAAACTCAACTCTAAATTCGTGTCTTGGTTTACCTTTATCCATACCACTACTAATTCTTTCGTAATCGACCTCAGGCTGTATAACATATTTAGACTGATTCTTAAATAAGTGTCCGACTGCTTTACGATATTGTTTTGGGACTTCGCCTGTTAATTTATAATGCTCTTGAATCTCACTAATAACTGATGACGGAAAATGTCCTTCTTGTCTGGATGCATAATCAACAGTAGGTTTAATATAATGCTTATTACGAATCTTACTGAATGCTTCCAAAAATTTTGCCTTTGATTTAGGCGAACCAACTGCTTCACTAAATGCACGACCTGGCACGATACTGTGTGTTGGATCTTTAAGTCTTGAAAACTCTATTTTGTTTTGTAATTTCTCACGAATAATATGTGATGCCGTATTAAGACCAATATCGGCTTTAGGTAAATTTGGTGTTTTGCCTAATACATCAATGTCTGCGTACAACGCACCTTCAACTTTTTTTACATTCTTGAGCTTATCAACAGATGTAACATCAATGTCGCCGTAGAATATATTCTTTAATGTTCTACTTAGTGGATTTTTACCGCTCATTATTTTTCGCGTGCCTGCGTCACTAACCCAGGTAAGTTTACCCTTTGATGCTCGTTGTAATGCTGTAGGATTCCATGCTTTACGTGCTACAGCATAAGTTGCAGCGCCTACGGCTGCGGCTAATCCGGGAATAATATATTTATTCTTTTCGTTTTTTGGCATGATCTAATGCAAACCCTAATGCACCTAATGCTACAGCAGGAGCTACGACATACTTTAATAATGATTTATTTGATGCTGGTAGATGTGTTTCTACTTTCTTTAGTTCTGCTACTAATGTAAATTTTTTTGGATTGGTGAAATCTTTTGGCATAGCAATTGATTTATTGACTTTGAATAATCGCTGTGGTAAATGTTTGGCTGGAGCATTACTGCAAAAATCTCCTTCACACTTTATATTTTTTAATCCAAATGAGTTCGCTAGATACGCTTTTATAGCAGCGGGAGAGCTGTATGAAGACTTAGTATAACGTTTATTTACACCCTTTAAGAAATTTTTGCGCTCAGTATCAGTAATGTGAGGACGCCATGCTTCATGTGCTTCTTCAGTGAGTGCTTGTCGTAAATCTTTTTTGGTTGTATCTCCGCCCGGCTGTTGATGACGTAATAAAAATTCGGAATATTGCCCCTTGCCAGTATATACACCAATATGATAAACAGGTTTATTGCGATTTAGAAATGTATCAAAACCTTTTTCCCATGGACCCTTGTCGTACGCCCCAGTTAGTAACACGTCGCCAGGTTTCAACTTGGATATAAATTTTTCTTTTTCCAGTGCTGAAATATGTACTGGCTTACTGACCTTCGGCAGACTAGAACGTCCATATGTATAAGCTATCCCACCACCGGTGCCTAATGCTACACCAGTTAGTGTGTTATTATTTTCCTTTGCCAAATAAAACCTTCATTGTTTGTTTACCACGCTTGGTTGTTGCAATAAATGCACCCGTTGCACCTCCCATGATTGCACCACCTAATACTCCGGCAATTGGGGTGTCATTGAATGTGTTTGCTCCCAAAATTCCACCAGTTAATGCACCAATCGCACCCCCAGCTAAATTGGGATTTTTTGCTAAGTGTTTCGCAACTGGTGTAAATAATTCACCTATACTAGATTGTTTTACCACAACTTATCCTTTCACTACTCTAAACCCTTCTACGCCGGGAATAGCTGAATCTACTGGTTTCTGTTGTTTCTTTAAATTAAGTAAGCGTTTATCGTGTGCCTGTGCATTTTGCGCATGCTGAATTCGATTCATACGCAATTCTTTTTCAGACAAAGCTATATTAGCCATGGAAGGCACGGTTTCACGTACTTTATTAACTAAGGGTGTTATTGCTTTATTAAATTTAGCACCAAATGCCACGCCTGCTCCAGTACCAAATGCGGTGCCCACAATAGTACCACGTGCATTACCATCATCGATAACATTGCCTCCAACGGCCCCCACTGCACCGCCAGCAATTCCCGTAGTTGTGCGAGGAAATTGTCTTACTTTGTTAATTGCTTTTGCAAATAAGTTAGCTATTTCGTTCATTTTAATCCCTTTACTCCACGTAATATTTCAATTATATCTAACAAACCAAACATTACTTTGCGCAATGCGCCTTCATCTACTAACTGTACACCAATTCTTGCTTTCATAATCATTTCTGCTAACGCTGCCACAGCATTTTCAAATAACGGGATTGAGTCTATAAATACCGCAATTGTATCTTTGTTAACAAAATTTAGTGCTAACACTTTATCAACAGTAGGTACATCAGGTATAGCGCTTGCTTCTTTAACATAATTTCGAGATACTCTTTGGATATCACTTAATTCTTTTGCAACAATACTGTCATACTCAAATGCTATCTTTTCAATGGACGAAACTGGTTCAGTAAATTCGTATTCAAACTCTAAGGCTTCACCATCCCGTAACGATCCAAGTTTTTTTACATCATCCTCTAGTGCACCTTTCTGAATTAACGTCCAAATGCCATCATGTAGGTTGACTGGTGTTGCACCATCTATTGATAATTCAGTAGCTGTTTTAATAACACGATGTTTTATATTTTTTACTTTCTTTTCTGTGCATTGTTCACAACCTAACTTAACAAATGCATTTTCTGGCACCCATGTCCACCCATCAACATTTGCAGTCTTTTCAATACCACTATACACCGCAAACTTGGCTCCATTATTTGCATACACATACTGTATATCACGCATAGCAAGTAATCGATCTACGGTTAATACATCGCTATATGTACCATCTCCGTATTTAAACATACCGGATTTATGTAATTCAGGCGGCTGTCCAGGAGGTTCCATTGATATTTTTACCGGTGCATCTACATACATGTGATTAGGTATACGAACATAGTCACCATTTTCAAGTAACACAATTGACGTGTCACTATTTTTAATTGGTAGTATTACTACAGGCTTAGATTGCTGTTTAGCTTCTAATGTTTTGGCTTTCGCACATTTAATAAGCTGTCCTTTAAATGCGGCAACATCTGCTTCGGTCATGTTATCAAATGTAATTGCAGTATCGGCAACCTTACTATTCCCGAATGTACCATGATATGAAAACTCACCATTTTTATAAATGTACCAAATATCACGGTCGAGTAAATCATTTACACGTGCTGCAGTTTTCTCGAGAACCACATCTTCGTGCGATTCACTGGCAATCTTAACTACACACGACGCTGTGCCGTTCATACGATAACCTTCAGTTACTTGCTCGTTTTCAATTTCTGTCAAAATCTTTTCACGTTCGGCCTTTGTTGTTAAAGGCAATACTTTATCTAATAATGATTCGTCTGCACCAGCAGTTTTGTAGGTTTCGATTGGTGCCTCTCTCATATATCCCAATCCGCCTGAACTAAATAACAATGTAGTGATATCACCTGTTTCTCGTTTCACCGTTTTCAGGAACGGAGTTTTACCTGCAATATATGTATTGATTGTATAATCAGTTAATGGTATAACTTGTCCATTAATTAAGCAAACGTCAAATGGATACAATTCACGATTTTTAATAACGATGGGCACTGCGACACCTCCACCATTTTCAACAATGATTGCACCAATTGCATATCCTTTTTGTTCATCTTTTTGTTTGAATTCTACTCTGACCGGATAATTAATAAAATAAGGAAATGCCACATAGAACTGTTCCATTACATCTCTAGTCCATTCAGTAGGATTTTCACTTACTCGTAGGTATGCAGTCTTTTCAAATTCTAATGGTTTAATAAATAGATCTGTCATTTTGTTTTCTTTATATAAGGTATAATTTTTAATTCGTTGAGCGCCTCTTTGGAACGATTAACAAAATAATTTACATAATTTAGTTTATCTTGTAATTGTGCTGGAGCCAATGCTGTCGTTCTTATTGCGTTAGCTCCTTCAGATGCAGGCGCTTTTTCTGCGGTCATCTTTTGTATTAGATTAGACCCCTGTGATATATTACGTTTCAATAATTGTTTTGTTAATGGTACATTGCCGTTTAAAATCAATTCGTTTGTTGTGGTAATTCGTTTATCCAATGCCTGTCGTAATGCTTTAGGACTAACGGCAGCCATTTTATTATATGTGCTTTCAGCAATACGTGCCTTTTTACCAGCAGACCATTCTGGGTGTTCGCGTTTTAATGCACGATATATTTCTTTTACCTTTTCAGGACGATCCTGGCTGGTGAATGACGGCATGTCTTTTGCGGTCTTTTGAAATCCTAGTTCTTGCATTTTTTTACCTTCACGATATCTATCCCATTCATCTGCAAAATATTTACGATTTACCGTATTGGCAATTAATGCAGATCCTGCGCCAATACCCGCACCTATTAATGCGTCTTTCCATCCTACATTGCGCCCACGTGCTAACTGATATAATATAGCCATGGGTATACCGTAAGCTGCACCTAAACTAACTGCGGGCAGTAGTGGTGTTTGTGGATCACTTATTTTTTCGTTGAAGTATGTCTTTGGTAATTCCATAGAGTGCAAATGATAGAGCTGAAGCAGGTGCTACTTTAAGCATTTTTACACCGGCTCCAGAAAAAAATCCTTTGGGGCCACCTATGTAATACATTTCTTTTATCTGCGCCGGAATAGTTTTTGACATAAGTTTATGTCCTAAAAATGTACCAGCGCGACGTGAATCTGCGATTGCATCAATAGGGGCGACAACTAAATTAGCCAAGGCACCTGCGGTACCACCAGCTATTAAGTCATCTGTTCTTTTCTTTTCAAATCCGAGTTTATTTAGATTCATACGTAATATTACTCAAATAATCTGAGTATGTCAATAGTATTAACTGATTGTTCCTTTTATTGTAATAGGTGCCGCATTTTGTTGTGCTGACGGACTACCTGCTACCATGATTTCACCAATATTAGCTGTTACTGACACGACGGTGTTGGCTGTTAAGTAATCAATAATAGCTTTTGCAATGGCTTCAAACATTTCATCATTAGTATAATTATCACGTAATTTTATTTTTTGTTTTTTCTTGTCGACCTCAGCTTTTATCTTAACCACAAGATCGCTCGCACTTAATGACATTATTCTGCCCTCGTTGTATTTGTAAATTGATTTGAACTGCTGTCTGAGCCTGGTGAATATATACTCATATCTAATGGAAAAGGTGTACTTGTAGGTGATGCCGGGCCTTGTGCTTGATGTTGATGCTTAGCGTACTCGTCCTTGACCCAACTTTCTGTCACTAATCGCTGTTCATTACCGGATCCACCAATCTTAATTGTACCGTCCGCTTTAATCGTAACATCACCGCTAGCGGTAACAGTAATTACACATTTACCATTATCTAATATAATACCACCATCACTGGCAATATCTAATTTAACTTTATCATCGGCTAGACGTAGTATTAATGCACTTGAACCCGTGCCCATTGCTAATGAATATTTCTTACTTGCACCTTCGCCACTACCAATAATACTAAATTGATTGTCCACTGATGAATCCAGTATTAGATCAACTTTAGCTTTAGCATCGTTGAAGGTCAGTGTGCTTATCAATGACTTCTCATCAAACTTCCACTGAACATTATTTTTTGTGTCAGTGTTTTTTACAGAATATAATAATGCACCATCGGTTGTCCATGTAATATCTGATGTAATTTTTAAATCTGTCTCAGCAAACGACAAAGCAATAATATTTTTGTCGCCTATTGTACCAGTTAATGAATATATGGAAGATCCAGTTGAATCATAATTTTCTTTTATCCAAAAGTTAACAGTGCCTTTAGCTTCATCTGATTTACCAATATCGATTATAAAATTATCTGGCTTAGTATCTGTTTTGTGTGTAGGTAATGCGGTAAGATCTTGATCCTTGGCATAATAGAATCGGTATATACCAGGTCTGATACTATTACTGCCTGTCCAATATTTAAAGGTTACATTTTTGAATTGTCCAAATAACGATTCAGCTCGTGGCTCTAATACTAATTGTGAATATTCAGATGTATATAAACTTAATGATCCGTCACCGAATGCTTTAACATGTGTATTATCTGCACTAGCTAATACAAATCCACCAGGTTCAGATCTAGTAATTTCTCGCGCAAAACTACCTGGAACAAACCCCAGGATAAAAACCATATATGCAGAATCTTTAAAACATACAGCATATAAATTATCGCATTTACTAGCACCAGCACGAAATCCAGCACCTCGTCCTGTTGGCATCATAGACAGTACTGTTGCTACTTCAGCTAATGACGCTTCGCTCCTTTCAACTGCATTCATACGCTTGACCTTGAATCGATAATCGTCCAGCTGTTCTAATACCTTAGCATAAAAAGTTTCCATACAAGAATATACGAAAGTATATTCAAAAATGCAAGGTATAAGAATATGATAACTAATATACCCACTATACTTAGAAAGGATAAATCATGATTCTTATCGGAATCGTTATTATTGCAATTGCTGAAGCAGTTTGTTTTGTGTTTTTTAAAGACAAAATGTCTTGGCAGAAATATGTAATACTACTGAATATTGGGTTTATAATTTTATTCGGTAGTCAATTAATAGCTACATATGGAACAGCTTTAGAAACTGAATATATCGGCGAATATGCGTTAGCATGTGATTACTATGAACCATGGAATGAATGGCATCATGATATGTGTTCACGCGACATTCCTTCGGGGACTGATTCAGACGGTAATATTACATATACCACATATTACTATGATTGTTCACATGTGGATAGTCATGGACCTAGTTATAAAATAACTACAAATCTCGGTAAAAATTATGACGTAGATTTGGGTATGTATAACTACTTAACCAAGATATGGAAAAATAAACAATACATAGACCTAGGCCGAAATTATTATACACAGGATGGTGATAAATATACTACACATTGGAATAACGATGATCATACTATTATTCCATATATTAGTACACAACTATACACTAATAAAACACGACATGCGCCAAGTGTATTTAAATTCTATCAGCCTGATACAGCACATATAAAATTGTTTAATTATCCGAAAGTGATAAATAACACCTGTCCTTCGATATTGCAAGAAGGGAATATAATGGATTATACTCAAGCAGATCAGCTGCTGACAAATTACAATGGCTTAATCGGATCAGTAAAACAAGTACGTATGTGGTTATTAATATTCCACGACCGGCCAGATGGATACGCTGTTCATCAAGAAAGCTATTGGAAAGGTGGTAATAAGAACGAAGTAGTTGTATGTGTAAGTATTAACGATACGGCCAAAATACAGTGGGCTAAAGTCTTCTCATGGACTAAACGGAATGATATGAAAGAAGATATACAAGCTATGATATTAGCTCAAAGTAAATTCGATCCATTGACTACGGTGACTAATCTTAAAGATATAGTGGCCCAAAAATTTGAGCGGCGGCAATTTAAGGAATTTGACTATTTGACTGTAGAAATAGAACCAATCATACAAATACTTATTCTTTCATTATTGTTAATGGTACTAATAATAACTATTATATTTTTCACAATAAGGAATTAATTATGATTATCAAACTTTTCCATTCTGCGTTGCAGTCCGCGTCTACAATATCGGCGTATCGTGTTTTATGTCCATGCTGTGCTGAAGGTGTACTAGGTTGCATACGGAATGATAGTGCGAAATTAACTAATTATGATTTTTGTCAAGAATGCGGCCAACAGTACCAATACCTGGATACTGCGATAAACGAAGAAGTGTTAGTAAAACATACAAATATACCAATTGAAACGTGTGTTATATGTCATACCAAAAATGCGCACACTGTCACAAATGTAGGCTACCTACCAAGTCTCAGTATTTACATAGACTTACAGCTATTACCTAAAAAATATATAAGCGACATCCCCCTAAGTCTTTGTGAAAAATGTGCACGTAGTTACGACCGCGAATTTCACTCATAATCGCCACCTAAATATTTGCCTGGACTGACCCTCCAGGCAAATATTGAAAAGTACATTTTTTACTTTTCAAAAAAACTTTTTACCCAAAAAATCCGAAAAAATTTTCCTTCGCAAAAAATTCTCATTTTGATACACTTTTTTGGTCAAAAACCCCAATGATTTTGCAACAAAAAATGACCGGTGCAGCAGCGGACCCGCATAAACAGGGGCCAGAAAAATTTTTTTCAAAATCAACTTCGACCGGTCCCATGAAAAATCGCATTTCCGATCAATGAAATCAGCTTAAAGTAAATTGTGAACTCAGAATTAGACCTATTTATATTTATTTTTAGTAAAAGTAATAATATTCTAAAGTTGAAATAAAATTGATTTTCAAATATTAAAAAACGACCCCTAAAAATGAGGATCGATATTACGCTAAAACCCTCATTTTTATTTAAGATTTTACTTTAGCGTGGTGTGCTAAGTGCTTAATTTATAAGAACTTAATCCCTCAAAAACGCGAAAAACGCGACCGGTCCCTAAACGGCGATTTTGTTCCAAAATCGCTAATTTCAAAACGTAAGTTTAAAGGCCTTCAATCAACTGCTTAAAATACACCAAAACGGCCATTTAATTTTGTCACGCGACTTTGTCAAAAATATGATAAAATGACGAAAAAATCTGCTTGTGGTCCCATAGCCATTCACCGTGGTATAAGAACATAGAAAGGAGTATATTATGAAATACGCAATATTACTCATTAGCACGATTCTTTTATATAACGTGATAGATTCCAGCACATTACCAAAAATTACGTCTATACAGGAACTGTGCGAAATTAGACAGGTGTCCTATAGTATGATCAAACGACAAATATTCCGTGAGTCGTCTTATCGACCACATGTTATCAGCCATAAAGGCGCGGTAGGATTAATGCAGGTGTTGCCATCAACTGCCAGCGATTTCTGTCAATATTCAATAACTATCGAAATGTTGAAAGATAAATTATTCAACGTAACTATAGGAATACGCTACTTATTGCATTTGCGTGGATTTTATATTTATCTAGGATATGATTCGAGCAAAGCAATGCAGTTAGCCATGTGTTCATACTATGAAGGACCCGGTGCTACTATATCTAGGCACTTCAAGGGTAAGCTTTGTAAGGCAACAAAAAAAGCTTACTATAGATATTATGTATTTAATAAAACACCAAAACCATTAACCAATTTGCCTAAAGTTAAATTAAACTCTTACGCAAAATTTATTGTCGGAGTATAATATGAATATAGCGATTCACTTTGCCGACTTCAATGCATATGGGTGTCCGCAATGCGGGTGTTCTTCCGCTACTGGTTATCTTTCTGGGAATGGGACAACTTGCGTACAATGCCTTGAATGCAAGGAAGCTTTTTATATTGTTTCGGATCATCTATCAGTATCTACCATAGGTCATGGTGATCCTGCCGTATTTCCAGAGGTATCACCACATCCACGTGCGCATGTTCCAGCACATAATTTGGTAGTGCCAGACAACCCACCTCCCGAGGGGGAATATTTTGCGCCCAGAGGTGTTGGTTATGATTTGGCTGGATTTGTAAGATGTAAGCAAGCCGGAGAACGAATAGTTCAAATGTTTACAGAGATACTACGGTGTAAACCAAAAACTTTTCTTGATTATCGTCCAAATGAACCACTGTGGATTCAGGTTAAGGTAAAAGCTGAAGATCATATAGATCTTGAAAAACTTAACGAACTTACGCAAAACGGAATCATTACAAAACAAAAGATACAGCAATGTTTAATTCAGGTATAAGATAATAAGTACCAAAGCTATCATTATATGGAAGGCGCATACCAACCATATTAATGATTAAATCATGTTACTCTAATCTGCGGACGTGAGTGTGGTTCTAAATAGTAGTATGCTAACGCGAAGCATATACTAAAAGGGACCGTTGGAAGATAACAACGTATTATCTCCAAACTGGTGATGACTATGCAAAAGTCGTTGCTTGGGTGATGATAAAAGCAGGTACTCTTTTCAGCCTATTCAATGTATGACTGAAGGGTATGCGCGAACAAAAAATTCATCCAACCTACATTGGGTCTATGCATCTACATAGGGTTGGGTCGAACTGGACTATTACTAGGATAGCCGAGGGGTACCGGCGAAAAGGTACAGTGTGTACATCGAAATACATACTTCTGAATACTAGATGATTCAGCCAAGAACAAAATCTGGAGGATCGTCCTAGCGGATCCTCCATTTTAAAGGAGTAATTTATGAGCTGGAGAAATGTTTTTTGTTCTGCCCATGTTCGTTGGGAAGGTATATTGTCTGTTCAAAGAGTAGCAAGAGCGAGTGGTTATGAGTTCTATACCTGGAACGATAAAGTATATCGTACAGATGATAATAAATACAAACCACATGCTATAATTAATGGCGATGATTTTGAAATAGGTGTACCATGATCACAATTCGAGAATCATTAACACCATCATTATGTATGGAAGGAATATGTCCAAACGATGCCGCCATATATCTATTCAATCGTAGAGCCCATACATTGGCACGGTTGATATATGTATCTCCTGAAAAAATAGTTCTTCAAGGAACTGTAATGCCTAAGTATCTTCATTTACAAATAGCCGCGACCGGCGCTCCAATGCCGATGTCGTTATTGTTACATATGTTTGCAGAGATCGAATTTAATAATAAAGTATTAATAGGATCTCTATCAGATTTCAAACACCATTTTTTCAGGGCTTGGGGCATGCCTGTGCCTGAACAACCACCTGAAAGCTTTTTTAAAGAACGATTAGATCAATGTATTTTACAACAGCTTACTCCTATCCCATTGTAGCCCGATGCCCAGAACCATTAGGTTACTTCTTTCCTGAACCGGCAGCACAACATACTGTCGGTTCAGTAGTTAATTTGGAGATCATTATGAAAATAAATAATTTTGTTAAGATTGCAGTAATATGTTTAGTGACATCTCTTTTTTGTATATGTTGGTGCGCCATCCTTAATCCCGAAGGAATATTTTTCTTCTCGCTTACTGCTGGAGCCGCGTTTTTAATAATCTCGCAAGGAAATAAAACATGAGTACCAAAGATATAATTTATACGGGCATACTTATTCTTTTTGCCGTAATATTATTTGAACAACAGCTACAGATAAATGATAATTACACTGAAGCACAAATGCGACAACTAGATTATGTAGCTGAGAAAGCAAAAATTAAGGATCGTATGAAACAAATGCAAAAGACAATCGACAGTTTAAAGATATCTTCTGATTCTATAAAAACTTATTATCTATATCATTAAAGGAGCATTATGCAAAATGTTAATATTTATGCTGTAATTGGTTTTATTGTAGCGTTGTTATTAGATTTTTTGGCGATACAATTAATACTATTCAAAAATAAGCGCTGGGGGCTAGTCCTACACATATTTTGTATGATTCTAGCTTTCATCTCGGGATTTTATCTTCTATGATACGCCTCGGAATAGTACCTATAGATGAGGTATTCACACAGATTTATGACGGCCGAGGGCGTCCAGATCGATTAATCTGTGGACAATGGATACACATGGAGTCAATACGTTATAAGGTATTTCGTCAAAGCCTAAGCTGTAAACACTGCGGACTACGTGGAGAATATTTTGCTGTGGAAAAACATATTCACGGGTACGATGCCAGTGTTGAGAACACCAGATATCATCTTAATTTATACGCACGTGTTGGTGATGAAGAAATATTATTTACTAAAGATCATATATTACCCAAGTCACTGGGCGGCAAAGATGACCTAGAAAATTTGCAGACATTATGTGTTAAATGCAACCATAAAAAAGGTAACAATATAATAAAGGACCAGCATTTGATTCCTTGGCCAAGTAAACGAATTAAGATGAAAATGATTGCAGAAGCTGTTAAACAAAAGAAAGGAGTAGTCTATGGCGGTATATGTAATGTGTTCTAAACACGGAGAATGCAAAAATGCACATCCAGGCGATCCGTGTCCTAGGTGCGGAAAGCCTGTGATTCAAACCGTGTTAACGTCAAAGCCAACACATATTCCCCGTGATCTAGGGAATCAAGTTGGTAGTATAAGTCATCGTACCCATAGCGACTATGAGCATGTTTCTATGGGAGGTCGAATTCTACCACATCGTATCATTAATTAACATATTAACCACATTTTTTAAGGAGTAATTTATGCTTGTATTTATCGGAATATTGGGATGTATTGGTATGGCTTATGGTATAATTGGTATTGTAAACAAAAAGAATCCGGAGTTTCGATTACGCGCTCCTCGTACCATACTCGCCATTGGATTTATAGTTTTCATTGCTATCATCAATTTCAAGATTGTTAACGGACAAAAAGTTGGTGTGTTATTTAAACCTAGTGGTATTGATACGGTAGCAGTTCAGTCCGGCTGGCGCTTTGTACCAATATGGTATGATCTTTTTCTTATGGATAAAACTGTACAGGTATACACATTTTCAAATAAGCATAATGAGGGCGCAAAAAGTGAGTATGACGCTATATGGGCTCCTACCAAAGATGGTATCAAGATGGGATTTAATCTTACCGTACCTTGGCGTATAGATCCAAATTATGCACCATGGATTTATGCCAATGTAAGTGAACAAGATGGTAAAGATCGGTTTGAGTGGATCGAAGAAAACATTATCCGACCAATGGCAGTTGCGGCTCTACAAATGTCGGCCAATGATTTTACCCCTGTTGAACTGTATGGTGAACGTCGTAAAGATTTACAGGCAGCGGCTTGGAAAAAAATGCAAGCTAGTTTCCGTGAATATCATATTCTTTGCGATGGCATATCTCTTAGAGAGGTATTTTATAATGAAGCATATGAAGCCATGATAAACAAGAAAAAACTTGAAGAACAAGAAAAGCTACGTCTTGAGGTTGTAACACAGCAAAAAATCGAACTCAAGAAACAAGCCGATATAGATAAATCGATTGCAATAGTCGGAGCTGAGGGGCGGGCGCGTGCATTGCAAATCGAGGGGCAATCTGTTACTAACAATCCAAAAATAGTAGCACTAAAATGGATCGAAAGGTGGAATGGGCAACCTCCACAAACATATGTAGGTGGAGCTGGAAAAGAGCCGATGTTTATATTGGATTTGAAAGACACTAAGTAACGGTATAAGAATATAAGTACACGATACCCTCCCTTTCGTGTATCTAAGCCTTCCTAATGCACGAGTTTCTGACTGGTTACTCGTGCATTTTTTTTACGGGTATAAGATTAAATAACGAAAGGAGAACCAGTCATGGAAAAAGATTATGATATGATCGTAAAACGACGATCAAGAAAAAAGATTCGTAAATTTATTCAGCACAACCTTGTTGGTGATGCTAAGAATAAAAAAGTATTATTTCTTCCAGGGGTCACCGCGTATGATGTATTTGAAATTTTTGATCCATTAGGGTTCAAGAGGGAAAACTTATATGGTTTAGAATGTAATCCTTCGCTGTATCCTCAAGTACAAAAAATTGCGCAACAGTTAAAATTTAATCTATTACCAAGGACTACCTATGCTGATTTCGCAACAATCACCACTCAGGTATTTGATGTAATGTGGCTTGATTTTCAAGGACAATTTACACAAATTGGTGGCACGTCCCCTAATATCTTAGCCAAAGATGGTATTGTAATCACTAATTTTTTGGGAGCACGTGAAAACGGATTTTCTGCCGAAACCTACGCTTTTATGAAAAATATCTATAAAGATTTAAACAAAGAGGCGCTTGTCAGTGTTTTTGTATTAAGCATGTTTTCCGAGAATTACCCTTGTAATGCAGTCGATTTTGTGACCGGTATGAATAAAGAGGAATTCGATAATTCATTTCACGAACGGATATCAGCAACAAGTACAAATAATGTAATCTCCGAGGATACATGGGAATGTATAGAAGAGGATGCCGTAAACATGACACGTAGATATTGTCAAGATTTATTAAAAGAATTCCTCAAAGCTGCTGATCATAACATTCCCTATGAGGCGCTTGCAAAATTCTTGTGGGCAGCCAAAGTTCAGCCACGTCGTGTGATGGATCACTCTGCATTTAAGTACAATAGTAATCCTAGCCCCATGTTCATTGATATGTTTTCATTTGCTCCAATAATGATAAATATGCATATTCCAGCAACCATACAGACATTAGAGCAAGCCTTAAAAGATATTGTAGATCATGGAACAGCAGCATTAGTGTCCACCATATGTGAAGCGCTAGATTGGTTTATAGATCGAAACGTAGTTCCCACAATACAAGCCCGTATTGATCTGGGAAAAGAAAAAGAGGCGGAAAGGAGAATACTTATGGATTCAATACGAGTTCATTTAAAAGCAGGCGACAAAATGCAGGCGGCGAAGGTCTTAGTAGAAAAAAATCCTACTATGTCTTCAAACGCTATTGCTAAGTTGACCGGCACCAAGAAAATGGCCGTTGCGGGACTTAAGGCACATAGAACCCGACGGCTAGGTTAATAAGTAAAATGTGACGAATATCCGTCACATTTTTTTACTATTTTGGTATAAGAATCATGTTTCCAAGAACGGGAGCGGCATCGGAGATGCGGTGGTAGGAGGGTGGGGATTTTGGTATAAGATTATAGTCCAGTAATATAACTAGCTAGTTTGTAGAACCAGTAAAAAAATGTCAAAGATATTAACATAACTTGATTTGTTAACTTCGGGTTTTAATACATTTATGGAGTCGACGACTCTAGCTGCCTGGTGAAGATATATTATGTGTCATATAAGGACCTTGTGTAAACCCAATAACCCCTAAGACGGGAAGGAGAGACTCGGGTAGATAATGTGATAGGACACCAAGGCTGCCGGGGCTTATCTCCGGCAGCTAATTATTCGAAACTGGTAAATAACTGATGAATGTAGTTCAGTATAACTCCAAATCACAGGCCAGTATCCCTGGCCTGTGCACCGAAAGGAAGGTATTATCATGTTTGAAAACACCATAGACACGATGTCAACGTTAGTCGGTGTTTGTTTAGAAATAGAATTTCCAAATCACCTTGTTGATTTTCCCGACTTCCGTGTAATTCGCTCATTTCCATTTTGTACTGAACTAGGGGGATCCCAGCTAAAAATTTGTGGTCATGTCGCTGATCAATTGCTACTGGCACGCCGAGCTATATTAATGGCTCCTCCCAACAGTCTGTTACACAGTTTAGCGATAAAGATTGAACACGATATCGTTCGTACAGCGGCAATGTATATGGGCTGTGCTCCACAGTCCTTAGTTTTACGCAGACACCCTCAAGAGACTCAAACAATTGTAGTTGTCAGGTTATAACACGCGGATCTTCCGCGTGTTTTTTTAAGGTATAAGAACTTTAGTCCGCAAGGACCATTTATATATTTAAGGAAAGGACTTTATGGATCACAAAGAAAACTTTAAAAAAGCAACCGGCAAAGATTGGTATACGGTTCCAGTATGTCATGGTGATCAGGCATTTTGTTCTGATGAATATATGGCATATCTTGAGAATTTATTAGATGCAAAAGAAACTCTTGCTCCAGTGTTACCAACTACTATAGTAAAAACATTGCCTCAACTTCCTAAAACTGTATATCGCTTGGTTAAAAAAATTGATCACACCGCTGGATGGTCAGAACAAGAAATTTATTGGTGTATACAAAAAAGGGCATGGTATACATTTGGATTGTGGATAACTGTACAAATGGAAAGTACCCCAGCACGGATACAAAAATGGTGGAATATTTATACTGGCCAATTAAAACCAATTGAATTGGATATAATACAAACCACACATGGATAAGGAGTTAAATGATTGGATAACTGATAAGACTAATATTAGTATTGCATCCGAACTGGATCTGATGTATATCGCTTGGAAACAACAACGGCCAACTGTTCAAGTGCGACGCACACTTCGAAACTTACATGTATACACACCTGTAAACGAGCCAGATAGGATTTATAAGTTATCTACTAACATTATCACTATAATATCAATTTTTGATACTCAGACAATATCACAAATCCAATCGCGTAATAAATTTGCAAAAAAGTGTTATGAGGAGCTAATGTCAATTTTATATGGATCAAGAACTAGATAAATATATATGTGAACAATTTAATATTAAGTATCAAGCACTTGATATATTAGATTTATGGGAACTGTGTTTAAGACATATAGCAGATATAAGCACATATCGCAGAACACATAAAATCTTCGGCACCGTAATTCATACCTGTCATCATGGCTGTCGATCCAGAAGATATTTTTGGCATGGAACTATTCGTCCATGGCTCTACTACCAACATGCCTATGAGCGCCATATA